ATGGATCAAGATCTAATTAATTATATTGCTGATCTCTCAATGAGAGATAAAAAAACGCTATCTGAAAAAGCTTTGAAAGTAGCGGAAGAAACTGGTGAACTGGCAAGAGTTATACTTCCTTTTGATAATGCTCCAGGAACAACTCATAGATTTATAGAAAAAGAAAAGATACTTGAAGAATCTGCGGATGTAATGCTTACCGCTATGTCTATTCCATTATCTATGGGATTTGAATTTGAAGATTTAGTCAGTATGATTAGACATAAGTCTATAAAATGGCAAAAGATTCAAACTAAAGAAGAGTCTGTTGATTATCCATTACCATTTGAAATACATATCACAGTTAAGAGGCCTGAAAATATAAGTAAATTTGTTTCAGATTGTAAAGACAAGCTTAAAGTTAAGCCTATAGTGTTAGACTTGCAAAACGGAGGAGAAGTAATTATAGAAGATGTTATGACATCTTCTCATTGTTATGGAACTAATGCTTCTTCTTATATAGAAGCTAAAAGGCTTTCATTTGAATTGCTAACGTTGGGTTATGAGGTGGTAAGAGAAAAAATAGAATCAGTTCCATGGCATCCAATGGCTCCATCGAATGACTCTCATTCTACAAAGATGCCTCAAGATTGTTATTTTGAAGCTCACATTGGAGTATTGATTAAAAACCTTGAAGAGAAGGCTTCTTTAGAGGAAATTGCTAAATCTAATGACTCACATCTGTCGAGCAATGCATTCAAGAAGAATCCAGATGGATCAAGTGTAATGATGGTTACTCTTAGAGAGAAAAAAGGCACCAGAGAAGTTTTTGATGCTAATCTAGAAAAGTTGAAAGATTCTTTATTGTCTAAACAGTTTTCATATGAAAAGGTTATTACCGAATTTGCCATATATGATACTAATGTATCTCACGACTTTCCTTGGCTAAAAAAATAAAAAGTTTCCATTTAGGAAACATTATAAGAAAATATTCGTTATAGTAAGTGAAGCTAAAACTTATTATTATGAAAAATTTACTATTATCTATTTGCGTTTTATTAACATCTATATCTTTTGCTCAAAAAGAGATTGAAGTTTATATTTGTCAGCAAAACCTAAAAGATGGAAATTCAGCTAGGCTTGAAATTGAAATTCTAAATGAAAATTCAGTTACTATTGTATATTCCACCTTTAGGTGTCCAGGGTGCGATGAAGGAGATTTTACGAAATCAGGTAAGAGAGAATACTTTTTAAGTTACGGAGTTTATAGAAAATCTAGTAAATCTATTTTATCTAAATCTTCTGCTAAGAAGATGCAGAACACTTATTACATAAAAGGAGGGTACATAGTTGATCATGATGATGTTTATAATGAAAGCATGACGTTTTATGTAGTTGAACATTATTTTAAGCATCTTTCACCTACTATGGATATTGAAGAATCACAATATTATGATTAATATATAGCAAATTAATTACATATTTTAATTATCTAAAAACATTATTATGGCTAAGATGACGGAAGAGCAAAAAGCTCAAAGGAAAATAGAGAAAGAAGCTAAGGTTGAGGCTGAAAGAAAACAACAAAACCTTGAAGCTTCTCTGAATAGAGTTAAAGGTATGTTTGGTTCAAAAAAAACAACGTATTCATTCAAAGCGGGTGAAGAGGTTAAGTATGGAGCTGTCACAAAAACTGTAGTCCTTGAAGTGTTTGATGGAGGTCTTTATTATAAAATTGAAAAGACTAGTGTTCCTGGAGCTCACAGTAGAGAGAAAGAAACTAAGGTAGATATTGACTATGTTCATTGGACAGTCTTAAGGCCTGTCACGGGTAATTCTACAGAAATACTTTGCGAGAAAGATGAGTTTCATTTGAGTTATATGCAACAAGATATCGATTCACTTCTTCATAAACATTATTACTTTGGAGTAGATATGGATCCCGAATACCAAAGAGATCATGTATGGGATATAGATGATAAGGTAGCTCTTATAGATTCCCTCATGAAAAACTATGATTTGGGAAAGTTCTTATTTAACAGAAGATCTTATTCAGAAAAAGGAGAGTTATATGAGATTGTTGATGGGAAGCAAAGAATGACCGCTTTGATAGAATTCTATGAAGATAGATTTGCGTACAAAGGTTTATTATTTTCTCAAATGTCTATACGTGATCAAAACCAATTCAGAGGTTTTACGGTAAATGTAGCCGAAGTTAACGAGCTTAATAAAAATCAGTTGATTGAGTTGTTTATTCGAGTTAATACAAATGGTAGAATCATGAGTCAAGAACATTTGGAGAACGTTAAAAATTTATTGAAATAATGGAGGGAAGTATAGAAAATAATATTCTTATAGCCGATTTCATGGGTATAGAGAATGGAAGCCTGGGTTATATAAATGATCCCAGCTCTGATCTATATAAAAGGGGCTGTGATTTTGTCACTCATAGAACTCCAGCTGGAGAATTAAGGTTTGATAGTTCATGGGATTGGTTAATGCCCGTTGTGGATGAAATAGAGCATGGGAAAGGTTTTCCATGGTTTACTTTTAAATCTGAAATATGCATTAAGGAAAACTCTACTCTTAGTTCTAAAACAATACTTGAGGTGAAGGGTGTTTTGGATCGCAAGAAAGCTTATTATAAGGCTTGCGTGGATTTTGTTAAATGGTATAATGAAAATAATTGATGATATGAAAGCAATAGTATTAGAAAACGGATTTGAAAGAGATATACCTAAGAGACTTCTTAAGTATATGAAAAGAAACGATATTGAGTTCACTCATTATGATATGAGAGAACGATTCTGGCCAGACAATAGAGATGAGACTCTTAAGTTCTTCAATGAACTTCCTGAGGGTCAACTTTTCTGTTTATCTACAGTTTTCGATGGTTTCATGCAATTAGAATTAATGATCAATCTTCTTACCAAATTAAAGGATAAGAACTTTGAGATTAGAATGTCCGTTTATAGTCTTCCTAATTCATTTATTGAGTATATAGATGAATGGAGAAGCGAGATTGCTGATGACAACCTTAGTTATGAGGAAGAGAAAAAGTTTAAGTTAGCTATGAACAAGAAATTCGAAGAGGTTCTTGTAAATCATAAAATAGTTTGGATTCATCCTCATGATGGAGATATTCATTTGGAAAGTTTAGAACAGATCAAATCATTAACTGAAGAATAATTAAAATATATAGATATGGAAATGGATTTGAAATTTAGATTATCGCAATTATATAAGCAGATAAAATATCAAGAGGATAAACTTGAAAATATTCAAAAAGAAAATCTGCACAATATCCAAATGTATGAAAAGAGTCAGAAGGTGATTAGCGCTATTTTAAATATTGTTGAATTAACGCCTAAGGAAATTGATTTAATTCAACATGAGCTAGATCATTTTGATTTACCTATAAATGCTAAAAAAGTTAATAGTCATTTAAAGAGTAAGATGAAAGGGTATGTTAATGAGATTATAGATAAGAAAAATCAAAGAATTGATCATCAAAAAAAAATAATTGAAAGGCTCAAAGATCCTGATAGAATAGCGGGTGAAAAAAATAAGACACAAATAAAAGTTCTCTTAAAAGAATTGGAGGTTTATAGATCTCAAGATTTAAAAATTAGAATCTCTGCAAACGAAATTAGAGAGGAAAGAGTTAAAACATTAACTGAAGAATAATATGTTATATTTAGCGCAAATTAGTTTTGTGATGTACGAGTACATGTGTGACCCAATAAATGGAGATAGTATTCGACTTGTTGAGGCCGACTCTGAAAAAGAGGCGGAGAATAAAGTGAAAAAATATTTTGAAGGAGATAAAGACAGTGAGTTTGGAACTTCTTATTCTGTTACTGGAGTATGTTTAAGTGAAGTCATTAAGTAGCAGTCTTGTTTAAGTCTTTGTTAATTGTTATATTTAGGTATGGAAATTAAATACGAAAGAGCTTGCACTGGAGAGTTTTCTATCTTACACATTGAAGGTGTGATTAGATTAAAAGACGAATTGTTATTGGTCGGTAAATTTGAGAATCCTATAGAAAGTAACTATGAGGATAAATACCCTATAACAGTTTTAGGAGTACTTCAAGATGTGGAAGATGAGGAACAGTTTTACATGTATGAAACTGCTCTTGTAAAAAATGGTGATGAAGATCCAGTAACTAATGAGATAGCAGATTTCAAAACAGAAGATATTGGAGGTAAGATTAAATACTTTCTAAATGAAGATAAGGTTTGGCCGTGGATCAAGATATGTAGAAATGCAACTGGTAGATATATTTCATCAGCAGGTGAATTACATGGATGCAGAGTTATGATACCAAGTGGTGAAACTGCTGATTACTGGGATGCACCAAATGAATGCCTTGGTAAAATATTAAGAGATCATGAAGAGTATTCAGGTTATAAGTCAATGACATATAAAGATATCACAGATCAAGTTAAAAAAGCAAATTTATAATTATGTTTTATCTTAAGTGTATTAAATGTGGCTGCTCTGATATTGCAAATCCAAAATATTGTAAAGGTGAAGGGCCTTGCATTCACAAGTCTGAAAAAGAAGAGTCTGAAAAAGAACCTGGGCACCACTGCCCATATTGCGGATTGATAACATACATTATTAATGATCATTATGCTCACATGGAATTGATGTGCGACAAAGCGCCAAAACAGGAAGAGGAATAATATGGATGTCAAAAGTGTAATTATAGCGTTTGCTCTATTTCTAGTAGGGCAGACAATGACTTGGTTTCAAGTCTTTGGTCAGATTAAGTGGCCATCTCTTATGGGTTCCAATATGTGGATCCCAATAGTGACATCGGTTCCTATAACTATTGTATTTATGTATGGAACTAAATATGCTAGAGAAGGTTTCGATGGAGAAGCTTGGCCAATAAGAATCCTAACATTCTCGGCTGGTATGGTAGTGTTCGCTATATTCACTAGTATAATACTAAATCAGCCATTTAACATGAAAGCTGGAGTATCTTTATCTATAGCTCTTTTATTGATATTAATTCAAATATTTTGGAAATGAAAATAGAAAACATCAGAAACTTTGTAACTCTCAATAGGTTAATGAATGAGTACTCTGAAAAAGAAGAATATTTCTTAGCCGCTAGAGTTAAGGATAGAATTTCTGAGTTAAAAGAATCTGGAGAAGGAATCGATAAAGAAGAAGAATTTTTTATGACTGTAAAAGTTGATAATGGATCGCCTGCTTTAGTTCAGGAGTCATGGGATGAATGGGAAGCTAATAACACAAACAATCATGATGTTGTAAATAAACCTGGTGAAAGAGAGCCTAAGATAGGGGACAAGATGAGGGTTATTAAATGGGACGATAGTGTTGGAGCTAAATTAGCGGTTGAATTATCTAAGTATGAATATCTCACTGTAAGTGAAGTTGTAGGGTCTAGCAATGATGGGTACTGGGATTATTCTATATGGTTCGAAGAATGTCCTGGAGGCATGTTTTTCTTATATGAAGAGTGTGAGTTTGTAGATTAAATAATAAGCAATGAAAAAAATTTTAGCAAAAAGCAATGGTGTCACATTAATAGAACACTCTTCATATGTTGCAGAGAGAGCTTTGTATATATTAGAAGAAATGTATTTAGAAGAAAGTGATTACTATTTTGATGCAGATGAGAAAAAAGTTTTTATCGATATTGTAAAAGTATCAGCTTTATTGCATGATATAGGTAAATGCACAACAGCATTTCAGGAAAATTTAAAAAGCAAAAATGAAACTAGGAAAGATGTTTTTTTACATAATGAAATTGGATGGGCTTTTTTGGAGAAATATTTAAAATTTGATTCTAGCTATAAACATTTTGTGACTGATTGTGTTTTATATCATCATGGAATAAAAAATTATCCTAAAACTTTACCTACTTCTGAATCTATTTTAGATACCATATCTATTAGTGATAAAAATATTATGAAGAAGTATTTAACAACGGTATTAAGTAAAGATTATCTAAAAGAAGTAACTGTTGATTATGTGTTGCCAAAATATTACGGTGAAAACGTGCTTAGAGATGATATAAATGAAGATATCAAAAAAATGTTCTTCAGAACTATTCTAGTATCTGCAGATAGAATGATCGACACAAGCTCTCAATCAAATATATATAGAGAAAATCCCTTATATAATCTAGATACTTTCGATAAGAATGAAAGGTTAGACAATCAAATAAAAATATCAGAAGATAAATCAAAAAATTTAATAGTTAATGCAGCTGCAGGATTTGGAAAAACTTTAACTGGTTTATTGTGGAATATAAAATCTTCTGACAAAAAACTCATTTGGGTATGCCCTAGAAACACTGTTGCTGAATCTGTTTATTATAGCATTTTGTCTGAGTTGGAAAATATAAATTGCAATTTAAAAGTTGAGTTATTTTTAACATCAGAAACCAAAAAGAAAAATCACAATGATACAGAAGAGTTTAATTCAGATATTATAATTACCAATATAGATAATTTTCTATCTCCAAACCTAAAAAACCCTATTTTATCAAGGCTTTATTATATTGCAAAATGTGATGTTGTTTTCGATGAATACCATGAGTTCATAACTAGAGAAGCTTACTTTTCCTTGTTCACAAATATGCTTAAGATGAGAACAATGTTTACCAATAGCAAGACTATGCTTCTTAGTGCTACTCCAATAAATATACACTCTATAATAGATCCAACATTAAAATGTACTAAAATATTACCATCTGAAAATACGCACTATCCCTCAGCTCACTCTAAAGAGTATAAAGTAAGCTTAATAGATTATGGTAATGTAGAAGTTAAAGATAACTCTTTATATGTTTTTAATAATGTTTCAAATTCTCAAAGATTTAAATTTGAGAATAATAAATTAGACTTATTTCATAGCAAATTTGAAAATAAGAAAAAAGAAGAGATGTTTGATTCTATCTATAAAACATACAATAAAAAAAGCTCAAGAAATATAGTAAAGAATTCTTTATGCTCTACGTTAATAATACAAGCTTCTATCGATATAAGCTTCAATCATTTATATGAATCTGTTATGTCTCATTTAGCTACAGCTCAAAGAATTGGTAGAGTCAATCGCTGGGGTGATATATCAGAGGAGTGTACTATAAACATCTTTAAATCGCACAATCATATAGAGAAGGAAACTGTTTCCAAATTATACAATACAGAGTTAATGGATAGTTGGTATACATTTCTTGAATCAAAAGACATAAAGTATATAACTCTAGATGAATTCTATGAGTTATATAATGAGTATTCCGTGAAAGAAGTAAATGCTTTCAGTAAGTATTTAAGTAATGTACACAGAGAGTCTTTAGCTAATTTGAAAAAAATTAGCTTTGTGTATACAAAGTCTTCTAAATCTGAAAGTGATATTATTAAATCTGGATCTAATAAGTTGAGATGTTCAAATGCGCAAGTATTTTATATATGCAAGAGAGAGTGTGGTACTTGGTCAGACCCTTTCACTAAAAGTGTTACATATGGATTTGATCAGCATTTTAAAGAGACCAGTAAAACATTGTCAAACATAAAGAAGACTATTAAATCTTTAAAAGGCGATGATAGGTTTGATTATGGGAATAAATACAAAAACGATAAGATGACAATAGATTCTTTCAGGAGATGTGCAGTGTTTAGCAACACTCCATACATCACTTATAATAATGTTTATAGCGAAACTTATGGGTTAATTGATAAGAAAATGTTAGAAACATTTGTTTAATTGGGAAAAAAATATAAACTTACTACTCTTAAATATAAAAAATGATGAAAAGAAAAGTTAAAAACATTCTACTTAGATGGAAATTAGAAGGTCGAGGAATTGTTAATTACGATGATAAAAAACAAACGTTAGCTTTTTGGAATAAAGGTAAACCAGTTGATGGTTTAAATCATTTAATTGATTTAAATGATAACGTTTCATATGCCAAAAAAAATATCTATGAAAACATTGTTATAAATGACAAAGGTGAAGAAGTAAAGGCGGCTAATTATAAAATTGCTATTTCCTCCCAATGCTTAAAGAGCGCCATTTTTCCTGATGAAGGTTATAATTCAAGTATAAATTCAAACAAAGATTTGAAATTAATGTACTATGCTACGCCTGAAATGTTAGTTAGAGGATTTATGACAACTATTAGCGGTGGAGCGGGTGAGAAAAAGAAGAGTTGCCTTAATTTATCATATGCTGAACAAACTAATGACGCCAAAAGTGTCTTAGGTTTTCACTCAAGAAGATCAGAAAAAGAAACAGGTGATAAAGACAAATCTGGTATAACCTTGCACAAAAAAGAAGAAGTTGGAGAGATCACTTATATGAGTGAGGGTGATATTGATATACAATCTATGCAATTCTTATCATTTGATTTATTGTATGATAGACAGATGATTAATCCCGATGACTTTGAAAAATTCAAATATTTTTTAAAAAGTAAATTACCATCATTTAATTCTGACATAAATTACTTTACGCTTAACTCAGGTTCAGATAAAACTCCTGAGTATGGATGTTTATTATCAAACGATGATATTAACTTCTTAGTAAGAAGAATATTGGAAATGATGATGGAGGCCCAAGTAAAAAGAACTCATGCATTTGCAAAAACATCTAAATTGGAATATAAATTGGTATATGATCCAATTGATGATGTTTTTGATAAAGAAAACGGTTGGGTTTCTTTAGAAAAAAGAAAAGATATTGAAGATTTTGAGTGCGATTTTGAAATATTTTACTCTGAGGCAGATGAAAAAATATCAAAAGAATTACGTGAAGCGATGAAAGTTTATGCTGAAAAAGAGGATAAATCAGAATCTAAAAAAACTAAATCAAAAAAGAAATGAAAAACTATTTGGTAGTAGAGTTCAAGAACGCTAAATTATTTAGAGTTAATAAATATGGTAACAAAAATGAAAAAGATTTAGTTATTGAAAATGGTAAATTTAGATCAAGAACAGTTGTTCAAGCAGCTGACAAGGAAAATAATATACCCAAAAAAGTTATCACTAAATATTTTGAAGAACCTATTACTAAAAAGCAAATAAATAATCTTCTACAGGTTTTGGTCGGTGATAGACCAAAGCCTTCTCTAAGGGAGGTTCATTATAAAAATCGTGAAGATTTGATGAGCGTTGCAGAAGATTCGTATCTAAAATTAGATATTTCTAATGTAAATATTGATAAGAGTGGCAATAGACATGTGAGGACTGAGGTTACTTCACTTAGAAAGGCTCATTGGAATTCAACTTCTAAATATAATAATATAAATTATGAAACTATAAGGAGATATTGTAAAGATATACTAGGTACATATGATGTTTTTTATTCCTTGATGGAGTTATCTAAGGTGGTTTTAAATGTGGATACAATAGAGAATATTAAGAAACAGTATACATGTATAGAACTCTTATTAAAATTACAAAAAATATTTGTAAATGGAGTTACTGGAGATATAGAAAATGAATATAAAAATTTCTTTACATTAGCAAAAGAAAGAGGCTTAACACAGTTCTATAATTATATTGCAAAAGTAAGCGATACAAAAGCAAAAGAGTTAATAACTAATTCAAACAAGAAAAAAGATACTAGGTTAAATGTTCCTAAGAGCATTGGCTATACTGAGATATATAATGGTATATTATACATTCCTTTTTCTGAAGAAGATATTGAAAGAGTTAGAAACAGTAAAGGGTGTGCTACGATTTTAGACGGTGGTTTCGTAAAAATAAAGGGTATCTATAAAGATAGAGATCTAAATTTTGATGATTTTAAAAGAGTTGGAGACATTAATAGTGATTTAAAAACAGAAATTTTATGCGTATAAAAATTAAATTTAAAGGCACCAAAGAGGGAGTTCCTTTTAATAATCAATATCATGTAATATCTTTCTTACATAAATGTTTAGGAAAAAATAATCATTATCATGATAGATCCTCAAACTATTCTTTATCTACAATCCAGGGCGGAAAAAAGATTAAAGGTGAGAATTTCTTAGATATGAGTAGCGGATGCTATATTACTGTTTCATCTCTGGATGCAGAATTCATATCTGCCATAATTAATTTTCTTATTATCAATGCAAATACGATTGAATTGTGTTATGGTATGAAATATGATGGATATGATTTTAGAATAGATAATTTCAAAAATGGATGGAATCATGTAGGTATGTTATCTCCAATTTTTTTAAAGACCACAAAGAATAAATCTGACATTATACATACTTTAAATGATGATGATTTTGAAGAGGAGCTCCATAAGCATATTATAAACAAGTTGAGTAAAGTTAATTCCGATTTGAAATTAGATAAATTTAAAGTAAAAGTAAGGAAATCAAAAAGAAATAGAACTCGACATATTGATATTAAACAATCAATAAATGGAAAAAGAGTATTTAACATAGCAAATCAATGTAATTTAGAAATTTTTGCAAATAAAAAAGTTATGGATACCTTATATGCTATTGGAATTGGAAGCTCTACTGGTATAGGGTTTGGATCAATATTCAACATTGAAAATAATAGACAATACCTGGCTAAATAGAAATTATAATGAGAAAACTGATCGTAAATATATGTTACTATATAATAAGTCTCCAGTTTTTTAACTCAATATACTTTATAATCACCTATCTATTAATCGATTATGATAGGGCCTAGTATGTATACCATTATTTTGAAAGGAAATCACAACGAGTATCGCAAAAGCCATTTTTTGTTTTTAAGTATGTATACCATTATTTTGAAAGGAAATCACAACACTAGTTGCCTCATATAGTCAACAGGCTTTAGTATGTATACCATTATTTTGAAAGGAAATCACAACGGGTATATATTAATGTGCAAGTATTTAAATAGTATGTATACCATTATTTTGAAAGGAAATCACAACTATCACTCAAACAGGAATTCGATGCCAAATAGTATGTATACCATTATTTTGAAAGGAAATCACAACCCCTTATCGTTTATTGTTCCAAAGATAGAGTATTTATACCATTATTTTGAAAGGAAATCACAACGAAGAATCCATAACACCCATAAGCTCAATCAGCATGTATACCATTATTTTGAAAGGAAATCACAACCACTTTGAAAGGCGATGTATTCATGTCGAAAGTATGTATACCATTATTTTGAAAGGAAATCACAACATTTGAGGCATGCCTAAATATATTAGACGCAGTATGTATACCATTATTTTGAAAGGAAATCACAACCGAAGTATGAGAGAGGAACTATGTACCCATAGTATGTATACCATTATTTTGAAAGGAAATCACAACAGTCGTAAGATGAGGCCTGTAAAAGCTTAAAGTATGTATACCATTATTTTGAAAGGAAATCACAACCCTTTGCTTCTTCAGTATAAAGAGTAGAAAAGTATGTATACCATTATTTTGAAAGGAAATCACAACATTTGAGGCATGCCTAAATATATTAGACGCAGTATGTATACCATTATTTTGAAAGGAAATCACAACATGATGTTCATATTATATACTTGAACATAAAGTGTTTATACCATTATTTTGAAAGGAAATTTAAAATAATTTCATAAAAGACTTGACAAAGTGAAACAAAAAGTATAAGTTTGTCGTATAGTTAATCAGGAAAACAAAAAATTAACCTATTTAATAATAAGAAAATGAAAAACACGAATTTACATACTACATCATTACATTGTCTGACAACGTTTAGTACGTCAGCCGAGATGGGTATGTCCGTGTTTAAAAAATCAACAAATTGAGTTGATTTAGATAAAACTTAAAGCATTCAAAACCCCATCTCGAAAGAGTTGGGGTTTTTTGTTTTATAACCCTTTTTGATAACAAACGGTTGTCAAATTTATATGGTGTCGGTAGCTCACTTGGAGAGAGTCCCAGACTGTGAATCTGGATGGTAGGGTTCGAACCCCATCGACACCCAAAGAATAGTTCTTTGACGTATTGGTATTACAAATCGTAAACTTAGGAATTCCTCAGTTTATGAATATGGTGGTGGTAGCTCAGTTGGTAGAGCATTGGCTTGTGGCGCCAAAGGTCGCGGGGTCGTAGCCCGTCCATCACCCAAAAATGCTGTGTTAGCTTAGTTGGTCTAAAGCGTTTCGTTGAAGCCGAGAAGATCACTGGTTCGAATCCAGTACACAGCACAACGTCTTACAGCGGTGTGGTCCCGTGCTTGCTGTCTAGAAAATAACGGGACCCATGGAGGAGTAACTCAGTGACATTTCAACGGAGTAGATTCAGCTAGAGAACGACATAAGTAATTAGCCATTAGTCATGAATAATGGTTTTGGAAAGTGTTTAAGTTGTATGGTGGTTTTGAAAAGGTGTCTTGGTAGAGTGGCCCCGTAGGAGGGGTTGGTCGGCGGTTCGATTCCGTCTTCCTCCACAATAAAATAATAGGGAGGCATAGCAAAGATTGGTCTATGCGCTGGATTGAAGTCCCAGAGATCTCGGATCGTTACCGAGTGCCTCCACAAAAATATATGGTACTATGCCTGAGTGGGCGAAAGGGGCAGGCTGCAAATCTGTCGAGGAGAGATCCTCCATCGTAAGTTCGAATCTTACTAGTACCTCAAGTATAATAAATGGGAGGGGTAGCTCAGTTGGTTAGAGCATCTTAAAAGATTTAATGATCCCCTTAAAAATAAGGCTATGTTTTGTCTTCCTTCTAATTGCCTGTTAAGCAGAAGGTCGCTGGTTCGAGTCCAGCCCCCTCCCCAAAATTATTCTTGCTACATAAGCATTGTCGGTGATGCAGGAGCCTTGTAAGCTTCAGAGGCGGGTTCGATTCCTGCATGTAGCTCTAAACGGAGCAGTTTTATCTGCAGCCTCTAGTGAGCTTAAGATCGCTCTTGGTTAAGTGGTGATAAATCCTAGTGAGTATTGTTGATATCTTAAGGTGTCAAATGTAAATCTTGCAAGGGGTTCGATTCCCCGCTGTTCCACTAATGCCTATGTAGCTCAGTCGGTAGAGCACTTCCTTGGTGTGGAAGATGTCGCAGGTTCGATTCCTGTCATAGGCTCAAATGTTTCAATGGCGAAATTGGTAGGCGCACAGGTTGGAAGTTAGTTTCCTCATATTGAAGGAGGCTCTGACTCTGACTTGATTGGTACGTAACAATATAGGTTCGAGTCCTGTTTGAAACATTTATTCATACCTCTATGAGCAAATTGGCAAAGCTGGCGGGCTAAGAACCCGTGGCAAACATGAGAAACGTTCCCAGTTCGAGTCTGGGTAGAGGTACTATGAAAAGAATATTTGAAATTATTGACTTTGAGTCGGATGAATCCAACTTTAAGATCAGCTTTAAGGATATCACTAGAAAGTATGGTAGGGAATATAGAGATTTCTGCCAAGCGGCTTGGCAAGCTAATGGTGATTGCTTAACGGAAGAAGAGTTTATGAAAATTAACGGAGACATGCCCGTTAGCTTTTTTGAAAAGGTAGTAAAAAAATAAAGCATGCCCCTGTGGCTTATTCAAATCGGTACAGATAACTGGCTTAAACCCAGAGCTATTGCGAGTTCGAGTCTCGCCAGGGGTACAACAAACATCACGCCTCGGTGGTGGAACGCAGACACGCTGGACTTAAAATCCAGTGCCCGTAATGGGCGTGCAGGTTCAAATCCTGTCTGAGGTACAATGAATAGAACGCAAAGTTGAGAGGTTACATCCGTGGATACAAGTCACGACTATTTATAATTATATGCCCCTGTGGATTATGCAAATCGGTACAGCTAACTGGCTTAGACCCAGATCTTTTGAGAGTTCGAGTCTCTCCAGGGGTACACTAAATAAATGTTAAACGAAATATGAAAACAATGGATGATGAAGGTGAACAGAAAAACGATCGGAACACTAGCATTAGTAATGGGGACATTCTTCAACCCTCTAGGATACGATATAGCATTCGCAATGCTGATGAAGTTAACAGATTCTTACTGGAGTACAACCTTCTTTTTTTACCTGTTATCAGCTTGCTTTTTTGGGTTGTATTTTCATGCATATAAAATAAACCCTATCAAAGTAATAAGTGTTAAGTTTAAAAAACTAATAAGAAGAATTTAAATCCCGCCCCTGTGGCTTATTCAAATCGGTACAGATAACTGGTTCAAACCCAGAGCTTTTGAGAGTTCGAGTCTCTCCAGGGGTACAAAAAATAAGTATATTTATATACTATGAATAGGAGAGATTTTTTAAAAAAAGCATCAATTGTAACATTGGGGACAATTTTTATCCCGACATTGTTTAGTTGTGAAAGAGAGTGTATAGATCCTTATATACCTAATTCTGGAAGTACATATTATAATTCTGGAAGTACATATTATAATTCTGGAGGCACAAAAAACACAACATATTTATAAATAAAAACATGTTGTCAATTTTATTTGCATTATTTGCTGGAGCTGCAAACGCCATAATGGACGTTAGCTCCGAAGACGGTTTCTTAAACAACTACTGGAATAAATCCAAAAGTTGGAAGAAAAAGTGGAAGATCAACTCAGGGGGAAGAAGAGTTAAAGAATATAAAAAGCGATGGTATTATTTATGGAAATTTACTCCAGAATATAAAGAACGTTTTCCATTAAGCGCGACAGTGTTTGTCTCATTAACGGATGGGTGGCATTTTGCTCAAGCTGCAATGTTTTTATGTTTCTTTGCTGGAATGGTGTTATTTCAACCTATTACAGATAATCTAGTTATTGACTTTGTTATATTGAGATTAGCGTTTGGAATAGGTTTCGAACCTATTTATAGAATGCTGAAGAAGAAATAATCACATTTTGAAATAATAGTAGTTTAAAAGCGAGGGCGTGAGTCTTCGCTTTTTTGTATTAGCATAATTTGATAATATCATAAAAAAAGTTTAAATTTATTTACTTGCTCGGATGGCGGAATTGGTAGACGCACTAGACTTAGGATCTAGCGCCCTTATGGGCATGAGGGTTCGACTCCCTCTTCGAGTACAATGAGAAAGAAGTTTTATTTTGCATATATGCCAGCGCTTACAGTATTGGGAGTTCCTTGGGATCAGTTGTCTCAATATGGAATTGAAATAAGTGTAGAGAAACGTGATTTATTAGCAAAAGAAATGAGAGAACACGCATATGAGAAAACGCTTCTATTTAAACGGAAATCTTAAAGCAGTTATAACTTTAGAAGAGTTAGAAAGACACCATCAAGTTATTATAGAAGATACTTTACCTGGTTATTTACCTGAAGAGGTGGCAAGCCCATTTGATGGTCAGTCTATTTATGATAGGGATGAAGGTTCTGTTAAAATTTATTTAAATGGACGATGGGTCCAAGTTGTAGCATGAGAAAGAGATTCTATATAGGTCATCCTTATAAAATAAAAATGAAGATAAGTCTTGAAAGTGTTCAGGACTTAATTATGATCAGCGGGATTAGCATAGAGCAGATATGTAACAAATATAATGTTGATATATCTGACACTCTTGTAAGTGAGAATGATTTCACAACATTTAAAGTTCTTAGAGGGGCTCCAGATTCTTTTAGGCAACTGTCTAAAATTATGCCTTTTAAGATGACTAGAGTATGAGAAAGCAATTTTACCATGCGTATAACAAATACAAGTTTCCAAGTGTGTCTGTACGTTTTCCCATTGAACTAAATCTTCCAGATAGCAATTTTAATGTGTTTGGAGTTGATGCTCAAGAACAAATGAGGGTAGCCTTGGAACAGTTTGTTGGAGAACCAAACAATGAGCAAACAAGAGAACGTATGAAAGCTACAATTAATTTGAGCAGTTTTGGTATTAATATAGAAGATTTGAATTTATAATAATGAGGAAGTACTTTTATCATGCATACAATCCAGCTCCAAAAGAATTGTGGGGTAGTAGAACTTTACAAATTCAACGTGAACATTTAGTAACTAAATGGTCTGAAACAGGACTGTTAGACGCCTTGAAAGAGAACCATGATCTTACTGACATGTGTGATGCTGTAATGATGTCTACATACATGAATTTTAGAGAAGAACACTTCTGTAAACCAAAGTCTTAATTTGATTTTTATATTATTTATCATTATGTTTTAATAAAAGCATAATAGTGAGAAAGAATTTCTATGTAGGATATAATGTTTATCCAGATTTATTCATTGATGAAGACTGGTATGTTCCTATAGAAAAAGAGTGTTCCATTAGTGAATGGTATAGTATGAGAAAATTGCAAGAAGGACGCTCGTCAAGAGATGAGGGATCTATTGTAGCTAGAAGACCTGTTTCTACACTGCTAGCTCAAGAACTTGTTGAAGTACGGCCTATGAATGGGCCTATAGGAATTTTGAATTATTTAGACTTCGTTTATTCAGCCTCAAATACATGTTCAGAAGATGAGCCTTGGTATATTTGGAAAATTAGAAGAGACTTGGATCATAAGGCACATGCAGACGGGAGGACTATTAAAAAGTTTTATCATGTATTTGCTGAACCAATGACTTTCTTTACTAATGTAAGGGTTGGTGATGAAGTTCGTAGAGTTGAGCAAACCACGAGTTAAATCAGGTATAATGCTGAAACATTTGGCATAGACTATTGGGCTGAACTAGAGGCTCAAGCAAATTTAGTGTAATGAGAAAGAGATTTTACTTTGCGTATAATAAGTGTGTGGATCTAAGTATGCCTGGGCTTGTGTTTATGCCATATATAATGGTTAATACTACGAAGGTTATATGTGATCCTTCATTTAGCTCAAAGGTAAATTTGAGATCTAGATACGCCCTTGCAGAAGTGAATCCTATTTATTATGGAAACATAATAGATAACAATGGCGCACAAGACAATTCGTAAAAGGTTTTATATGCCTTTTAAAGTAAGGGAGGTTAAAGCTATAAATTTTCAAATTTATACACAAAGAGAAAGGGAAAACATTTCACAACCGACACCTGGTATCATGTTATTCAATTCAACATTTCAAACGCTTCAGATTTATGAAGAAGGTGGATGGAGAACTTTACAACGTGGCTTATTAGGAAGTGATAGATAAAATATGTAATATCAATACAAGAGTAGTAGTTTAATAAATGTAGGTAAAATGAGTAACATAGGCAAAATCCCATTCACGCTTTGGAAAGGAAAAAGCATGAATGATCTTGGGGAGTATTTAAGGGAATACTTAAAGGAAAACCCAACACATAAAGTGTATATCGGAACTGACTCTGATCAGCAAGGGACTAAGACTGCCTATATTACAGCTATCTGTCTTTATAATGAAGACATAAGAGCTGGAGTGCATATTGTTCGTATAGATCAGAGTTTCCCAAGAATAACAGATAACTTTGTTAGACTTTGGAAAGAAGCGGAATTATCAAAAGAAATTGCTGATATGCTAGAGATTGAACTTGAGGGAGTTATCCCAAGGGGCGGGCATGATAAGCTTTGCGAAATACATTTGGATTACAATGCTCAAGCTGGACGTAGAGTTAGAAAGGTTTACCAAGAGAATAAATCTTATAAAGTATACAAAGCTACTATTGACTGGCTTAAAGGCGAAGGGTATAGAGTTAAGATAAAACCAGATGCTTTCGCAGCTACATGTGCAGCCGATTATGCACTTAACAAAAGTACTACATAAACAGTAAATGTTATATAATTAACAAAAAGGCCTTCGGGCCTTTTTTTTGTCCCAAAAGTTTTTTATATTTGTGACAAAGAAATTAAGCATGCATACAGAGAATTTAGAAATAGAAAGAAAGTTTTTACTAAGAGGTTTGCCTAAGCTAGATATGCAGGAGCCTCCTAAAATTATAGAGCAGTGCTACGTGTGGGATGATGTTCTTCAAAATCACATTAGATATAGAGCTGAAAGAACTCATGGAGGAGAAGAATCTTTCTATACAACTATTAAGACTCCAGTTGAAGGAGAGGGTTCTGGAGCTATCGTAAACAATGAGGCTGAAGAAGATATTGTTAAAGATGAATTCGTTAAACAATTTAGAGCTTCAAGTAAAAGAATTGGCAAATTAAGATACATTATGAACCATCAAGGTTTGAAATGGGAAATAGATAAATTCATGAACATGGATCTTGTAACCGTAGAGGTAGAATTAGAATCAGAAAGTCAAGAATTTGAGATGCCTCAATCTATAAAAGATGTTCTCATAATGGAAGTGTCTGAATTTGAAGAGTTTAAGAACTACAATTTAGCTGATTCTATGGAATGAGTTTTATAATCTTAACAAATTATATACTTGTTGATAAGAAATCCGTTAGGGAAAGTGATGTCCAAGTTTGGGGCGAGTTCTTTGGGGATGATTCTAAAAGAAGAGTTAAAACAACAATCATCGATAAAGGTAAAGCTAATGAAGTTCTTATGTCTACAGTATTTCTTGGAGTCGATCATTTCTATGGAGCTTCAAAAGAAGACATGCAAAAGGAAGATTATCAACCACTTATATTTGAAACCATGACATTTTCAGATGATCATAAATGGAATGAATTGCAGATAAGATATGAAACATGGGATGAGTCCATGTTGGGTCACGCTAATTTGGTAAAAGAAATTATGCGTGATAGAGTTAAATTTAAAAGACATAGGGCTTATTATCTATGAGTGAAATTATAGCATTTACGAAAGTTAAGTTACCATACGGATGGATGAGTAACATGGCTCCATATCCTGTCGAGCATGATGGTAAACGCTGGGAACATACTGAAGGTTTGTTCCAAGCTCTCCGTTTTGACGATGAAGTAATTAGGGAAAAAATACGTCTTGTAAGCAATCCAATGTTAGCTAAAGAGTTGGCGATGGAGAAAACTAGTAAGATGTCCATAAAGCCTATGTCTGAGCAGGATGTGGATAATATGAAGCTATGTGTAGAGTTGAAGCTAAAGTTCCATCAGGAGCTTCGTGACGGCTTGATACTTACAAAAGATAAATGGATTGTGGAAGATACAACCAGCAGAATTGGAGGAAGGCATCAGTTTTGGGGCGCAGCTAAAGATGAGCAGACTGGATATTGGAAAGGTGACAATATATTAGGTAAGATTTGGATGGAAGCAAGAGAAAAATTACAACAAAAATAATTATATGTTAACTACAAGTTTAAGAAGGTTAGAAGTGTTTGAGAATTTCCATGCGGATACTAATTTACCAAAATTCAAAAAAGAGCATGATGAGTCGTCAGAATTAACTAATGTTAGCTTTGATGGAGATACTAGGGTTAACATATCGGGCACAAACCCTTGGACATTTGTTAATACAGAAAATGGTTTAGAGGGTCCAGCTCAAACAAGAGCTCAAGAGTTAAAGTTCTTCTTCAGAAACATTAGAGATATTCAACCTACTTGGAAAAACAAGTTGAAATACTTCCTTATAACGAGATGTATTAATTTCCAAAAAGGAGATTTCAAAAAGGCTCCAACTATTGATATTAAACAATTCTTTGACGGAGTCAAAGGCAACTTCGCGGAGATAGATGGTTCAAAAGAGGTTGAGAAAAGCTATGTGAAAAACATGGAGCAAGCCATAGAGTTAGGTCAAGTTGCTTTAGCTGAGAAATTAAAAGATCAATTGGGGGCAATACTTAATGAATGCGCTTTGAAAGAGGGTGGGGTAAAGAAATATGTAACGGAGAAGCAGGTGATTGATTTCTACAAGAAGGTAGGCATGCCAGCTAATCTTAAAATGAATTTCATTAAGAATTTCACTAGGGTTATCCCTTCTGATGTAATTGCTTTGAAGAAGAAGGCGGATGATCTTAACATCTTCGACAACTATGTGATTTTGCATTATGATCCATTAGGTAATGGTAGTGATAGCACGAAAGCTGAAAAGGAAATAGAGAAAGATCCAATACTTTTTGGCGTAATGCAAAACAGTACTAAGCTTTATTTCATTGCCGATTGGATTGATGAGTATTGTGATCTTACACTAGAAAAAATGTTAGATACTCTTGGTGAAAAGGCAACATCTATTAACAATAAAACAATAACCTCTCATATGGGATTATAAAATTATGGAAAAAAAAATAATAATAATTAAGAATATTTCGCTTATCCTATTCTTAGTTTTGTTTTTCGTTGTAATGTTTAAAAAAAGTGATATATTAATAGATATTACGACTTATGATGTGAGATCTGAACTATTAATTAATAACATGTCTAGTTTAAATGCTGAGTTACAAGAGTTGGAATGCTTTGCCGATTCAGCTATACAGGTTCAAAACGAGTATAGATCTATGACTTTAGATGAGCAGAGTGTATTTATTTTTCACAAAGGTTCATACTCAGGAAGATTTGATGTATTTGTAAAAATGAGAGATGAACAAATAAAAGAAGCAGATAATTTAGTAGAGTTGAGAGCTTCATGTAAAAATAAATTACTGACTTATAACGTTTTGAGATATTCAATGTTGTTCTTTAGCGTTTTATATTTAGTGTTAGGATTGTATAACATATATCAAAATAATAGAAAATGAAAAAAGCTATAATCGTGCAAATCTACGGTGGCCCAGGAGCTGGAAAATCAACATTTAGAGCTAGGTTATTTACCGAGTTAAAGTATAAAGGGGTTATATGTGAAGAGTCTCCAGAGTATGCTAAAGACAAAGTTTATGAAGAGAGTTTTACAACCCTTACAAATCAGATTTATATATTTGGAAAACAGCATCATAGATTATTTCGTTTATTAAAACAAAATGATGTAGTTATATGTGACTCTCCTTTGTTGAATACTATTCTTTATGATTCAGATAATAACAAAGAGCTTAGAGCTTTAGCTATTAGTGAACATAAAAAGCTAAATAGTTTTGATATACTTCTGTTTAGAGAACATGAGTATCAACAAACAGGTAGATATCAAAATGAAGATGAGGCTAAAGATTTGGATAAGGATATTGAAAACATATTAGTAGAAAATGACGTAACATTTACAAAGATTTCCAGCTCTCCAGAGAATGCTAAGAAGATAGCGGATCAAATAATTGAAATGTTAAATGGATAAATACGAATTATATTCCCCTTCTAGGATACCTGAACATGGTTTTGCTGTTCTTCAAGAAGCTTTTAGTAATAAAGCTCTTGAAGAGTTAAGAAACCATTGTCACAACTTAATGTCTGGAGATAGTAAGCTTGGAGAAAATGATAGAGTATTAGGAGGTACTCATAAGCAATTAATGAGACCTGAGGATGTAGATGAGTATTTTAAAGGAAATGAAATTATAGATAAAGCCTTAGCAGTTTATAAAGAGGTGTTTGGGTTAGATGAAACATTTAACTGGTCTATGTTAGTGGTGAAAGGTGCGGAGTCACCATCAAAAGTGGCTTTACATCAAGATTTTGCATACTCTAAAGAACCGTCAACTGATGCTGGAACAAAAATAGATAGAACCCTTCAATTTTGGGTGCCATTGATTGATACAACGGAGGAGACTGGTTGTTTGTATTATGTTCCAAAAAGGTTTCGCGAAACGGTTGAACATATAGTTGCGGCAGGTGATCCTTATGCTCCAGATAGAATAATAGAAGCAGTTGGCAATTTTGGAGACCCAATATCATTCCCCATTAAAGCTGGAGGGTTTACTATGCATTTAGGCGGGACTATACATGGATCAGATGGTAACAAAGGAAAATTAGATCGTGTAGCATACATATTCAATATTGGCGCATATTAAATGCAACATTTAATGGAAAACAACGTTAGATATAGTAAGGTAATGTAGGTTCCATAGAATGATAGAAAAGATTAGTAAAATATCAATAGACAAATTAATGGAGACCAAGCAGGGTAGATGGAAAATAAGGAAAATTATTTTCTATAGTTCCTGCGTCATATATGTAGTTTCATGGGTTTTATCAGAAATAGATGGTATATTTGATCCTTTATATTGGTTTGGTATTACGTTGTATTTATCGGTAATTTTAACATGTGTAATTTATAAAGATTAAAAAATGAAAGCAATAGGACAAATAACAGTAGCTATTATAGTAGGAGCATTAATGGCTATTGCATTCGCAAATGTATTTGCATATCAATGGAATTCTTTGATGGTGCCAGCATTTGGCATTTTCAAAATAACAGCTACACAAGCTTATATATTATTTGCTGTAAAAGGTTTATTATTTTACAAGACTCCCAAAGATGAAGGTGAAGATGTCACCACAATTTTACTTAAGCAAATTTTAAATGGAGGATTTATATGTTTAATTTCTCTATTGTTTACTTGGGTAACTGCACTTATTTTATTCTAAAATGGGAAACAAAAACAATACATCTAGACTACTTTCAAAAGTACTTAGACATAAGCCAGAGGCTATTGGTTTAGAGTTGGATAAAAATGGTTGGGCCGATGTGTCTTTTCTACTGGATAAGATTGAAGGGTTAACTATGGAGATATTAGAAGAAATCGTTGAAACAAATAATAAAAAGAGATTCGCTTTCAGTGAAGATAAATCTAAGATAAGAGCGAATCAAGGGCACTCGGTTGAAAATATAGATTTACAACTTGAGGCAGTTATTCCTCCATTTGATCTATATCATGGGACCGCAACTAAAACTGTACCTTTAATTATGGAAGACGGTATTAGTAAAATGAAACGACATGCTGTACATCTTTCTGAAGATGTAGAGACTGCAGATAATGTAGGATCTCGTAAAGGAGAGCATTCAATATTAACTATTGAAGCTAAGAGAATGCATAACGATGGATATGTGTTTTATCGTTCTGAGAATGGAGTTTATTTAACGGAGTTTGTACCTTTAAAATATATAAAAAATGTATAAGAAATTTTGCGGAACTGTTGGGAGTGGTAATAACATTTCATTGCTTGCTCATATGATATCTAGACCAGAAACTAATTTTGTTTTCTTTGTGTCTGAGTGGAGAATGAAAGATGTGCTCAATAGGATGGATATGTTACTTAATAGTAATAATTTATTAAGTGGTGGTAATAACATAAAAATTGTAGAGTTGGATTTAGGATCTAGCGTTAATGATATTATTAGGAAGTTAAAAAATTATCCAGGATATGACTCTATTGTTATTGATGGTATAGGTAATTTAACTCTAGGAGATGGGTCAGAAAATGATCTTAGCTATCTTGAAATTATAGGTAAGATAGATGAAGACCTTTATAATATTTCTCAGGAAGAAGATGGGTATGAAGTTATTGTTACTCAACAAATACAGCGTAATTCATACATTTCCGATCGTGAAGATGTTTTAAAAAAATTCAAATTATCCCAATTAGATGAAGGCAGAGAAGGTGTTCAGTATGTTCTTTGCACCATCGGCATGCAAGGTGAAGAAGGGCATTTGAAAAGTTACAATTGTGACACTGAACAAGAAATGAAATTTTACATAAACTAAAAAGAAAAATTATGGCAACTAAAAATGCATTACTTTGTATAGATCCTCAAGTAGATTTTTGTGATCCAAAAGGGTCCTTATATGTACCTGGAGCGGATAAAGACATGGAACGTCTTGCTGAATGGATTCTCAACAACATTGAGACTATTGATGCTATAGCGGTAACGCTTGACACGCATCACATTAACGACATTGCTCACCCAACTCTTTGGGAAGATAAAGATGGAAACAGTCCAAATCCTTTCACAATTATCACTTCTGAAGATATCGAGAATGGAACTTGGACTCCAAAAGCTTTTGGTCCTCAAGTTGTTAAGTATATCGCTGATCTTGAAGATCAAGGGGAATATCCTCACTGTATATGGCCTACTCACTGTATCAGAGGTACTGAAGGTCATGCAATCTACGGACCTTTAGCTGACGCTTTAGCGCAATGGGTAAATGCTTCTCCAGGTAAATTCGTACAATATGTACAAAAAGGGGAATATCCTTTAGTTGAACACTTCGGAGCTTTTAGGGCTAACGTTGAAGTTCAAGGGGAACAGTCAACTCAATTAAATCAAAAGCTTATTAGAAGTTTGGAGAAATTCCAAAACGTTTATTTTGCTGGAGAGGCCGAGTCTCACTGTGTAGCTAATACGCTTAAGCAAGCGATGGATTTAGCTCCAGACTTAGCAAGCAAGTTTATCATTTTGGAAGATGCTATGAGTGTTGTTCCAGGGTTTGAAACTCTTGCTGATCCAATATATGATCGAGCTAGACAAAATAACATTCGTTTTTCTAACACGAATGATGCATTAGAAGGCAGGACTGTTAAGTCAACTTCTCAAACGCAAGTTTAATAAATTTTAACATAAAAAAATACTGTCATGGCAGATGAAACACAAAATGTCCAAAGCGTAGCGCCTCAGAATGATGCGCCCGATTTTGGAGGGGTAACCTTTGGCGATGCTACGGGTAATTTTAATATTGATGATATCGAAGTTACCGACATCATCAATGCGGTATTCGTAATTGATAAGTCTTACTCTATGCATGGAGTGCTAGGGGACATGAGCAAAGCTTATAATGAGTTTGTTCAAGAGATGGGTAATTCACACGTAGCAAACAATTTGTTTGTATCCGTTGTTGAGTTCTCTGAACCTCAAAACATTCTTGTAAGAAACGGGTTCCAGCCAATCAATACTTTACAAGATGTTGATTTTGGAGCAAGTGGTCTTGGGGGATCAACGGCTCTTTATGATGCTGTTGCTTCAGCGATTGATAAAGCTGTTGCTTATAGAGAAGATCAGGAAGATGCTGGTATTGATGTGAAGACTCTTGTTTTCGTCATTACTGATGGAGATGATAATTCTTCTCGTAACCCTGCTCATATTGTTAAGCAAAAGATCGATGCTTTATCGGCTGAAGAGCGTAGCGCATTCTCTTTCACTACTATCCTTTTTGGTTTAGGGGATGAAGGTGACTTCACTAGAGCTCAGCAAGATATGGGCATCCATCACTTAGCTAAGATGGGTAATAGCGCAAAAGATATCAGAGATATGATTGGGTTTATTTCTCAATCTATTTCATCCGTATCAAGCGGTCAAGGAATTCCAGATATAGACTTCTAATCAAAAGGGGCCTAAGCCCCTTTTTATTATCTTTAAACATTGTTAATCATGACATTAGAAGAAATAAAAAAAGACATTGAAGATTCAGGAATAAATTTTAAAACTTTTGTTGTTAATCACAACCTTGGTTTACATGAACAGTTCCTTAATTATATAACTGGCGAGGACGAATCTGAACCAGAAGATAATCATTTACACGATGTTTATATTGCTTTGAAAGATAAGTATAAACTTAAAGCTGTAAGTACTCCTGATTGGAATAAAAAATCTGATGGATGTGTAAAAAATGTATGTGAGTTTATTGATTATGGGATAGCGTTCAGCTTTTCTTTCTATTATGCTCCATATGAAGCAGCTGATTTTAGTGACACAGAATTTACGCAAATATAATTAAATGATATATAGTTTGTTAAAACAAGGCGCCGATCACAAAAATTGGTGCGAAGATTTCAATTTCTTTCATGATTATGAGGGGCAGTATTTTGTATCCGCTGTATTTGATGGTTGTTCAAGCGGTAGAGATTCACATTTTGCCTCTACTTTATTTGCTAGATTATTTGAAAACACTTGTAAAGAGCATATGGTTCTTGGAGATGAAACTCCAAAAGAACTTTCGAAACAATTGCTTTACTCATTTTCTTGTAGACTCAAAAGAGTTAAAGAAGATTTAGGATTAAACACTAACGATCTTCTAGCGACTATCATACTTCTAGTAAGAGATGTGAGAGATAATAGTGGTTACATCGCTGTTATTGGAGATGGTTTTGTTTCAATTAATGGTCAACGCCATGAAATAGAGCAAAGTAATGCTCCCAATTATATTGCATATCATTTGGGAGATATTAATGACCTGTCTTCTTTTGAGAATTGGTATGATGGAATAGTAGAAACTCCTAGATTTGCAAAGAATGTAATAGACTTCACTGTGCCTCAAATTAGAGACGTGACTATTGCTACAGATGGGATTACTTCATATGTTCCTAACCATGGCGTTTCTCCAGATATAGAGGATCCAGCCGCTTATCTTTCAGAAGACATAAGGTTTTTAGGTAACCCAACAATGTTGGAGAGAAAAGTAAACATCCTTAGAAATAAAGGATGGAATCATAGAGATGATTTGGGTATTTACAGAATTGTAATATCTGATGATCAATTACACTTAGAATTTTAATAGTATGGCATTACTTCAGTTAAAGACACCTTTAGGGAATCGATATGCGATTGACGAGGTAGATGAGATACATAGAGGAGGGGAAGGTAGAATCATATCTATCAAGAGCGATTCAAGTATTGTTGCGAAAATATATCATGACAATATAACCCCTATAACGGAAGATCAGTTTGATTACCTTAGTGGTTTAGATCAGACTCTATTCGTGTCCCCTAGAGAGCTGTTAATGAATCAGAACGACCAGATCGTTGGGTTTACCATGGAGTATTTAGGGCAAGGATTCTTTCCTTTGTCTAGTATATTTGCCAAGAACTTTTGCGGAAGAAACAATATCACTGACAAGATAAAGAGAAAGATTGGTGAAGCATTAATTAAATCCGTTGAATACGCTCATAAGAATGAAGTGGTTATAGGAGATCTAAACCAGTTCAATGTTATGATCAATAACAAAGGTGATTTAAGACTGATTGATGTGGATTCTTATCAGACTCCAAACCATCCTCACTCTGGAATTTTACTGCAAGACATAAGAGATTATTTACATGGAGGAACAGTTGCTGAAACTAGCGACTTCTTCGCGTTGTCTGTCCTCATATTCAACATGCTTACGCACATACACCCATTTAAAGGAGTGCATAAAGTGCATAAGAAAATTGAGGATCGTATGAAGTTGAAGCTCCCCGTATTTAAAAAAGATCCCGATATAAAAATACCCAAAGCGTATGAGCCTATAACGGATGTATCTTTAACCAATCAATATGATTTGTTATACTGTGAAGGTGACAGATTTCTCATGTCATTAGCTGGAACTCCAGTAGCTGCTACTAAGAAAGTTAAAAAAATAAAGCCTGCACAGTTCTCTGACAAAGATGTAAACGTGAGCTGCATTACTAGTTCACTAGAGGTGAACAATGTCTTTTTTATGGAGAATCAAGGCTATATAGCTACCGATGAAAATTACATCATTTATGACAGCTCCAACAAAGGGCATGTAAGACAGAAATTTGCTCTTTCTAGAGATGAATATGAATTCATCTTCCTTACAGATAAATTTATTTATGGAAAGAGAGGGAATAGTTTATATTATATCAAATCGGAAAAAGAAAGAACTAAGATAAAAAACTTCACTTTTGATGATGAACCTTCATTTAATCAATATGAAAATATGTTGGTTATGATTGGGGATGATAAAATGACCAACGTGTATCTTGATGAGATTTTTCAGCCATCTAATGATAGATTGAGAGTAGAAGTTCAAGATGTTTTCTCAAAAGGATTTATCAATCGTGGAGCGTATATGCAAAATCTTGGAGGCAAAAAGAGGTTGTTATATAATTCAGGCAAAGCTATGAATAATGTAGCGTTTCAGGATAATGTAAAATTAGTTTTCCAAAAAGCTAATTTAGGAATAGCTCAATATATAGAAGGCCCAGAGTTGAAATACAAGTATTTCAAAATAGATGGGATGAAGGTTGTATTTTCTCCAAATGAAGTTAAGAGAATGTATGAGTTCGGAGGAAAGGCTGCGGGTATGATATTTGAACCGAATGATGGAGGTATTAAAGTTATTAGAACATCAGATTTTCAAGAAATAGCTTCAATCTCTTGCAGTTTTACTTCAGATTCCACATCTTTGTATGTAACTAACGCTGGAATCATAGCGTGGGAAGATGATGTTTATCTTTTAAATAAAAAATAGTATGATAGGTTTGCAAGAATTTTGTATATGCTTTTGCGTGGTTTTGTTTGTTGTATTAGCGGCTATAATTAGACATGGAATTTTCGATAATGGTAAAACTTCTTATAATAATGAAGCATGTGATTGGGTAAGTGAAAACATTTTTATAATGGCTCCAGTGATTTCTTTTGTTATAGTATCATTATTTTATTTATGGATAGAAACATATCACATAAAAATGAGACCAGCAGTGGAATCGGTTTATATAGAATTTAGAGAGAATCCAGAAAATTGGAGTCTATCTGGAGATGTTTGGATTAGAAAGAGTGATGGTTTAAGGTTTAATAAAGATAGAGATTGGATGGCTCCATATGGCAAAAATTCATTTAAACTTACTGAAATAGAAGATTCTTTTCTTAAATTAGCAATATACAAGAGGAGTGAAGATGCCGATAAAAATAGATATAAAGAGTTTGAAGAAAACTCTAAAGTAGAAGAGTTAATAAAATAAAAGTATTATGATTATTAGTTTTGATAGTTTCATGTTATATTGTATTTTTGGTGGATTAGCCATAGGTGCATTTACATTATGGGGAACTTGGGAGTTCCTATACACTAAAAGAGAACAGTTATATGAGGATAAAAGAAAACTGTATACAGCTTTAACAGTTGTAATAGTAGTTACAGTTTCTATTCTAACTTTTAAACATAATACGCTAGATTATTTACGACCAGGAATAAGTCAGATGAGAGATAGGTTTGAGTTATATCCAGATGATTGGGTGAAAGACGAAAACACTGAAAGCTTGATTAATATAAAAGATTCTCTTATATTGACATATAATAGTAGGCACCATAAATTTACACATATCACAAAAATAGGTAAACCAACGGTTTCAATGATTTATTCCGAAGGTCGTAGTTTCTATCTAGTGTGGGAGGGAATATGCCAAGATAGGACAGAAAACATCTATCAAGAGTTTCTAGGAATCAAAAAAGAAGAATTAATAAAATAAGTAAAATTATATGAAAAAGAGAATTTCAATACTTTGTATAGATCCACAAAATGACTTCGTTGACCCAAAAGGATCTTTATATGTTCCAGGGGCGGATGATGACATGGATAGATTATCCAAGTTCATAGCAGCTAATCAAGATAAGATTAGCGGGATAGCTGTATCATTAGATACGCATGATGTGATTGATATATCGCACCCCACTTTCTGGATGGATCCAGAGGGTAATCCAGTTGAGCCATTTACCACAATCAAACACAAAGAGGCTAAAGGTAGAAAATATACTGCAGCTATTACTCAAGATGAGTTTGGAGGCATTAAAAAAGTAGACTTGAAAGATCCAAGTTACGACTTCGATACTCACATGACATATCAAAGAGGTTCTGTGGAGTATTTGAGCGATCTTGAGGAAGCAGGTAAAGAGCATACAATTTGGCCTATACACTGCGTGTCGGGTAGTTGGGGGCACGCTATATATGATCCGTTAATGAAAGTCATTAAAGACTGGAGTATAGCTACAGCTAATAATCACAAAATACTATATAAAGGTCAGTTCGCGTTTTCTGAGCATTATGGAATTTTTGAAGCTGAAGTTCCTGTGCCACAAGTATCAGAAACAACAAGGCATTCTATGATGGTTCAGAATCTAGTAAATTATCTTGTTGGAACGGCTCAGTTTGGCTATGATAATGGAATGGATAAAATATATTTATGCGGTGAAGCAAAGTCGCATTGTGTAGCCACTTCAATTAAACAAATAATTGACTTTTCAAAAGAAGACGATGATTTCAAAAGGCTATTAGATAGGGTGGTAATTGTAGAAGATTGTATGAGTTCAGTTCCTGGGTTTGAAAATATTGCTGATGACATATTTCAGGAAGCTAGAGATATGGGAGTTGAGTTTGTTAAACTTGAAAATATAAAACTATAATGGGAAGTAAACTTTTATTCTATGCTAATTTTAAAGGTAACAAAAATTCTTACATTGAAAGCGTATTGGATGTAGATGATTGTTTAGATCAAGAATCGATTGATGCTGACTTAGTTAAATGGGTTAAAGGTAATATTATAGTTCAGTATGTGTTAATTTCAGTAGATGCTGCAAATAATCACACCTTTGAATACAATGCTATTATGAATGGTAAAAAACACAAAGGTGTGTACAGCGTATTCTGTGAAGAAGGTGAGAAGAAAGCTGAAAAAGATTTTAATCAAGTAATCATAGATTACTTGATTAGAGATATTGTTGAATACGGTAAAGATGAATTATTCGATGAAGAACAAGAAAATTAGAAAAGCTGTATTTGAAACAAACAGCTCCAGTAGTCATAGTTTACATATTGATGATAGTGTTGATGTGTATGAAACATTACCTATTGAAAGTGGGTACATAGATGAATTAGAAGAAGTAGTTCAGAATGCAATTATAATTAAGGGTGATGAATTCGGATGGCAATGGGAAAAATTTAATGATGCGCAAACTAAAGCTAGCTATTTAGCAACTATGTTGTTAACGCTTGAAGATATGCTTAAATATATACAAGGTAAGCCTGGGGATGAAATTTCTCAGTACGGATTATATAAATTTGCAGCATCTGATTATTTAGAATGTCGTAAGAATTTCGAAGAGGCTATTAAAGAGCAAACTGGAGCATTAGAAGTGGTTGTGTTAGGAACTACTAATTGGAATGATGGACATTATTCTTACATAGATCACCAGTCATTTGAAGATGCTTCTGATGGTGAAATTCTTCTTGATAAAGAAAAGATAAGACAGTTCATATTCAATCCTAAATCTGCATTACATACTGGTAACGATAACTCTTCAGCTCCTCTTAATTTCTATTGCAATGACAATGAAGCTAAATATAAAATGAGAGTTGAAGGGTTTGGCAATGTAGGTAACTTGACAGATAAAGAAAGCTCGGAAGAATTACTTAGATCAGTTGAGGCTTTAATTGATGATGATGATCTGTGGAGTTTTATGGTAAACACTGAAAACCTTACTGTTACAGCTAAGTCTGGGTGGGGAAAAGATGGTGTGGATAAAACATTTAACTACACGATAGAAGATGTCTAGGCTTCATCAATATATTAATGGTAACGTAGGAGTTACTGTTATGGAAGATGGGACCAGCATTAGAGAATACGTTGGAGAGGCTAAACCAGATTTCCCTTGTAGCATAGATGTTAAAATCACTAATTTTTGTGATTTAGGATCTCACTGTTTATGGTGTCATGAGCAATCTAATCTTAAAGGAAAACATGCTGATATAGATGAGCTTCTTTCTTGTTTAGAGGAATTGCCAGCAGGTGTAGAGCTAGCTATTGGTGGAGGTAATCCATTGGCTCATCCAGAGATAGAACGTTTCTTACAGACGCTTAAAGAGCGCGGCATTATTGCTAATATGACCATGAATGAATTGCACCTCAAGAAATATGAGGATACAATCGAAAGGTTCGTTAATGAGAAACTTATTTGGGGCCTAGGGCTTACTTATGCAGGTAAGCATGTAGCTTTGGTTAAGAAATTTGTAGAATTAACTCCAAACACTGTTCTTCACGTGATTGCGGGAATCAACCCTATTGAATGTTTAGATGAGGTTTTGGAAATGAATGCAAAAATACTTGTACTTGGTTACAAACAATTTGGCAAAGGTAAACGTTACTACAGTGAAGATGTTAAGAGTAACATCTATCAATGGTATACAAAAATGCCTTTGTATTTTAAAAAGATTATTTTCTCATTTGATAATCTAGCTATAGATCAATTGAATCTTAAGAGGTTCCTTTCTAAGGAGTCTTGGGAACAATTCTTTATGGGAGATGAAGGTGAGTTTTCTATGTATATCTGTGGAGTGGAACAAGAATATGGAGTTTCATCTACGGCTGAAAAAAGACATAGGATTGGTGGAAAAGGAATTAAGGAAATATTTTCGAAAGTAAAATTAGAACGTAATGAGTAAAGAAATAACATTAGGTGAACGTATAAAACAATACGAATCAGCCTCCACTATTAAACTGTCTCCTCGCAGCTATGTTTTAGTTAGATTAGACGGGAAAAAATTTTCAAAGTACACTAAAAAGGTTGAAAAGCCATTTGATTCTGGTTTATCTGACGATATGATTGAGACGGCTAGACAGTTATGTTCTGAACTGCAATGTTGTAGAATGGCATATACTCAATCTGATGAGATATCTTTATTGTTCACTGATTTTGAGAACATTAAGAGTCAACAATTATATGATGGTAGAGTGGATAAGATCAATTCTATAGCTGCTTCATTAGCAACAACTATCTTTAACAACCTTAGACTTAAGAGAGCTATTTCCGAGGAAGGTTTCAAGTTAGACTCTTTTATTTGGGCTAACTTTGATTCTAGAGCTTTTCTAATACCAAATCCAAATGATGTATTAAACTACTTTCTTTGGAGACAGCAAGACTGTACAAGAAACTCAGTTTCAATGGCGGGTCAAGCTCAGTTCTCTCACAAGGAGTTGCAAGGCAAGAATGGGGGTCAGATTCAAGATAAGTTAATGCTTGAGAAAGGGATTAATTGGAATGATTATGAGGTTCGTTTTAAAAGAGGGACCGTGATCGCTAGAAAAGAATATGAAAAAGAGCCTGGAGTTAAAAGGTCTAGATGGGAAGCGTTGGAGCCTCCAATATTCTCTAAGGATTGGACATTCTTATCAAGCATAGTTCCTGTGTATGAAAATAAATTATTTCAATTAGAAGAATAGGCAACATTTGCCTATTATTTTCGTTATATCAGTATATGAACCAAAAAACGACAAATTCAAAATACCCATCTCATAATAGAATTGAGATTGCTAATGACACCATGAAAAAGGTTCAAGAGGGATCTTATACTAATTCAAAGGGCAAAGTTGTTAGTTTGTCTGGCAACACTAAACAAGCGTTGACTTTGGCCACTTATTATGATCATGGCATTACCATTGAACTTAATAGTGATAGAAAGTTGGTGAAGGAAGTTTATGAATGTTTTTCTCACTCTGAAGAAAACCCTGACCATACTTTGAATATTACCGTAGTGAATCAAACTACTATGGAAGCCGCTCAAGAATTACTTGAAACCGATGGCAAGACTTTAATGCTTAATTTTGCTTCAGCAAAACATCCAGGCGGAGGTTTTCTAAATGGAGCTCAAGCTCAAGAAGAATGTTTAGCTAGATCTTCTGATTTGTATCACACATTGATCACTAAAAATTCTAATAACTTTTATGATAACAATGCTTATTTTGGTTCATCTTTGTATAGTCATGGCTTGATACATTCTCCAGGAGTTACCTTTTTTAAGGATGATAATGGAAATCTTTTAGATGAACCATATCAAATATCGGTTCTTACTTCTCCCGCAGTTAACGCTGGAGCGGTTACAGTAAATGAGCCAGATAATGTTGGGTTAATAAACTCAACAATGGATGAAAGAATTGAAATTGTATTAACTTTTGCGGCTGATAAAGGTTATGATAAATTAATTTTAGGAGCATGGGGATGCGGAGTTTTCGGCAATGACCCTGATGTTATTTCTAAAATTTTCAAGGACAAATTAGAGAATGAGTTCAAAGGCTTTTTTAAAGAAGCTAGGTTTGCTGTTCTTGACTACTCAGATGACAAAAAATTTATTGGTCCTTTTGAGAAAAATTTATTAAATTAAACATAAACAATTGGAAGACATGGATTATTATACTATTAGCAATAAACTTCAGGAAAAAATTGCCAAAGCAATCAAAAGTAATTACGACTACAGAAAATTAGGTAAGTCGGATTTGTCTGATCCTGAATTTGATGTATTGCTTGAAGAAATTGAGCAGCTACAAGGTCTGATGAGAAAGATAGCTCCAGGAGATGAAACATTAGAGTTTAATCCACATCAAATAGGTTTTACAGTTGATGGTGATAGAAAATCTAAACTTCCAATTACAATGGCTTCAATGAATAAAATGAAGTCATATCAAGATGTATTAGATTGGTTACGTCTTAAGAAGATTCCAAAAGGTACTAAGTTTGTACTTACTCCTAAATATGATGGAATTTCTCTTTGTGTAGATGAAGAAACTAATCAAGCTTGGACTAGAGGTGATGGTGTTGAAGGTCAATGTTCTGATTCTCACTTTGATAAAATGGGTGACATATATCCTAAGCCAGTTCCAATATATAGTTTCGGAGAAGCTATAATGAAGAGGACTACTTTTGATAGTAGATACTCTCATGAAGCATTAGGTGAGGAGAAAGGGTTTGCTAATGGCCGTAATATGGTTGGAGGAAAATTTAATGATGACAAACCTAATATTATACTTGTTGATGTAGACTATATCCGTTATGGTATGGAATACAAAAACAAAGAAACTACTTTATCTAAAGAAGAACAGTTGGATCGTTTGAACAAAATGAACAAAGTTCAAGTTCCATATAAAGTTGCTACGGTTGATGAAATGACTGAAGAATATTTAGCTTCTTTATTTGATCAATGGTGTATTGAGTATGAAATTGATGGTCTTATCATTGACGTAAATGACCATGATCTCAGAGAAGAGTTAGGAAGAGATACTAGCAATAATCCTCATTTTGCAAAAGCTTATAAAAATAATTTTGAGCAAAGAAAAGACACAAGGATAAAAAAATTACAAAGAAATATTTCTAAGCAAGGTTATCTAAAACCTATTATTGAAGTTATTGGAGTATCGTTAGATGGTGCCATGGTAAAAAATGTTACAGGTATCAATGAGCGTTACTTAATTAATATGGGCCTTGCTGTTGGTGAAGAAATAACTGTACGTAGAAGTGGTATGGTAATACCTCAAGTGATAGCTATAGATGGAATTTCTCTTCCTCCAGCAACTGATAAAAAGGCTGTGGCAGAGTTTGCTGAAACTCGTAATCATATTAATATAGACACTCCTACTCATTGCCCTAGTTGTGGTACTGAATTAACTTGGAACGAAACTAATATTGAATTGATGTGTACGAACCATAGCGGTTGTTCGGATCAGTTATTACAAAAAGCTATTTCATTCTTTGAAATACTTGATGTTGATAGTGTTGGAGAGGGTAATATTAAAGCGTTCTTTGATGCAGGGTATGATAGTGTACCTAAGATATTAAAAATGTCTCAGAAAGACATGGAGTCTATTGATAGATTCGGAAAACGTAAAGCTGATCTTATCTACAAAAGCATTCATAGTAAAATGAAAGGTGTTACTTTGGCCAAACTACAACATGCTTCTGGATTCTTTGAAGGATTAGGAAGTAAGAAGCTTGAATTGGTAGAAGGTGTAGCTTTAGATAAGAAAGCTTTATTGAAGATTGGTGGATTTGCTGAGAAAAGCGTAGACATCTATTTGAATGGACTTTCTGATTATGAAGAGTTTGTAAAGGATCTTCCTATTACTATAGCTCAGAAACAACAAGCAAGTTCTGATGAATTAGAAGGTGAAATAATTGTCTTCACAGGATTTAGAAACCCTGAATGGGAAGCTGCAGTTGAAGATAAAGGAGGAAAGTTAGGGAGTTCTCTTTCTAAGAAAACTACTATACTTGTAGCGCTTGATGTAAGTGGTAACTCTGGTAAATTGTCTAAGGCTAGAAATTATGGAACTAATTTAATGAATGCTAAAGATTTTGAAGCTAAGTATGGCCCTTTTGACGCAATCGTTGCTGCTCCTGCAGATGAGCCAGAAGAGGAGGATGAAGAGCCTCAATCACAACAATTAAGTTTATTCTAATGAAAAAACTAAGACAAAAGTGGGAAAAAATATATGTTGCATTATTGCAAGACAATACTAATGAAGACTTGATGGATAAGTTAATATCCATCGAAGCTTCAATGGTAAGAAGGATTTTATGTGAAAAAGGAAATAGACGCCCTTCCAAGGAAGAGGTAATTTCAACTCATGAAGAAATTAAGAAAACTTTAGTAATATAAAGTTATGAGTGAATACATTGACAGTTCTAAACAAGAACTATTTGACAGTATTTTACAAATGAATGAAGAAGGATTTTTGGACTTTGTTTGGCATTTAGAAAAAATGTGTGTAGATTATCGATTGGGAGATTCTGGAGAAATTCCTGAAGATGAAATGAAAAATCTTAAAAAGATAGAAGTGTTATGCACTAAAATTTTAAAAGAAAATGGGCATGATTAATATATTTTATTTATTAATAGTATTTCCATTAGCTTGGGAGTTCACCGTATTATTTAACTTGAATGGTGATGCTTTAAAAGCTAAAGAATTAACTAAGGTATTAAATGAAAAAGAGATAGATCCTAATAAAGTTAGCCAAAAAGCGGCTGTCTTCATAATTTTACAGTTTTGTTATATTTTATGGACAGCATTAGGAATGTTCACATTTCAATGGCCATGGTTTTTATTTCTTATAGGATTAGGATATATTGTACCAAAGAACAAAGCGTTTAAAATAGATGCTATACTGAGTATATTATTATTAATATTCTTGGCTGTTAATCACTTTATATATAAATTTGACATTATAAAATTATTATAATATTATGGAAAGACAAAAAATTATATTCAGCACAAAAAACTATGCTTCTCTTTTAGAGTTAGTTCTTCAAACTAGAGATGAGGTATATGCTCCAATTATTGACGAGAATCCTGAAGCAAGTAAATTGTTTGATTCACTAGTTGAAGGAACTGTAGAAGTGAAAGAATTTCCTGATATGGAAACTTATCATAGATTAGCAACTAATGTAGATGACAAAGATGTTATTATTATAGGAGGGACTCCTCATGATATGGATCTTATGGAAATATATGATCTTGCATGTGCTGCCGTAAAGAATGGAGCTCATACACTTACTTTATTCATTCCTTATTTCAGTTACTCTACAATGGAGAGGGCAGTAAAAGATGGAGAAGTAGTTAAAGCAAAAACAAGGGCCAGAATACTTTCTTGTATACCTCAATCAAACAGAAACACTATTTACTTGTTTGATCTTCATGTTGATGGATTAACTCATTATTTCGAAGGAAGCACTGTTGTTAAACAAATTAGATGTGATCATATCATAAAGGATGCGGCTCAGAAAATAGGTGGTAATGATTTTGTGTTCGCGTCAACTGATTCAGGTAGGGCTAAGCAAATTGAAAAGCTTGCTGGCGAGATGGGTGTTGATGCCGCTTATATAATGAAGAAAAGGATATCTGGTACAGAGACTGAAGTTAAGGCGGTGTACGGAGACGTTGAGGGTAAGAATGTTGTTATATATGATGACATGATTCGTACTGGGGGAAGTCTTATAAATGCGGGTAAAGCATACAAAGAAGCTGGAGCTAAACATGTATATGCAATTGCCACTCATGGTATTTTCCCTCAGAATTCTTTAGCTAGAATTATTGATAGTGGAGGTATTGATCATGTTACCGTGACTGATACGCACCCAATGGCGTACAGTGTATTTGATAACAAACTACCTTATGAGGTTAGGTCAATTGCTGAAACTATTTTAGATAAAATAGAAGAGATGTAATGTGAAACATTATTTACTTAATTTTGAAACCTTATAAAAAGTGCTGAAATGAAAATAACTATGTTATGCGGTTTCCCCGCAAGTGGGAAATCTAGTATTTGTAAAGAAGCAAAATACGAATCATTAGATATATTAAGTAGGGATGTTTCAGGCGGTCTTATAGCTGACCTATTACCAGAACTACAAAAACACATAGACGATGATAATTCTGTTATTTTAGATGCTACTTTTACTACTAAGGTTTCTAGAGAACCATTTATTGAGTTAGCTATCAAAAACAATGTAGAGATCGAATGTGTTTGGCAGACTACCACAACAGAAGATTGTCAAATCAATGCATTAACTCGGATGTGGGATAGATATGGTGAATTATTTATGGTGGCAAAAGACATTGCTGACCATAAAGAAGCATCAAAAGATCCTAACATGTTTCCAATTGTTGTTCTTTTTAAAATGAAAAAACAATTTGAAAAACCCGAATTGAAAGAAGGGTTTTCTAACATCGAAAAAAGAAAGTTTGTCAGAAGATACAATCAAAGATTTACTCAAAAAGCTTTATTTCTGGACTATGATGGTACAGTAAGAGATGTCCCTGATGGTTCACCTTATAAGTTCCCAATCAAAACAGATGAAGTTGTTGTTCTTGAAAATAGAACAGAAATAATCAAAGACTTCATTACCAAGGGATATAAAGTTTATGGTATTTCCAACCAAAGTGGGATCGATAGAAATAATATACCTGAAGAAGACATTATAGAATGTTTTGAAGAAACTAATAGACAACTTGGTATTGACATCGAAATATCTTATTGTCCACATAATGTTCCACCTTCTTGTTATTGTAGAAAGCCACAAATGGGTATGGTTATGAAATATGTGATGCGTGATGAGATAGACATTGAAAACAGTATTTTCGTAGGAGACCAGACCAGTGATAAAACGACAGCTACAAGACTTGGGATGGGATTTGTTCATGCTGACACATTTTTCAAAAAATAAATTTGTTGATATAGTTGTAGGAAGTAACACGTATCAACAAATTTCATACAATTAAAAATGAAAAGCAAGACATTAGAAAAAGTAAAAGAATATAAGAGGTCACTTTTGGGTAACCTCTTATTTTATTGTACGGAAAAGGAACAATCGTTTTTTAAAAAAATGCATGGTGACTATAAAACTATGCCTGAAGAGGGTATGGATCACGCAATAATACAATGCGAAAACACTCTTAAAAAAAGAGGTGGTGGATTATATGGACATGATCCAGAGAAAGAAAAGAAAACTTTTACAATAGAAGAGATTCAAGCTGCTTTAATAAACATCCCGCTTCACTCGGTTGATCAACCAACTGACTTTGATAAGATAGATGGTTTCACAACATCTATATTAACTTTTGAGAAGAATGCGTTCCTGGAAAAGTTGTATGAAGAGATCAGAGAAAAAGAATTAGACATCAAGAAGCAACAAAAGGGTGAATAATAACGTTATATTATTATAAGGTAAATATAACTATGAAGAAACAAAAAATCGATATTCCAGTACACAGCATCATAATGTTAGTTGGAGCTACAGATGTAGAAAGAGATACTTTCGTAAAAGATCGTCTGCATCCAGCATTAAAATCATTAGATGATTCTTCTGTTGTTATTTTAGGTGATTTGGATGAGATTGAGAAATCAACCGAATATCCTAAGAATACTTATTTTGTAATTGCTGAAGATGGTTTAACAAAAAAAGGTATCAAAAGTATTGCGGATAGAAATAACTACAACTTAGTTTCTTTGATATTTGATGAGGCTTTACTTTCTGGAAAGAACTCTAAGAAAAAAGGAGAGATTGAGATTTTCATAAAGGATATCGATAATGAAATAGTTTCTACATCACATGAAACTTTGTTGACTCATAAATTAGATGAAACAAAAGAGTGGATTGTTGTCGGGGATATTCATGGATGCTTAGAAGAGTTTAAAGAAGCATTAGTTAAAAATGGGTTTGAGATCGATATGGTAAACAATAAAATTTTAGGAGTTAATAACTCCTAAGGTTTTAACCTTGTTCTTATAGTCCAAATGCTAACATTAAAATGATCAGCTATATTTTGGAGAGTTTGACCTTTTTCTCTCATTTCCGTAATCACACCAACATTAACATTTTTGTAAGCTGGATTTTTTGCTCCTAAGTTATTTTCTATTGCTTTATTTCTTTGTTCTGGTGTGAGGTATCTAGTTTTGGAAGATTTTTCCTTTATTGTTTCGTATGTATGATATTTTCTAGGTAATCCTATTTTATCTTTACTGAATCCTTGATAAAGGTAATCTCCTAAAAGTGCTATATCTTTTTTATTTGATATTTTCAGATATGAAGAGGAACTTTTTTTATTCTCATTTATTATTATCCTATAATTTTTAATACCCAACTCTTGCACTAAAAATTTTGTTGCATTCCATTTTTGAGACTTATCACCAGTTAAAACAAAATTGTGATAATTATGATTACTTATGAAACAACCATCTCCATCACTCCATCCTCTAAAAAAATAATGTTTTAAATATTCAGGTATTTTAGATAAAATTTTATCTGGAGATTCATAAGATTTAATATGGTAATCATTTTCTTTTAAAAATTTGTGTATATGATAATTGTTTGTACTTATTTTAGATTGAGTAGCCCAATTGTTTCGATTTCTTTCATAGTATCCCCATATACCTAACGAATCAAATATAGGCTTAACATAATTCATGTCTTCTTTTTTAATTTCTATGTTAATATTATACCCAGTTTTGGTTATATGTCCATCAGCCCATAAAAAACCTAAAAAATAAGCAACTTTTTTAGATTTGATATTAAAGAATTGATTTGGGTTTATTTTATACTCTTTCACATCTTTAATGCGAAACTTTTTTAGAATTTTAGATTTAACCTTATCTTCTAATTTTAGGTTTAATTTATTCGTTTTACATATTATAGACTTTTTATTTCTATCTAATTTGTTATGACAATACTCTAGTCCTTGAGTAGGATAGTTTTCTTTTAAAAATTCTTCTTCTTTTTTATTCCACCTTTTTCCCATTTTTTTGCAACATTTTATATAATACTACGTTTTAATATAAACTAGCGTTTTTAAACACTATTATAAATATGAAAAAAATATTATTATTAGGTGATTGGATAGATAAAGGGCCTGACTCTAGAGGTGTTATAGAATTTATTTATAATAACCAAGAATGGTTCTTTCTTACTGTAGGAAATCATGAGAACTGGGTTTACAAATATTTAAAAGGTATTATACCAGCTAAATCTGTTGAGCCTGGATTGATTGAGAACTACTTTGACACAGTTCTTTTATTACAAGATGATGAGGAGTTAAGAGAAAAGTTCTTTGAGCTTGTTGAAAATGCTAAATCATTTTATATACATAAAGAGTTTGTAGTTACTCATGCTCCATGTAGAAATAAATACATCGGCAAGCTTCACGGTAAAAGTTTGAAGTATCAGCAACATGTAATGTATCCTAAAATGCCTGGAGCAGAATCTATTGTTGATAAAATTGTTGAATTCTTTTATAGGAAGGTGAACAAGAAAACTAAAAAGATGTCGGATAGAGAAAGTGCTTACATTAAAGAGATCGAAATATTTTTCTCTTTTTTGAAACAAGAGGCTTCACTTATTCATCCATCCCATTTTTTTGGACATATTGCCTGCGGATATATGACCGTATTTAATAAGATTAATATAGACACTGGATGTTATAAAGGTGGTAAATTAACATATGCTACCATAAAGCCTGGAGAAAAGATGTCTATTGATTGCGTTTTGTCTAAACAAAAGAAAACCTCGGAAGGGTTATTAGATTTCTTCTTATCATAAAATAAAAACCCTATAAATTATAGGGTTTTTATTGTTTGTCTTGTTTTTTATCTATAAATTTGTGATATGAAAAACGATGAACTAAAAGAGGTTATGGGTAAAGTTTTAGAAGAGGCTGTTTCTGAAAATGAAAAAAAAGAAAAAGATTTCATAGAAGGTTTTTGTAGATGGGAAGAACAGAAAGATGGGGAAGTATTTTTTCCAATTAATAAGCCAAAAGTTGTAAACGAGATACCTCCAGGGTATTACACAATACAAATATCTAGAAACAGAGGTCCTTATCTTCAAAAGAAAGAGATTCATACTGATGAATTAATCGATTTATCTAGCGAAGAAATTAAAGAAGTTATAGAAGATGTAAAAAGCTTCTGGGACCTTAAAAGTCAATATGATAGATATAACTTCATTCACAAAAGAGGGGTTTTACTTTATGGACCTCCAGGATCAGGTAAGAGTTGTGTAATTAATCTATTAGTTAAAGATTTAGTTGAAAACAGGAATGGAGTTCTATTTTCAATAGAAGATCCCGACACGCTTAGGAAATATAGTGATTTCATTTCCACTATTTTTAGAAAGATTGAGCCAGATCGTCCAGTTATTGCAATCATAGAAGATATTGATGATTTAGTAAGAGATAGAGGGTATGAAAAAATGGTCCTTAATCTTTTAGATGGAATCAATCAGATTGAAAACGTGGCTTATATTGCCACAACTAACTATCCAGAAAAATTAGCTAAAAGAGTAGCTAATAGACCAGGTAGGTTTGATAAAAGGATAAAAATTGGATATCCAAAAGCTAGCGTTAGAAAGAGGTTCTTTGAAAGCAAATTCATTGAAGACGATGTTAATAAATTTGACTTAAAGAGAATGGTTGAAGTTACTGACATGTTTACACTTGCTCATTGTAAAGAGTTCTTTGCCGAGATAGTTATCAAAGGAAAGGATATGGACAAAGTAGCTGAAGAGTTAAAAAAACTTGGAGAGATACCTTCATCTTATGATGATGAGTCTAAGAGAGGTGCTGCTGGATTTCACAATGATACTGAAGAATATGAAGATGATATAGATGATATTGAATGGAAGGCAAAATATCTATCAGAAGGAGACGAAGTATGTGGAGAGTCGCTAGAAGAAGAGGATTTAAATCCAGAAGAAGATTATTAATTTATAAATAAAAAAAAATGAAAGTTGAAGATATTTTAGGTAATTTACTTACAGTAGTTAACCAGTTACAAGTTACTCATTGGAATACTCATAAGCACACAGAGCATCAATATACAGATCAAGCTCTAGATGAGATAAGGCCTTGTGTGGATGAATTCGTGGAAGTGTTTCAAGGCAAGTTTGCTAAGAGGTTGACTCCGAGTCCAACATTAACAATTACAGTTAAGCAGGATTTTGAAATTGGTGATCTTATTACAAAAGTAAAAGAGATCAAGTCGTTCTTAGTTAGAAGAGAAGATTTTGATAATGATGATTTATGTGATATTGTTGACAACATAAGCAAGTCGCTTTATGTATTAAACCATCATTTAAGTTTAGACTAATAATGTTAAAAAAAAATAAAAAATTCTTATTATCTAAAAGAATAGGAGGTTATCTCTTAGGAGATGGGGCTGCTATAAACAGTGTAAGAGAAAAAGCTGACCAAATTGATTGGTCTGTTTTTTCTCCTTATATTGACGTAAATGATATAACAAGCTACATAGATGAGTTTGAATCAGAATTTGATATGATACGTTATTCAAAAGCAAATGGGGTTACTGGATTATCTATGGATCTGATAGAAAAATATAAAGACGTAATTAATTGGAGAGTTGTAATAAAGCGTAGGCAACTAAAAAAGGTAGATTTGCTTAAGTTTAAAAATCAGTTTTTCATGCCTAATTATGTATCTAACGCTCCTATTTATTCATATATAAGTTTATATGGATGCGATTCTCATTTTATTAAAATGTTTGATACGTTATCTTTTGGTGAAAAAAGTAAGATTTTTTCTATAATTATAACCCACCATAAATTATGTAAGAAAAACATTATAAGTTTTGTAGAAAAAAATATACATGAAGACTTTTCTTATGCTGAAGAATTATTACACAATGATTACATTAATGATGATTTAGTGAACAAATATATGAATATTTTCTTTTCTAATGAAAAACCAAGAGGAGGAGGAAATAATTTGGGGGCGTTTAATATACATGATATTGATATGTACTTGGGAAGCTTTTCTTTGAAAAAAAGAATAAAGAACAAGCAAACAATTAAGGACTTAACTATGTTTGTGGCCGAAAAAAAGGGCTGGTCAAAGTTTGATTGGGTTTTAATTTCACATGGTTTCAGAGGACGTGCTTCTGATTTAATTGAAAAAACAATGCACTTTGGACTTGATCCTATTGAGGACGATGAATATTTTTCTGAAATCATAAAAAAAAGATATGCTGATGATAATTTTGTAAGTGAGTTGTTGTCGCAATGGCAATTAGGAGAAAAAACTTTAGAAGCATTGCTTGATTATTCTGAAGTCAAAAAAACGGGCGATGCTTATTTTGGAGGCATAGAAAACGGGGGTGTTTTTAGCAATAAAAAGACTCTTTATAATATAGTTTTACAATATCAAGAACTAAGTCCAGATTTAGAAAAAAAGTATATTGAAAAATATATTTTTATTTCTAAATAATTTTTATAGTATATATGTTATTTGCTAATATTATAATATGGTTTTTATGTGGAGTTTTTTCTGTACACATTTGGGTTAATAATTTCAGGTTAAAGAAAGGCGAAGATTATTATGATGAATTTTTTATATTTATTATTGGTCCAATAGGTCTTATTTTCATTTTAAGGATTTGGATTAATAAAAAATATTAATTATTCCATCCTCCCATTTTAATGTTAATACCCTGTTCTTTAATATATTTACTTGATTTCCTACGATCGACACCAATTAGATCTTGTATTTCTCTTATAGATTTTCCTCTCTTATAAAGAGAAATAACCATATTATACTCTTTTTTATATTTAATATATTTGTCTTCTTTTTTTTTTTGATCTTCCTGTTTTCTGTTTTTAATTTCCTGTTTTCTATTTTCCTTTTCTAATTGAGTAAATAAAAGTTTATTAAATGTATCATGTTTTCTTTGCATAAAAATAGGAGAATCTTTATACATCCATTTTAGAAATCTAATACTTTGAACTGATCCACACATTTGTATAGTGTAGTTATTATTGTTCCTTTCAGGGAATCTTTGATATTTATACCAATTGCATTTTATATTTTCTGATAATCTAATTATATGATCTACAAAATTTTCAGTTCCAGTAATATTTATAGATCCTCTATTGTATTTTTGTTTACTAATAGATAAGCTGCCATCACCATCAAAATATCCAAGTACAAAGGAATGAACAAATTTTTTAGGAACAATTTTTTTAGTGGGAAATGTTATTTTTAAACTCTTTGCTTGAATAACTCCTTTTAGCTCTAGTTGTTTAGAGATATGTTTATTTTCAATTCTAAATGAATATTGATTCATTTTTTTACTAAAACCTAGAGGTTTATCTGGCTGAATTATATTTTTTATTTTTTTTAGAATGTCAACATCCTTTTTATGTAAAGAAATGTCTATTGTATTTTTATAAACCTTATTACATCCATCAGCATAAATCAGACCTAAAATATAAGCTTTTTCATGAGAGTTTATTACATCAAAATAGGTTTCATTTACTTTATATTTTCTATTCATTTCACTAAAAGATCTCAGTTGAACTCCCTCTTCTTTTAAAATTCTGTATATTGGAGTATTGCTAGTGTTAAATTTTTTACCTATCTTTGCTGCAGATAATCCAGATTGATATAATTTTACTATTTCTTCTGAGTCTAATTTTATACGGTTCCACATAGTAAGTTGATAGTGTACAATTAGAGTTGTTTTAATTATAAATATATTAAAAAATGTCAAAAGACAAATACACTATAGAGTATATCAAAGAGAATAAACTTCTTTTGTTAGAAGTTATAGCTGGATCACACGCTTATAACACGGCTATAGAAACATCAGATGAGGATAGAAGAGGTATCTTTGTAGCTGAGTTAGATGATGTACTGTTAGGTGAATATCCAGACGTAATTGAAAGTACTGTAAAGAAACAAGTAAAAGACGTTTTCGAAGAATTCAAAGAGAAAAGCGAGAACCAGGAAAATAGAGATGAAATGCAAGAAGCATTACATAACCTTCTAAAAGAGCAATGTTCTGATGTAGGATATAAAAATGTAATTGTAGACAAACTTCCTATAGAAAACAAGGAAGGAGTTTCTGTTGTAAGTGATGATGGTATAGAGCCAATTCAAACTTTCTTGAGAAAGAAAGATGATTACTCTTATTTTGAAATTAGAAAGTATATGGATATGTTGACTAGCAACAACCCAACAGTGTTGGAGTTGTTAAACATGCCAGATGATTGTGTGTTATTTAAATCTGAGTTACTAGATCAAATTAATGCTAAAGATTTCTTGTCAAAAAGATGTAAAGATTCATTTGGTGGATATGCTAAAAAGCAAATATCAAAAGCTAGAGGGCAAAACAAAATGATTGTTAATGAGATGCCAAAAGCTAGAAAAACTCCATTGGACTTCTGTTATGCAATAGAAGGTCATAAGACTATTCCATTAAAGAAGGTATTAGAACATTATGGTTATGATCAAAAGTTTTGCGGTATAGTAAGTATACCTAATGCAAAAGATAATTTCGCATTGTTTTATGATTGGTCTGCGCATAACATGTTTTCTGAAATGGTTCCCGAAGAGGATAGAAAAGAAAGAAAGAAAATTGCTAAGGACGCTGGTGAATTCATGGGCCTTGGATACAAAGGGATAATGCATGAGACTTCTAATTCTCTTAGATCTTCTTCTGTTCCTAAGTCTGAAGAGTCTGTAGCAATCTTTGTTTATTCAAAGGATGCTTATACTCAACACTGCAAGTCTCATAAAAAATATTGGGACTGGGTTGAAGAAAGAAATCCTGAGCGTTATAAAGATTCAGCTAAGAAAGGTTATGATACCAAGAACATGATGCATTGCTATAGGCTTCTACAGATGTCTCTAGAGATCGCTGAAGGCAAAGGTGTTAACGTTAGGCGTGACAATAGAGAAGAGCTCTTAGCGATACGCAAAGGAGCTCAAGACTATGATACTATATTGTCTGGAGCGGAAGATCTTATGAAGCAATCAGATAAAGCTTATGCTATAAGTGATTTGCCTAAAGATTCTGATCCTAAAAAAGGTAAAGAAATACTTCTTAATATCCGTAAAGAGTTTTATTCTGTATGAGAAAGCGTTTTTACCACACAGTCAAACAGTGGAGACCATATAGGGAACCAATATATTTAACTGAGAATGATTTGGTGAAAGGGTCTAGATATAAGCATATAAATGATATTAATTTATATGACTTTAACTTCCATAGGTCTACAGGTATGTCGTTCTTTACAAGCGGTGTGGCTGTAGACTCTAGGAATAGAATGAATAGAGCAGACTTGATTGTGTTTACAGATCGGTATGGTGAGAAAAAAGTTTTAAAAGATAGATTTGGAGATTATGGACAATAAAGAATTTGCTAAAATGTTTAAAATAAGTGTTCCAGTGGATACGTTGTTCGATTACTATATTGAAACATTATCTAAGTCACCTGAGTTTTCTCATTTACCTGCTCTTGTAGAAGAGTTTAAAGGTTTTGAAAAGTGGGTTAAAGAACATGGTTATGAACATATTGGTAGATATAAAAAAGAATGTCTTTCTAAGATAAAACACCATATTGAACATTCTGTAGCTTATACATGTTTTCAGGAGTATGATTATTCAAGTCATGAGTTTAGAACTTTAGATCAAAGGTTTGTTAAGTCTGGAAGCATGTTTATATCGATTGATATAAAGAGCGCTAATTTCTCTACCATGAAAACATTTGATGTGGATAATGAGTTAGGTAAAAGTTGGGAAGAGCTTTGTATTAGTTTAATGATTTATCCAACTCTGGTTAAATCTAAATCATTTAGGCAAGTAGTGTTTGGAAACCTTAACCCTAATAGAAATGGTAAGATACAGCTAATGAAAATGAATCAGTTAGCTGACGCATTAGAGAAAGAAGGATTTGACTTAGCTTATATCAGTAATGATGAAGTTATTGTGTCAACGGATAATGCTTATGAGGATTGGATGAAATTATCTGGAATAGCAACTAGAGCTTTACCTTCACATGAACTTGGTGTACCTCTCAAACTATCTGTTTTGAAATGGGTGAAGGCTGATGGCATGAGAAAAGGTGAGTACCTTAAGGAGAGGTATAATGACTATTGTCATCATGAATATAATAGTCTAGTTGGAATACCTGGACAAATTTTTTATGAGTACTTTAAAAAATATATCATCAAAGAAGAATTGGAAGATAAAGATTTATACTTCACTCAAGATGGTCGTTTAGCTCAATGGGTAAAATAAAATAAAAAATAACAAATAAATATCATGTTTTATTTTAGTTATAAGTATTTAATTTTATAACTTTGTAATAACTTAATTAAAAATAATAAAAAGAATAACAAAATGTCAAAGGAATTGAAACTTACTAAAGCTCAGTCCAAATCTGTGCCAAAGTACGCATTAACCAATGAAGGTTTTAAAAAATGCATGAATGAAAACGAGGAACTTGGTTTAATAGCAAGAGATCTTGTATTTAACTATTTACAACATGGTTGGAAAGTAAAAAGTGTAGAAAAGATGGCCGCTTTACAGGATACTATTAACTACACTGGGTTTAACATGAGAATGATACCTGTAATGATCAAGGGTCAAATCAAATGGAGATATACTCACACTGACTTTCAAAACAGTCAAGAGTTTATTGATTTTAGATACAACATATTCGCAAGATTCAAAAGTGAATTAAAAGCAGTTAACATAGACACAACAGATGGTTTACTTCAGGAATGCGCTGAGGTTGCTAATATTGTTTCTAAGTATAAGCATTTGCTTAAACTGGAAAAAGAAAAGTTGAATCGCTCTGGTTGGAGCATGTTTAAAAGCCTTTTTAGTAAAAAATAAAAAAAAGCCCCTAAAAAAAAGGGGCTTTTTTATTGCACAAGTTTTTATAAAGTCTTATATTTGTTTTCATATTAACTCATTAAATATTAAGTAATGAATATCGAAAAAGAATTTAAATTATTTGCAAAAGATCAAGGTGTTCCAACAACTACTTTAGAGGATTATCAAAATAAGGTTTTTAATCCTAAAAGATTTTCCGCTGAAGTAATGGCTGGTATCTCTAATGCGGCTATGCATCAGTACCAAGCAGGTATTAGTGCAAACGTTATGGAGGTTTCTGGAATATCCCAAAGCGCTTCAGACATTTATAACCTAACTCCAAACATTGTAGAAGAGAGACCAGGTAACATGGCTATCTTAGACGTGTTTTCTCGTCTTATGAAAGACAGAGTTATTTGGTTCGGTACACCAGTAGATTCTCAAGTAACAAATATTGTTAACGCTCAACTTCTATTCTTAGAGAATACGGATAGCAAGAAAGAGATCAATATGTATATTGATTCTCCAGGTGGAAGTGTTATTCACGGTCTATCAACGGTTGATGTTATGAACTACATAAACCCAGACGTTAGAACAACTGTTGCAGGTATGGCAGCAAGCATGGGAGCTATTTTGTTAGCTTCTGGTACAAAAGGCAAGAGACACTCTTTAAAGTATTCTCGTACAATGATTCACCAAGCTTCAGGTGGAGCTCAAGGTAAACGTAGTGACATGAAAGTTACTATGGCTGAATTAGAAAAATACACTGAGGATCTTTATAAGATTTTAGCAGAAGCTACTGGCAAGTCTTATGAGCAGATTGAAGAAGATTGTATTACTGATAAGTGGTTTAGATCTGAAGAGGCTGAAGCATATGGAATCATTGATTCTGTTATCGTAAAGAAAGCAGTTGCTAAATAATTTATAGTGTTTATTAGAAAAAGGCGGATATTCCGCCTTTTTTTTTGATTTAATAACAACAAAATACTATAATAGACGTTATATAAGTGTGAAGTCGATAACAATATGGAATTAATAAGTATTATTGTTTTGAATGTAGTGTGTATTATTTTAGTTGGAGTGATTATGTTTTCCCCTATTTTTATATACATTTTAATTCAGCAAAAAACTAGGATTGAAAACCTGGAGAATGATAGAAGAAAAGAGCAGAAAAAAAGTAAAGAGTGGATGATAATAGCTTTAAATTATAAAGCTACTATTCAGAAGATGCAACAACTTATAACGCTTTATAATATTACTTTTGAGGCTGACAAAAACTCTTCTATACAAGAATTGCAAGCTAGAGATTTTGAGCTATTAAATATTGAAGAACTAAATCAGTTAATGAATTATTATACTGAAATTGAAGATTATACTTTTGCTAGTATATGTAGAGATAGAATAAAGTTCTTAGAACAAACTAAATAGAAACATATGAGTGATGAACGAATTTTAGAGGATATAGTTGGAGTGGAACCGCCGAAGAGTGTAGATGTGTTTTTTAAAGCTTTATTGACTAGTGAGTCATTGAAAAAAGCTGATAGTAAAGATAAAGTTGAGCATCATTCTGTATTTATGAACACAATTTCCAGAAACAAGAAAGGTTCTTTTGTTTTAGTTGGGGATCATGTTTACAAAAAAACTTCTAAAGGATGGAGAACAACTAAGAACCTAACTACGGTTGAAATAGTTGACTCAAACGAGTTAGTAGATAGATATTTAGATTACATGAATTCTATTTAAAAAATGGAAGGAATTAAGTTAACGGGTAGAATTTTCTTTGATCCAGACAATAAAACAAAGAAGCATAATAAACAAAGTAGTTGGAAGAGAACTGCTATGATTATCATTAATGATGATCTTCCAGAATATTATGCTTGGTTTGTTAAGGCTAGATATGGTTTAGAACTTAATACACCTCTTAGAGGGAATCATGTTACTATCATAAATGATAGGATCAATACTCCTGAGTTAACTAAAAACTTTGAAGCTATAAAAGAAAAATATCACGGAACACTAGTAACATTTTACTATGATGTGAATGTGAGAACAAACGCTGCTCATTGGTGGTTAAAAGTTAATTGTCCCGAAGGTCAATCTATTAGAAATGAAGCTGGTCTTGGTGATCCGTTTTATGGATTCCATTTATCTATTGGGTTAGTACCAGAAGATTCAGGAAGGAGAGAGCATTCTGAATACATACTAAGATGTATTAAAGCATATGGCTAGTAAGTGGCTGGAGATAAATGGTATTCACCTCTAGGTATATTTAAAAAATGATGCCTTAAGTTTCTCAAAGATTGAGAAATGTATTCAGCTTCACTTGTAGGGTTTGATATAATAATTCTATGACCTTTAATCGCATTCGTAATTGGCCCTAACATAATCATAGCATCAGCTACATTGTTAGGTAAACATTCATCAAAATAAACATGCATAGCATTACTTCCTCTAAAAAGGTTAGGATCGTAAGTTGTGAACTTTATTTTGCTAAAGTTTGATAAAGTATAAGAATTTTCAGTTTCTTTTATAATATCAAATGAAGAAGGGTTGTCAGGAGATTTGTATTGAAGTTCAAACTCTTTCAAGCATTCAAGTAAATATATCATCGATTGTTTACGAGATTTAGCAGACTGTTTATTATGACAAATATAATAAACAGTAACATCTGCATCAGCCATTAACAAAGTTAAAATTGATTGCATAACTGTAGAAACGCCTAATTGTCTAGTTTTAGAAATAACAGTTATCTTGTTTTCAGAAACAGATTTAATAATTTGTTTCTGATTATTATTTAGTTTGAATGGAATGTTTTTACCAAATCTACTGCTATATATATTGAAGTGGTTTTCAATTAAATCTGTTATTTGACTTCTGGAAAACCTAAGCGGATCTTGGTCTAAGAAAAGTTTTAAGTCAGGTTTTATGTAAAATCTTTTTCTCATGGCATAGATTTTGTATCTTTATAAGAATTTAATCATAATCATTTAATAAGTCAAGCAACAAAATGATTATAATTTCGTTATATAATTATGAATAAAGTAAGAGTAAGATATGCGCCTTCGCCAACAGGTAAGTTTAAATAAAAATTTATAAATTTTTATTTAAACTTAAAAATATATCCTTTTATAGTTTTAACCTTACCGTTAGCACAATGGTATATTCCTGAATAATTAATTCCAGTTTTTTTGACAGCATCTGATATAGAATTGTATTCCATAATTTTATTTCCATCTACGTCAAATTGAATGATATTTTTGGAACCCTTCCTTACAGAAGGTTTTTCGAAAAGGTCATTTTCAAATCTCCATACATATCCACCAGCAGTTTTAAGGTTTTTATTGCAGCATCTAGAAATATTGCCAGAAGGTATACTGGTTATATCACAAGCTTTTGAAACTGAATTATACGTTGCAATTAACTCACCTTTTTTATTATATTGATCCACCTTCTTTCTTAAATTTTTGGCTGGATTTTCATATTCTAAAGAAAAAGAATCACCTTTAAATCTCCAAACATAACCTCCAGCCGTCTTATATTTCTTTTTTATTTTGCATACATTAGAAATGGATGATATAGGTATTTTGCATTCTTTTGAAGCTTGTGCTATTGAATCATATTTATTAATTATTTTACCTGTTTTATTATATTGAATCACTTCCTTTCTTGAAGGTTGTGATATTCTCAACTTTTGCTTAGATTCTTCAGTGTGTGATTTATTATAGAAAGGATTATCTTTTCCATGCATCCCTTCTCCTCCTGGGGTTAAGTTTGTCAATTTATAACCTTTTTTTTTGTATTCAGAAATAAGTTTTATTTCCACATCTTGCCAGTTCTCATTTTCTAAAACGATATAAATACTTTTTATAATTATATGAAACCCATCACTTATTTCTTTTCTTATCCAGTTCCCTTTATAAGTTGTATCTCCTTTTAAATTACTTAAGTGTTTTTGCAATCTACACTTTATGCTATTTGAAGTTTTACCAATATATCTCACATTTTCAGGGTTCCTAGAACTTGATAATTGGTATATTTTTATTTTATCTTTCATAATAAGTCTTTATAATTAAATATTATAAAAAATTGTTTTTTTTAGATTTATAATTGTATTTTTGTGTTAAATGATTAAATATGGAAGAAAAACGCATTAGAACTAGATTTGCTCCAAGCCCGACAGGTCCAATACATTGTGGTAATATAAGAACAGCCCTTTACAACTATTTGTTCGCAGCTAAATATGGTGGTGAATTAATACTCAGAATAGAAGATACAGATAGTTCAAGGCTCGTAGAAGGAGCTCAAGAATATATCAAGAAATCTATGGATTGGTGCGGTATAGAGTTTGATGAAGGTCCAGGCATAGGCGGCCTTGATGGTCCATATATACAATCTGAGAGGTTGGAGTTATATGAGGTATATGTTCAAGAGTTAATCAAATCTGGACATGCTTATTACGCTTTTGATACTCCTGCGGCATTGAATGCTATGAGAGAAGATCTTAAAACGGATATTAATCCTATGCCTAAATATGATCATAACACTAGAGACTTGATGTCTAATTCTCTTACAATGGGGGAAAGCGATGTTAAAAAAGCAATTTCTTCTGGCGCGTCTTACGTAATAAGATTTAAAGTTACAAAAGATAAAGAAATTACATTTACTGACATGGTCAGAGATAAAGTCACATTCAATTCTAATGAAGTGGATGATAAAGTGCTTATGAAATCTGATGGTGTTCCAACGTATCACTTAGCTGCTGTCATAGATGATCATCTTATGAAGATATCTCATGTGATAAGAGGGGAAGAGTGGTTACCATCCACTCCATTACATATTATGTTGTACGAAGCTTTAGGGTGGGATATTCCTGAATTTGCCCACTTGCCATTAGTTTTAAACCCTGATGGTAAAGGTAAATTAAGTAAGAGAACGGCTCATAGATTAGGTTTTCCTATCTATCCTTTTCAATGTCAAGTGTATGACGATAAAAAGAAACAACAAATTACATGTTTAGGTTATAAAGAGGGAGGTTATGATAAAGATGCTGTAGTAAATTTTATGGCGATGTTAGGGTGGAACCCTGGCAACGATCAAGAGATTTTTACCTTTGAAGAATTGGTAAATGCATTCTCTATGGATAGAGTTAACAAAGCAGGTATTCGCTATGACAATGAAAAGATTACTTGGATGAATGGAAAGTATATTCGCCAAACTGATTCAAGTGTATTAGCTGAAACTTTATTGAAAGACTGGAAATATGAGGTTGAAAGTTGGGGTGAGGTTTATAAGCCTCACTTTACATTATCCAGGCTTAATGAAGTATACGCTACTAAAGCTTGCGATCTCCTTAAGGATCGAGTAGAGTTTATAACTGATCTGATGCCAAAATCTCAGTATTTATTCCTTCCACTTAATAAAGAAGATTATGATTGGAGCATTCTTAAAAAGCAATTGACTGATAATGTTGTAGAGGTTCTTACTGATTTTTATGAAGACTATACAACGGTCCCAACTGCTCAAACAAAGAATTACTTAAAGATTACTTGTGATGACCTTGGTGTGAAGTTTGGTGATGTGTTAAAACCATTAAGGTATATTATAACACAAGAAACTGGCGGACCTGAATTATTTCCAATTATGGAATTAATAGGATCAGATGAAACAATATTTAGAATTAAAAATGTATTATTATGGCTCAAAGAACAGTAATTGCAATAATTGGTTTAATGATAGGTGTGTTGTTTGGGTTTTCATGTAATGACAATAAACTACCTCATTATAAAGCTGAAAAATTAATAGGAATTGATTCCGATTACACTCCTTATGAAGAAGGAGAACTTGCTTTTTCTTTAAACAAGAGAGGACTTAGTTATAATGAAGTAGTGGAAATTATGGGAAGAGCACCTAATACTGAAGATTGGACTGGTCCAAATGATTGCACCTTAATTTATCATAATGTATGCATAAGAGGTATTTGTAAATATGTTGAAATAGAACTTGATGAAGATGGTTTAGAATATGTTACATTCAGAGTTTATACTAAACCTCAAAAATGTTGTTTAGATTCTTTAAATGTTAAAAAAGTCTTGAAATAAGGTCATGGCAAGTGTTATATTACTATATGGCTAAGAAAATAACAGCTAAAACAGTAAATAAGAAACCTGCAGCTCCAAAGAAACCTGCTGTAAAAAAACCAGTTACACCAAAAAAAACAGCGGCTCCTAAAAAAGCCGCTGTTGTTGTTAAATCTAAACAAGTAACTAAGTCGGTAACTAAGAAACCAACTGCTCCAAAGAAGCCAGTTAGAACTAAAACAGCAAAACCAGCTGCTCCCAAAAAACCTACAGTAACTAAGTCGGTAACTAAGAAACCAGCTGCTCCCAAAAAACCTACAGTAACTAAATCTAAAAATGTAACAGCAAAACCAGTTGCTCCAAAGAAGCCAGTTAGCACAGCGGTAAAACCTAAAACTGTAGCTCAAAAACCAAGCGCTCCTAAAAAGCCATCTGTAGCTTTAAAGCCTAAGCCTGTCAAAAAGGTAATTTCTACAAAGGTTGTTAAAAAAGAAAAGGTGATAGTTGTCAAAAAGGATCCAGTTAAAGATCCTACTAATTATCCAATAACTCCAATCGTAAGAGCTTATCAAGCGATGCTTGATGAAGCAATAGATAGATATCAACAAAACCTATCTGAAAAACCTAGTAAACTTCAGAAACAACATATAGAGGATATAGTACGTAATAGAGATTATGCTCCATATGATCTAAGAAATTCAGGAGGTAGTTCTAGAAGGTATAAACCTCAGTATCCTCACCTTGAATTAGAAAAGAATAAAAATAAGAAAACTGTTAAAAAAACTACTAGAAAAACTAGCAGAAGAAAAAAATAAGCCATATATTTGTTGTTCTTGATATACATAATAAAAGCAATTGAGTATGAACAACATCACAGATGCTATTAAGCAAAAACTAGGTAGAAATCTCTACCAACAAAAGAACCATCCATTAGAGATTGTTAAAAGAAAAATTTACGAAGTATTTGAAGGGTTCGAGAAAATTGAAGGGTTAGAACCTAAAGTTCCTGCAGCTCATTGCTTCGACATGTTACTGGTTCCTAAAGACCATCCTGCAAGAGCTATTACAGATACTTACTATGAAGATGAAGAAACGGTTCTTCGTACTCAAATGACTGCTCACTTAGTACCTTTGGTAAAATCAGGTCACACTAAATATTTAGTTACTGGAGATGTTTACCGTAAAGACACCGTAGACGCTACGCACGCTCCAGTATTCCATCAGATTGACGGGTTCTGTCTTGCTGATAAAGATCCAGCTCAAGAATTAAGGCATTGGATGTCTAAAATGGTGGAGACACTTTTCCCTGGACAACAATATAGATTCAAAGATAATAAAGAATTTGATGATTCTATTAAAGCAGAGTTGTCTGCAGAAGAATATGAGAAAGAAAAGTTCGATCCAGAAACAGAATTCCCATTCACCTATGATTCAACTGAAATAGAGGTGCTATTCAATATGGGTGGAGAAGATAAATGGGTAGAAGTATTAGGAGGTGGAACTGTAGAGCCAGATATAATGTCCTCTATTGGGTTAGGTGGTAAACAAGCTTGGGCTTTCGGCCTAGGGCTTGAAAGGCTTGCTATGATTTTATTCAACATAAAGGATATTAGATATTTTTGGACTGAAGACGAAAGATTCTTGAAGCAATTCGCATCAGGTCAAGTAGTTGAGTTCAAAGAATATTCTAAATACCCTCCAGTTAATAGAGATATATCTTTCTGGACTCCTGAAGGATTCCATGAGAATGAATTCATGGAAATTTCTAGAGCTGAAGGAGATGATTTGATTGAATCTATCAGTTTATCTGATAAATTCACAAACCCTAAGACGAATAGAACCTCTCTTTGTTATTCATTGGTATATAGATCTCCAAACAGAACTTTAACAGATGATGAAATAAATGAGATTCATAATAGGATAGAAAATTCTATTACTGACAATTTAGGGGTAGAAGTAAGATAAAATAAAGCCCATTGTTAATAGCAATGGGATTTAATCATTATACATATGAGCAGACAAGGTTATAATAAGAAAATATTAGAAGAAATTACTATTTTAGTAGAAGAACATCCTGATTTGAGATTTCATCAAATACTTCAGATTGTAGGAGTGGTAGAGTTGGATGAAGAAATTCCTTATGGAGAAATGCCTCATGAGTTCACTCCAGTTTCTTCTGACAAGTTTCATGAAGAAAGTAATATTACTTACAAAAGAATATGTGATAAAAAAACAAAAGATGAAAGCTAAATTAGATAACATGTATTCGTTTGAAGATGGTTCACAAGTAAGCGATTCATCAATAAAAAAGTGGCATAAAGAGATAAATGAATCTCTTGAAGATTCAAAGGAGGAAATTGCTATCCGAAAAATAGCAAGCGGAAATGGGTTTGTAATAGGAATCAAAAAGGGTAATACAATTGAAATTACTGAAGTTAAAAATGGATATATTCAATATGAATATGAAGAGGAAGAAGAAATTGTAGAATTAATTGGTTTATCTGAAATAAAACCAATTTAATTTTTTAAATCTTCTTTTATTAATTACATTTGTCTAAATTTAATTTTAGAAATAATGGTATTTAATAAAGAGCTTTTTGAAGAAATGATCAAAGAGGGTTATGTGATGTCACAAAAACACCCTAGCGCTGATCTGTATATTTACAATTATTCTAAGAAGGCTCAGTTTGAGGATTATTGGAATGAGGTTACATTATCATGTCGCGGCTTAATACTTAATGGTAACGGGGAAGTTGTATCTCAATGTCTTCCTAAATTCTTTAACCTGTCACAGCATAAGCCTGAAGAAATACCTAATGAATCATTTGATGTATTCACTAAGATGGATGGATCTTATGGGGTTTCTTATGTATTAAATGGTAAGGTTTACGCGGCCTCTAGAGGATCATTCACATCAGACCAGGCTGTAGAAGCGTCTAAGATGTTGGATGAGCTATATCCAAGCGCATCTAAATCTATATTGGAAAATATAGATAAGACTTACATTTTTGAGATAATCTATCCAAATAATAGAATAGTTGTGGACTATAGAGGTAAAAGGCAATTAGTTCTATTAGCTGTTTTAGATACCGATACAGGTAAAGACTTACCTTTAGAGGATATTGGTATGCCAATAGCGAAAAAGCACGATGGTATCAAGGATATCAAAGAGTTGGAAGCTTTAGAGGTGGAGAATGAAGAAGGATTTGTTGTTCTTTTTAAGAACGGGTTTAGATTGAAGGTGAAGTTTGACGAGTATGTAAGACTTCACAGAGTAATGACTGGAATTTCAAATTTGGACCTTTGGAGAATGAGAATGTTTGAAATTGCTCCAGAATATTATCCTGAATGGAAGTTTACTTTAGATGATATATTAGACAAGGTCCCTGATGAGTTTTATGACTGGATACATAAGACTCTCGATGATTTCGATAAAGAATATGAAAAAAGATTAGCAGTGGTAAAGTCTGATTTTAAAGCTTTTAATGACAAAATGATATCTGAAGGAAAGATTGATAGAAAAGATTTTGCTATAAACGCTAGGAAAATTAGTAAGAAAGACGCATCTTTGTTCTTATCTTTGAAATATGGATCTGAAACATCGGTAAAACGTGCTTTATGGTCTGAAATGAGACCAACTTATAACACTCCTTTTGTGGAGGACTAAAAATTTAAAAATATGAGCGTAACAGCAACGGCAGAAAATAATACATCACAAGAAAAGCTTTTCGAAGCTGTTGATGTTCTAGAACAGTTATGTAGCGTTAGGAATTATAAAGGATCCCGTTCAGGGGTTCTTAATATAACTCCGAGAGCAAAATTCATAATAGAAGTTTTGGATTTCTTAAAATTAGACTATGAATTAGAATCTTTCAGCGATGAACGAGAGTCTAATGATAAAGCTTTAATGTTTCAAGAAGTGTTTAGAGCAATTGATAATCTTTCTTTTGTTGATCGTGCTAAAGCTACATTTGAGATGACTGAAGAAGATGGTAATTTCAACTTCAATTTCAATGCAGAAGAGTTACTAGAGCAAGGTATAATTCATGATATTGTACCTACTTATCACAACATTGTGGTTAAGTTTGAAGCTAGTGAACCAACTGATGAATCAATCATATTTACTGCTCATCACGATATTGTAAGGCCTGATTCTGACAATTGTCAAGATAATGGAGCTTCTGTAGCTAATTTGTTAGACCTTGCTAGAAAATTAAAGCAAGAACAACCAGATTTAACTAAAAATGTGTATATCATATTCTTAGACTGTGAAGAAACAGGAGGAAGAGGAGCGTCTCATAACGCTACTAAAATAAAAGATGGTAAATATGGAGAGGTTGTTTTCATTGCCAACTCTGAATTAACAGCTATTGGAGAATCTATTTGGATGGAATCAGTAGATACTTTAGAATCTGTGGTTTATATGGAAAAGGCTAGAGAGTATGATGAAAATATAGTGGAGAAGCGTTGCCCTCCAAGTGATGCTATGTATTATAGATCAAGTGGAATTCCTCAAGCTGTATGTTTTGGTATATTACCTACAGAAGAGGCGTCTTTAGGATTCCCAGGAACTTGGTCTGTGTGCCATTCTCCTGCTGATGTTTTTAGAGCTGACAAAGACAATATGGAAAACTACGTAAACTTCTTATTTAGCTTAATTAATGCTTAATAGAAAAAAGAAATATGGTGAGTTGATTAATCGAATCGAAGAACTTGGTTTGATTATATACGCTGAAAAAGACGTGGTAGACAAATACAATAGGTTTATCTTGTTTTTTTCAGATGAAAACTATATACTTTGCACTCAAGAAAAAGATAAAGTGTATATCAGTTTCATAATTGATAATTTTGGTGAAGAAAAGTTGCCTACCAAGTTTATAGATGTATTAACCGAAGAGTTGGATTTAAATGATGGATGGCCAGTAACTGTTTTTGAAGAGTTGTCTGATACATTTACCAAACCAAAGCATGGAAACATAGAAGACCTATCAATTAGAGAAATGAAATATTTAATGATTAAATCTGCAAAGGAAGAAAGTTATTTAGAAGCGGCAAAGTATAGAGACATGATAAATAAAAAGAACAACGAATTATGAATACTAGAGACATTATAAGAGAAGTAAGAACTTTTAGACAATTAGCAGGTAGAGGAAATTATTCTCCAGACCAAAGTATTATAAGCGCAATAGATAATAGACAATTTCCTATTTCTGACAATTTGTTTTTTGGTTTTTGTCCGCAACATAATGCTGACAAAGAGTGGCAAAGATGTTTAAGGTTATTTGAAAATCGATTATTACCAAACATGCCTAACCTAACTCCTGAAAACTTTTTCAATCCATTAATGATGGAGTGGATGAGAGCTAATCAAGAATTACAGCGTTTAGAGGCGCCAATAAAAGACGAGTTGCTAGCTCTTTCTCAGGATGTTGTAAGAGAAATCTATGGAATTGAGCCTGAAGATGTAGAATTCAATCCAGACATTTTGCCTCCAGGCAATAATGGTTTCGATTCTAGAAACTCAGAAGAAATACCAGATTTTAAAAGAGACATGCCTGACATGGGATCAGAAGCTCCAGAGATGGGCTCAGAAGCTCCAATTGAAGATCAGGTACAAGAAGATCCTGATGCTCCAATATCTCCAGAGAGAGAGGCTTATGTTCGTGAAGAGGCTCAAAAAAGACTTATCATGAATGGGTTTGCTCATGGTTCAGCTATACATATTTGGAAAAGCTCTTACTATATTGCGCAAGAGCGTTTGAATGCGTTAAATCCTCAATTAATTGAGTGGTATGACAAATATGCGGCATTGGTTTCATTTCTTATGTGGATGTTCCCTGCTGAACAGATGAGGCAAATGATTGAAAGCAATCAAGCTGTCAATCAAGGTTGGAATAAAGTAGGCTTCAAACAAAAGGATTGTAATGAGGATTGTAATGAGGATGAACGTCCAGAAGATAATGAGGATGAAGAAGTGCCAGTAGTAACTGGTGTTGGAATGAACTTCCCTGTATTACTTCATGAGCTTTCCAAAGGAGTAGTTGAATTGATTTCTTACCATGCTATACCTACAGACTTCTCTGTTAAAGAACTACAATTGTACTACCAGATAAGTGATGACTATGTATTAGAGCCTTGGTTCTATTTCTTAGCGCCAACACTTTGGTCTGATATGGTAACTGTGGTCAACAAAATAAATGAAGAATTTAAATCTGACAATACAGATTTAAATGATGAGGTAGAAATTCCAGAAACACTAGAGTTTTTATGTTCATTGCCATATGAAGAATTAGCTGAAATGTGTGTGTACATAGTTCATGACAAAGATAAAGCTGTATCCGCAATTCAAGAATATATGGAAGAGCTTCAAGCTAGTGAAGATGAAGAGGAAGATGTGTATGAACCTGAAAGTGTCATACCTGAAATTTTGCCTACTGGAACAGATATAGGTGGTGGAGACTTTAGTCACGAAGAGGATTTATCTTCCAAAGACTTTGATACACTTACTGTGGATGAGCTTGCAACTCTACAAGAACAAGCTATTGCTGATGAAGATTATTCACTAGCAGGTAAGTGCAAAAATAGAATCGAAGAAATTAAAAAGACAAAATAACACAAAAGCTTGTCTAATTGAAATAAAAACAGTAATTTTAACATATGAAATACGTTGTTAATCATCCTTCTCCCGCTCCTGCGCCGACTCCTACTAAACCTAGTACGAAGCCGAACACGAGTCCAGGGAAAAAGCCTGGAAGATCACCTTTTAGGCCAACCAAACCTAAAGTTGAACCTAGACCAAAAGCGTTTTTATCATGAGCAAAATTAATTGGGGAAGATCCAAAAGAGAAAATACTGCAAAGAAAGCAGTAGAAGCAAAGGTAAAAGAAACTACTGATAAAGTAGTGGGTCATACTATATCTAAACAGGAAGAAAAACCTCAACAGAAAAAAGTTAAAAAGCAGAAGAAAAGTAGAGTTGAATTTCTTTCTGATAGATATATCGGTAGAAAGATTTCTATACCAGAAAATGATGAAGACTTTGATGAGAAAAAACGTAAGCTATACGATGAGTCTATAAAGAAGTCTGCGTTTTTAGAAATTGTTGATCTTGATCCTTCCACTAATAAGCAATACTCTGAATGGGTATTAACTATCTATGCAAAAGGTAGATTTTTAATGGAAGACATGGGAAGAATGCATGAGTATCTTTTACTTTTCGATAAGTGTAAGCACAGACTCGACGAGAAAAAGAGAAACATCAAGAACTATAAAAATATTGATGATTTATTTAACACAGTTCTTCCTTATAGAAATCTTTCAGAGGAAGAACTGATGTCTAATACTCAATTGTTAAAAGTTCAGAAGTTAAAAGATGCGGAAGTGTTATTGGATTCAGATAGATGGAAAATCATTGTTCCTTTAACAAAAGAAGCGGCTATACTTTATGGTAAGGGTACGACTTGGTGTACTGCATCCATGCATGGTAGCAACTATTTCAAGACATACACTCAAGATAGGTACCCAGGATCAAGATTGTATATTATGATTGATAAACATGCTGACCCTAGAGAAGATCAAGTCAATCACAAGTTTCAATTTCACTGGGAGACAGGTCAGTTCCAAAACGCTCAAAACAGAAGTGTTGGAGATGTTGATGAATGGTTATATCAACACCCAGAGTTGTTGGATGTTTTTACTAAGTTAAGCACTCCGTATGGTTTGAAACTAAGGTTTAAATTTAACAAGAATTTAACTCCAGAAGATAAAATCATAGATCAAGATTTGACTATGTCTGAACTTGAAATGGTAGAGATACCAAGTGGTTTGACAGTTAGAGGTAATTGTGATTTTAGAGGATGTAAAGCTACTAGTATAGACAATCTTTACGTTGAAAAAGAGTTAATTCTTGAAGGTTCTGAAATTACACATATTACTGGATCATTATATGTTGGCAGATCTATTAAAGGTAAATATTGTAAATTAGAAAGCCTTCCAGAAAATACCACAGTTAAAGGAAGTATAACGCTTGTTGGTAGTAAATTAAAAGTTATACCTAAAGGATTAGAAGTAGGCGCAAACCTTTACCTTTCTAATACCGATATCACTCGCATAGAGCCAGATATAAGCGTTGGTAACCATCTTTATCTTCATGGATTAAAGATAGTTAACAGAGATGTTAAGATTAGATATATCGGAGGAGATATTAAAAATCAAGAGTTAATTGCTGGAATGAGAAAAATGATAAAATAATGTCAAATAGAATCCATTTTCTAAAAGAAAAGTTTATACCAAAGATTGAGTCGAGCCCCTTTTTAAAGGAGGCTCAACTTCAACTGTCTTTATCTGATGATAAATTTAAAGGTAATCTTACTGAACCAACTCCTGAAGACATATTTGTCTCTTTTGTTAATTCAGATCCAACTCCCAACTCTCAATATTTAGAGTGGATGTTGTTTAGGTTTTTAGATAATAAAGACGATGCTCAAAGATTAATGGTTGAAGATTTAGAGAAAGCTAAAGACGACCTTGGTTTTTTATTTAAACATCACTCTAAATTACCTGTAGACAAAAGAAATATAAAAAATTACAAATCACTTCAAGATTTGTATCAGTCTCTTTCTAAAATTAGAAAAGAAGATGAATTTGTAAGTCAAAGTCAGGCTGATAAAGTAGCTAAAGAAGGCGCTGAGGTCTGGCTAGACAATGAAGAGTGGTTAGTATTAATGCCAACTACTCAAGAAGCTGCTGTCCTTTATGGAAAAGGAACTAGGTGGTGTACAGCAACTAAAGGCGCATCTAATTTTGATTATTACAATAGACAAGGTCCTTTAATAATTATCATAAATAAACATGATAAGGATAAGAAGACTTATAAGCATCAGTTTCACTATGAGACATCTCAATTCATGGATGCTACTGATGATAGAATAGATGAAATGGCTTTTTTAAAGAAAAACCAAGACATTTTATTAGCTATCATTGATAATATCAAAGATACGCAAGCTTTTACTATGAGACTTTTATTCAATCTTCCAATAGAAGATGAAAATAAAAAGATCAGCGGAGACCTTGATTTAACTAAAATTCAAATAGAAGATTTAACTCCAGGTTTAGAAATAGATGGTGATTTAAAATTAGGAGGAGCTCAAAATATTAAGAGAATTCATAATTTGAAGGTTACTGGTGATTTAATATTAAAGGGTAGCTCTGTGGAATCAATAACAGGATATCTTGAAGTAGGTAAAATGTTGTTAGCTGATTACTGCAGTAATTTAAAAGAACTGCCAGATAATATAAAAATAGGAGGCACTTGTAAGATGATAGGTTGCAACCTTTCGAGGTTACCCGCTAACAGCGTTATAGGTGGAAACTTATATGTTTCGAATAATAACCGTATAACAGAAGTCCCTGAAAGCTTATATGTTAATACTCATTTTTATGCAAGAGACACTGGGATAAAGTCTCTTCCTAAAAACCACAACATTAAAAGAAGAATTTTTCTTGAATGATGATTAACAACATATAACATTGATGAAATAAATGGTGAACTTCTTTTTGGGATTCACCATTTATTGTTTAACTTTGTTAAATAACAATTATAAATTATGTCAACGGATAGAATAAAGAAGGTAAAAGTAACTCAGGGGATCCCTGGATCAGGTAAGTCAACCTGGGCTATACGTCAGTGCAGAGACACTAACTACCGTAGAGCAAATAGAGATGATATCCGATCTTTGTTTGGGGACTCTTCTTTGTGCCTAAATCCTGAATTTGAGAAAGAGGTAACTAAGTTACAGCACTTTGCAATCAGAACAGCTCTTAGAGCTGGTCATGATGTAATTGTTGATGATACTAACTTGAATGAAAGGTATTTCAATAAGTTAAAAGAATATATACAGGCTTATTGTGATGAGACTGGTGAAGTAATAGGAATCGAAAGAAAAACTTTTGATGTAGATGTAAAAGTGTGCATCAAAAGAGATGAGGAAAGAGAACGTACTGTAGGTAAAGAGGTAATCGAAAAGATGCACGCTAACTATGTTAAAGGTGTTTCTAGTGGATTTGTTAAAAATGTATACGAAGCTCTTTATCCAGGTCAAAACTTGATTGTCAACGATCCAAGTAATCCAAAGTGTATTATCTGTGACATTGATGGAACTCTAGCTAATATAGATCACAGAGATCCATATGACGCTTCCGACTGTGAAAACGACCCATTAGTTAAACCAGTTGCTGGAGTGCTTAAGAATTACTTTGATTTAGGTTATAGAGTGTATCTATTCTCTGGTAGAAGTGATGCATATATAGAAGAGACAAGTAAGTTCTTAGAAAAAAACCATGTCCAGTATCATAAGCTTGTCATGAGAAAAGAAGGTGATTTCAGATCCGATTCTATTCTTAAAGAAGAGATGTTTAATGAAAATATAAGAGATAAGTTTTATATTGATTTTATTCTTGATGATAGAGATCAAGTGGTGCGTAAATGGAGATCCATGGGTATCACCGTTTTTCAAGTAGCATATGGAGACTTTTAAAAAGTCTCCATTTTTTGCAACATTTTATGTTTTTTTTACGTTTGTATAATGTAAACTAAATTATTGCTATGGATCATATTATTGAAAAAAGTTTAAAAGAATTAAATGAGTATATTTCCAGATTGGAAGAATATGCTTTAATAGGTATGATGGGTCATTCCTTAACCCATGGTTTTAACGCTGGAACCAGCAGTCTTAGTTATCAAATTGAGTCTCTACCTGAAGAGTACGATAATATAAAAAAATTATATCAAAGCACTATGGGTCAAGTACGTTCAGTGCTAAATACTTGTTATCACAAAAAATCAACATATAGACAAATCATTAAGAAAGAAGATTTTGAGAAAATGTTTATCAGTGACAAGATCGAGTTTGAATGCGAGGATGATGTTGAAGTTTTTAATGATAAAGCTGTTTTGTTTGCTATTATACATGAACTGTTAAACAATGCTTTCAAGTATAGAAATGATAGAGAATCAAAGCCTCAATTAGTAATTAATAATTCTAGAATTTATGTTAGAAACCCTTGTGATACACCTAAGAATATAGACAGGTTATTTGATTTAGAGTATGTAGATGATACCAAGCCAAACCCTGGGAGTGGATTTGGTTTATATTTCAGTAAGAAAATGGCCGAAAAAATTAATTGTAATTTAAGAGTAAGCTACTCAAGGGGCTTGTCAAGAATTACCTTCTATCTAGATTTAAAAAAGAAACAATAATACTATGCCGAAATACAAAGCAAATATCATATTAGAAAATGACAACTGGTTAATAGTACAACCTCTTAGTCATTCAGCATCAGCATTTTATGCTAAAGACACTTATTGGGCTATAGGTCCAATAGCTAAAGGTGGAAGTCTTCAAGTTTACTTTAAAGCTTATACAGCAAAAGGTCCTATATTCATTGTAATGAATAAAAATGAATCTGAAGACAGTGAGGTTAAAAGAATGGGTTTTCATTTTGAAACCGCAACTTTTGTTAATGTTCTAAATACAAACTTTAATCCTAAGGAATATTTTGATAAACATCCTGAAGTGTTTATAGCTATAGAAAGTCACATGTCAGAAGAAGGAAAGAAATTTTAATTTGAGAAATATGATCCAGAGTTTGCTGGTAAATATATAAATGGCTAACTTTGCTCTATGAGTAAATGGAAAGAAAGAATGATTGGCTTAGCTGGTCATGTAGCTACTTGGAGTAAGGATGAAAGCACAAAGGTTGGAGCCGTTGTCGTAAATGATCGCGGAACAGTGCTTTCAATTGGATATAATGGATTTGCTCGTGGAGTTAATGATAGTGTTCAAGAAAGAAAAGAACGTCCTTTAAAATACAGCTATACACCTCATGCTGAAGCTAACGCAATATACAATGCTGCAGCTGAAGGTATATCTTTGATTGGGGCCAGTATTTATGTGACACTATGTCCTTGCAGCAGTTGCGCCAACGCAATTGTGCAATCGGGAATATCTAAAGCATATGCTCCAAAGATTGATGAAACCCATGAGAGAGATCAGCGATGGCTAGAAGAGTTCACTATATCAAAAAATATTCTTGATGAGGGTGGTGTGGAAATAGAATTTTATTAGTATGGCATTTTGGAATAGAAAGAAAACTGAAGCTCCTTTAATAAATAAAAGTGAAGAATGGTATGTGTCTAACGCCGATACTATTAAAAAATGGGATGATCACTTTAAAGCTATTTATAATTTCTCTGATGAATTTTTTGATGAATTTAAGGATGAAATAGATGATATAGATCTTTTAAAATGGTCTTGTTCTAAACAAAACAAATCAGCTGCTAATAGAGCTTTAAGAAACGGACTTGATATTAATGATATCGAAGTTATGAGATTTGCTTTTATATTTGCCAATCAAGGTAGTTTAAAAGAAGTGAAATTTATAATAGAATTAGGTTTTGACATCAATAAAAAAGCTAGTAGTGGGATGGATATGCTTAACGCTTCAGTTTTTGGTTTAAACAACTTTTTTATAGAAAAAGAAAACGAAAGGCGTAAAAAGTTAGAAGTTTGGAAATTCCTCATAAAAAGTGGAGCAAACCCCTTCACAACATCTGAATTAGCTAAATCATCTGCATTCCATCAACTATGTTGTTTGGAGAATGATGATGTTGGAAGTATATTAATTACTTGCTACTATTTTGATGGGGCTGACCTTGATGTTCGTAATGAGTCTGGTGAAACCGCTTTAATGTTAGCAGCTAGATATGGAAGAGAACATACTGTAGAAACTTTATTAAGTAAAGGAGCTAATCCTACACTTAAAAATAAAAGTGGAGACACAGCTGCAATAATTTGCTTACAAGGATCACTTAGCTTTAATGAAGGTAAACATAGACGTTTATCTAAGAAGATCTTAGATTATGACCAGATATTTAGAAGTAAATACGCCCCCGAAGTTTATAAAAAATAAATGAAACAAATCATAACATAATTTCGTTATGTTATTACACTTAAAATTTGATGATCATGTCAACATTAAAAGAAATAATATTAGCGGACATAAAAGTCGCTATGAAAGAAAGAGAAGCTGGAGCTCTTAAAAAAGAGTTATTAAAAGTAGTTGTATCTGAATTCTCAAGAGTAGAAGATGCAACTAAACAATTGAGTGATACCGAATGCCAGGCTATCATTAAGAAAGTTGTTAAAAACCTGAAAGAGGTTGGTACCGAGACTGCTCAGAAGGAAATAGATATTCTAAATGAGTATTTACCTACTGAGTTGACTGAAGCATACATTAGAGAAACAATCGAGAATATGGTTGCTGATGGAGCTGGGAACCTTGGGGCTATCATGGGTCATTTCAAAAAGAACCATGAAGGTTTGTACGATGGCAAATTGGTAAGTACTATTGCGAGAGAATTACTAAATTAATAATGATGGAAAAGCTTAACTCTATGTTAACCAGGTCACACCAATGGATATACCAGAAACTAGGTATACCTTGGATATTTTACCTTCCAATCTTTATTGTTTGGATTGTTTTTGGAGGAAAATCTATGGTTCATCTAATGACTTTATATCCAGAGTATTGGTTTTCTTTTGATTTATTATTTAGCATGATATCGGCATCTATAATTATGGTTTTAATATGTAACACTCATAAGAAAGTATAAGGTTTAATAAATGTTACAAGTATAAAAAAAAAATAATGTCTGAGGTTAGAAAAGATTTAAAATACACAGCGGATCATGAATGGATCATGATTGAAGATGGCGTAGCAACTATTGGAGTTACCGACTTTGCTCAAGGAGAACTGGGTGATATAGTCTATGTAGAAACTGATGTTGCTGTTGGTGACGATGTTTCTCAAGAAGAAGTTATTGGAACTATTGAGGCGGTTAAGACCGTTGCTGATATATTCTCTCCAGTGTCTGGTGAAGTTTTAGAAATCAATGAGGATTTAGAAGATGATCCAGAAAGCTTAAATGAATCCCCTTATGAAAAGGGGTGGATCATAAAGATAAAAATCAGTCATGATTCAGAAATTGAATCACTTCTTAGTTCAGAAAAATACGCTGAAATGATTGGTCAGTAAGTGTCAAAATATTTAGATATTTGACATTTAATCAAATTACTGTCAAAAAGGTGTTGTAAAACAACACCTTTTTGTTTACATTATAGCTATGGAAAAAACCAAATACTTCCGCTCAATGCATTTTCCATGGTCGCCAGGTACGACTTCGGATGATAGAATAACTCAAGATTATTCCTTTCTAGAAAACAAGGAGGTTGTGATCCTAGAGAAGATGGATGGAGAAAATAACTCTATATGCAACAGAGGTGTCTATGCCAGGTCTCACGGGGCTTTCGCTGAGAAACCATGGAACAATTGCATTTGGTCTATTCACGATAGAATAAAACACCAGTTAGGCGAAGATGATTTTGTCTTTGGTGAAAATATGTTTGCTCCACATTCGATAACATATAAAGAATTAGACACTTTCTTCTATGTATTCGGAGTGAGAGATAATGGTAATTTTTTATCTTGGGATGAAATTTGTTTATATGCTGAAATGCTAGAGCTTCCAACTGTTCCAGTTTTAAAAAGAGGCGTGTTCTCTGATATAAAAGCTGAAGTTGAAGAAATCGTCAAAAGACCTTCTGTTTTTGGCAGCGTAGATAGCGCGGAGCAAAAAGATTGTACAATGGAGGGTGTTGTTGTTAGAACTGTAGAAGGATTTCATCAGAATGATTCTGATTCTCATTTATTAAAATGGGTGAGAAAGGATCATGTTAAAACGGATGAGTTTTGGGCCAGGAGATGGATAACAGCTAATCGAGATCAGCGGGAGGAAATGAGACATAAGCTAAATTGGGAAATTAAAAAAGGGAAGTAATACTTCCCTTTTTTATTTTGTTTTAAAAAGTTTACTTCTTATTAAAGCGCTTTTATTAGCTTCGGGTAGATTAAAATAGTTGTTTAATAATTCTTTTGCTGATTCAGAATCCAATGATTTACTTTGCTCTTCATTTAAATTAGAAACTGAGTTTATGACGCTACCTCCATATGTAGTGAAAACATTATTTGCCCCTCCAAAAATACTATTAGGGTTTATGTTAAGAGGGTTTATGTTAAGATTGTTCATGTCTAAATCATCAATTAAATGTTTCACATCTTTAATTTCTATTATTTTGTTTATTTTTGATTTAATTTTTATTTTAGCTTTTTTTACATACTTTTTGATAAACTCATCACTTGTATCCTGATATAGCAATACTTGTTGTATGTCTAATTCATTTATAAACTCTTCTATAAATCTTTCATCTAACACTTGCTTTGTTGCTACAATCTCCCAATCTACATATTCGGCATATTCACGAATGACATCCATGGTAACTCTGGAATATTTGATTACATCATTTACTGAATAAATGAAAGATTCGTGAGCCACTATTTCCTTAATAGCTTGTAAAGTTTCTGCAGGAGAAGTATTCTCATCTAAATATTCAGGTAAATGAATTTCTATATTACCAAGAGCATCTTTCGAAAACCAAGAGGCTATCAATTCTTCATACTTTTTTTTGTATGAAGAAAAGATAGCCTTATTGAATTCTTCTTCGTTAATAACTGACATTAATTATTTTCTTTTTCAGTTTCTTCTTCCATCACTTTTTGTGATGATTGTATTAAATCATAAATATCCCCCATAGAAACTTCATTTTCATAGTCTTCTTCATGAAGACAAAGAGCTCCAACAGTTCTTAAATTGATGAATAAGTTATTTTTTAATTTAGCTCCTTCCGCACATTTATACCAATCTTCTTGTTTTGAGATAGAGTATTCTGTTTTAGAATCCTCATGACAGTTTTTGATCCAGTTTTTGAATCTATGGATATGCTTCTCAAGAAACTCGCGAGATAAAACTCTACTGTAAAACAAAACATCAAAATCTATAAAATCTTTCATCTCTTCTATGAAATCTTCATCCATATGTTGAGTTAGAGTTGCCTCTTTCCAAATAATGTCTTCTTTAAAGTTTCTCATGAAACTTTGAGCCATAGGCTGATAGACAGACACAGCTTCCCAGTCAAGCTCTGATGCAAATTCTTCCATGAAGAATTCTGGTAATGCAAAATAAGTAGACAAGAAAGTCCAGTCATAAGATTCTCCATCGGAGCCTTTTTTAGCCATCTTTAACAAGTCTTGTGTTGCTATTTTTTTAGCATAAGCTATAGCTTCTTCTTTGTTCATTTTTTTTGTAGAACTCATAATTTATCAATTAACATATTATATTCTTTGTAACACTCAATATCACAACCAAATTCATTAAAAAATCTGGTAGTGCTTTTTTCTTTATTTATTTCTTTTGAAATTTGGTAAATAATAAGACCGTCAGCATTGTCTACGAAAATATCATCTACATAACCGATTCCTAACTCGGTTTTTTCATCAAGTACATCACCTTCAAACTTATATACTCTAACTCTGTCTCCAGCGCTATATTTTTTATTTTCTTTGATGTATATGTAAAGTGATTCATCTCTTTTTCGAATCATCTCGTTTAGTAAATTAGTAGTACTTTCAATAGCTCTGTTTGCTACCCCTACTTTATCTACGAATTCTTCTCTTGTCATAAGGTAAATTTAATAGTTTATATTTAGAAATCAAAATATAAATTCCACATAATTCCTATTAATGCGCCATTAATTGTCTGAAGAAATGTGTCTTCATCAAAATTTTCAGATTTAATTTGTGTGGTATTGGTAAATGACACGTTAGCTAAAGCCGCATTTTTTGGTAAGCGTGATAACTCGAAGTATATAGTTATAGTGTTATTGTTTATTGAAAAAGTGATTTCATAGTCACCATAATCAAGTTGTAGCTTCACTCCTGTTTTTGAAATGTTTTGCGAGTTTTGTTTAGGTAGTCCGTAATTCTTAACGCTTAATTCCTTTTTGAAATATTTATGTGTATATTCCTGCAGGTTAAGATACACATTAACCCCTCCTGCTCCAATGAATTCTTCTATCTCACACCTGTTTTTATCAGCGAAGTCATGAGTTAAATATCCCATATAGAAAAGGTATGGGATATCCAAAAATTCAATATAGTCCTCTACAAAGTCCATTGGAATAGATTTTTGAAGATAAATTGCATTAAATCCATTTAATTGTATTAAGGCCTCTAACTCTTTTCTTGTCATGATACAAAAATAGAAATTAGAAAACTTTTTAGCAAACTTTGTTGTGATTAAAATAAAACAACCTTATATTTGAGGGTCAATTAGAATCATATGATAATGGAATATGCGCCTCACAAAGAAGTGCAAAAAAGGTTAAAGCTAAAGCAAATGAGGAATGGGTCTCCAATGTTGATGAGATTTATAGCAAAGATTTGGATGATAATAGAAAGCTTAATATTAAGAAGTCTATAATTATTATGCAAATGACGGCAGACTATCATAAAGATTTGTAGATATTTTGGTAAATTCACTTTTTAAAATAGGTGATAAAATGGCAAAAGAGGAAAGTAAAATACCAAGAGGTCCATATTGTTATAAAATAGACATAGACCAGGCTGTGAATGTGGAAGGGCTAAATGAGGAAAACACTCCTTTAATCATATGTCCTTATTGGAAATGGATAGAAGATGGTTACACTAGTTTTGCTACATGCACATTCTTATATAATGAAGATCAGTGCGAAAAAGAGAGAGTTGATGGCGATACTATTAACACTATTCTATTAGATGCTAAATGTAAGGTGTGTACTATTAACCTTTCTTTTAATAAAGAAGATGAATATAGTTGGAAGTTATTAGATAAACTTAAAAGAAACAAAAATGTTTAAAATATTATTAATAATAATAATTGCAGCGGTTTTATATAAAGCTTATCAGAAGCAAAAAAATAAACAGGACAAGAGAGTAGCATCTAATAATTTCAATTTAAGCTCTAAAGACTTCTCTGGAGTTTCTTCTGAACCAGAATGGTGGGAATTTGGAAAGAGGTCTGCAAGAAAAAAAGAAATAGATAAATCTAAACATATTTTCATGAACACTTTACGTAAACAGCAAGGCAGGAGGAAATAATATGATTTCACATATAACAAATGAAAGGGCAGAGATGTACGATAGTGATAAGGCTAATCAACTAACTATTTACGATAGACAAGTGTCTATATCTCAAGAAAACTCAAAAAATAAATTTTCACAACTTATAGAAAAAATGGACGAAAAGAAAGCAGCTTATATATCATCTTTAGACACATCCAAGGGGTCTGTGTTTCCATATGTCCAAAAATGGATTATTGATTTTGGCACTTATCCATCATTTACATTTTCTGGTCATAAATATTATCATTATGAATCTTTGTTAGAGATTTTGAAAACATTTGAAGGGTTTACAATCACCAACATTACTCATACTAGTTGTGGATTAAGTGAGGATGCGCCTATTACAGATTCATCAAGTAAAAAAATTTATGGATCAATAGAATCAATACCAGAAGCTGAAATTAAAGATTTCAAATATCCCAATGCGGTAGTTGCTGAATTAACTTTTAAAAATAAACTTTTCTACATAAAACTGACAATAGCGCCTTCACGAGATTGTAGTTTTGATGATAGTGAAGATATAATTAAAAGCGATAACATTAACATTGCTTGTAAGGCTGATGTCATTTTAATACACAGCGAAGATGATGCGGTAATTGCAGGTGATTTGATGAATACGTTCAGCAGCGCTAAGATTAAAACACAAGATTCAAAGAAATCTACTATTAATATTGTAATCCAAACAAGTAATGGATATGATCTTGTTAGTTATGACATTAAAGATCCTAAAATGGATTTGACTTTGAATTACAATGATGATTTTATGCCTGAGTATGAAAAAATTATTGAGAGATTAAACACTCCTAAAGATAAAGGTATTGTCATGTTTCATGGAGCTCCAGGTACAGGTAAAACAACTTTAATTAAACACTTATTAAGTGTTATGACCAAGAAAGTTATTTATATACCACCAGATTTAACAGCTTCTATTAGTAGACCAGAGTTTATAGCATTTCTTATGCAACACTCTAATTCTATATTAGTAATAGAAGATGCAGAGAATGCTATTTTAAGTAGAGGGGAATCAGCGGGAGGAAATCAAGCAGCAGTGGCCAACCTTCTTAATCTTTCTGATGGAATCTTATCTGATGCGCTTAGTATTCAGGTTTTATGCACTTTCAATGCAGATATAGGGAAGATCGATCAAGCTTTACTTAGAAAAGGAAGATTGATCTCTAAATATGAATTCAAAGCTTTGGATATAGAAAAAGCTAAGAAATTAGCAGATAAAATAGGGTTTGATTCAGAATTGATAACTCAAGACACTAGGCTTAGTGAAATATTCTCTCTTGATGAAGATGAGTATAACCAAGAGAAGGAATCAGCTGGTTTTAAACATTAATTCTAATTAAGTTTCAAAAAAAGCAACATTTTGTTGCTTTTTTCGTTTAGAAAGCATGGATAAAAAACTAACAAGTAAAAGAAATCATAAAAACACATCTATGATTAGAAAGAAGGTTTACTCACTAGATGAGGTTATTCCATTTGTTTCTCTTGATGGTAAGTTTGCCGTAAAAGAATATGATGGAGTATTAATGCCTATGGATTGGGATACTCTTCAAGTTCTTAAAATAAAAGGATGTACCTGCGTTTCATGTGGAGCTGAAGCTGACTTTGTTGCAATGGAAAGAACTCCAGGCCCAAAGAAAACAATATACAATGATTGGCATTTTAACGTGTATGCTAAAGATTATATAGGAAGAGAAATTTTAATGACTAAAGACCATATTTTAGCTAAAGCCAATGGAGGTCTTGATGAAATGGATAATTACCAGCCAATGTGTAGCGTATGCAACACTAGAAAAGGAGTGTTGCCTCAAAGATATTTTGAAGCCGTAGTCAATGACGACTTTGATGACTACAATCTAAAACATACAATAAAGAGAGCTCAGGAAAGATGGGGTATTGAAATAGATAAATCCGATTTTGCTAAAATGACTCGACAAATAAGAGAGGGTGATGATGAGATTCTTTATAGAAAGAACAAGAGCACCACCTATAGAGAGGTTTTAGTGAAAGGAGTTAATAAAGTTGTATTGTACAGCAACAAGCATGGCATAATAACAGCTTTAGATGATAGTGTAAAACTAGCAATAGAAAAATCTGTCCCTTGGTGGGCTCAGCAAGATGTTGAAAGTTCAATTGAAGAGTATGATGATATCATCTCCATATGTGAATCGGAATATCAAGAAAGAGAAAGTCCACGTGAATACGCTGAATACTTTAAGACATGTAGATATCCTAAAGTAATGTTTAGTATGTGGAAAGATCATGAATCAGACAAGTTCAAGGAGATTGTCTGGGCACAAGTTAAAATGAATTTAAAATTAAATTAAAAACTATATGAAAAACATCTTATTAATTACATTTGCTTTATTAACAGTCACATTTTCATTTGCAAGAATCCAAGAAGATTCTTTAAATGTTTCAGATACGCTAAAAGTTAAATTAGAAACAACTTCATCATTAGCATTTGCTACTAGAAATGTGTGGAGAGGAATTAGCTTTGGAGATTCGCCATCACTTCAAGGTTTGATGAATTTTAATTATTGCAAATTAAATATTGGAGCTTTTGGAGTGGTTACTTCTAATGGAACTAGAGTTGGTTATGGCAACACTTTAGAGATGTATGCTAGTTATGACATATTAGATAATCTTTCCTTGACAATAGATGATTATTATTTTTTTAATTCTCATGATAGTTTAGATAACTACTTTGAATATGGAAGTGGTACTCAGCATTACATTGAAGCTCAAGCAAGATACTTATGGAAAGAATCAGTTGAGATCTTGATTGGTTACAATATCTACAGTTCTTCAATAGATAATACTGATGGTGTTTATATTCAAACTACTGTATTCATTAACGATAATATATCAGTCTTTACTGGTTTTTTAACTGGATCTAGTTATTTAAATTTCATGGACAAAAGAGGAGTTACAAATGTTGGTATTACTACAATTAAAAAGTTGAGCCTAAAAGAATTCTCTTCTGTTTTATCCACATCTTTAATACTTAGTCCTAATCACATTAACATTGCAGATGTGCCAGGAGTTGGAACTAGTCCCGTATATTTTGTCGCATCATTAACCTTTTAACAATAAGAACTATGACAATCAATGATCTAATTGTATTGCTATCTCAATACACATTACTTATATTCATTTTGCTAACTGCAATACCTCTAACAGCTTTAGTATATGCAAAGTTAATAGCAGGTGAAAATGGTCATGCAAGGCCTCATAGATATGTGTATAGTCTGTTGGTATATTTAACATCACTTCCTGGAGTATTTGCGGTGGTTATTATAGCATATACCATGTTCTTTGTTAAAGGAAATATACTTAACATGGAATTAGTTAGTACAATACTGCCAATTATATCTATGTTTATAACGATGACTATCATCAAGAAAAATGTTAACATGAAATATGTTCCAGGATTTGAAAAACTTAGAGGATTATATTTAATGTTAACAACAGTGTTTGTGATAGCTCTTATAATTGTAAAGACAAGAATATTCTTATTCTTCGGAGGTTCATTTATTACATTTGCAATTATAATTGTAGTTTTGATTGCCTTGTTTAAGTTTGGTAAAAAAGCTATTTCTGGACCAGAAAAATAATGAGGTACTTATACATCTGCTCATCAAATAGAAACACATCCCGTACAGCTTTAGATATAATGTCTGAGATGTATATGAAGGATGAGCATGATTCTGCTGGAGTTAGTCCTGTTGATGTAGAAATTACAAAAAGAGATTATTGGGAAGGGGCTAAATTTGTTACGGAAGAAATGTTAGAGTGGGCTGATAAAGTATTTGTCTTTGAACCAATGGCTGAGATTTTCATATCAACATTATGGAAAAAGAAGTTTGATAAGAAACTTGTCACTTTATATGTGCCTCCATTATTTGCATATGGAGACGCTAAACTAGTTTCCGCTTTACAAATCGCATTAAAAAAAGGAATTGAATATGATATCGACAACAATTAGCGTGACCGCTATTATAATTGTAATAATTTGGTTTAGTTTAGGATATGTTTCATTAGCCCTATTCTTCTACACTATGAAGCTTAGAATAGAGCATGACAATAAACAAAAAGTTCCATACATGTCTGTGGTGAAAACTTTCGTGTCTCATTATGAAATGGATCAAGAAAATAAAACAGCTAGACCTGAAATAATATGTCTTCTGTTTGTAGGAACTGGACTTTTCTCCTTGTTAACAAATATAGGAGCATACAGAGGGCTTATGAGAGACTTAAAACAAGAAAAGGATGATTGATTCCATAAAGAAGTTATTAATTTTAGAAGGGGCTACTGTAGCTGTTGCGGAAAGTATTACTGCAGGTAAACTTCAGGACGCGTTTGCTAGTATATCGGGATCATCAAGTTTCTTTGAAGGAGGTATTACTGCATACAATTTAACTCATAAAGTAAACATTTTAGGTGTAAATTATTTACATGCAAAAGAGGTAAATTGTGTAAGTGAAAGGGTTGCTGATGAAATGTCTAAAGGTATATCTGACAAAATGAAATCAGACTATGGGATATCTACTACTGGATATGCTGAACCTTGGCCAGAAGAAGATATAGAGTTTGCTAAAGCCTATGTATCTATTTATGGAAGATTAGATAAAAAGGTATTAGCAAAAGCAATGATTAAAGTAGTTAACGTTGATGGAGAACATAATATTGAAGTTATCACCAAGTATGCAAGCGGCAATCAAAATGTTACAGAAGGAGTTATAAAAAATACAAAAAACATATCTGCAAGAAATGGTTTTAGAGATTTTGTAGCGGTAGAGGTTATGTGTATATTCGTGGCAGTTTTAGGTCATAAATTAAATAATAAATATGATAAATAATTTTGATCCTAACATATCTATAACTTTACAATTAATACGTCTTCATAGAAAAACTGTGAAGACACCTTATTTTATAAGAGTTATTTTCAGTTGGTTTAAAAAGAACTTAACTGGTAGTTGCGGTGTATTTTTAAGATTTAGCAATAAACGTAAAGAAACTTTTAAACCCAATCAAACTCTAGAAAACTTAATAGATAATTGGTCAGGCAAACCTAAAATAATTTATATGTCTGGAGATTATGAAGATCCTATATATCATCCCAAACATGACAAGATACACACTTTATCTAAAGGGTTTTTTTCAAACCCTTTAATGTATTATCAACTCATGTTTCATGAATTAGGCCATAGCACTATGCACCCTAAAAGAATGAATAGAGAAGTGTTTCATACCATAAATGAAGACTTAACTCAAGAAGAGATGGATTTCATAGAAGCTGAAGAGGAGCTACTTGTAACATATTTTTCAATTAAATCTTGTTTAATTTCAAACCCAGACATTAAGCAATTAAACCAAATAATGTGGTTTAATTCAAATATTTTTAGTAAGTTTGTTGAAGTGATATGCGAGCAAAATTCAGAGTATAACTTCAAAGATCTTGAAGATGAAGCTGACAGACTTATCGATTACATGTTAAATCAAATAAACAAAGATGAAAAGACCAATTACAACAGTTACGAAAGTGTTTAACGCTAACGGGGTTGAAAAAGAAAAAGAGACTATTACAATTGCTGAATTGAAATTAATAAAAGAAGCAGTAATAACAGATAGTTATGATCTGAGTGCTCCTTCTGTTATGAATAGCACATTTACTAAAGCTGATGTTGTTAAAGATCTTTTTAGCATACTAGAAGAGGATCATGATGATGATACATTAGTGCATTACATGATATTTGAAAACGTTCTTCGTGAATTTGTAGTATGCCGCAAGAAGGTGACTGACACTTGGAAGTCTGTAGAAATTATATAAATAAACTCTTATGATCTCAGAACAAGATAAAAATGAATCCTTCTTTGATAAAATAGAACTAGTCCAGGATCAAGATTATCAAATAGCTCTTGAGATAGAAGAAAATGATTTGCAATTAGTAAAGCCATTAACATTAGAAGCTTATCTAATGTATGGATTATATTTGGAAAATCACTGGGAAGACATTGATACAGCTAGACATGCTTTAGGTAAATATAATTCTTTTGTATTGATAAATGCTAACAGCGGAACTCCTGTTTGTTATATTGAAATGCTTAATGGAGATCTTGTGGATAGTGAAACTATCTATAATTTTTCTATGTTTGGAAGAAGTGGTGAAGAGCTGCTGTTTGCACAACATAGAAAATCTTATTTTACTCCAGTGTATACTTTCTTGAAAGAAAACGGGCTTATAGAAAAGTCGTATTTGAAAAGATTTAAAGAAGTAACTACTCAAGAATTTGAATATAAGCAAAAGAGAGTCACTAAGTTCTTAGGAAAGATAATGGAGAGCGAGGACGCTGAACTATTTAAAAAGTTCCTAAGAATGAATCGTTATGATTTAGGATTGTTAATACAAGACTGCATAGAAATAAGCTGGAGTATGGAATTAGTTTTCATGGATCAGTTAACTCATTTCTTTATGGATGCTTTTTGGAGAGGAAAAGGAGTATATATAGAGTATTCCAGTTTTAATTCAGAGGAGTTTAAATCTTATCCTGATCATATAATAAAAACTATAAAGGATTCTTATGTTCCAGAGCCTAGATTGAAGTTAATCCCTACATCTTCTAATAAGAAACCTGCTAATCATGCAGAGATAATTAAAGCCGCAGAATCTTTAGAGCAATTACAACTAGAAAGAAGTGGAGGAAGCCATTCTAAAAGTGGAGACTCTATAGATTATCTAGGAACTAAGAACATAGAAAAGATAAAATTAAAACATAACAAGAAATGAAACTTAAAGAATTTGGACCCATATCAAATGAGTTAGCAACATCTTTATTCAATGGCTCAACAATGAGCACGTTAAGATCTGTAGCTAAAAGTATTAAACCAGATTTAATACATGACATGACTAAACAAATGTTTCTTATATCTTTGATTAAGTATACAGCCAGTAGAGATCTAGAGCTTTTGTTAAATGATTATGGAGTTGAAAAAGTTGTTTCTGAATGGGATAATTATATTACTGAAAACGTTGATGATCTTATTGAAGCTACGTATGCAGAGCTTTCTATATTACAACAAAAATTAGAGTTTATTCTTATAAAATTTCAGCCAGATGAAGATACAAAAGAATCAAAGTAATTTAAGTTTTTGGCTAGAGTTTTCTAAAAACTGTGATTTTGAAAAATATTCATTTGATTATTTTAAATTAAACACAAAGTCAATATTTTGGAACGCTATATCAATGCGTGAAGATTTATCTCTAGACTTTATAGAAGAGTTTCGTGACTCTTTATCTTGGATAGAGCTTTCTAAAAAAAATAGTGATATAGAATTCTTCAAGCAATTCAAAGATAAAATTAACTGGTCTATAACTATGAGTCAAGGCAAGAAGTTTTTAGAGAATCAGGAAAACATTAGATATTTTGCTGACACAATGGACTTTGCAGCGTTAAGTTATTCAAAATATATCACTAATGAATTAGTGGAAGAATATCAAGATGAAGTTTGTTGGAGATCTATTATGAATAATGAAAGAATTTCCCCATCAGTTAAAGAGAAGTTTAAATACAAACTAGCTACAAAATAAGTATATGTTTTATTACATTAATGTAAATGGCAAATAAAGAAGATGTAAAAAAAGCCTATACCTCTCAACTTGTAACCCAAGGAAGAGCTTATAGTTTAGATCATAGGGATGAAGATTTAAACTTCATAAAAGACTGGCTGAGGGAAAACTCAGGCATGTCGTTTAAAGAAAAATTGATTAAAGATAAAGTTTTTAATTACCCAACCATAACCGAAGAAGAAGCAACATGCTGGGCTGACAAGATAGATTTTGAAGCTTTAGCAATGAGCATGGATATAAAAAAGTTCAGCTCAGATTTCTTTGAAAGTTTTAGAGGGGAACTCAATTGGTCATTAATAAGCGCAAACAAAACTATGAGCTTAAATTTTGCTAAAGAATTTATAGACTCTTTAGTTCCCGCTTACATTCTTAATAATATGTCAATCAACTTAGGTGATGAAGAAGATTTCATGAGAGAGTTGATTGAAAGACAGAGGGCTATAATAGATAATAATTCTTATTTATTGTCCGAACCAGAACTGTCTAGCTCCCTTAAAAGTTTCTTTAAAACAATTTCATTTAGCAGAGTTATTTCTGAACAGTTTATGAAAGATTACTCAAATGAACTTGATTGGACAAGTTTATCTCTAAAGCAATCAATGTCACTAGACTTTTTAATTGAGTTTGCAGATAAAATAACATGGGATAACATTATTAGAAACATAAAAGTTTCAGAAGAGTCTAAATATAGATGCTTGATGGATCATGATGTATCAATTACGCCTAAAGAATGGTCTAGATGGAAGATTATGAAAGATAATTATGAAATAAGAAATGGATTGTTAGATGGTAAAAAAATGGAGTAACTATCATGAATATAAACTTGTAACTGAACAAGAAATAATTGACCATGCTGATGAGGTAGATTGGCATGCATTCTCTTTTTTTATGAATCCAGATAATTTTTCACATAACTTCTATCAACAATTTAAATTCGATTTAGTATGGGAAGTACTGGATACAACTCAAAAAGAAGATTATTTTTTAAAAGAGTTTTCAGAATTTATGATTTATTAATAACTTTTATTTATATTTGATCATATGAAAACCATTACGACAGAAAAAGAGTTTAAGGATAAAATTGATGAATATATTAGTTTAATTAGCCTGGTAGGTAATTCGATTGCTGAGCTGAAAGAATCTACAACTCCACAAAAATCACTAAATCCAGATTTGTGTTACAGAAAAATAGTGGTAGATGTTTCACGAAATCCAGTTGATGACTTATATAACTTTAAAGCTAGAATATATAATCAATCCGTAATTGCAGCATATAAAGATATATGTAGAAATTATTATATAGAAGAAAGCATAATAAGTAAGAATATAGAATTATTTGATGGTGACTTGATATCTGAGACTCAAAAACTTAGTGAAGATTTTATTGAAGAATATCAAGATGTGTTAGATTGGTGTGCAATTTTTTTATGCCAAGATCTATCTACCGAGTTTTTAGAAAAACACAAAGATAAAATCGTAAGTAATTTCGAATTTCAAAGTCTAGCTGCATATAAACAAGAGAAAGAAAGTTTAGAAGATGAGGTTGGTTTAGAAGATGAGGTTGGTTTTGAAGATGAATATGCAGTTGATGCAGGTGCAGGTGCAGGTGAAGTTGCAGCAAATCCAGCATTGCAAAATTTATTAGACCAGCTTCGAGACCTAACGGAAGCAGAAGGTCAAAATAATAGAGAGAGAATTGAGAAAAGCGTAAAAAGACGGATAATTATATATAGGGTGGTTATGGGTATAATAGCGCTTATGATAACGTTCTCTATATATACATCAATTGTTAATATAGATGACCATTTCTCTGTAAAAGAGAAAGGTGTAGAACAAGTAAAAACTGTAACTCCAAAAAAAGAATAAATGATGTAGAATGAGTTATAAAAGAGGGGGTAAGTATAAAGATGAAGTGTATGGAAGGTACACAAGAGTCTTTATGGGCTTAGTTATAATTGTCAACACCCTCTTATTCATAAGTAATGTTCTTGAACAGGAAAATATACAAACTATACAGGATTATTTAATCCTATCGTTAATTTCGCTAATACCATTTACATTTGCAATCAAAATTATTCTAAGAGCGTATGGATACATACCACCAAGGCCCCCCAGAGAATTCGATGATTTCGAAGAAGACACCGAAAATTAGAAAGCGTTTTTATTTTTCTTATAAAGAAGCTAAAGTAGATGTAGACCAATATATGCAGATACATCTAGATTTAATAGAACAGCTAGAACAAGAGTTGTCAAGGACTAGAAAGTTTTTCTTTATTCCAATGATATCTATCATGATAACTACTATCATTATAATAGGATACTTTATATCAAACATTTTTGTTATAGAGACTGGAGAAATTTCTTATGGAAGCGCTATAATAGCTGCGCTTCTTTCTTTGTGTTTAACTATGCAGATTAGATCTATGCTCAAAGATTATAATATTTTATAATACTAATTTGTTTTAAGAGTATGGTTTCCATATATTTGCCTATATGGAAAATTTATTATACTCACCTAGAGAATTAGGCGTTAGAAATTTTGGGTTTGATATAGGTGATGTTATTTATTACCATTTCACTGGAGAGTGTGAGACGATACATAGAAACATGCACATGAGGGGCATGTTATATGGACGAGACTTACCCGATGATGTTCCATTAGATCACTCAAGCCATTTCTTGGTTTTGGATTTTTCTTTTAAAAACAATAATATAGAAGCTGTTAATATTGATGAATTAGAAGTTAAAGCATCAATACAAGAAATTACTAGTGGAGAAGTGTATAACATATTTACTAACAGGAGAACTTTTCTTAAAAAGGAAAAGATAAGAAATGGCGTTGATATACTTGTAGCAAGAATTACAAGTGAACTATATGATGAAGATCCAGATGATCCAGGGATAGAGACTTTAACATTCAAAACATTTAAAGTTTCACATGAAGATCAAAAAGCTTTTGAAAAAGTTTTAAATTTAACTTCATGGTTCATGGATTCAAGAAATACAATACAGAGTTTAAAAAGCCAAATTAGAAGTAGTAATAAATAATGAGATTATATTTTAAAACGGAAAAGTATTGGGAGAATAGATTTCCTAACATGTGCTTTAGTTATTTTATATACTTTTTATTATACCCATTTATTCTATGGCATATACTACCTTTTACTATTGGAGTTTTAATAGCTCAAGTGATAGCATTGTTATTTACATTAAGAATTAAACCGAAGAAAAATGAAACAGAATAAAAAAGAGTTATCCAATGAAATTCTAAATCTAATTGAGAATTTTGAATCTAATTTTGGAGAAAATTTTGATATTGAAGAAGCAATAAGTTGTAATAGAGATATTCCAATTAACGCTTTAAAGTCTTTCGAGAAACAATATGATAACTTTGAATCAACTGATGATAAGTACACATTCGCGATACTTAAACCAAACGCTGTAAAAGGCAATCAAGTAAACAGCATCATTGGAGACATTAAAATAGCAGGCTTAAATGTAATTGCTGCTAAGAAAGTTTTATTTGTAGAATCAGTAGCAAGATCATTTTACAAAGAGCATGAGGGAAAAGACTTCTTTGATGGATTGGTAGATTTTCTGTCTTCTGGACCAAGTTATATTCTTGTGCTGGAGAAAGAGGATGGAGGCGCTATAAAAGCATTTAGAGACCTCATGGGACCAGTTGCAGCCGTTAATGATCCAGATAGATACCCTAACACTTTGAGAGCAAACTACGCCCACTCTATGACCGAGAATTCTGTTCATGGATCAGATAGTTATGAATCTTTCATAAAAGAAGTAAATATTGCATTCTTCGGTAAACTTTGATAAATGAAACCATAACAATATGCAATACATTTGGTTAATAATAGCACATTTTATAGCAGACTTTCTATGTCAGACTAGAGAGATGGGAGTTAATAAGAGCCACAGCCTTAAATGGCTGTTGGCTCATATCTTAGTTTATACTTCTATTATTACAGCATGCTCATTTGGAGCTTGGTATGTATACGAAATTAGCGTTAGTTATTTGACTGTGCTACAATTCTGTATGATTAATGGATTACTGCATTTGGTTACAGACTTCACTACTAGCAAAGCTAGTTCTTATTTCTATAAACATGATAAATTGGGTCTTTTTTGGTGGACAATAGGTTTTGATCAAATGATACATGCTATATGTTTACTATATACTTTCGACAAATTGTTGTTAATATAATTTTAAAGTCTTAACTTTGTTTATATGCCTAGGGATAATAAAATACATACTACAGTTCCAATACATATGGAACTTACTAATGAATTCGCTAACGAGTACATGGATGTAATTGATTGGGAAAAAGTAGAAGTCAAAGCTTTTAAAGCTTTCGATGATGACACTATAAAAGAAGTTTCCTTGTTAGTCAGCGAAGCAAAGAGGTACGATATTTATAGAACAGTTATTCTTGAAGATAATCGAATTGATTTACTAAACTCTCTTCTAGGAAATAATCCAGCTACGGTAAAAAATATTTCTGATTTAATGAAGGCTACTAATCTTCAGTTAGTCATAATATTATGCATTTCTCACCATAGTAATGATATAATTAAAAAGATTCATAGTGATAATATGAAACTCAATGCTCGTCCAATATACAATTTCTTAGAAAAAGTTAATAGTGGACAAGACGCTTCTCCGTTATCATTTTCTATTGCATGTAATAATGTGGAGATGGTAGAGTTTTTCTTGGAGAATGGAGCTACTTGGGGATACAATACATATTTAGCTGCATCAGCCATGTGTGCAAGATATGAGGACGAAACATTTAAAAAATACTTCACGTCAATGTACTCATTTGTAGCTGATCAAGTGAAACCTCAATTGTTATCTGTGGTCGGAGGATATGAGCATAAGGATAATCCAGAGTTACCAATTTTTAAAAGTTTAATCAATAGATCTGAAGTAGCTAATGACGCATTATTTTGGCTTTTGAATTTTGTTACGGATAATGTCAAAGAAGTTGTGTCTGATATAGAACCTCCTGCTATAGAGGCTATGATTAATATAATTGATGATATAGCTAACAAAAGAGGTGTTAGAAAAGAGCTACAACATGCTCTAAGTAAACGTGAAATTGATACAAGCCCCACTAAGGGATTAGTGTCTGTAAATGACACTTCTTACTACGATATTCATTGTGATGATTATGACTATCGAGATGATTATGACTATGGAGATGAAGACGCAGATAACAGTAATAGTTTTATGAATTAAACAAAAATAAAATGGATAGATTAACATTAATTTTAATAGAAGTAACTGTTTTACTGATCTTATCAGGAACATGGCTTTGGTTTTACCGTAATAATTACAACAGCAGTGGTTTTGATGTGTTTGGAGCGCTTAGTATAATAGGTGTTGCTGTGTTTTTATTGACAGGATTTATTGTATCATTTGAATCCAAATACTATGCTCATAAAAACTATCACTTTGAAATAGTAGATGATTATGGATGTCTATCTTTTCAAAATGATTTAAAAGTAATTAAAGATATGAAGTCCATTAATTATTTGAAGGCAGGTAAACCCATTATACAAGAAGCTAATTGGAACATATTCAATATTGAAATGTCTTCTTATTATTATTATAGAGACATGCCTGGAGTTGTTTTACTAACTCCAATAGAAGAAATAGATGAAACTGTAGAAGAGCTTATAAAATAATGGGAGCTTGGAATGAAACATATGGTAACTTAATTACGTTAGCTAAAGAAATTGTTAGATTAGAAAATTAATATGAAACACATATACATATACTTATTGATCATATCGTTAATTGTTTTATTAACATCATGCGATGATACAAGTTCTAAACAGGAAATGTCAATAGACATGCAGATAGGTAAAGGTGTTTTTGTAGACCGAGTAATTACTACGGAAAAATTCACTCTTCATGAGAATGGGAGAGGATATGATGTTGAATTATTTGAAGTTTATGATGGAGATATACACTATAAAATATTTAGGGTGGGAGGTGATCATGGTGGTATGACAACTGTTAATTTCACAAATGATAGCCTGAGAACTGAACTGTTTAAATTACAAATAAACGAAATTAAGAATGGATCATCTTCTGATAATAAAGCCTTAAAAAAATAAGAAATGACAACTAAAAAACAATTGTTAGATGTTCAAATTGATCCTAGCCAGGATAATGTCATAGAATATATGGACATTATCAATTGGAGAACGTTTGATTATTCTTGGTTTCTTACATATGAAGCTTCTAAAATACGAAAGATAACAAGGCACACCACCGACATGGATGGTCTTATGGTTATACGTATTTTTGACACTTTCTTGAATCATGTTGAAGATCGAGCAGAGTTGGATAAGAAAAGTGCTGAAGTTTTAAGAGGTTTGATGTCTGATGCAAGAGATCACCCAAAAAGGATGTACAAAATTATATATTCACTTAGAGATTTCTATAAGAGAGTTGGTGGTTACTCTGATGATAGCTTCAATTTATTATCTACAGCATTAGCTGATTTAATGAACTCACACCCAGATGAGGGTAAAAAGAAATTGTATTTGTTTGAGATACACAAAGAAGCGACTAGAAGCAATAATAGGGAATTAGTGAGGTATGTTGAAAATTTAAATCCTAATTTGAAAACTAAAGAAGGTAGAATTTCTGAACATAAAAAGATGCTTCAATTAAATGTTAGAGAAAATTCAAAACATTTAGAAAACATCTACCTTAACCATTTTATGGTTTCATTTTCTGTTTATGCTGTAATTGTCCCCTTGTTTTTTTTCTTTACACTTAATGCTTGGTCTAATACTCCAATTTCTGAAAACATGTCTTTGAAATTGTTTTTCATAGTTCAGTTTGTAGGTTGCGGCGCTCTTTGCTATGAAGATTATTATAGAAAAAGAAAATTTAATATAGAGGATAATGATAGAATAGATTTTATTACAAATTTAGTATCTAATGTGTTTTTATATATTATATCATTCATTTTAACTTGGCCTATATGATGGATGTAATATCAATAACACAAGACATGTATTCGAGAAAAGTATATTATAAAAATCCAAAATCTGAACCTGAATTCATTAAAGTAAATTTACCTATTACAGATAATGTTATAGAAGACTATTTTGACATTATAGATTGGGAACAATTTGACATTAGGATATTATTTAATGCTCCATTGGAATTAGTGAAACAAGTAGTTTATGAAGAAAGGATTGCAAATAAAAAAATAATTTCTTATTTAAGTGATTATTTTATGAACCATCCTTATGATAAAGGCGGGATCACTTTAATGATGGAGTCATTGAGATGCTTTAGAGAAAAAGGGAATAAAAATCGTTTAATACTTGAAGATATTGAACATTTTATAAGTTTTAATTCCACAAAAAAAGAGTTCAGCTCGGTAGTGTTTAAAGCTTTAGTTATTATTAAAACCATTTATGGCAATAAGTATGTTAGCTCCATGATGAATATAGTTTATAAAAATGCTAAGAACGGAGGAAATATTACATTAACTAAAATGATTGAAGGTGACTTCTCAGGCTTATTGGATGTTCCTACGTATGAAATAATGCAAGAATTTGAGGCTAGAATAGCTGAAGAACTAGTAACACAAGCAAGAGAGTGCAGGGAAATAGAGGAAGAAAATGAAAGAATAATTGCCGAAAATTATGAAATATTAGAAAACAATAATAATATAAATGTAAAAAGATTCTGGAAAGTTACAGGAATAATGTTTTTATGTTATTGTATTGCAATTCCATCCGTTGTAAGTTCAATGGTCTATTTTATATATGGTACCAAATTTAATGATTTATTAATTACTTTCTTTGCAGTTAAAGTTGTAGGAGCTTTATTGTATACTTTTATGGGGGGTTTAATTTTTAAATTTGATGATACCATAAAGGACGAAAAAGTAGACTATATTAAACGATTATACAAACTGTGGGCCTGTATAGGCATTCTAACTGGACTTATAAAGCTTATCATAGATATTTTAACATGATTCAAGAACATACTGAAGATAAGATCGAAATATCTGATGTCAATGATATCAGAAAAATATTTTCTAAAGAAACTGGTAAGAAAAGGCTTGTTTTAGATATATTTAATAGAACTTGTTTATCTAACAAGTTCACTACTGGTATAAGTGATTATGAAGACTTTAGAACTGAAAATAGTTATGTTGAAAAAATCAAGTATATAAAAACAGATCGATGGGAGTATTGGATACTTGAACATTGGGAAAATAATTGGTTTAATTCAGAAAAAGCTATATTAAACAAAAATAAGTTTGATGGTGAATCAAGTATCTCAAGATCTTTTTTTGAGGAAAAGATCTTGAGATATGATTTAAGAGAGGAAAAGTTTCAATACCAAGAGTGGTATCATTATACTGGATATAACAATAAAACGGAGCATTACTTTTTAGATAAAGTGTGGCAAGGTAGAGTTGTATTTAATATGAAAAATGATTCTACTTTAGTTAGGTTTAAAATGAAAAACTATAAGCAGAGATGTACTTATAGAACTCAATATCTATCTCTCAAGAATCATGAAACAATTTGTAGTAAAACTGGATTAACTAATAAAGGTGATTTATTTGGAGAGTTGCTCGACATTTATAGTGGAGGCCCAGTTGCAAGCGTTTTAATGAAAAGCTTATACAATAAGCCAATACCCAATAAATTAATTAAAAACACAAAAACTATGGCTGAACTACTAAAAAAAGTTAATGGAAATGAGGTTAACATTCCTAAGAAGCTATTAGGAATGTGTAACACAGACCTAGCTTTAATTATTGCTTATATTGTAGAGCCAGATGAATTGAATAAAGTAACTCAGTTCATACATAATCAAGAAAACAAGATAAAAAGCTTTGTAGATTCTCTTACTTCTATTATGAGCTTAGAAGAGATTAAATCATACGGATTATTATCCAATCATATACTATATAAAAATGATGAACAGAGAAAAAATAGACTTACAATTGGAGGAAGTCCTATAGTTGATAAGAATCAACCGCTTGATGTTCCTGCAATAAAAAGAGCAGCTTGTAATGATTTGATTTTTACAAATACATCATATAACATGATCTTTTTTAGAAAATTATATAATCATTTAATACCAGGATTAGAAGACCAAGATTATTTAGTTAAAGACTATGTAAGGATGTCTTATGAATTAGGCATGAAGATTAATTTAAAGATCAAGTCACCAAAGAGGTTAAAGCAAGAACATGATAATGTTTCTATTGTTTATAAAAAGAAAGAATTAGGTGAAATTAAATCTAAATCTTGGTACCGAGTTATTCAATCTACAGATAAGTACGACATAGAATTGGTAGATGATGTAGATCGTTTAGTGTTAGAAGGGACTAAAATGAAGCATTGTGTAACATCATATTCTAATGTTATTAATTCAGGTCAAAGTGCTATATTTCATATAAAATTGAAAGATGATATACTCCTAGAAAAATTATGTAAAGAAGAAGTTGAAATTCATAAAAAAGGGTGGACTTTAGAAGTGGGAGTTGGGTTAAATAGTGAAGGTAATAACTTCTTTAAATATAAACAGTTTAGAGGTTATTCAAATATAAACCCTCCCATAGAAGTTGTTAGTGATATAAATAAAATATTAGATTCTGCTCCAATTTCCATATACAAAAAAGAAGAGAAATCTTTAGGTTTACACAGGCCAGTTCAACAAGTTTTGTATGCTTTTGAGGCCTATGAACCAAAAGAGCATGTAGAACCTTTTTTCACTGACATGGTAGATCGAGGTGATGATGAAGAAGATTTACCATTTTAAAAACAAAAAATGAATAATAAATACACTTTTTTCTGGAGAGAAAGCAATGTTAGAGATCAAATAATGAAAACTTTAGTTATTAGTTTTGTATTGATTTTATTACTTTTTTCTTGTGCTAGTAAAAGATATATACCTTCCTTGGGCCCAATGAAGATGGATGATGGTAAAATTAGCGTTTAAATATGGAATTTACATCAGATGATATTAAAAGTAAGTGTGATATTGAACTAGACTTCGGTGGACTACAAATGTATGTTTTAATATTAACTCATTATGATGAGATAATATTTAGTGAGGTTCCGTATAGATGTTATTGTTTATTCTATGTAAATGGTAAAGAGTATGTGCAAATGTTTCCTAAAGATTCTTACGAATGGTTGTTTGAACACATTTACAGGTTTAATGATAGAAAAACGGCTAAGTTTTATGCTATAAAATTCTTATTAGAACACAATGAGGTGTTTAACAGTAGGAGAGATTTAGAAAAACATGGATCCATTGAAGCTATTGAGTTTATTGAAGATTTCTTTATCGAAAATGCTGATAGGTTTTCTGATATAACAACAGCTATAGCTAAATTGCAGTTGTTTTATTCTGAAGATTTTATGGGTAACTTTGAATGTGAAATCGATTACGAAAGACTTGGTAACGTATTAAAAGCTCATTCTTTTCTGCGAAGATATATAATAGACAATAACAACTTAAATCATCCTGCTCAAATATTTCCAACTGAAATGATTGATAAAGAAATGGATGATCAACATGAATGGGAAAAGAATTTATAAAAATCTATTCTTTTACTTGACCTGAATTAAATTTTACATTATATTTGCAACATTATCACATAGAAATACGTTAGTATATTTCTAAGGTTGAACATAAATTTTAATATTAGTATGAAGACTATAATATCTGTAAAGAAACTTAATGGAATAGTTGTAAATCCACAAGATGAAGGTAATGAACAAATTGCCCTTTCTCTTAATGCGTCATTGATGCAGTTAGGGTATATTATGTCTGAAGATTTACTTAATGCTGTTAAGTCATTATCTGAAGATGCTGCGGAAGCTCTTTATAATGAACTAATACCTGTCTTGAAAGAGATGAAAGGTGCAGATAAAAAGTATGTTCCTCTTTATCCAAATTTTCCTCAGCAAGTGATGGAGATGGAAGATGCAGAACTTTATCGTAATGCTATTTTGCATTACTGGTCAAATGGTACTTGGAAGCCAAACTATGAGGCTTTGCCAAAACAGTTTGCCTATGAAGAAACAACATTTAAGACTCTAGAGTTAAAAGCTGAGGAGGATTTCAATAAAGTCTTTACAAGACTTGTTGGATCAAATGCTTCTATCTCTGATGAAGACAGAACAATTGTTGAATGGTTTATTGACAAACATGATACTCAAGAGTATCCAACAGAGATACCATTCAAAGAGAATTTATGCCTTATTGTAGGTAAGCTTCTTGAAAAAAATCAAGACATAACTGGCTGCATTAAAACGGCTACAGACGTATTGAGGGTTATAACTTACCTTTCTGATGGAGACGTTTCTCTTGCTCAGAATACTAAGTTTAGATCTTTGCCGAGAAGTGCTAGAAAGTTATTCGTTTCAACGTTGGAAAACGTTATTAATGAAGATGATATTAATCGACATAAAAACAAATGGGGTAAATTATTCCATAGTTTACATGTTGGTGAGTACAAGACTAAGGCACCAAAAGTTTTCGAAATTGCTCAAAAGATCAGAGAAAACAAATCTCTTGAGACTTTCAACTCTAAAGTTGAAAACGCTCTTGATAATGGAAATGCCACAGAAATACTTGATCTGTTATCTAATAGGCCAGGTGAGTTTGCAAGGAGATTGGATCATATCTTGAGACTCCATGAGAGATCAAGAACGAAAACAATAGAAACTTTTCTTTCTGTAGCGAATAAAGTATCAACTAGAGTGTTGTTCCAGTTACTGGGACACTTCAATGCTAGAAAAGGTTCATCTGCTATCGATAAAAGAGTGGTGTTTCCTAAAGGAAGCGTAGCTAAGGCTATAATTCTTAGAAATGAATTGCCAGCTTTCGGTAACGCAACTGTAAATAAGTTGGTAAAAGGTATTGAAAAGGTATTGGTTACTAAATTTTCTGAAGGTGAGGACCTTGGAAAGGTATATTTAGATCCAAAACTTAAGTCTTGCCCACTTCCTTTACAGCAAAGAAATGCTTCTAGCGGATTGTTCACTGTTGCTAGAGGTACTAGAATGAATTTAGGCACTAAAGATACAGTGAGAATGTTTATCCACTGGATTGGACAAGATGTTGATTTAAGTGCATCTTTCCATAAAGAAGATTTCACTATGGTGGATCAAGTAAGCTATACTAGGTTGAGAGGTAATAAAGTTCAAGCGGTTCATGGTGGAGATATAACTAGAGCCCCTTCTCCAGCTGGAGCTGCAGAGTTTGTTGACTTCAGTATTAAAGATGCTCTTGAAAAAGGAGTTAGATATGTTGTGATGCATGTTTACTCTTTCTCTGATATTAGTTATTGTGAAATGGAATCTTGTTATGCTGGGTGGATGATGAAGTCTAAACCAAATGCAAATGAGATATATGATGCTAAGACTGTTAATCAAAAGATTGATCTATCTTCAGAGTCAAAAGTAGCACTTCCTGTAGTGTTTGATTTAGAAACAAGAGAAGCTGTATGGTGTGACCTTGCTCATAATGAGAGAAGTGGTAGCATTGGACCTATTAATTTAGAGTCAAACAAAGCAACTACTACAGATTTGCTTGAAGCAATGTTAAGTTTGGAAAATAAACCTACATTGCACCAGTTATTCAGACTTCATGCAGAAGCTAGAGGTACCGAATTCGTGGACAAGGCAGAGGATGCCGACACCGTCTTCTCTTGGGAAGTCGCTGAAGGTAAAATCACGCCTTACGATATCGATGTAATTAACTCAGAATACTTAGCATAAGCTAAGTATTTATGTTCTCGTAGCTCAACTGGTAGAGCACCTGTCTATCGTTTAGACATGACAATTACCTAAGACCATTGGCTATGTTCAAGTCTTCCTTCTACATTTCCAAACAGGGGGTTGCAGGTTCGAGTCCTGCCGAGAACGCAAAAATAGAGAAGTGGTGAAATTTGGCAACCACGCTGACAGTACCCTTGAAGAAACGTATAGAGTGGGGGAACTCGGTGGACAAACTATAAACGTGAATAGTTGGAGATTATTTCTTTAAATCCTTGTAGGTTCGAGGCCTATCTTCTCTGCAAATAAAATATTATTATGAACTTTGTTGCTATTGATTTTGAAACCGCTACAGGTAAGCGTAACTCCGCTTGTTCAGTAGGAATAGTTATGGTAAAGGATGGTGTAATAGCTCATGAGTACCAAGCTTTAATTAAACCTCCAGGTAATAAATATTCTTGGGCCAATACAAAGGTTCATGGATTAACTGCTAAAGACACAGCTAACGCTAAAACTTTCAAAGAGCTGTATCCAGAGATCAAAAGAAGGCTTCAAGGAAATATATTAGTTGCTCATAATGAAGTGTTTGATCGTAGTGTTCTAAAAGCAACAATGGAATTATATGGTTTAGACTATACGGAATTGAAATTGTCTGAGAAGTGGGAATGTACTATGAAGAAGTTTAAAGACAAAGGTTATAAGTCAACTAAATTAAATGAATGTTGTAGTAAACATAAAATAGAACTTGATCACCATGAAGCTTTATCAGATGCTATTGCATGCGCAAAGCTTTTTTTAATAAAATAATTATGGAAGACGAAATTAAAGTAAGAAGGTTTAAATGCCTTTGCGGTAAATCTAGAATGTTATCTGTAATAGATGCTGACAACCCTCCTTCTAAACAAGAGAAAAAAGAGCAATCTGAATTAGTGGCATCTGGATGTGATGTTGATACTATTACGTTAGATGAAGCTAGGAAAGAAGACCTGTGCTTTTCATGTAAATTGTAAAATGCTTGATGTTTTACTAAAAAATATATATATTTACTTTAGAAATTTATCAGAGGCTATGGTTCATAATTCTATAACCCCTTAAAGTAAAGCGCAAAAAAAAAATGCTTTGGTTTCACGTTAGACGTGTAAATCTATTTAAGGACACGGGGATTATAGCGCTTCCTTCTACAACTATAAGAGCAACGATAAAAAGCGTGCCACGTTTCTTCTGAAAAATAAAAAAAGACCTAAGCGAAAGTTTAGGTCTTTTTTGTTTTATTGGCATAACAAAACTATATTTGTCAATATGTACACTGAAGAAGAATTTATAGAACAAGCTGATAGGGTATCTAATTGGTCTGAATATTATGAGAATATAAAAGACTTCTCCCAAGAGTTTTTTGATAGTTTTGTGTTTGATCTGGATGGTGAAATTATGTTGACTTGGGCCTGTGTTCATGGGTATGGAAAAACTGCAGATAAATTAATTAAATCTGGAGTTAAACCAGATAAAGCTTTCGATAAAAGAGGTTACAAACAAACCGCTCTGATGGATGCATGCTATCATGGTCATACAGAAATAGCCAAAATTCTTATTAAACACGGAGCAAACATCAATAACGTTGATGAAGATCTAGACACACCGCTTACTCATGCTATAAGAGGTTTAAACTTCGTCCTAGTAAGCTTTCTCATAAGAAGTGGAGCAGATGTTCATAAAAAGAATAAAGATGGTAGAACGGCGCTTATGTACGCCGTTCAGAATAACCTGGAAGTAGTTGTTGATCTGTTATTGGAAAAAGGAGCAGACCCTCTTGAGACTGATGTGTTACAAGACTGCGCACTTACCATAGCTCATCGACTTAAGCACATGGAAATATATCAAAAATTTTTGACTCATATTAAAAACAAAAAGTATTAAGCAACAAAATAACATATAAATTCGTTATAGAAACATGAGCTATACAGAAATTACGTTTTTTGGTAAAGATGGATTAGTTGCCCATGAAGATGAAATTAAAAATTCATGGAGAGGAGCAATGGCCGTCTGGTGTTATATGGAGGAAAAGTATCTTCCTGAATATATTCCAGATTGGATTAAAAAACATCCCCATCTCCATAAGGAAGGTAAAAAGTATCATAGAATAAATGGAGCTACAGATCAAGAGCAAAAAGAAATATGGAATATAGTAAATTTAGATTCAATAGATAGAAAACATCAAATAGTTATGATGTCTACATACGATAAAGTAGTAGTTAAAAAAGAAAACTTCGTAGAGTTGATTGAATCGTTTAGAGCTATGGAATTTGAAAGTTCTCTCAATGAACAAGCCGATATAATTGAAAAGACTTTAGATGATGATAATATAATTGCCGTAGGATGGAATCAGACATCAGTATGCAGCAGTGATTGGGATTGTGACCCCAATGGAGAAGAAGATGATGAAGGTGAATATCCTCCATACAATCTTCATGAACATAAAGGTCACTGGTTTTTATTTGATGAGAAATTAAAAGATAAATAGATATGGCTACTAAGAAAAAAACTGTAACTAAAGAAGAGCTTTATGAAAACGTTGTGGATATTACAGCAAAGCATGGCCAGGGAATACCTCTATTCATGTTAAAACAAAATAAAGAAGTTCAAGATGCTTTGGATTCTCTTATTACTGAGAAGAAGGTTAAGATAGTTACTAAATCATACTCTCACCTCCCTGATGATGAAACAATATGCTTGGAAGGAGTATATTGCATTGAAGAAGAGCTGTCAAAAAGTGGAGGTAACTTAAGTCACATGTCATTTTTACGTCATTTACTTGGATCCTCAGAAAATATACCAGCATTTGGTAAGACAGATACAGAAATCGCACAAAGCGAAGAAGGTAAGCCTCTGTATGAAGCCTGGCTAAAGGATAACAAAGAAGGGTTAGATGCTCTTGTCGCGTTAAAAGGTAATCCAATTGAATATAAAGTAGAAAAACTTACTGATGAAGAAAAAGATTTTCTTACATCTAGGGGATGGTATGAAAAAAATAAAACCATTAAGGAAGGGCTAGAGATCTCTGAAAAAACTATTCCAGATAGAAATAAACAGATTGAAATTGTTGCAGAGATTATTGATTTAAAGAAACAAGACAAAAAACATGAAGATGAAGTAAAAAGTGACATAGAGGAAAATAAGAAAAACATTGCAGAACTTGAAATTCGTTTGAAGATAAATTCTTTAATGAAAGGTATGGAAAATACACAGTTAGTCCAAGAAGCATTTAAAGACTTAATATGAAAAAGCCTTGCAAAGACTGCCCTATAGATCCAACCTCTGAAGCTGGAATTATGGCCAGCAATTTAGGGTGTTTGCCAAGTTATGGAGACGCTCTTAAACGAGATATATGAGAATGTGGATGATACCTCCAAAAATGCTTTGTAATAAGCATCTTTTAGGAGAACATGGAGAGATACATAAACACCGACACAATTTTATTAAGAAACATAATATGACGGGAAGAATGGAGCCAATTGTTCAGATAGAACCCCAGTCTATGGGTATTCGTCATGATCAAGTAGCTGCAGAAATGAAAGATAGAGGTATGAATCATCAATCCCCATTTGATCAACCTGATATTTCATATCTACCAGATAGGTTTCAAAACATGAAGGTTGATTTAGAAAACTCTATACAAGATTTACATCATAGATGTGAAGAATGTAGTCATCGAATTTCTCTTTATGCTTGATATTAAACCAGTATTAAATGATTATTTCTTATCGAATTGAAAGTCTTGTTTAGGTATATCATCTAAATCAAAAGAAATATCATTGTTCATCTTTAATTGTTTATCCAATTTGTGAACATAGTCATTAGGTTTAATAAACACTCCTTCAGAGTTCTCTCCAGTAGCTAAATAAGTTATGATAGAACTCTCAGCATTGTCATAAATAAGATAATACTTCTTATTGTTGTGTATGTTGTCTTGAATTTTAAGGGATTGAGGTATTACGTTAAAGAACGCAACGTACCCACCGCAAACAAAGAAGGCTATAAGAAGCCATCTATCTACGTTGTCCCATCCATATTTACTTACCACTAGCATAAAAATAGTGGTGACAAGTATCATAAAAGCTTGTAGCAAATTGAAAATGTATTGTTGTTGAAAAAAGAAAATCATGGTTTTATCATGAGATTCTGATCTTTTTCTTATCTCATTCATTTGACCAATAATACGCTCAAATGCTGGCTCCTGGTAAACCGACTTTATAACAGATATCTTAGATTCATTGTCATGATCCACAAGATAAACTTTATTATTTACATACTCTACTTTGAAATCATGAGAATGACCACCTCTCATGCTTCCAGATAAGCTATTAGCATAAATGGTTAAACAAAAGAAAACAATACCTAGAAGGACAGCAAACGCTCCTAGCATCATCATTAATTGTGCAAAGAAACTTTCAGAAATCTTTTTTAGCCAGTTCATAATAATAAATAATTTATTTTTCTTATATTTGTGCTAGGAGAAATATAAAAAACAATATTATGGGTAAATTAAAATATGAAAATTAACGTTCCATTTTCTTTAGACATTATTGTTGAGTACCCTCATCTTATTGAATGGGGTTCGATATCAGTTAAAGATATCACGGGAGTGCCAAAAAATCTTATTTTAGATAATTTAAATGAGTTATCCATGAGTCAACTTTTTATAGTGTATGACTTTTATTTAAATATTCCAGGCACACCAGAGGATTGTTTAGAGCAAATGTATGAAATTTTAATAAACAACATACTTGAATCCAAGAAGGTTTTTGGCAGTGAGTTGTCGGGAGCTTATCAACATACTATCTCTAGAGGAAGTGTTTTATTTTAATCAAACATATGATGAAATTCATAAGCAATGTTTCATTATATGTCGCTAAATGTAAAATTAACTAATAAATTAATACAAGCTGGAGCTGATGTCAACCAAGTCTATAAAGATAACAACTCTAGAACGGCTCTCATGAATTGCGCTAACAAAGGAACAACAGCCGTTATGAAGTTATTAATTAAACATGGAGCGGACGTTAACCAAATAGACGATAATGGAAATTCATCTCTAGCTTACGCTTTAAATAGCAATAGGTACTCTATTGCTTGTGACCTATTGGCTAATAAAGCTGATCCAAATATTTTAATAAATTTTAGAAATGGTTTAAAAACTCCAATGTTATGTTTTGCTATTGCATTTAATAATGCAGATTTTATTGATTTATTACTTAAATTTAAAGCGGATCCATTTAAAACTGATAAAAATGGCAACAACGCTTTTTACTACGCGGAATTAAAAGGTGATAAGTTCATTTCATCTCTACTAACATCACGCTAATATGAATGAAAAAATTTTAGAATCTGATAATGAGGATGACTACTACAGAGAAGAATGGTATATTGAAAATGCTGATGACATAGTTGACTGGGATTATTATTGGGAAGTAATTTGCGATTTCTCTGAAGATTTCTTTTGCCAATTTAAAGATGAAATTGGAATGAACAAATTAATAGTATGGGCTATTCAAAACAATAATTTTTATACAATTAAAACTATTTTTGATTCTCACTTTTTAGATTATGATATAGATATAAGATTAGAAGGTGATACCACTCCTCTTATGTGGGCTGCTAACCATGCCGACTTAGACATGGTTAAATATTTTATCGATAAAGGTGCAGATAAAAATGCTTGTGATGAAAATGAAGTGTCACCTATTTACTATTCCGCTAAAAGAAAAAACGATGATGATGGTGTGATTAATTATTTAATCGATTTGGGTGTAGACATTAACAAAAAACATAAATTGGGAAACACACCTCTTATGTTTTTAGCATTTCTTGGAAAAACAGATCTATGCGATTTACTTATATGTCATGGAGCAGATGTTAATGCCAAGTGTTACTCTGGAGCAAGCGTGTTATGGTATGCTTCAAAGTGTAATAACGATGGAAAAGATGATACAGTGAATCTATTATCGGGTTACGGAGCCGTAATGCACAATAAAGTTTATGGATATGATATAGATTGATGAAACATTTTAAGGTTTTATCCGTTGTATAGTTAAGGAACTAAATTGAGAAGCATATGAAAAAGGTAGATAGTAAATTTTCAATAGAATTAAATTTAACACAATTCACTGATGAAGAGGGTGAAGTTTATGATTTAGATATAAAAAAAATAATTTCTACTGCTCAATCTTATGTTAATGTTAGAGTTTCTGAAAACGAAACATTATGTAAAAATTCTGATGAAAAATTTTACTATAAATCATACTTGGAATCTATAACTCCAGAACAGTTAAAAATATACACCCACGAAGACATGGAGTTGTATAAACCTTTTGTGTATCATTTTTTAAATAAATATTATCTTACAAGAAGTGAATCAAATAATGTAAATTCACGTAGAAATGAAGATTATAGATCTTTCCCTTATAACCCTTTGAGCCTAAAACATAAAGATATGGTTCTTGTTAAGTATAACGAGGAAAACGAAAAATCTATAGACAAAATTCAAAAAAAGATTGATGATATACGCGATGTTATAGGTAATGAATATTCACCTAAAGTTAATAAAGAAGAGTTTAATATAGAAAATGAAAAAGTCAATAAACTATTAGAAGAGAGAAAACTATACAAAGTAGTGTCTAAAGACACAGTGCAAAGTTTAGTGCTCCAATTTATTTATCATTACTCATCTGATAATAATAGAAGAAATAACCAACATTTTTCAAGCAGTATCAGGTTAGAAAAAGAAAACTTCTTAGATTTTCTTAAATTTATATTTTTAACTGGAATGGTTAAAATTGATGATGTTTACACAAGTCAAGATAATAAAGCAGAGAATTTATCCGTAGCTAGTAATTTACTTTCAGCATGTATTAAGTTTGACAGTAAAGAAGGGTATGAGTTTTTAAAGGAACAAGGATTAAATGAAGAGCTAGTAGATAAAACATCTGAGAACTCATTTATGTATTTGTTAATTAACAAATTGATCGGAAATAGACATTCACACCTTCATGGATGGTCTAAATATTGGCAAGAGACTATAGGTCAAGAAATGCCTAAACCTCAATCTATTACTAAAGAGGAAAATAAACAACTTAAAAATTGCAAAGATGAAAGTGAAAGAAAAGAGCAACTAAGTAATCTTGAATGGAAATATGAAAGAAAGAATCAATATCTAACAGAGTTTATAGAATCAGAAGAAGAAATGTATCCTGTGCTTATTAGTTTGTTGAATTGGGTTGAGACATTGACTACAGATTTCCCAACTCTTAAATTATTTCATAATATTCATAAAAATGGTACGGATGATAAAGGATATGTTACTAGTTGTTATGTTACAGAACATATAAGTCTAAGGAATTTGTTTGATTTGTCTTTAAAAAACGATGAATCAAATGTTGACATTAAAAAACAAAGAATATATGCTATAGATAAATTTTTATCTCGTGAGTTTGTTAATCATCACTTTGAAGATGAAAGTGATGATCTTAAAATGACTAAAGCATTGGTTAAGAAAAATTCTAAAAAGATAGTTGGAACAGATGAAAATAGAACATTAATTATAAACAAAAAATCTTTAATTAATAAAGAAATAAATTTAAAATACAAAAAAAGGGTATATGGAGGATATTATAATTCAAACTATTCCTCTTTTTTACTGAGTCATGGAGGTTCTAATATGCTAATTAGAACGGTTCAAGTAACTAACTATTCTTTTGACTTGCAACACAATGTTGATTGTTTAACAGATTACGTGGATAACGGAGAAGCTTACCTAGTGCTGTCTGAGACCAATGCACATCATACAGGAAGTAGATGGGAGGGTAAAAATCATTACGATGAAAAATATTTTCATGCCATTAAGTTAAGTGATTTTAAAGGAGATGTTGAAGCTTTGTATACAACTGTAGACAAATGGCTAGACAATGAAATGTTGACTAAATTCGATATCAAAGCTATTATAGAAAAAGATAAAGAAGCTATTAAAAAAGAAATGTCTGAACTTGCTAAGACAATGGAAAAACTAAAATCTTTATTGTAATATGTCCAATTACCTAACGTTAAAAGTGCCATACTCTAATGAGTTAGCCAAGGAATTCTTTGAGTTCCTTGAGCTTCCTTTAATGAGTTGTGAAGATATTTCTGCCCTTCCCGATGATCTACTATCCAGTCTGATTACGGATCAGACTGGATTGACATTTAAAATGCTTAGCCAGCTATATATTACTCTCATAAATGATAATAGAGGCAATTCGGCTAGAATGATATTTAACATTCTAGACATAAAGACTAAGGATGCTAGTCTTAAAAATAGCTCAATTGAAGTAGGTGGTGTTAGAGACGCTTTTAAACACGCTTTAAAGCAAGAGGATATAATATCATGTGTTAAATTTTTAGAAGGCAGAAAAATAGATAAGTTTACTTTAGCGTTTGTAATGTCGGTTGTTTCATCTAATATAGCGATAAGTTTATTAAAACGCTTAAACCTTACCAACTTACAAATGACGATTGTTATTTCAAATAGTGATAGATTTTCATATATAAAAACTGTAGAGTTGATCAAATTCTTCATAAAAGAAAAAGGATATAAAGCCGCGCCTTCAGTTCCTTTAATTAAATCTATGGTGTATATGTATGATCTTAAAAACTCTATAGATGAAGAATTTATTAATTCATGTATGGAGAAGAAAGTTGTTGAAAGAACTGTTTTATGGTGCGCTAATAATATGATAAAGCCAGTACCAGACAATCAAAAGAAAAATATGATGAAACTGTTAGGATACATTATTGATAATGGTTTTTGGAAAATTGATGCTGTATTAAGAGATAAAAAATCACTTATATGGATAGGTCTTTACAATAAAAATCTAGACCTATTCAAATTTGCTATTGATAAAGGTGCCGATTTAACTAAAAAAAACAATGAAGGTATTTCTTTAGCTAAGCATGCAATAACAAATGGTCCAATAGAAGCAATTAAAATGTTATCTAAAAACGGGTCATATTCAAATAGTGAAATTCTACAAAGAGCAATTTGCGACAACAACCTAAAAGTTGTTGAAGATATGTTAAAGCTAGGAGTTGATCCTAATAAAGGAACTATTAATGGTTTAAAGTTAGTAGAATATGCTAGAAGTAAACGTAATTACGAGCTCACAGAACTACTACAAGAATATGGAAGCTAGTGGATATTTTAATTATGAATCCAGAAAGATTCGTAGAAGATCTTCAGGACAGGAATGGTTTGTGCAAAATGCGGATCAAATAGAAGAATGGTATGAATATTTTGAAGAGATATCTGGTTTTGATGCTGAGTTTTTAAATGACTTTAAAAATGAACTAAATTTAGGTGTATTATTTTCATGGGCTATACATAATGAAAAAATCCATTTGATAAATACTCTAAGCACTATAATGGATATTAATTATGTTAGGTATTGGCTAAGAAAGAAGCCTCTTAATACAATAACTCCTTCATTATGTGCTGCCGCATACCACGGTCTCAAAAACTCCTTAGACATGCTTATACAATGCGGAGCGGATCCAAACTCAAAAGGTATATCAACAGGTAAATCTCCATTGATGATTTCTTTGGAGCAATCTCATATAGAAGATAATATACATCGCTATCTTATTGAAGCTGGTGCTAATATTAATGATAAATGTCATAAAGGTTGGACTCCATTAGATTATCTATATAACAATGAATTAAACTATCTTTATGATAACGCTAACCCTTACACAATAGTAAAAGAATATTTGCTTAACTTAGGGGCTGTTCCTGGAGCTGGAGCTTCAGAATCTAAAGATCAAGACTATAATAAATGGGAATGGGTAGGTTAATAACCGAAGAGTGGGCTACTAGAAATGCTGATCTAATAACTAATTGGGAAAAAGAAGTCTGGCACAGATTGCCAGACTTCTCTACTGATTTTATATTGCATTTTAAAGATGAAATAAATCTCATAAACTATTTCTGTTATCTTTGTCAATGTAAAAGTAGATCAATAGAAATGAGAAGAGTTGCTGTTTTGTTAGAATTTAAGTATCTTTATGATTCTAATGGAGAAACTCCTTGGGTTATTTCCATTATGCATGGTAACATAGAAGCTATTAAGTTTCTTATTGATGAAGATAGTTATACAAATCTAAATTTATCAAGAAAGTTACTTAAATTAAAAGTGGTTATAGCATCTGGAAAAGGTTATACTAGAAAAAATAGAGTAGCATTTAGGAAATTTAAAAGATGCTTATCTTATCTTACTAAATTTGAAAATAGACAAAAATGCCAAAAAAATATTCAGAAAAATGGTATATAAAGAATGCCGATAAACCTCAAAATTTCTTCCCTAAAGAATGGGTTCAGCATTTTTTAGGTTTTTCTATTGGATTCCTAGAAGATTTCAAAACTGAAATGGACTGGAAGTCAATCATCCTATATATTATTAAAGAAGATTACACATGCTCTCTTAAAAAGTTTAAGAAGATATTAGAAATATCTGAGTTTGACGTAAATACTATATTTGAAAATGATACAGCGATGCTTCCATTATGTATTGAGAATTATAAAATAGATTTTGTTGAACATCTTCTAAAAAAAGGGGCTAACCCTAACATAGGAGAAGATTTTTGTGGTTTTACGTCTTTAGAAAGATCGGTGGACTCCAAAAATTTTCACATTGTTAAGACTTTATTGAGACATGGAGCTGACCCTAATCTAATATTAGAGGACGGAAGCAGTGTTTTTAATGAACTTGTAGTAGGATATGAAGGCTCTCATATTGAATACATAATAATAGAATCTATGCTTAAATATGGAGCTAATCCATATTACCTAGATAGTGAAGGGGACTCTTATCACCAATGGTATAGTCCTGGACGAGAATTTGAAGAAATCTATTTTCTACTAGTAAAATATGGCATGAAAAACATAGAACAATACAATGAAGAACAAAAGACGTTAAAACCTAAAGATGATACAAAGCTTGGTGTAGTTGATTATTCTGAGGGATGTCTTGAGACCTCAGAATATAATAGCACACCTGAAAACGTTATAAGAAATTACTTTCAAGAAGTATTAGATAAAATAGACGTTTATAAACTCCTTAGACATGAGTGAATCTAATCTTAAAATACCTATCATAATAGACTTTAGTGAAGAAGTTCTCAATGAATTCGCTGAATTCATTGATTGGGACAATGTGTCCTATAAATTAATTAGTAAAGTCCCTAAAGAAATAATTAGCGCTATTCCAGTAGTATCTCAAAGAAGAATATTTAACAAAATGATTGATGTGTTGGACGTAGAGGCTATAAAAGACTTTCTAAGTAAAGGAGTTGATCCAAATATTACAGCTCCAAGACATAACGAATCAATTATTTGCAGGCTAATAGTAAAATCTGGACAATGGTACTGTCCATCTATTTCAGTCAAGCATGTGGAAATAGTTAAAGCCTTACTTAAAAACGGAGCTGATCCTGAACTAGAAAGTAAAGATGATGGTAATAGCGCAATGCTTGCAATTGACGATCTTTCTAGTGGTTTAAATTCAAAACATATTACGAGCATTAAAACAATGATGTTCGAAAAAACACATAAACCTTTTTCCTAATGGCTACTATAAACCTTAAACTACCATACAGCGAAGAAATAGCCAATGAATACATGGAATTCATTGATATTGAGTCTATGAGCGAAAAAGAAAGATTTAAACTTCCTAAACCTTTCTTATTTAAATACTTCTTTGAATTTTCAGCTGAACCTACAAATCTTACATTAGATGAAGCTCTTGAAGTACTTCTTCACTGTATAGATAATAAAGATGACAAAAAATTAGATATAGTATTTAACTACATACTAAATAAGATTATACAAAAAGTTGAAAGTATAGTAGTTGACGACAGTAAACTTAAAAGTTTTGGGTCTAAATTTTTAATTTTCTTATTAGTTAAAAGAAAATTTAATTATGTGGAGAAAGCATTAAGTAAACTTGGAACGTTTTCTTTTATATCATTACAACTGGTTACTGACAATGATATTTTATATGAAATATTCTGTCAGGAAATTAATGTTTTTAAAGCATTAATCTCTCAAATAACAAGTGAAAGTTTAAAATCTTCATTTATTTTTTATTATTGGAAACATGATCATCTCTTTAAAAGAGATGATTTTGATGAGAAGATGATTTTATTATCTAAATGTTTTTCCAACACAGATCTATATATAAGAGATTACCTTCAAGAAACTTTTGAAAATAAAGAGAGTAAATTTGATTTATTAATAGAAATGGGGATTGACCCTGACATAATTCTATCTTATTTGTTGAAAACTGATCCATCCAATATAATAAACTCAATCACTTTGTTAAATGATAAAGAAGAGAAAAACACTAGAGTTAAAGTTCTTAAAAAGATGGAGTCTTTATTGAAGAAAGGGTCAAATGCTAATAGGTTTATAGAAGAAGCTATCGATCATAGCGATAAGAGAGTGCTAGTGTTGTTCATGAAAAACGGAGCTAACCCAAACTCTTTTGTTAGTAATGGTAACAGATTAGTGCATGAATGTGTAATGAAAGGTGATGTAGAAAAATTGGAAATCTTAGCAAACTTTGGAGCAAATATGAATTTTCTTAACAAGAAAAAAGTGACAGCTATTATTTGTTCTATTATGCAAGATTGTCAAGATTCTTTTAAAGTTCTGATGAAACACGGAGCTAATCCTAGTAAGAGATCACACATTACTATTGAAAAAGCTTTAGATAAATGCGCGGAACTAAGCCACTCTACAAAATATTTGGTAGCATCAGTAATAGCTCGAAATTTCTTCATTAAAGCTCTTAATAAATATGGAATGGATATACCACTAATTCCAACGCCAATTACAAAAATGGTTCAAACTGTGTCTAGTAGTTTGATAGATTATAGTTATAGAGGATCTTATGAAACAGGATCTACAGGAGAAGCGTCTATATACATATATGACTCATTAAAAAAGTACTTTACTAAAGACAAATGGTAATTAATAGATGGACAAATTTAGAGACACATATAACGAAGAATATATAACAGAGAACGCCGATTCATTTAACTGGGATGATTTTGAGTGCAGTATGAATATCTTCTCAAAAAAGTTTGTTAAGGAATTTAAAAGCGAAATTAAAATTCTATTTTGGAAAAATGAGGAAGGTCTATTGCATAGAGAAGATGGTCCAGCCACAATTGACAAGAGATATAACCAAAAAACATGGTACATTGATGGTGAAGAAATCTCTAAAAATACAAAGAAGTTTTTATCTAAAGCAAAGAAACAAAAGTTTAAGAACTCGGAAGAAAAAGAAGTTTGGTATTTAGAAAACATGCACAAACTTAAGTATAAAGATGAAAAGTTCCCACTGTTACGCAACTTTTCAAAAGATTTCTTCGTTAAAGCAAAAGAAACCCTTGAGTTAGGTGAAATGTTTATGTGGTCAGCAGAGCAAGGCTATAACACGTTAGTCAAAATACTAGTAGAAATATTAGGAGTAGACTATAGAGAATATGTTGGTAGCACCGCCTTTATGATGGCGGCAAGTAGTGATCAAAGAAAAACTGTTGACCTGCTTCTAGAACTTGGAGCTGATATTAATGCGGTGGATGATCACGACAGGAATGCTGTCATGTTTTGCGATTTCTTCTATAAAGAGGAAATGGCAAATTTCATAAGAGAACATAAAGATTACGTACAGCCAGAAATAGAAAAGAAATTAGTAGTTGCTAAAACAAATTAAAAAGGTATGAGCGCAAAAGAAATAACATTATCAGGATTCGTGAAGAACCTAAACAAAGACTTCAATTTAAATCCAGATTTCAAGATTGAAAACCTTTCTGATCACAACGTTAAACTCTCTAATATTAAAATTAGAATTGATGAAATTGATCTAGATGGAGTATTAGCTAATATATCTAGCGCTGATGGCGTTGATGAAGCTGTTCAACAAATAGCTGACTCATTATTAAAGAAGATTGAAGATGAATCCGAAAAAGTTAAGAGAGTAGCTAATAAAGTTATTAAAGCTTGGGAAGAAAGCCCAGAGAAATTCGTTTTTAAAAAGGAGTCGTTTAGAGATGAAAAGATTTATGAAAGAAATTTACTCGGATCTAATGAGTATCATACAGGCGTTTTTGTTTCTTATGAAAAATTAGACTTTTATTTTAGCGGCCTTTCTTTCTCTACAGGAAATGGGGGTCATACTTACTACGAAAAAGAATACTTTGTGAAAGGTTTAGTCGAGTTAGAAAAATGGCTCAATGATAGCAAGAAGAAATTGAAATCTAAAGCTACGCTTAAACGTATAGCTAACTACATACTAAAAACTCGTATAGAGATTAGTATGAATGAATTACCAAAGGCTATCAGTTTAGCGGAAGATGAATCTTTACTGTGTAAAATTTTTGGTAAAAAAGATAAGAAACCTCCTTTCCCATTTGAAATTGATGGGAAAGTACTTAATGGAGTTTTATATGATACTTGTGGAGATCATATGATTCTAGATAAAGAAACTATAAGTGAATGGAATGAGGAATTTGAAGTTGATTGGTCCGCCCTTGAAGAGTGGGAGTTTGAAGCTAGTACTGACGAATATCACAACCATGATGGACAAGTCTGCTCATACACGGTGACGTTTACTTCTCCAGATGGACATGAGTACAAAGCCTACAATGATCATTGCCTTGTAACTGGTTGGAACTTTCATGGAAAAGTAGATTTTAAATAAATTTATTCATGGAAAAGTATTCAGAAGAATATATCATAAAGCACGCCGACTCTTTCGATTGGGACTCATTCCAATGCGATATGAATACCTATTCAAAGGAATTTGCCGATGACTTTAAAGATGAAATACTAGTTTATGTTTGTAAAAACCCAGATGGTAAATTCCATAGAGTAGATGGTCCAGCTATTGAATCTGACAATGGATCTAAATACTGGTATATCAATGGTAAATGTCATAGATTAGATGGCCCAGCTATGGAATTGGACAATGGAGATAAATACTGGTACCTGAATGGAAAGAAGCATAGAGTAGATGAGCCAGCTATTGAATGGAACGATGGATCTAAATATTGGTATATCAATGGTAAATGTCATAGATTAGATGGCCCAGCTGTTGAATCTGCCAATGGATCTAAATATTGGTATCTCAACGGAGAAAGGCATAGATTAGATGGTCCAGCTATTGAAAATGCCGATGGAAATAAAGAGTGGTATCTGAATGGTAAACAATTAACCGAAGAAAAATATAATGAAAGATAGACAATTAACATTTGATAAAGAAGACACAACGCTTGTAGAAGATCCCAAAGGAGATCTTCTAAAAGCTATAGAGAAATCCTATAATGACATTAAATTTAACATAGGACATCTTCACTCTCAACTGAAAGCGGGTAAACTTACTGAAGGAATGAAAGCAACTCAGTTATCCCTTTCGGAACACTATGTTCTAGAATTACAGAAGACTTTAGGTTATGAAGGGGTACTAGACCAACAAAATAAAGAACGATACTCAGAGATAAGATCCCTGAACATCGAGAACAGGGATCTTAGAAAACAACTGGGCAACAAAGTAACCAACGAAGACGCTAGAGAAAGAATAAAGAATATCTATGATGATATCTGGATGTGGTGGAACTTAGAAGGACTAGGACATATAAAGGAATTCTCCATTGGACAATCAGGTAGAATAAACCTTACCCTTTCAGGTATGCTATGCGATCCGTATAGAGATAAAGGTAAGACCATAGAAGAAAAGAAAGTAGACCTGGAAAAAGTCGGCCTGTCTTTTAATGATGATAACCAAACAATAGCATCAGATAAAAACTTCGAAGCACTTTCTAAATTACTAACCAGTAAATATCCAAGCGCTAGAATACTGGAAACCAGAGAAACTAACTATAGTAACAAAAGAGTCTTTAGAGAAATAACCGTAACCATAGATAATCTAGATGATATAGAAAATACAAAATAGATTATGGCTATTAACTTAGAAAACAATTTCCATATAACTAAAGGAGAAAAATGGTGTATCGCTAATGCAGATAATATTGATTGGGATGTATTTGAATATCATGCCGATATCTTCTCCAAAGAATTCGGTGAAATGTTTAGATATGAAATAACTAACTGGTATCTGAATGGAAAGCTTCATAGAGAAGATGGACCCGCCGTTGAATGGAGCGATGGAGATGAAGAATGGTATCTGAATGGAGAAAGACATAGAGAAGATGGGCCAGCCGTTGAATGGGCCAATGGATATAAAGAATGGTTTCTTAATGGAGAAAGGCATAGATTAGATGGACCCGCCGTTGAATGTTCTGATGGAGATAAAGCTTGGTATCTGAATGGAGAAAAACATCGTGAAGATGGACCCGCCGTTGAATGGAGCGATGGACATAAAGCTTGGTATCTGAATGGAGAAAAACATCGTGAAGATGGGCCAGCCGTTGAATATACTAATGGAGATAATCACTGGTATCTCAATGGAGAAAGACATAGAGTAGATGGTCCAGCCATTGAATATGCCGATGGAGATAAAGCTTGGTATCTCAATGGAGAAAGACATAGAGTAGATGGTCCAGCCATTGAATCTGCCAATGGAACTAAATCCTGGTGGCTAAATGGAAAAAGACATCGTGAAGATGGTCCATCTGTTGAATATGTCGATGGACATAAACGTTGGCACATTCATGGAGAACCCCAATTAGAAAACACAACTTCAACTATAGATAATTAATATATTACATAGGAGAATAACACTTCAACTACTATAGAGAATATAATGAATACACAGGATAATATTAATGCAGAAGACTATACTATACTAGGAGAAGAATGGTGTATTAATAATGCCGATAAGATTGATTGGGATAAATTCGAATACCATGCAGATAAGTTCTCAACAGACTTTGCTGTACAGTTTAAAAGTGAAATTAAACATTGGTATCTGAATGGTAAATGTCATAGGGTAGATGGGCCAGCTATTGAATATGCCGATGGAGATAAGCATTGGTTTATTAATGGAAAAAGGCATAGAGTAGATGGTCCAGCCTGTGAATATGCCGATGGAGACAAAGAATGGTATCTGAATGGGAAAAGGCATAGAGTAGATGGTCCAGCCTGTGAATGGAGCGATGGAGACAAAGAATGGTATCTGAATGGGAAAAGGCATAGAGTAGATGAGCCAGCTGTAATTAAATCCAATGGAGATAATTTTTGGTACCTGAATGGAAAACTACATAGAGAAGATGGTCCAGCCTGTGAATATGCCAATGGAGATAATTTTTGGTATATCAATGATGAACTTCATAGAGAAGATGGACCAGCTGTAATTAAATACAATGGATCTAAACACTGGTATCTCAATGGTAAACGAGTAACCGAAGAAGACTTTAAACAAAGAACTCAATGCAAACAGAAGAATATATCATAAAGCACGCCGACTCATTCGACTGGAACTCATTCCAATGCGATATGAATTATTACTCTAAAGATTTCTTTGAAACCTTTAAATATGAAATTATAAGGTTTGTATGGAAAAACTCCAAAGGAGAACTACATAGAGAAAATGGTCCAGCTGTTGAATTAGTCAATGGAGACAAAGAATGGTACCTGAATGGAAAAAGGCATAGAGTAGATGGTCCAGCTTGTGAATATGCCAATGGACATAAAGAATGGTGGATTAATGGAGAAAGGCATAGATTAGATGGACCAGCTATTGAATATGTCAATGGATATAAAGAATGGTTTCTGAATGGAAAGCATCATCGTGAAGATGGTCCAGCTATTGAATCTGCCAATGGACATAAAGAATGGTGGATTAATGGAGAAAGGCATAGATTAGATGGGCCAGCCGTTGAATGGGCCAATGGACATAAAGAGTGGTATTTCAATGGAAATCTACATAGAGAAGATGGTCCAGCTATTGAATATGCCGATGGAGATAAATCATGGTATCTCAATGGAAAAAGGCATAGAGAAGATGGTCCAGCTATTGAATATGCCGATGGAGATAAATCATGGTATCTCAATGGAAAAGAATTAACCGAAAAAAAATACAATGATCGCCAATGATTACATAGATAAAGGAGAAAAGTGGTGCATTGAACATGCCGACTCTATTGATTGGGATAAATTCGAATACCATTCCGATATCTTCTCCAAAGAATTCGGAGATATGTTTAAGTATGAAATAACTAACTGGTACCTGAATGGAAAAAGGCATAGAGAAGATGGTCCAGCTATTGAACATGCCGATGGAGATAAGTATTGGTTTTTTAATGGAGAAAGGCATAGAGAAGATGGACCCGCCGTTGAATGGAGCGATGGATCTAAATATTGGTATCTCAATGGAGAAAGACATAGAGTAGATGGTCCAGCCATTGAATATGCCGATGGATCTAAATATTGGTATCTGAATGGAGAAAGACATAGAGTAGATGGTCCAGCCGTTGAATATGCCGATGGACAAAAAGAATGGTATCTGAATGGAGAAAGACATAGAGTAGATGGTCCAGCCGTTGAATATGCCAATGGATCTAAATCTTGGTATCTGAATGGAGAAAAACATCGTGAAGATGGTCCAGCTATTGAATGTGCCAATGGAGATAAATCTTGGTATCTGAATGGAGAAAAACATCGTGAAGATGGTCCAGCTATTGAATGTGCCAATGGAGATAAATCTTGGTATCTGAATGGAGAAAGGCATAGAGAAGAAGAATTTAAAGAAAAAGTTTTATGTACTTAAGTGAAATACCTCAAAGAAATTTTATAAAAACAGAAGAGTGGCTCATAGAACATGCCGACCAAATAAATTGGTCAGACTACTATCTATCTTTCCAGTTCCTGTCCAATGAATTCTTCAAAGACTTCAAAACAGATATAGATTTTATGGAGATAGCTGTACAATGTATTAGAGACGATAAACCACTAGCGCTTAAAAAACTAATATACGTAGGAGCTATTCATAGAGATGAATTAGACAAAGATAGTAGAAGCTTAATTATAATATGCTCCGTTTATGATTCGGTAGATTGTATCAAATACCTACACGGAATAGGAGTAGATATACATAGGTGTATTGCTAAACAATGGGCCCCTCCAATTGTACAAGCCGCAACTCAGAATTCCCCCAAAGCTCTAAAGCTGTTGTTGGAATTAGGAGTAGATCCTAACTACCAATCAACACCATCTTCCTGGACCGTATTGTATGCCGCGCTAGAACGAAGAGCTTCACTGGATATGATTAAAGCTCTACTCGATGCTGGAGCGGATATGTATATAAGAAATGTACATAACCAATCTCCTTGGCGTCTAGTTAATGAAGGATATGTTTCAGACCCTACTAAGGATTTTATATTAGATTACTTGAAGAGACAAGAATTCCAACAGAAGAAACTTAGAGGTGAACTAGACTACAAAATTACTAGGAGAACTATATAAGTAATATACATGCCTATTGTAGACAGTAAATTATTTGCTGGAAGTAAGGCTGGTGAGAAGAGGTAGGTCTTAAACAACAACCCCCAAACCCCCTTCGTTAGAAAGAGATTTGAGAATTGTTTTATTAACCTTCGTCTTGCTGTCAGTCAAGTCAGTACGATTGAGTTTAGGCTCTGCCCCATCAACAACCCCCTTTGGAAAAAATAGAAACAGACTTAGCATTGAACCTCCAAGTATTATAGAGATGCTTCGTAATTAGTACCCGTGCTATTGAGGAACGTAGTTTAAAAGTGTAGTCTTCATTCAACTATGTTGAAGCTTCCTAAACCCCCCTCTGATTAAGGGTTACATGAATAAATATTAATAAAAAATATTACTTACAAATAAACCCCAACAAAATTGTATATGACTTAAATCTACGAATAGGGAGAGGTTAGATATAAGCATGTATAATAACGTTTTTATGTAGATAATAACTCATTACCCCAGATGTATAATCGAGTCGCTTAGAAGAGCTTAAAATGACTTATTAATAGGCTGTTTATTGTGGTGTATTATATAGGGCAGGGAGAGGTGTGATTTGAGCGTTTTCACACCCAGTAAAAGGATAGGGTTATTAGAGGTTTTTACGCCATTAATTATGGTAGTTATTCTATGGTAAAAAGGGGTCGCCAAAACCCCTTTTTTAACATCGGTTTTATGCCCTAAATCTGATCGCTTTTTACCACACAGGGAGAGGTCCAAATTAGGGAGAGGAAGTATGTAAAAATATGTGTGAATATGTGTGTAAAAAGAGTAGGTTATTCACATGAAGAAATAGAGTACTTTTTAACCCGATTTAACCCAGTATATAGACGTGTTAATAGGTGCATATATAAGAGGTTTTTAGAGAGGTTTTTAAGACTTATTAATGATGTATTAATAGGGAGATTATAGGGGCTTAGAATGGCTTATATTAGGGGGAGACTTAGGCGGTATGTTTGGTGTAAAAAAGGTTTTTAAGAGGTAAAATTGGTTTTTTTGGAGGGAAGGAGAGTAAAAGTACATTTTGTGGGCTGGGGGCGTTCTAGAAAAGCGACTCAATTTGCCCAAGATTTTCCACCAGAAATCCTCATGGTTTTTCAACCAACGAAAAAACTTTAAAACCCAGGTTTCCAAAGTGGAAACTTTAAAATTCTTAGACTTTAGCGAGATGTTCCACGTGGAACATCTCTAACTGAAGCCGCTCGGCACTCCATTAAGGGGGCCAAATTTTTTCTCACTGCGTTAACTCCTAGTCAAGTGTGATTAAATGCGACAATAATCAAACTTATAATTTACAATAATGAGAATTTTTTTTTTAGGCTGTATAATCCTGTCCGTATAATCGCGTAAGCGGGTATGCGGTTGGGCGTGTATACATAATGTTTTAATAGGGTAGGGGACAAGCTCCTTTTTTGTTTATTGGATCCGCCTTTGTTCTCGTGTTAAAAGGCGGCGTCTGTTCTTGTCCAAACTCCCTATACTTAATAAACGAAATAATCTCTATTTTGTTGGGGATATTATGTACTTTATTTTTAAGTAAAAAATTTATATGTAGAGTTGTGTCTGCATAGCGTTTACGAAAGTGCGGAAATTCTACGAGAAACGTTGGTTGTTACTGGTATGTTTTATCGTTTACGAGTTTGCGGAAATTTTCAGAGAGTAGGGTGGGGGTAAGTGGGGGATTGTGGCGGGTTAATCGTTTACGAGTTTGCGGAAATTTTCAGAGGGTCAGTGTAGGTATTCTTCGAAAGCGTTGCTTTCTCTTAGGAAGTTTATTTAAACCCGACCTAGTCGGGATAATGCTATTTGTTATCGAGGATAACAAATATAAAAAGATGGGAGTGCTGCTAAGAGTTTTTTATAGGTCTAGTTATTGTCCTGATCCAGATCAGGACCAAGCTGCTATGTCTTTTCTTTATGCCTTTAGTCTTGTGTCGTCATTTTTCTGCTTTGTTACAAACCAGCAAAAATTCCTCCACATTCCCGCAGGCATAAATTCATTAACATAGCTAAGGGGTTAGGTTTACGAACTTGCGGAAATTCTCAGAGATTGGGTTGCAAATTATAATGTTGCTGCTCTATTAAATGTACGACATACCATGTCGTACATTTAATTATATGATGAGTTAAAAAGATTACCGACCTGGTCGGTTATTGCCTGGGCATAATTAATCAAAGTAACGCTACGCGTTACGTGAATGATTCCGCTTCGCTACATCATTCACATGCCCAGCTTAGAATCTACGTCCGCTAAGCGCTAGGCGTTGAATGGTAGTGATTCCGAAGTTTTTGTTTACCATTGTCCCAGAGCTTCCGAGCTAAATGGATGCTCCATGTCATAAGGGTCAAAGTCTTCTCTTTCCTGGGCTTGTTGAGCCATCCATCTTGCTGACGCTGGCGAAATTCTTGTAGTGTTATTTCTTTTGTTTGGAGTTACTGTATTCCAATACTTATCTTTACATATAGTTCCGCCTTTAGATTTACAGAAAGCTTGTTGGTAATTGGTTTTCTCGAACTGAGTGCCGCAACTTGGACATGTGCATGTCTCTCCAACTTTTGCCTGCTTTGCTAATGTATATCTTTTTTTCATAATCTATATTCTAAATTCACCAATATATACAACATCAGGGAAATTATGTACTTTTTAGGAAAGTTAACTTTTCAGCTTTTTACCATAGCTCGTGTATTTTAGATGCATTCAATTCGGAGATCTTCTTATTAAATTCTTCTTCGCTTAACTCTTTCCCATGAAGGAACCATTCTTTGTCTCCATTGCTCCATTCACAGGCTGGACCATCTACTCTATGCCTTTTTCCATTGAGATACCATAGTTTATGTCCATTGGCAGATTCAATAGCTGGACCATCTTCTCTATGGCGTTTTCCATGAAGGAACCAAGATTTATCTCCATTGGCAGATTCAATAGCTGGACCATCTTCTCTATGCCTTTCTCCATTCAGGTACCAAGATTTATCTCCATTGGCATATTCACAAGCTGGACCATCTTCACGATGTTGCTTTCCATTGAGATACCATAGTTTATGTCCATTGGCAGATTCAATAGCTGGCTCATCTACTCTATGTAGTTTTCCATTGAGATACCATTCTTTATCTCCATTGGAACATGTTTTACATATAGGTTCTTGTTCTACCATAACTCATGTATTTTAGATGCATTCAATTTAGCGATCTCTTCATTGTATTTTTCTTCGGTTAATTTTTTACCATTAAGAAACCAAAATTTATCTCCATCAGAACATTCAACAGCTGGGCCATCTTCACGATGTCTTTTTCCATTTAAACACCATTGCTTATCTCCAATAGACTCCACAGCTGGGCCATCTAATCTATGAAGTTTATCATTAATAAACCAACATTTATCTCCATTAGTATATTCAACGGCTGGCCCATCTTCACGATGAAGCTTTCTATTTAGGTACCATTGTTTAGTTCCATCTGGAAATAATCTACATATAGGTTCCTGTTCTACCATAGCTCGTGTATTTTAGACACATTCAATTCGGTTATCTTCTTATTAAATTCTTCTTCGGTTAATTCTTTACCATTGAGAAACCAGTATTTATCTCCATTGGCATATTCAATAGCTGGACCATCTTCACGATGATGCTTTCCATTCAGATACCAGTATTTAGATCCATTAACCCTTTCAATAGCTGGACCATCTTCACGATGATGCTTTCCATTCAGATACCAATGCTTATCTCCATCGGCAGTTGTTTTACATATAGGTTCCTGTTCTACCATAGCTCGTGTATTTTAGACACATTCAATTCGGAGATCTTTTTATTAAACTCTTTTTTGGTTAATTCTTTACCATGAAGGAACCAATATTTATATCCACCTGCTAATTCAACAGCTGGACCATCTTCTCTATGGCGTTTTCCATTCAGGCACCATTCTTTGTCTCCATCGGCATATTCAATAGCTGGACCATCTTCTCTATGCCTTTTTCCATTCAGGTACCAACATTTATCTCCATCGGAAGTTGTTTTACATATAGGTTCCTGTTCTACCATAGCTCATGTATTTTAGACACATTCAATTCGGTTATCTTCTTATTAAATTCTTCTTCGGTTAATTCTTTACCATGAAGGAACCAATATTTATATCCACCTGCTAATTCAACAGCTGGACCATCTTCTCTATGGCGTTTTCCATGAAGGAACCAGTGATTATCTCCATTAGTATATTCAACGGCTGGCCCATCTTCACGATGATGCTTTCCATTCAGAAACCAGTTTTTAGTTCCATCGGAAGTTGTTTTACATATAGGTTCCTGTTCTACCATAGCTCATGTATTTTAGACACATTCAATTCGGTTATCTTCTTATTAAACTCTTCTTCGGTTAATTTTTTACCATTAAGAAACCATTCTTTAGTTCCATCGTTATATTCAACGGCTGGACCATCTTCTCTATGGCGTTTTCCATTGAGGTACCAGAACTTACCATCTTCATCAGTGACTGATGGTCCTCCTAATCTATGTAGTTCTCCATTAATCCACCAAGCTTTAGTTCCATATGCATATTCAACGGCTGGGCCATCTTCTCTATGGCGTTTTCCATTGAGGTACCAGAATTTAGTTCCATCAGCCCATTCAACGGCTGGACCATCTTCACGATGTTGCTTTCCATTGAGATACCAATGCTTATCTCCATAGGCAGTTGTTTTACATATAGGTTCTTGCTTTACCATAGCTCGTGTATTTTAGACACATTCAATTCGGTTATCTTCTTATTAAACTCTTCTTCGGTTAATTCTTTACCATTCAGGCGCCACTCTTTATCTCCATTAGAATATTCAACGGCTGGGCCATCTTCTCTATGGAGTTCATCATCAAGATAATATTTTCTATCACCAAAGCGATTAAGTTCAAACAAGATTTCTTTTTTCATAGTAGAGAGAGTAAAAAAAAAGAGCCTATTGAAAGGCTCTTTTATGTTATGCTATTTTTTGGTTAGCCATATTGACAATTTGCGACAGTTTGTTTTGTAGTTTAGCTTCATCGCTAAGGAATTCTTCTAGTTCAGAGATAGCTTTTTTAATATTACTTATTTGCACACTGTTCACTTTATCAAAGATTGCTTTTTCTATAATAAGTTTCCATTGTTCTGGAGTGTGTCCTTCTGTTTGGAATTTATCTAATTTACCTTCCATTTTATATCTGGCGGTTTCTTCTTCAAATGCTTTAGCTCTAGCATGTATTGAAGCTGATATTTCTAACAGTTCTTTTACTGTAGAGACTTTGTTGATTTTACTACCTTTATAGGAGACATCGGTAGAGATTTTTGTTTTTCCGTCTCCTTGGATTTCTTGTAGTTGTTTTTTCAGCAGGTCTATTTGAGCAGGCACATCAGCTTGAGTTAAAGTTAAAGATGCCTTTGCTACTTCAGTAGAGTTTTTTGATTTAGTCATAATGTTTTTTATTTTAGTTAACGAAATAATTTAGTAAATGTTTCAATGTAGTTATATTTATTTAGCACCGTCAACATTACTTGGTACGGTCACGTAGTTTATTCTTAGTCGGACTATTATCTATTTCTAGTTTTACTCCGATTATCCTTCAACTACTTGCTGAGAAACTGTCGAAAGCTAGTATAGTAACATACTATAAGCATGTTAGCTTTAACTAGGATTGCAGTCCGAGTCCTCACGGATACTTGCTCATTTGTGTTGTAGGTGTTATGTCCGTTTCCAGAAGTTACCTCTCTAACATTCCTTTCTCACATGGAACAACACATCCAGTATTTCGACTGGTATCTTTATGTGAAAACTAGTACTCAATTAAGAGTAGCCCCACAATGGATCAATGTTTAGCCTTAAATGTAAGTTAACAGCTGATTCGCCGACCTCAGCTTTTCATTAAGTTGTACCTTCCTTAATGCTCCGCGTTTATTTATTGCTAACCTACAATTACTTAAATGCTTGTGGGATATTTTGTCCCATATAATTTTTGCCAATCTTTATCTGCTTTTTCTTTTCCGTCTCCATCTACATCAAACCTCATAGAGTCTCCAAAGAATAATCTACCTGAATACTTTTTACCTATATTCATATAGTTTTCTTTCATCTTCTGGGTTTCAGCTTCATAAGAGGATTCTTTTTTATTGCTTTGTTCCTTTAGTTTGTTATAGGCTTTCTTTATGTCTGGGTAATTATTTAGCACATTCATAGTTGCCATCTCAGGATGAGATTCAAACAAAATAAATGCTAAGTTTTCTTTTTCTTTTTTTGTCATTGTATTAAATGAGTTTCAATACTTAATTAACGAAATAAAATGAATTTTGTTTCCTGGATTAAGGAAATTATTTATGGGATGACATTCTATGTCTAGCCTGGCGGACTATAGAAGTTTTAATGTTGTGCTGTGACACTATTTCTGACAATTTCTTACGCCACCTAAGAGCTACGGGGCTAGAAAAGTATTGAGTAGCCCTGCTTCCGTCCAGGAATTCTTTATTGCCAAAATATTTAGAGAAGGTCCTCTTAATGAATACGATAGATAGATGTTCTTGGTATCTAAATACGCTTGGCCAGTTAACTATATTATCATGTCTTATGATAAAGTCTTCAGTAATATACTGATGTTTACATATGTGATACATGTAATCTTTAAAAAAGTTTATATCATTTTCAATGATATTCTGATGTACTACCTGATGCTGTAGTAAATCTCTTATAGGAAGCTCAAATTTAAATGTAGTGATGAAGTCTCCGCTTAATTTTTGGTATTGGCATATAACTTTCCAGGTAGTCTCATTAAATTGGCAGGCATAAGTTTCTATCAGTTCTTCAGAAGCTTCATTAGCTCTGAAGTGACGTTGCCATTCAAGGTCTGAAAATTGTTCGAACTTCTTCACATCCATATTACAAATATAAACATTACTGGATAGAAAGGAAATAAAAAAGCAAGTAACCACAAAGGTTACTTGCTTTTAATGGAAACTAAACTTATGAACTTATTGTTGGGCTCTTAACCCCTGGATTTATATTAACGAAAAGAAATGAAATATGTTTCAATAAATTACAATTCTTTTATGATATTAATTCTATATGCTTTTCCATGCCCAGCTTCTTCCGAAGATTTTATTCCATATGGGAAACACATGTTCAATAGAAAGTATTGAGGATACACCATTAGGGAGAATCCGTCTTTTCCTTCAGGCAGCCAGGCCCAGTAGTCAGCTTCTTCAGTGCCAGTATCCTTGTCAGGGAGAGATTGATCTTCAGCTATTTCTACTCCTAATTCTATAATATCTTCTTCTTTGCTACCATACAAGGAACAAGTGCAGGGATGTATTCCGAAGTGTTTATAGCCTTTCTCTCCCAGGACGGCGTTTACTTTGAATATCTTATCCTTCATCTTCAATTTGTTCTACGGTTACTCTATACCTTTTTCCTGGCATCAGGATATAGCTTTTGTGAGGCAGGTCGTCATTAGAAAGACCTAGCCCATCGGTCCATACTGCAGCGGGGCTTTCTCCCGTCTTATGTGCAGTTGCTTCAAAAGAAAAGGATCCACCCTTTCTGTTTGACACAGCAGGGCAGATTTTTTCCTCTCCATATTTACATGCTCTTGATGTGCAATGTTCCATATGGATATTTGTTTCTTTTCTATTCATTAGATTGCAGCTAGCGCTGATTTCTTTAAAGCTTTGTGAGCTCTGAATACCTGCGCTTTCAAAGTCCCCATTGGGATATCAAGCTCATCCTTCATATCTTCATAAGATAATCCATCGAAATATCTCATCTTAATAACCTCTTGCATATCCTCACTAAGAGTGTGCTTAATGATTGCGTTGATCCTCGCTTTAGTTTCTTCATCAATGATCATCATGTCAGGGAGAGAGTCTTCACTAGCAAGAACGCTAGTTAGGGAGAACTTCTCATCTTCACGCTCATCTCCGTCTATAGTGGTAATCGATGTTCTTGAATTCTTACGTGTAAAGTCAATCATTAGGTTGTATGCAATTCTCCCTAACCAAGTATTAAAGCTAAAGCTTGGCTTATATTCATTGATCCTTTGAAACCCTTTGATCATAGACTCTTGTGCTATGTCTTCTACAAGTTGAGAGTCTCTACGACCTCCCATTTTACTTTTTACAGTTCTAACTAGCAATGGATAGCATTGAGCGTATAACTTAGATAATGATTTTTGACATCCATTTTGTGCAGCAATTACTAATGTTGAATTTTTCATAAGCTTTTTTGTTTTAGTTTCCGTTTGTGTATACGTTGCAATTAAAATAAAAGTTTCCAATTTAGCAACATTTCTTTAAATTTATTTAGTGGAGACCCGAATTCCGCTTTCGGACCCTGTTGGGTTACAGACTATATCATCTCCTTGTGTGGTTAATACTTTATACCTATAGCTTTAGCGCAACTAGATACAAAGACACCTTTTTCTGTGCTAATACTCTCTATACCATAGCTGTTAATCTTAATGCTGCCTCTATGTGTGACTACCTTTATTGATTTGCCTAGTTCTGGATGATAAGTACTAGTAGCTATTACTATATGTATTTTCTGACCTATTTTAGATGTAAGTTTCCTATCTCTTATATTGCTTGTATTTTGATATGTGGTAGAGCTTGTGAAAACGCAGGGACTTATATCGTTATTGGGTTTTTGAATTAGAGAAAAGACTGAGACTATCTCATTATTATTTAGATAAGGATCAGCGACTCTTGCTTCTAAAGCTGAGCTATCTGTGCTCACGTAAGCGTAAGGTGTTCCGTAATCTCCTAACGCATTGGGATCGTTCCAGCTGTCTTCATGGGTAAGAACAAAATGCACGGTGGCTGTCACCGTTGGATCGGTGGTTGTTACTCCTCCTCCGTCATCGGTTACTGTAGGATCATTTGAAGGTTTTGTGTCATCTTCTTTTTCGCAGGAAGGTAGGGCAATGAATAATAACATTGCAAATAAAATACTTAATAACTTTTTCATAATTTTTCTGGGTTTTGTTTAACAATTTATTTTACTTTAACTTTCTTTCACCAATATATACCATGGCGGGGACATTATGTACTTCTTTGTTTTTAACTTTCTACTGGATATGATTCAGCTCCTGACTTTAATGCTCTAGCATACACATCTCTTATGTATGTATCAAACGATGCATCATAATCTCTCAGTTCAGGCCTATACGCTAACGCTCCCTCTTTGTCCGTATAGAACTTTTGAGTTTCAGGATCTTTCAAATTTGACAGCAGCTCATAAAACACTACAGCTTTCATTGCAGCCATGTAAATTGGGTCATCCAACGTCTTTTCAACAAACTCTACAGGGATTGGCTCTAAGAATTCATCGAACTCGAATTGTATCGTTTTAGAGGACTCACTTTCTATGTACATTTCATACAGAAGTTGGGACATATTTTTTGAAAATTGTATCACTTCTTCTGGTGAGAACTCTTTTTTTACATCTGGCTCAATTGCATTAGCAAGGTGTTCAAATTTATCCATAAGATAATAAGCTTGCTGGTGATGGAATGGATTAGTCAATCCTTCAGCGATTGCCTCATCCAAGCTCAGCGCAGGGAACTCAGTATTATCTAGAAGATCCCGTGCTCTTTGGTGTAGCTCTTCTTCGATCTCATCAATATCTATTTCTTCCCATTTCGCAAAGTCATCCCACAACGCTTCTTCTACTCTTTCCAAAGTAGGATGTAAGTGTGAGCAATTAGAAAACTCTGTATAGTATTCTCCGTTTTCGGTTATGAATATATAGTATCTTCCTGCATACAATAGGATCTCATTTACTCCTTTGTTTGCCTCATCGATAACATTCAAGCCAAGTATATTCTCTAATTCTCTTGGGGAAATTACCTTTCTTGTTTTTCTGAATTGAATTAATGTTTTCATGTTGTTTTCTTTTCGTTCGACAATATATACGGTGGCGGGGATATTATGTACTAATCTCTTTCACAGAATACTGCTGTAGTTGGATTTATTAGTAAGTAATAGTCACCATTTCCACATCCAGGGAATTCCGATGAGAACCAAGCCCTAGTTTCTCCATTAGAAGTTGCTACAGAGAAACTTCTATCTCTCCCTTGTGGAGCCATAGCACTAAATGATGTTCTGTAATCCCCATTCTCATCCATTGCTTTTTTCAAAGCTTCAATAGTATGCTTCCCTGCATAAGAATCTCCCATTTTACCTTTTATGGAAACAAACTTACATTTGCCATTATATCTTATAAAGCTAGGAAGATGTTCTTCGTCCCCTGTTTCTATGAACATTTTACATTCTTCTTTGATTTCATTCCAAATATTTGGATGACATCTATTGATGAACTTTTGACATTCCGCTTTGTTGTACTCTTCTGGGGACATCTTTTCTGTTTTTGACATATGTGGTTTTAAGTCTACTATTTTAGAGAAAGGAAGACCTAATTCTACATAGTTCCAAAACCTAGCTTTTTTGCTTGCTGCATATGTTAAGCTGCCATTGATAATGCGTAAGTATACATTATAAGTTTTTTTAGCTTTCTTGCTTTTAGATTTAGATCCATCTTCGTTTTCTTTCCAATTTCCATATCGTGATAACTTATTAATCACTACTGGTTCATTGAACGTCATTACCCAGCGAGCAACATCAGAATCTTTAATTCTGTTTTTTAAGCCAGAGTAAGTATTGATAGCCATATCTCTATGAGTGTAGCCATCCGCCTCCAGATCTTTTATAAAGCTGTCGCGTTTCTTTTTGTTACTAAAGATTGCAATATCAAAGAACCTGCTTCCATCTTTATGGATTTTTTTACCATCATGATGCTTTACCACATACTTTGATTTACCGATATTATATTGATTATAGTAGATTTTCATAAGTGTTTCTTTTTCGTTCGACAATATATACGGTGGAGGGGATATTATGTACTTATAGGAAAACTTTGTTTTTCAGCTTTTTGAGTTTAATGTCTGATGGATAAAGGGTTATGTATACGAAGTTGCGGAAAAACTCAGAGGAGAGAAAACTTTTTAAACTTTTTTCTATCTAATGCTTGACAATATGATATTTAAACAGTACTTTTGTATTGTTGATAAGGGATAAAGATACCAAGAGGGTTTCTTCTTAACAACAATCTTAATATGGGAATCTATCTCGGAATGAAATCCGAAATAAGCCCCTATTACATATGGGAATGTAGCTCAGTCTGGTGCTAACACTTGATGTTAGTCTTGAGAGCAGCTCGGTGTGAAAGCCAGTGTGTCGATAGTTCGAATCTATTCCGTTCCCACAAAAGATTAAAGGCTATGCTTGGACTTCCTTCTAAAAAATTATCTTAAATTAAAAAACAAGTTCTCCAAATTTCCTTTATATCTTTAACTACATGGGAATGTAGCTCAGTCTGGTGCTAACACTTGATGTTAGTCTTGAGAGCAGCTCGGTGTGAAAGCCAGTGTGTCGATAGTTCGAATCTATTCCGTTCCCACAAAAAGCAATTTGCTTTTTCTATATGGGGGTGTAGCTCAGTTTGGTATCCGTCCTTGAGGCGTGATCTTGAGAGCAGCTCGGTGTGAAAGCCAGTGTGTCGATAGTTCGAATCTATTCCGCCCCCACAAGCATGTTAGTTTCCATAGTAGTATGCAAATAAAAAACCCTCATCTTTAATTAGATGAGGGTTTTTTTGTTTATGCTACACCTCCTGCTGTTACTCCATCATAAGGATGTGGTGACTTGTCGCTAACTAACAGCTGCAACAATCGCTGTACATCATTAGTGAAGCTTGCAGGTGTATCTTTGAATGAATGGGCATCTGATGCAAAAGATAATCCACCTTTCCATTCACGAATAATAAAGAACTCTCCTGTTTCTTTATGTTTAAGCGCGATCGACCATGGGACTTTGTACCCTTCTGATCCCTGCATCTCTACAATAGGATTCGGAAACATACAGATCATTCTGTAAAGCATGAATGCTGATGAGATTACCTGATAAGATCTGACAGCTTCTTCTCCTTTGTCCAACATATTTTCTTTTCCTGGAGTGATGTTTACCAGAACTTTTCTTTTAGGTCTGGAAAAATTGATCTCCCAGGCTATGTTTCCACAAGTTCCTCCGAAACCTTTCTTTTCTTTACCATCGATCTCTTCATACATTTCCTCATGAGAGATAGTTTCGAATGCTTCGTTCAGATATTCTTGCTCTTTATAGTCCGCCTTTCTATCTGAATAACAGGAAGGTTGTACTGCGTAACTTTTTTTAGGTGCTGCCATAATTTCTTTTAATTTAAGTTCAACAATATATACTACCAGGGGGATATTATGTACTATCTAAATTCTCTATGGAAGAAGTCAATTAATTCCTTAGTGGTGAACTCTTTTCTCCATTGAGTAGTTTGTTCTTTCCATACGCCGTCCCTGATCTCCACAGCATTACCGTCTTCGATCCAATCTATAATTTCCTGATCCATAATTAGAAATTTAAATTTGCTACTTTTTCTACACAGGTTGTCCCGTCAAATACCCATCTCCAAATTTCTCCTGCTTCGCCCTGCATCTCTATATAAGAATCGGCTTCAACAAATGGAGCGATAGATTGAAACATTGCCTCTTCTGATCCGTCCTGACTTTCACCTTCAAAAGAGATTCCAGTTACTAAAATCATATCTTCTGGTTTCGCCGTCAACTTTGCTTCCGCTTGAATTAATAAATCTTTAACAATAGATTTATTTGATCCTACGGTCATATCTTCTTCAACCATCTTCAAAGCTGAACTAACATCCTTCAAAATTTCTTCTTTAGTAGGAAGAGGTTTTTGTTTCTCAGTTGAGATGTCTAAAACAAATCTACAACTTAACATAGCCTTTTCTAAAGTCTTAGAATTCTCTACACCAGGCACATCAATGAAAGTGTTTCTTTTATTCTTAACGAATTCTTTCAAAGCCTGCAACGCTTGATCAACATTACTTTTCTTGATTTTGAATTCGGCGCCTCTTAGTTCTATTTGGTACCCCATGATAATAAGTTTTTTATGAAACAATAGTTTTATGCTGGGGAGAGTCTTCCTTATATAGGGAGAAGATGCCCACGGTTTTTATCTCTGTCAATTTCTTTTTAACTGATTTAGACTTTTCTTGTTGGATTAAAGTTTCTAATAAAGAAAAACCGTAAGCCAATTCTAATTTATCTAAAGAGTCAATGCTGTTTTGTAATCTAAAACCTAAAGCGAAATGATATGATTTCTCATTAGTTTTAAAGTCCGCTCTATGTGTAGAGAATAACTTTGCCAATAAATTTCCTGTTTTATCCATACCTACTTCACCTCCTTTGAATTAACTTAAACATCTCTGCCGTATTAGCTACTACGTCTTCAACGTTCTCGCCTAATATATACGACTTGCGGGCAATTATGTACTTTTTCTTAAGTGGCCCTTTATCGATGTCAACTCTATAGTTATCGTAGAGGAGTCGTCTAAACTCCTCTACGTATTGAGTCTCTGTATGCGTATCTTTATTCATGGGACTAAGATACTAAATTATCCCTTCTTTAAATAATTAATGATTGATCTTTTAACGGGTCTTTTTAAAGTCTCCCTGTAGAATTTGATCGCTGGCTCCCAGTCATTGTAGTCGCCGTCACTAGAAACCTGAGTAACTCTTCTTCCGAAGTGGTGCTCTAGGGAGAGTAACGCTGCGCACACTAATAAATCATAAGGCTTGCGAGCTGTTTTACAGAACTGGAATCCTCTATACCATCTCATAGAATCCTCTTCATCTCCTGCATCTGCTGTGATGACAAAAGTCTCGTGGTCCATGTTTTTGTTATTGTCTCCATTAAACCAAACATGCTGTGAGTTCATTTCTGGAAGTTTAACTCCAAGACCTCCTCTGATAGCTAGGTCCTCATCTTCATGATAACCTCCTGCGCTTTCTGAATTAGCTGGTAAGTTTGTCATCAGCTCTTTAACATCTTTTACAAACGCGTTATACTTAGCTGCGTCTAATTTACTTACTTGCGGCAATTTCCAATAGTGAGTGTATCCCATGGTAATAATATTTAAATGTTTGATAATGGATCCAAGTTAGTTCTTGGATCCTTTTTATTTTTTAAAGAACTGGACAAGTAATATGTTCGCCATTTTTCTTTTGTCCAAAGATTGATCCTCCATCATTTCCCTCATCATCACAAGATGGGAACATTAAGGAACCATCATCCATTTGGAAAACTATTGGTCTACTAAACCAGTGCATTTCTTCACCTTCTTTTTTCGTTAGGTATCTAGCCGAAACTATTTTCTTACCTACAAAATTTTCCTTTGCGTATGCTACCCAGTAAGCTTCTCTTTCTTTTTCATTTGAAAGATCATACTCTTTGTTTCCAATTTTTGCCATAATATATTTGTTTTTAGTTCACCAATATATACGGAGCGGGGGATATTATGTACTTTATTTTTAATATCCGTGAAATTCTTCTACAGCATCCTTTATTAAATGATAAGGTATTTGGCTGTCAAAGTGTAAGTCCTGCACAAATTCTAACTTTGAAATATTAGGTGCTGAATTTTGTTTCAATACATGCATAACCTGCACACCGTCTTCTACCGTCTCGAAATAAGGAACGAATTCTGTTTCGTCATAACCTCCATGCATCATATCATGAACTATAGTGTACATCTCGTCATCTTCATCACTATCGCTGTCCATGCCTGCAACGTCTCTAACAAAATCCATTACTTCATTTGCTGCATTATCGATATCCTCAATGCCTACATACTTAACATAACTTTTAGGTGTGAAGATTATTACCTTACATTCAAAGCTTGCTTTAAAAACTTCCAATTCAGTAAGGGCTACATATCTCCTAGCATCTACAATATTAGCTTCAACATCAAAGCTATCTGTGTATTCTGGAAAATTTAATGTTATAGTTATCATGTGCTTTTTGTTTTGTTCACCAATATATACGGGGCGGGGGATATTATGTACTTATAGGAAAACTTTGTTTTTCAGCTTTTCACATATGAGTACATAGAAATATGTAGGTATACGAAGTTGCGGAAATTCTCCGAGAGATGTGATCATAAAAAAACCTAAGGTTTTTACCCTAGGTTTTGATATTAATTATAAAATATTGGATTCATTGCTCTCATACACAATTCTTTGGTGAGATTTTCTCCAACGGCTTCAGCTGAAGCAAGTTTCGCATAAGGTTTGTTTAATGTTCTTTTGCTGATGTTCAATTGATATTCAGCCCTCATCATATCCTCATCTGATTCGAAACAATCTCTACTGAAGTCTTCACGAAACTCATAAATATTATTCCATTGCTTCACTAAGCGTCCATCCTCTGTAAATAAAGCCGCCAATTCTTCTCTCTCATTAATGAAGTACACTTCATCGAATCCTACCATTCGATAAATCATGGTTCCATTCTTAGCGCTATTTAATACTACAAATAAACATTCTTGCATAGTGATAAATTTATGGGTGGCTTAACTAGAAGCCCACCCGCATAATATGTATTTATTATAATCCTTTCCTTCGACTTTTCCGCAATCGATACATAAAGCATCACCCCACTTGTCATCGTATACCCCGAAGTCTTTTTTGAGTTCAGAGTAATGCTTTTGGTCTGTGTCATCCTCATCGAAACCCTCAATCATCTCTACCCAATCGTCTGCATCGATTTCATCGGGCTTGTTAGACATAGTATAACCGCTCTTCTCTGCGATAGTACCCGTATAACCTCCATGACCGTGTTCATAACAAGCTTGTTGTTTTGCTTGTTGATACGCTTCCTTTGCGGTTACTGCGTGTACTACATTCATAAACGTTTCTGCTCCCATATTTGTTTCTTTTTTAGTTCACCAATATATACGTTCGGGGGGATATTATGTACTTTTAATAAAGGTCAACTCAACGGGGAGGTTCACACAATTGCTACGCCTACGTTTCTTTCATTGTGTCCGTGCAGGAATATGAGTAATTTTTAAACCGCTTTCCTATATAGGGAGAGCTATAACACACCTGCTGTCTTTCCTTTAAAGTTTTATGCTATTGATACATTCATAATGTTAACGCTAAAGCAATTATCATCCATGTCTTTCACGTTCACATAGAAACTTCCATCTGTATCGGTTTGAACACCATCCATTACTCTTCCTGAGAACCCATGAGTAACAACATCTCCATCAGGGCTTACTTCTACCTCATCATTGAATTTAAACTCATTCTCTAAAGTTCTTTTCCAAGAGTCTTGAACCAACTGGTCGAATTTCTCGATAGTATGTTCTTGAACCATTTGTCGCTCTATGCTAGATGCTGAATCTTGTTCTTCATCTAATACAATAACCTCTACTCCGCCATTGGCATGAACACTTTGAATCATACCATCTTTTACGTATACTAATACTTTAGTTCTCATAACTTTTAGTCTTCTAAATTAATATTCATTCCAAATTTACCTAACTCGCAAGGGGTTTCGGTAATAATATACCCAAAGCGATTTACAAACTGCATACCGCTACTGATAAATAATTCTCCATCATCCCCATCCAATACAGTCCATACCGTTTTAGGATTCTTTTTCAAAGCTTCACGAACAACTTCCAATTCTTCGCCATAAGTTTCATACATGAATCCACATATAGGGGCAACATCACCATCGGCAATATTACTGTCATGTTCTTTTCTAAGCACCTTATTTGTTTCGGGCTTATACTCTTCTACGAATTGGTCAAATGTCTTTTCCATAATGCTTTAATTAAGTTCACCAATATATACGGTGGTGGGGAAACTATGTACTTTTTAACTATTACCTCTTCCGTTTCCATTACCTCTTCCGCTTCCACTTCCTCTTCCAGTTCCATTTCCAATACCTAAAGTTATTTTAGGTATTGAATCTTCTTTTATAATTGGGGTGACCCAAGTTTTTAAAACCTTTTTTTTCATGGTAATAATATTTATTGATTATTAAATTTAGTCATTCTTTCGCAATACAATTCATCTTCTAGGATTTCTCCACCTGTATAGGGAGAGATGATTGTATTAGTTTCAACGGCTTCAGATTCCACAGCAAATAAGCCCGATCCTTTCTCGTAATAGAACTCCATCTCTATGTTTTCATGAGATTCTACCCTTGCACCTTCTTCAGTAAATCCTTGATCTAATAAGTCTTCATATCTTTCTTGCCTAGCTCTTTTTAAGCTTGACACCAAAACATTCATACTGTCATAGTTATCGGCATCACTAGCTAATATAGGCTGTGGTATTTTCTTAGCTTCCGCCAATGCTGCGTGTAGTAAGCTTACGGCTTCGATCTCTGCTGATTCTTTTGCATCGCTGTCGTCTCCAAATTTGTCGTTAAGATCAATTGCTTCTATTGCTTTTTCTAATGCTTGAATGATAATTGGATTCATAATTTTTTCGTTTAAATTCAATAATATATACGGGGCGGGGGATATTATGTACTAATCGTTTATGAAATCTAAATCCACAGACATAGCCAGCACAACAGTCCCATCTTCTAAGAACAGTCTAGTATTATAGAATGCTCGATCTTCCCAGTCTTCATGCTGTTCCGATCTTACTGGAGTTCTAAGTTCCATGTATGATTCATCTCCAGTTTCTTCATTCTTTACTGGAATCATTTCATCTTCCATATCTTCTCTTTGAATTGCTTTCATGATTTCTAAATTTTACAGTTCGTCAAATACATCCCAGTCAAATTCAACTCCATCAGTGGAATCTATTTCAATCGCATAAGGAGGGTTTTCGAAATCTGATAAGTCATATATCAGTTTTTGAACAATTCCAATTACATAGTCACCAGTTTGTAGCTTTTCCGCAATAGCTTTTTCAGTCTTACGGTCTACTTCTTTTCCAGTTTTAATATCGTGGAAGGTGATTCCTAAGTATCCATTTATATCCATTCTTACTGCCATGATGTTTTTATTTAAGTTCACCAATATATACGAGGCGGGGGATATTATGTACTTTTCAGTTAAACAAAAAAGGTGAGCCATACAGCTCACCTTTTCTTAATTGTCAAATGCAAATACTATTCTTGCATCTTCATATTTCATGGAGAGCTTTTTTAATGGCTCAACAATTGTTTTCAATTCATGCTCAAACATTTTGTGGTAACCATCCATCCAATGATAATTTACTTTAATAGTTTTACCTTCAAACTCTGTACCCTCCACGCCATCTTTCAAAATCTTATCGGCTTGGTCTTCATCTACGGTGACAAAACCTTTGCCCCAAGAAGCACCGCACCAACCTTCTGTTGGCTCTCCTCCTTTTTCTTGCAAAGATTTATATTGCTCTAAAGATATAGTTCCTCTAAGCATAGTCATTTTACCTTTCCAATCAAACTCGGCTAATTCTTTTGCGGTGAAATATGAGTAACTATGGTAGTCAACATTTTCCGCAATCGTTTCTTCTTCATCGAGATACTTACAGCCCCAGTCAATGATTTTTAAACGAGGGTAAACGTATTTATAATCCCCATTGCCTAAGTCGATTTCTCCACCATTTTCTTTGTAATCATCCATAGTCATGTTGTCGTCAATGACCATCCCAAGAAACTCCATTGTTTCTCTTGAAGCATCACTAGGAAAACCTTTAGGATCTGCAATTGGATCAAAGCCTTCACCCGTTTTTATTCCAGCGAACCCTCTACCATTTCTAACATCGGCTAGAACGGCAAACCAATTGTAATTTCTACCACTTGAAGGCTCATCCATAAACTTTTTAAGGTCTATCCAGTTACCCTTTTTGATTTCTTTGTATCGAGCTGGGTCTGTCACCTTAATGCCCTTATACATTTCGTAATAAGGATTAAGGAAAACTTTGTTGGTGTTCTTTTTCCAGACTCCGTTCTCCTTTACTTCGGCAATGATGTGAATGTCGCATCCCATAATAATATTTCTTTTTAGTTCAACAATATATACATTCGAGGGGATATTATGTACTCATGGGGAGAGTTATAAATCCTCATCCTCCCCTAACCCTAGACCATAAGGCATTTCTTCATCATCTTCGACCTCTTCTACATTGTCTCCAAGTTCATTCATAATCTTATCAACTAGTTGAGCCTTAGATGCTTCTAAGATTTCTTCTTCCGTTGCGTTATCCCCAACAACTACTCTAGTCATTAGGGAGACTTTTACTAATTTTGCTTTCATGAGTATAACCAGGTTTGTTCAACTTCAACTTTAATTTTTTGAATTTCACCATCATTATCAATGGTTACTTCAAATTCAACTCCACAAGCTTGATGGGCTTGCATCACATCAATCTTTGACATATCAACAACTTCCGCATCCATGTGAGATTGAATACACTGCTTTATTTTGCTATCAATACTATCATCAGATATATTGAATTCCTTATCTATTTGAGTTTCAACAACTCCCATGTTTGGACATTCGTGGTTACCCACTTCCATCAAATTAAAATATATCTTTTTCATACCTTAAGCTTTTATAAATGAAACATAACAGAAACTACCATCATTAAGAATCTCATACAATTCTCTCAACTCTACTCTAGTAGATTCAGTTTTACACTCTGCAATTACCTCTTCTTTGATTGCATCTACAGAAAACATTTGCTCTCCTAATGTTTCATCCGTATCTTGGAAGGAAGGAGAATGCTTTTCAAACTCAGCTTTAACTACATCGGGTAAAGAGTCATAAGGTACATGAGCAACACTGATAACATCTACAATTTGATACGCTCCGTTGTATACTTCAATCTTACCATTGAAAGTTTTTGCTTTTTTAACTGCTTCACCTCTACTATAAAGTGATGGCGTTTCTGAATAAACATCTCCAAGATAAAATCCTGATTCGGGATTCTTTGGGTCGATAACCTTTTGGTCTTGTCTATGATTGCTTTCGCTTGTAAGTTTTACTCTATACTTTTTCATGATGTGTTTTGTTTTCGTTCACTAATATATACGGTGATGGGGATATTATGTACTTATAGGAAAACTTTATTTTTCAGCTTTCGTTTTCGATACATTCTTTTATGTATTCAGTATCGTATGAGTGAAATATTTCTTCTTCCATTTTTTCTTGACATTAACTGGTTTATTAATTTTAATCTATTCATAAAGATTTTAGTTTTAATTCACCAATATATACGGTGGTGGGGATATTATGTACTTATAGGAAAGTTTACTTTTCAGCTAAACAAAAAAAGCCCTCCACATAGGGAGAGCTTAAGTATAAGGTTTACGAAGTTGCGGAAATTATTAGAGATCTAATAACTTTGCTAACTCCTCAAGGGAGAGAGTTTTTTTTGATCCATTATAACAAACTGTTATTTTTGGATCTGATAATCTTTCTATTTGAATTGAGCTGTTTTGATTCTTACCACCAAATTGCAAAGTAAAACCACTTTGAGGGTTTTGCTTATCTTTCTTTATTATTGAATCCATACACAAATATAGGCACTAATAGGGAGAGATACAAAAAAGGACCGAAGTTTATCGGTCCTTTTTTTATATAAAGACTACTAAGCTGCAGCCTTTTTGTTTTTCTTAGTGTAACCTTCCCAACCTTCTTTTTTCAAAGCTTGCTTTGCTTTTGAAGCTGCAGACCCTTTTGGTTGTCCACCGTGGATAATTAACGCGAAACTATAATCGGTTTTGAATGCGTGACTATCGTCATGGTCAATTTCTAAGCCTAATTCTTCCGCCTCCGCATAAGAATATACTACTCTTGCAGATTTCAAGTTATGTTTTTCAATTAACTTGTCATTTTTACCTCCGAATGAAGCAGTTAATTTTAAGTTAGCAGGAATTGAACCTAATCTTTCTACCCAATATCCAATGCTCTTAGTGTATGCATAGAATACTACTGCAGGATTAATATTTGCAACTAACATCCAAGCATCGAAGTAAGCTTGATTAAAGAAGTCTCCTGAAACGTGTATTCTTACCATGCCCGTATTTTTTGGAATAGAAGCATTAATCAACTCCGCCATTTGCTCCGTTTTAAGCCCTTTTAAGGCATCGTAATTGTGCCAACGTGCTATGCGAGTATTTTTATAAATAGATTCGCTAGAAGCGCTGAAACATCTAAACTGTGTATGTTTACCATCGGTTAACGTTCCAGTATCTTTGTCTGCTTTTGATAAACAGTCTTTTGCGAAAGGGCAAGAATAACCTGCTGGCAAAGAGAAAGTCATAACCTTTTTACCTAATTTCGCATTTCCTTTTCCAAATTTTAACTTTTCCATAATAATGTTTGTTTTTTGATTCATCAATATATACGGTGGTGGGGATATTATGTACTTTTAGTGTTTAACTAATCTTTTTTCATTTGCATAGTAACTTCTAAGTACTAACCAAGTTCCTGAAATTTCACTGAATACTGAATACTCTATAGTAACGGTAGCAGACTTATTCAAACTTGCAATTGCATCTCCAATTTCAACAATTTTAAGTTCACCCATTTGCGTATCGTATTGTACGTCAATACTCCCACCTTGCGTCTTTTTAAAATTCTTTTTTACGATAATTGATATACAAGCCTTTTCCATAATGATGTTTTTTTTGATTCACCAATATATACGGCGGTGGGGACATTATGTACTTTTCAGCTTTTCACATATGGATACATAGAAATATGTAGGTATACGAAGTTGCGGAAAAACTCAGAGAAACAAAAAGGGGAATTTCTTCCCCTTTGTTTTAGTGGTTAGCATTCCAATCTACTGTTTCATTACTAAGATCGATTGCTTTTGTGCATCCAGATCCATCCTTGTTAATGAATTTTACAAAGAACGTTCCATCCTCTGGTGTATCTTCTGATTCAAAGAAAAGGTTTGCATCTATACTAGAAGACATTAGATCAACCGCTGTAAGGTCATACTTACAATCATTTAACGTTTCTCTATCTTCTTCTAAGTCTATCCTAACGCTAGTGAAACCGCCTTCGAATGTTCTATAGGTTTGGCATACATCTAATTTGTACTCTCTACCTTCATTGGTTAGAGTTAGTGAACCGAAGTCCATTTTTGAATTGGTTAGGTCGCCGAAGAAATTAAGCTCGACTCCTAGGAATTTAACATCTTTCATATTGTTTTTGTTTTGTTTGCCAATATATACGATGTCGGGGATATTATGTACTTTTACTTATGAGTGCTACTTAAATTTTACTGTAGTTGGTGCTTTGTACACAAACTCGGTTGAACATTGATTGCATTTCCCCTCTCCTTTAGAGTCGGGTTGTACTTGCCCCTTAAAACATTCGGGGCATAGTATGATTTGATTTTCTTTTGGCATATCTTTAAAAGCTAAAGTGTCCTGTGATTGTTTTAGTTCCGACTGTTACATTAAAGAAACAGCCGCTGTCTGTACTATCCATTTGGTTATCCAACTCTCTTCTATGAGCAGAGGTAAATTCCATGTCAATAACTTTTCTTTTCTTTGTTTTAGAATCATACTCATTAAAGAATATTTCTACTTCCGTACCATACATGTCTACTTTCATAATCTCTTCTTTTTTAATTCAACAATATATACTATGAGGGGGAAATTATGTACTTTCTACTATATGGTTTCTTTTCTTAATGATAGCCGCTTTAATAGCATCTTCCGAAAACCAAGTAAGCGTTTGACTTTGAAGAGTCATGTGTATAAACGTTTTAACTGTTACTTTGAAATCTTTACTAATTTTAATTTCATACATTGGAGGTAGACCTCCGCTGCATTCATAAACATCATTTTCATCTAAATAAGCTTTAACCGTTTCTAGGTTAGTTGCATAGTCAAGGGTTTGAGTATGTACATGCCAATCAAGATCATTTTTAGAACAATAGTTCCATCTTGAAAATTCACCCGTTCTTTCTGAATAGAAACCTTTTAATGTATCGGTGAAATACTGAACAGCATCTTCAAGGCTTGTGAAAGCTAAAGTCTTTTCTCCTTCATCTATGCAAGCATAAGAAGTTCCTGTAGCGTATCTGTTATTTATTTGAATTGTGCTTTCCATGAGTTAATTATTTGATTCACCAATATATACTATGAGGGGGAAATTATGTACTTCCCCCTCATTTTTAGTTAGTACCCTATTTCTTCTAAGAATTGTGAAACGGTAAATGAATGCGCAACCTTTTCCCATACAATAATATCATCAACAGAACCTTCAAGCATTACGGACTGGTCTTCTAATTCGCTTAACCTCTCTAAGATACTTGGTATCTCCAAGTAATCATTAGATAGAAGATTAGCTGCTCTGCTTACCGCTTTTATTTCTTCATCCTCTTCCTCTTGGAACAGTTCCGATTGTTCAATTTCATTTACGTGGTCTTCATCCACATAAGCTTTGGCTGTAGCCTTCATTTTCTCTCTCTCCTCCTCATTGGAAGTAAAGTGGTCAATGAAGTTTTCGATAATCATTAACTTGATTTCTTCTGACTTTTTCATGCTCTTTATTTTTGGTTCACCAATATATACTACGAAGGGGAAATTATGTACTTCCCCTTTTTATTTAAGATTTATAGTAATGAGAAGGGTGCTTTGTTTTGATGTACTCTTCTATTAGCTTAAGGTTTTCCGCATCTAGTTCCGCTAAGAAGCTTACAAGTCCCGCTAAGTTTCCATGTCTTTCGATAAAGCCTTCAAGCTTTCCACCTAGATGATTTTCTAAATGAGTACCGCCCCAAACGTTTTTTACGAAATCGTGATTGTTAAACAAGAATAGGATTACTGAATGTAAATGTAACATAATGTATTTGTTTTTTGGTTCACCAATATATACGACCGAGGGGATACTATGTACTTCTGGATCCGATCCAAGATCTAAACTATAGGTTTACGAATATGCGGAAAAACTCAGAGAACCAGCTAATCAGAAAAGGGACAGCGCCTAAGCACGTCCCCTTTTCCTTGAACCAAAATAATATTTTTACCGTCTCCAAGTAACTTTTGATAGTTTCCTGATTAGTTTTAATTCGAATGCTGTTAGGTCATCCTTCTTTTTGTCTATATCTCTTAAGAAGCTCATGAACTCAAAGCAATAATGTTTGAAGTGTCTCGTTTCTCCAAAGTGATTATGAAACACAGCTCTAAGCTTTTCCAAATACTTGTCTTCCGCTTTTCTAGACATCTTAGCTTTTATACAAGCAGCTTCCCATTTGTCCGCAACTTCAATTCCAAATACGTCTTCTATAGGTTGACGGTTTATTTCTTCATCACCCTTGAATATAGTAGACTTTTCAACAAATCCATCTTCCGCCATTTCGCTGAATTCTTTCACGAATCCTTTAGCGTATTCCATTGCTTCCTCAAATGTATCGCACATTTTATGAGGACCATACCAACCACCGCTTTTTCCTGTTATCTTTTTTGTTTCGATATCTGTATCCACGTGTACTTCCGTCTTACCGCTTCTCAATGGATTGTATCCAGATCCAGCTGGACACTTTAACAGCTCAACAATGCTAACAATCATTCCTGGAGCATAATATTTTACTCTTCTTACCGTGTCTTTTACAACTACTTTTCTCAATTCAGAATGAGTAATTGTAACCTCTACGGTCTCTTCCTTGCCCACTTCTACTTTAGTGGTGTAAGAGTAGCTTTCTTCTGATTCCGTTTGGTGGAATGTAAAAGGCATTATGCCTGCATCGAAATATCTTTGTTCTTGTATGTTAAACATGGTTTCTTTATTTAGATTCACCAATATATACGGGACGGGGGATATTATGTACTATCCGTTAATCTCTAATACTTTATCTTTAATTACACCATTATGCATTGCAATTCTTAATTTTAACACTTTTAAAGAAATGTTACCAGTCAACAAATTTGAAATATCTTCTTTTAAAGACAAAACCTCGTCATGGTCTTCGCCCGAATAGTATATTTCAACATCTTCATTAGATATATCTAACATTCTTTCATTGTCCGCTTTGGTCAAATATTGATGTTGTCCATTTATTGTTGTAAAGTAAACGTGCGTGATTTCGTTACCTCCTACTCTTAAAACTGTCTTTGCCATAATACTAATATTTTAATTTGTTTTGTTTAGATTCACCAATATATACGACCGAGGGGATATTATGTACTTGCTAATCTTTTCACCTTCTCAACCCATTCACATCGAACTTGATTAGTTCTACCTCCACAAAAAGCTATATACTTTCCATTTGACTTACCTCTCCATGATGGCTCTATAACAATATCTTTGAATCCATGATCCGAAAGAGCGGTTTCAAGATTTACGCCTGTTATGGTTTCTTCTTTACCTCCGTAATTGATTTTATATGTTTTCTTGCTCATGATCTATTTGTTTTAGTTTACTGGCAAACTTGTTGTTTGTCCGATTCACCAATATATACTACGAAGGGGAAACTATGTACTTTCAGCTAAACAAAAAAGGTGAGCCATGTAGCTCACCTTTTTTTATGGTTTATCAATTATTACTAGCATAGTGGCAATATTAGTTCCACTATATTTAAACTCTCCCTGCTCTATCTCAGAAACTTGCGCTTTTAATTCTTTTAGCTTATCTCTAAACTCCTTGTGAATAGTCAAGCTACCCTTTACCCAACTGGTAGACATAATGCAGACAACTCTCCCCCCTGACTTTAACAACTTAAGCATATTATATAAATGCTTGATATCCTGATTCTTTGTAAATGGTGGATTAGCTACAATCTTATCATATACTTCCTCTCCCTCCACTTTTAAGAAGTCTTCCCCTATCACATTGTACCCTTCTTTAATTAGGAAGTTTCTATTCTCTTCCATGAACTCGACAACATCTAAACTTGCGGATTCAGGAATGTGTTTTGCTATACCTGCTTCACCTGCTGACGGCTCCAACACTTTATCACCTGCTTTAATGTCAGCCTTATCCACAACTGTTTTAGCTAAGGTATCAGGAGTCGCAAAGAATTGGAATTTCTTCTTGTCATTAACCTTTTCCCCATTAACTAAACGGTCAAATATTTCTTGAGCTTCACCTTTAAATTCAAATCCTAATTTCTTGTATTTTCCTCCAGAGTTCTCCAATACCGTTTTGATCTGATTGTAGTTTTTGAACTTTACATCCTGAGGTAATTCTAAACGATTACCATTTACAATCATCAGGTTAATGTTATCTACTGCCGTGTGCTTTATTGGAGCTTCTTCAATGTTTCTGTACACTGTTTCTGTTCTTACTCTTGCAAGCATCTTGCTTCCTATTTTGTTTTGATAGTCCGCCACTACTGTAGTCATTCCATTTTCGTGGTCATACTTTCTTAGTACGATATCAGGATAAGATAAAGAGCTTTTGAATTTAGATTCAAATTCAGGTTTCACAAATACATTGTAAGAATCTGTATTGAATACTTCTTGAAAGTCATCGGTTTCAAATACTGGCGTTCTTTTTCTTATAGTGTGCATATTCTTTTCTTTTGATTCACCAATATATACGGCTTCGGGGGAATTATGTACTTTTATACTAAACCCTTTTAAAGGCAAAGTATCTTTGTGTGCATGTTCCGTAATCATACCATGTAAAAGCGCGTCAACCATTTGAATAGTTATACCGCCTTCAACGGGCTTTAGCTTGATTAGTATCTGACTAATTTCGTCCTTTGCTTCTTGTTGGATTTCTTTACTGCTACACTTAATTAAATTGTCGCACGCATCCCCAAAAAGAAATGAGCTTCTAGTATCTACACCTAACATTTTTACGGTATTTGAATATTTATTCATCTTCCAATTTGTTAATGATGTCAATTAAATCTTCCAACGTACAATCAGAATAAATTGAATAATGGAAACCTTTATGGTCTAATAATACCAAGCGGTCATTAAGTATTGATAATTCTGTATAATCAAACACATTTACCTTAATAGCTTTTTCGCTTAAGTGTTCAGATTTAAACTCACTATTCTCAATCGCATCCCTAAGGGTTGCGAATACTTGTACCTCTAAATCTCTATATCTCTTTTTAAAGTTTTGCTTTGCCATGATGTTTTTATTTAAGTTCACCAATATATACGGTACGGGGGATATTATGTACCGATAACAGAAAATAAAAGATAACCCTATCGGGTCGCTTAACGCTTATCTTTATTTTCGTGTTGTGGTGAATACTACATTTCAAACTCACCCTCCAACAAATCCAAACTTCTAATCACCTTAATCCCTCTGTACTTCATATTTGGGTCGTATCTATTTATTGTCATCCCATCTTTGCCAGTAACTTCTTTTGCAAGGTCAACCCATGTTTGTGGGTGCATTACAATAAGTTTAGGTTCTCTTGCCGTTTCCATAATTACGTTATGGATTTGATTTTCTAATTTGTCTTGTATCATTTCAATTTAATTTATTGGTTAATAACCCGTACTCACCACAACAAGGCGTATAAGTGCATTTCACTTCGTTTCACGTCACTATACGCTAACCGTTATGCTCAATTAAGGCTATCTATATACTTTTCTGCTTTTTCTACTGCCTTTATACATCCACCTGTAAAAGTTTTAAGAGGTCTACCCATAAATCCCTGTACAGTTGCACTACCAAAGCAGTATTCAATTCCGTAATTCTTGTAATATTTAAAACTTATCATAATTATCTAATTTAAAAGAGCATAACACGGTATATAAAAAATTCCGCTTTGCTCCACATTTCATATACTAACCGTTATATGCAATTACTCATCTTCTAAATGAATTTCCCATTCATCAAGTAATGTACTTGGATGTTGCCAATCAACACATTCAAATAATTGTTCAGCCATATCTTGAGGTGTATTACTTAACCCATTTCTTTTTACATAATCAGTAGCTATTTCTAAAAAGTCGGAATATCTATAAACAGAAGTGTCTTCTGTAATTATATCTCCCTCAATCCCTAACTCTGGTATATAACATATTTCATCAGTCTTTTTGTCAAACGCAAAACTGTTTTTGTATACATATCCGTTATCAGTTTCTCCTAATTCAACTCTATTTCCTTGTATTAATCCTATAATCATTTTAATCTGTTTTAATTAGTTAATAAAAAAGCATATAACAGCGTATATGCAGTCATTCGTTCCTCACGCCTCATATACAATTCGTTATATGCAATTACCCTTTACCTATAGCCCAATTATCCCATCTTTCCTGTTGTGTTAATGGCTTAGGTTCAAATTGTTTTCCGTAATCATTCAAGACTTTCGTAGCTTGTTCAGGTGTTGCTTTATACGCATTTTTATACCCCTCTTTTATTATTTTAGATAACTGTTCACCTTGTTCCTTTTCCGAAGAACAATCTATTACAGTTGGTGAATTGTCTTTGTGTAATCTATATACTATGCAATGGGTTACTTTTTTCATCTTGTTTAATTTTAATTGTTATTAATAAAAGCATATAACAATGTATAAAAATCATTGTTCGTACCTCTCAACGCTTCTTATACGGTACGTTAGCAACAACTAAGATTTAGTTTCAAATTCTAATCATACAGTAAGCGTTGTGCTTAATGCTAAATTACTACCATTATAATCCTGTAATCTTTTTAATAATTTGTCTAAAGAATTTACTGGCAAGCTTTCAATTCCGCCTGCTTCCGTTTCTTCGCTTCTTTCGCCATTGTGAGTATAGAAGTAATCTCCATTTGCTAGGACTCTAGTAACCGAATCCATATAATCTCCAGCTGAAATTCCTGCATCACTGTGGATAACATCTAAATCTTCAATGATTATTTCTTCTAAGCCCGCCTCTTTCATGTAGTGCATGATAAGAAGTTTCATGTTTTGTTTAACAATTTGAGATGCTAGATTAAGTTGTCTTTTGCCTTCGACTATTTGAGATAATGTAAAGTCAACATCTGGCAAGATAGGAGTAAGTTCTTGGATAGTTTTATCTATGTCAATCTCCGTTCCATCAACGGTGCTTTGAAAAGCTTCGTTGTCGGTGTTATCTCTAATGAAACTTAATGCTTCTAGTGCTAATTTTTTATAATCTGTTGCCATAATGAGTTTTGTTTAGATTCACCAATATATACGGTGGTGGGGATATTATGTACTTCCGTTATCTATTGTCGGGAATTACTTTCATATCCATTTTTTCTAGCGTTTCATTCGCTTCCTTGATTAAATCAAATATGTTAACGCACATCCACTCCGTACCATGAATACTTAAAACTTGATTGTCTTCATTGTATGCATTACCATAACGATCACCCATAAGAGTAGACATATGCCAAGAGCCTGGAGTGTCTTCAATTTTCAAAATAAAACCATGTGAATAATCAGTATCTAATTTGATATGAACTGGATATTCATTGCGATCAATTTCACCATTTCCATTTCTGTACTCTGATTTCGCTTTAGTGTTTAATGTGAAAACTATAATATTCATGACTTTGTTTGTTTAGATTCACCAATATATACGGTACGGGGGATATTATGTACTATGGGGAGAGTTATGCTTTTACAAGTCTGAATGACTCATTAAAAACCTCGTTCATGCCCATAATATCAACATCAAAGTAACATTGTTTCAAGTTAGCCATAATCATCGCTTCTTGCTCGCTTATACCTCTGCTTCTCAAATAAAAGATTTGGTCCTTGTTTACTGACGTGTAAAGATTTCTCATCTTAACGCCAAAGGTTTTCTTTCTAACCGCATCCAATATCATTTGCAAATCTTCATCGCTGCAAATCTCATATTGAAATGGGTTTAAATATTCGACTTTTGTTTTAGTTCTCTGATATCTAACTTCATATAAAGGAATATCAATCTCATGATAAACAAAAAGAATGTCCATCTTTTTGTGGAGAGCTTCAGCTTTGTCCATAGAACAATTGAACTCTCTTACTTTTTCCATCTCTTTATTGAGAGTTTGAGAAACTTTCTTTATCTCTTCGGCAAATCTTCTTTTTCTATTTGAAACCTTTGCAAAATGTAATTGGTATCCAGTTTCATGCCTAACCTTTATCCACGCTCCACCTTCGGGTAATGTTTTTTCACTTGGAAGATAGTTTTCTGGAGCAAACATTTCCATATTATCCTCCCATGTATCATTTACCTCTTGGGTTGCGTGTCTAAATGACTCGTCCAATCTACAAAAGAACATATCCTCTAAAGTGACTACCCCATCAAAGAGCGCGTCAACGGCTTGTTCTGCCGTTTCTAACTTATTACCCGTTTCCAGTCTAAACGTTACCGCAAAGACATCGCTATTAAGTAAGTCCACTATTCGCTTTAATTGTTCTTTTGGGATATTCATTATAATTCTTTTGATTCAGTAATATATACACTAACGGGGAAACTATGTACTTTGTTGCATGATCGGATCCTCCAGGGATTCCGATCGTATGGTTTACGCAGCTGCGGAAAAACTCAGAGAAATCAATAACGAAAAATAGAGGACTCTCGCCCTCTAAATTTCTGAATCAAACACTTATGCTTTAATGTGTGCTAATGGTTTATAATATTTGTTGTGGTAATCCGTTTCAAGAATTGTACCTTCTACTGCTTTCATCGTTTCATTTAAAGTGTACAATCCTGCTTCGTTAGATTCTGCGAGTGGAGCAGAGAAATTAAACAAGATAACTTCGTCAAACAAATTCCACTTCTTCAATATCTGCCTAGCGTGATATGTACTATATGCTATTACCGATACCATTTCAATTTCCCAACCTTCTTCACCCGTTTTCGGATTCTTAGTATACACTTCAAAGTTGTTTTCTCTCATTTGAGCAACTTTTAAAGTCGTGTGGTCTACCAAGTGTAAAGTGTTACCTCTTTTCAACGTGATGTTACCTACTTCTATTTTGTGAACTACCCCAGTTACATCTCTACCTTTTGATGTTCCCATAGTACCTTCGCCTATTATAACATCTCCAAGACTAACTTGTAATTCCGTTCCGTTGTAGTGTCTTACTTTTATAGTTTTCATAATTTCCTTTGTTTAGATTCACCAATATATACGGTGGCGGGGATATTATGTACTTTTACGTTTTGTCTCCAGTTAAATGAATCCACATTGAATGCGTGATGCTATTATAAATGTCTTTTGCTTCTTGGTCGCTCTCCAATAATGGAGGAGTGAAATCCAAAAACAATTCGTTGTCATCTCTAAACTCTTCGGGACTGTCAATTCTTTGAACCTCCGTTTCTCCATTTTCATCTGTACTTACCACAACTCCAAGTTTTGCCAAGTAAACAAATACTTTCTTTTTAGAAATTTCAACTAATCCATACGGCTCTGCATCCAAACCATACTCGAAAGTATATCCAATCGCTTCCAATTCTTTTAGGAAGTCTGCACAGTCAATGTAACTTAAACCTTCATCCAAATGCTTCTCTGTCCACTTATCGCAAATAGCGGTAAGGTGGCTAGGCATTTCTTCGTAATGTTCAAATAAGTCTTTCATGTCTTTAAGTTTAGATTCACCAATATATACGGTGATGGGGATATTATGTACTTTGTTGATTGGTTCCTCCAGGGAATATAATCGATCGGTTTACGCAGTTGCGGAAAAAGTCAGAGAAACAAATATAAAAAAAGAAAGCCTGAAATTAATCAGACTTCCTAGGTAATTGGGACAGATTGTATTCAACAATACTACGTTATAGACGCAATTGGCTCGACTGCCCAACAGTTAACAGAGTTTTTTATGATATTCCAACATCTTAGGAATCTTTTAAACTTTTTCAAGTACTCAAATCAGTCGTCTATTTATTTCCCCACGTTAGTTATATAGATACAATCCATATAACGCTTTACCATTTTTCTGTTTCCCCATCACCAATATATACGGTGATGGGGAGACTATGTACTTGGACTATCAGATCATAACAGAAAATAAAAGATAACCCTTCGGGTCGCTTAACGCTTATCTTTATTTTCGTGTTGTATGCAAGTGCTACATTAGTGCTAATATTCAAGTTTAGTGCTTCTAATACCATAATTAAATATTTTTGCCCTCGCTCTTAATTAAAATAATACCTACCACAAACTAATATACACTCAATTTCTTTTCCTAAAATTAGTTTGTATAGTGTTGAATAACTAACTTTCAACTCATTTGCTTTTGTTATAAAGTTTTTCATAATTTCATTAAATTTCTTGATTCATTTATAAGTGGGTGTTTTATAATTTCATTCCCTGCGTAAAATTCTAATTCATCAGTTACTTTTTTTAGCATTTCCAGCAAATTAGGTGCTTTTGCTATTAATTTAGCATTTTGCCAACTTTCAGACTCTTCTATCCCATATTTAGAGTCGTACACGTGAATAGTGTATTTAGCGCCTGTTTTTACTAAGTGGCAAGTTTGGTTTTCTGATTTTCTTTCGGCTTTCCATTCGCCTTTTGTAAAGTTCAACTGTTCGGAATTTCCGATTAGTTCAGTATGTGCATTTTTTACACCAACTTGTGCATTTATTGCACTTGTTTGATTTTTTTGTTTTTCCATCGCTCAAAATATTTAATTATTACTTTAGTTATTATTTGAAAATTAGTGCTTCAAAACCGCACCAGCATACAACAATGTATATAAGCCATACAAGTACAGGCTCATATACTAACCGTTATAGCCAATTAAAAGAAGAAGTCATCTACACTTATCCCAAACCCTTGTAGTCCGTATATTAAGTCTACAAAATTCTCGTAAGTGTTTTCTCCTACTGTGCCATTTGTAATTATTTTACCATCCTCTATTTCAACGTGTCCTATACATTCCCCATCAACTCTAATACTCATTAAGTGTTGGTCTTTTGTTAAATCTAAATCTTTCATTTTTGTTTATTTAATTGTTAATTAAAAGGCTATAACACAATGTATAACCCATTACCATTTTTCTGTTTCCCCATCACCAATATATACGGTGATGGGGAGACTATGTACTTGGACTATCAGATCATAACAGAAAATAAAAGATAACCCTTCGGGTCGCTTAACGCTTATCTTTATTTTCGTGTTATAAACAATAAAAATTATTTATTGTCTAACATAAAGTTGTGCCTTTTTCTAACTATTGTAAAATTTAAACAAAAATTGGTTGCTAAATTTCCGAATGAAATTACCATAATCAATCCATCAATCACTTTTAATAATCCACATATCATGTTACCAATTTTATGTTTAAATCCAATCTTTGGTACTACTATCCATTCCATAATTTTTACAGATTTATAACAACGTATAAAATTAATTGCTACGTTGTTTGGTTATTTAATCATTTTACTTTTAATCAACTGTTGTAGTTTGCGTAGGTGAGTGCTATTAATCGCAACTAATCTTATACTAAACGTTAGCACCAATACTAAGATAGTGCTTCGATTGAAATTATTTTTATGTTGGAATCATCAATTACCACTATTTCGTTTTCCCACCACTGTGTGCTTCGTTCCCATAAAGTTCTTTTCATATCAATATTGTCTTTATTTATCTGTCCTTTGATTATATAAACTTGACCATCTTTATTTTTAAACGGTTTTAAATAATCTAACATCTGAAAAAACCCTTCTTCGTGGATTTGGTTTGGATTTGAAAACCAACTATTACCTAATTCGTTTTTTCTTAGGTCATTTATGTTTTTTAATCTAACTAATCTATATATTATTGGATTATTTGGTATGTTACCCAATTCAATCGGATATGGTTTTGATAAAAACAGTTTAAAATCTTCAACAGCACATTTTATAGCATCTTCAAGATTATCAGTATCATCCCAACACCCACTCGATGAATATTCACCTTCTAATCCCCATTTTGCAATTTCATATAAATCATTCTCATTCAATAAACTCTTACTCTCATTTGGTGTCTCTATTCTTGAATTGTCTTTACAAGAAACAATACAGTTAAGGTTTTCACTTTCTCTTTGAAATAATATTTTCATCTTGTTTAATTTTAATTGTTAATAAAAGCATATAACACTACCTATATGCAAAACTCCGTTGCTCTACGTTCAGCACATAGCCAAAACGTTGTGTGTAATGCTACTCTACCTCTTCGTATTTAGCATAGAACTCTCTATGTTCCATTACTCTATGAAAGTCTAAATCGTCTTCAAACTTAAATATAACTAAAGTCATACCTAATGTTTTACTACACATTCCAGCACCTATTTTTTCAATAACGGTTACAATATTATTTGTGGTTTTACTTTTGTATTTCATTTTAATCAAGTTTAGTTTTTAAATTCCGCACTACACACAACAATATGTATAGTGCATTTTCGTGCCTCAAACGACACCATACACTAAACGTTAGCAAACATTACACCTGTAATGCAATAGCTATTCCTTGAGGTAACAAGTAAACTAAATCTAAATCAAACTGCTCTGCTATTTCTTTTTCATCATTAATAGCTTCAATAACATCATTTTGACTAAGTGAAATATAAAAATAACTATTATTTGCATTTTCAATATTTTCAACTGCGTCTGCAAAAGTCATATCTTCTGTTAATGTTGTATCTCTGTATGAGTTAAATTCTTGTATTGTTTCTTCCCTAAATTCCATAATTAAAACGATTTGCTAACACAACCTATACACCATTAAGCGTGATAGTGAAGTGTTAAGATTAAACATTGTGCTACGCTTTACGGTGCATATCCAAGCCGTTGTATGCCATTATACATCATCGTAGTTTTCATCTTCAAAAGAAACGTTCTCCACAAATTCGTGTGAATATATTTCTCCATCAGCTACTTCTTTGTCAAGTTTACCAAGTGAAATACTTTCCCACATCTGTTGTGCTTCTTCTTTTGTTTCAGCTTCAATAATTACTTCGTGTCTCCAAGTTTTTCTAAATTGCTTTTTCATGATTGCTTTTGTTTCTATTCAAAAATATATACGGTGATGGGGAAACTATGTACTAATCCTCAATTGAGGCTTTATATTTTCTATATCCTTTTACAGAATCAACTACTTCATTAACTGCATCCTCTAACGAATCAAGCTTTAATGTTTCTATCTTTGCAAAAAACTGAAATGGTGTTTTCAAATAAGCCAAGTTTGAAACTAAGGTGTTCTTACTTCCAAAGCAACCGCCATTTTTACTAAATCTTTCTTTTTTAGCCTTATTTCCTTGAGGGAAAGTATGAATGTCAAATTTACTCTCAAGTAATTCAAGGGCTTTGTTTCCCTCTTTACAAGCTTCATCAAAATCGTCATAAACCCCTATTGTCACTACTTTGTCTTGACTAGTAGAATCGAATTTATCGGGAGCACTTGAATATCTGAACTCAATTGTTACTAAATGCTTTTCCATAATGTTTGTTTGTTTTTTGATTCAACAATATATACGGTGATGGGGATATTATGTACTTGGATTATCAGCCGTAAAGAAACCTACCTCTAATATCACATAGTTATTAGGATTATCTAAATGATACTTTTGATTCTTGAAGATATAGAATTTATCATCCTCTCCCCATTTGAATTGAAACAAATTGTCTTCAACATCTTTTGCATAGTAGCCTAATCTTTCCATAACTCTCCCTACTTAAATGGTGCTATTACAATATTCTTTCCACAATCACAAGCCTTCTTTAAATGAACGCCCGAAGCCATTTGAGCCAAAGCGTACTTTGTGTACTCATGTTTCTTGTCGCATTTAGGACATACACAATGCGTTAAGCTTCTTTCTTCTTTGGGAACAGGGGTAAACTCATTTACCTCTTTCTCAACCTCTCCCTTTAACTCTTTAAATTTCTTTTTAGCGAATGACATAACCGCATCATCCCATGCACAATGACTTTCATCAAATCCGTACTTAGTAGGATTCATTTGGAAATCCTCCCAATCTACCTCTCCATACTTAGTTTCAAACTCCACCGCCCATTGACCAATAAGGTCAACCGTATAGATATAACCTTCTCCAATGTTTTTCTGAACGTGCTTATACAACTTTTTTATGATTGTATCCGATATGATTGCTGCTACTGTTGCTAATGATAAATGATTCATAATTATACCCTCCTCATGTTTACGTTGATACTAATTTCAGTTTCTCTAACTTCATTCTCAAAAGCTAATAACCCTCTAGTTAATCCAACGGATTCAACACTTGACCCATCAACGCTTTCTCTTAAAATAACCTTACCATTCAACCAGTACTCAACAACCTCTTCAAATGCGGGAGTCAATATCATATCTCCATTCTTAGTGAAAGATATAGTTGAATGTAGTAAGTTATGCTCCATTGCTTTTTGCACATGGTGAGCCTTCTTATAATTCTCTGATTTTAAAGCCGTTTGTAATAAGCTTTCTAATGATGCTAAAGGTAAATGCGTATAAGATGCTGAACTTTCCATTTGTGTCTTGTTTTTCGATTCACTAATATATACGGTGATGGGGAGACTATGTACTTTTGTGCATAAAATTCCTTGACTGCTTTACTTGCCTTCTTTTAGCTTTTCTATTTTTACGCTGCTTTGAGGTTAACTGTTTACGGTCTCCAATCTTTTCATATTCAAATTCGGGAATATCTTCTAAACAATAATCTTTTGTGACATCAAACTTAAGAGATGAAAGACTCGTTCCTCTCTCCATATCCATGAAGTTTTGCATCATGCCGCCTTTAGCGTTTACGACAATAGAAATATCCGTATCCATACCAGCCAATACATTCATTATATGGACTGATTGACTAACGCTTACAGCTCCTATGATTATAATGTTTTTCATGAATGACATTTTTTTAATCTAGCTACCTCATTTGCTATTTCAGTAATACTATGAGTTCCGCTAAAACTAGCCCAAGCAACCGCTTCTATATAAGAGTCAGATGCTCCTATGTGACTTTTAATCAAAGATTCCAATCTTCTATCTGCATATTGTTTTTGATACATGATTCCTTTATTTAGATTCACCAATATATACGACCATGGGGAGACTATGTACTTACTAGTACTCTAACTTTATAGGCTCTCTCGTTAAACTCTCCCTGCTCCTTAGTGATGAAGTAGTCATAGCCTTGAATCTCGCTTAGAGTGTCTCTGTGCTTCATCATTTGCCCTTGTCGATGCCAGTCAGCAACCTCTCCCTCAAAAGCTTTTAAGCTAAAGTCGCTCTCCCTAGTATGTTCCTCCGTGCAAAAACTTCCATCCTTAGAGAAAGTTCTTCGAGTATACTTGTATTTGAATAGTTTTCTTTTCATCTCGACAATATATACGGTGGTGGGGAGATTATGTACTAATGGTGATCTGCACCTCTCCCTATGGAGTGGACTAGGTTTACGCAGTTGCGGAAAAATTCAGAGAAACAACAAGCAAAAAAAAGGAACTAATTAAAGTTCCTTTTTTGTTTTTACATTATCACATACTTTTGTTTTGCGATAGTGATTGATTGAATAGAAGCTACTTTGTAAGTTCTAATGATTACTTTGTTTTCTAATCCTCCTTGCTTACCTTCTACCTTTATTCTTCTATGAGGCTTTAAAGTTTCGGCTGAAATTTCTTTTCCTTCGTGGAAGAATTTTGTTGCTCCCACTTGTGAGTTAAACATAACTTCCAAGTAAAATTCTCCTTTGTGCATTACTAATGGAGTGTTTTTGATTCTTTCGCCCCACGTTCTAGGCTGTAACTCGAAAGACTCTGGATCTTTACCCTCTTTCGCCATCTCTCTTTTAACTTTCGCTTCATAAGATGAACCGTTTTTGTTTTGAAAGATTTGAACATTTGATATGTTCATTTTCATTGCACCGTTAAAAGGATTGCTTTTTGGCTTAACAAGATCACTTACTGCGGTCATTGTTTCGATGTTGATAAACGTGTTACCGTTGATTGTTACATCTGAACTACCGTTGATAAGTGCGATAAATTGTTCTTGCGATATTCTTTTAACTTCATTTTTCATAACTTCTATTTGTTTTTTGATTCACCAATATATACGGTGGTGGGGAAACTATGTACTTTTACTATAACGAAATTTTTTGCTTTTTGTTGCCAAAATGGAAACTTGAATTTAAAACCTAGGTATACGAAAATGCGGAAAAACTCAGAGAAACAAGAAAAAGAAAAAAGGGACTTTCGCCCCTTAGTTCTTGAATCAAACACAATTCTTTTTAAGCCGCTAAGGCTTTTTTAATTTCTTCACTTACTTCTTCGGTTATGTGGTCAAGCATACCATTTTCTAATACGTTGTCCCCATAGAACCCCCAACATGAATCTTCATATTCGCCCTCTTTCTCTAGCGTGAAGCCGTAAACGTCACCGCTAATGAATTGATCTAATGTTTTTACTTCACCTTCAATATGCCCATTTCCTTTTTTAACATATTGTTTTGTTACTCTTTTGATAGAGTAATTTTCTCTAAGGTCTTCTTTTGTGATAATAGCAAATCCTAAAACTCCACTATCCCAAGAGCAAGAGAAAGGCGTTGTTGCTATTGTTAATCCACCATGCGAATAACCATATATTTTTTTAATGCAAGCTACATTATACTTTCTTTTGATTGCAGCTTCAACTTCTTCAAAACTTTCATAGTCTCTACTGTTAATCTCGTGACTATCTCCTAAATGAGAATACTTGCCAAAGAAAATCATTTTAGCTAAGTTATCCCAATTACGTGGACTTTCTAAATCTGTATCTTGCTCAATCTTTAATACTCGATTATTTGATAGTTCAATAGTTTTCATAATATGCTTTGTTTAAATTCACCAATATATACGGTACGGGGGAAATTATGTACTTTTATGGTTATAAGATTTAATGAACTCAATAACTCCAGCATAAACAGAATCTAAGTTGTAAGTAAAAGGATTAAGCCTTTGCTCTATACCAATAGAAGAATCAATCTCTTTAATTTTTTGTATTACAGGAATTAACCAGTCCCATGAATTATGAAATAACATTTGTTCACCTCTAAAGAAGTGTTGAGCATTAGCATCATCACTTTCAACATCTCTAAAGATATGATTTAAACCGCTAGTGCTATATAAATCAAAATCATTTGGAGAATAAAATGGCGCTTGCATAAATTCTGCTATTAAACGATTGTTTTTTGAATAGTTCATGTTTTTACTTTTGATTCGGTAATATATACGACCATGGGGATATTATGTACTTATGGGAAAGATCAGCTTTCCTGGATCTGGTTAACAAAAGATTAGGTTTACGAAGATGCGGAAAAACTCAGAGATGCACAAACAAAAAGAAAGGGGAACAAGTCCCCGAATCTTTGAATCAAACAATTAGTTTGCTCTAGCGAATCCCGCTTTCAATTTGTTCCAAGTCTCCTTTGGAGCTGTTTTTACTTTGTTAATAACCATGTTGGTTACTTTGTCGCCTTTAGCAACAATCATTTCGATAAGGTCTTCAACGGTTCTGTTCTTTACCCCTACGCTATCAACGTAATCTACAACTTGACCGTTTTCTTTTAATGCGATAAATAATGCTCTTTTCATAATGTTTGTTTGTTTTTCGTTTACTGGCAAACTTGTTGTTTGTCCGATTCAACAATATATACGGTGATGGGGAGACTATGTACTTATGACACGATTTCTAAATGCTCATCAATAGCATTCTTATATCCTACTAATTTCAAACATTTCTTTGACATATGTAAATTGTGTTTCCAATGCCCAATTTCTTTCTTTGCTTTTTCTATGTCATTTAAAAAGTTTCCAAACAAAGTGAAAATAGTTCCCTCTGTATCCACTCTCAAAAACAAAGTTCCAATAGCACATTCATAAGCGTGAGTATACGACCTTTGCATATCTTCTTTGTCTATAGCTTTTGCTCCTATAGATTCCAAATACTTAACCGCTTGATTGTGTAACTTTTCTTCCGACTTATTCATAACTGATTTTGTTTCGTTTACTGGCAAACTATCTGTTTGTCCGATTCACCAATATATACGGTGATGGGGATATTATGTACCGATAACTAAAATAAAGATAACCCTATAGAGTTATCTTTATTTTTAAGTTATATATTGTTACCAAGTCACTATCAGCCTGTCCACACCATGACAATTTGTACTAAATCCAATACCATATCCATTACTTTTTAAAACGTTAATAGCGTGAGACTTTGCTTGTGCGGAACACCATCTCCAACCGCAGTTAATAGCTATTCGTCCACTTTTAGCGTTTTCATTAATTTTTTTAGTTATTTCTTTAAGAAAACTTTCGTCAATAACTACTTTATTTGCCATTTCTTTTGCATTTAATAATTCCATGTTCTTAATTTTTGATTCAACAATATATACGGTGATGGGGAAACTATGTACTAACTAATGATTTTATAAAAATCAAAACTATCTTTTCCATGTGCTGAAAAGCTATCAGTAATTTCTTCTTCTTCCCATTCTTCTACTTCATCAGAATCATATCCGTTTGAATCCTTATAAACCTCTTCTTTCATAGCAATTTCAGCTTCTTCTTTTGAATCATACGTTCCAAAAACTTTAACCTCACATTCACACGGTTGCAATAACAAAAGTAAAACTCTCCCTTTAGGAATTTCAATAACATGAATTGCTCCGTTATCATCTTCTGAATGACCTATCCCATTAAAAGCCATGTGAACGGTATCAGAATAATCTTCTAACTCTCCCTCCACTTGCTCGAAGTCATCTCCCCCATAAGAAGTACGCATTTCCTCTATTGAGTCAAACATTTCTTGACTACAATCTTCTACTACTTTGACCGTAGGGTCTGAATATCCCTCTCCATTGAATACGTCTACTAATGCTATCTTTTTCATCTCTTTAAATTCTGATTCACCAATATATACGGTAATGGGGAAACTATGTACTTATAGGAAAGTTTACTTTTCAGCTTTTCTGGATATGTATCATGAGATTAAGGTTTACGATATTGCGGAAATACTTAGAGAACTCTCCCTAATAAAAAACCCATCTAATTTAATAGATGGGTTTTTTATGCTTTCAATTAAGTTTATTTCTTTTCTTATGTTATACTTAGCCGTACTTCGCGGACTTAACGCATTCAGCCATATTCGCCTTCCTTGTCTGAATGTGAAAACCCCGAAGGGTTTCAACCTAATTGTGTAGCTTTTTTTGCTTCTGCATTACGATACTTTACGTAACCGATTAGCGTTGCACCTCCTATGAGGATAACGGGTGTAGCTAATGCTAATAAGCTTTGCCACATTTGAAGTGAACTGTTCACCCCATGACCGTTGACGTTAACCGTTTGAGTCATAAACTCAGTAACCTCAGTGCTGTTTCCTGCGTGTCCTGCAAGACCAGCTAATAGATAAATTGCGATGATTGCATAAGTCTTTTTCATAATTGTATTTGTTTTGGTTTTGTTTAACTTTTGATTCACTAATATATACGGTGAGGGGGATATTATGTACCTTATTTCTAAAACCCCTTTAGTAATTCATCTAACTTTAGATATCCAACCCCAATGAAGTATTGACCACCATCATAACCATAATTATAATCAAATCGCATAACTATATCATTATCACTATCTATTTTGAAATTGAAGAATTTTGAGAAACCGCAAACGTGCGATTTTAAAATACCTTTTATCACTTCTAAAGCCTCTAAATCATCATTGCTTAATTTGTCTTTGTTAATGTATTCGTAACCTACATTTTGAAATGTTAACAATGGGTGATTAGATTGAATGTCTTTTAGAACTTTATGCTGTTTTTTGTTTATTAACTCTATTTTCATGATGATTTTGTTTAGATTCATCAATATATACGGCGAAGGGGATATTATGTACTTTGTTATTGGTATGTATTACGAGGTTAAGGTTTACGATAATGCGGAATTTTTCAGAGAACTCTCCCCAATAAAAAAGGTGGAAAATAATCCACCCTTTTTATTAAACCGCCATTGCTTTTGAATTATCGTTTTCCTTCTCAATTTCAGCGTAATCCTTGTAAGTTCCCAAAACATAGTCCACCGCTTTTTGAGCCTGTCCAGCAGCTTGAATAATTAACTTATTATCTCCAGCTATTTTGTTTCTCCAGCTTTTAATATAAGATGCTGAATTTTCTTGAGTTGACTCTAATCCAGCCATACCCATAATAAAAGATGCACCCATTTCAGCAACTAGTTCTTCTTTAGAATATTGATGTGAACCGAATTTGTCAAAGTTTGCAACACCATCTCTATTTAATCTGTCTTCATGACCAGTAGAATGAATTAATTCATGCGCAAATGTTTTGTAATAAGACTCTAAACATTTGAACTGACCTTTTAAAGGCATCATTACAGTATCAGCAATTGGAGAATAACAAGCTCTGTCTTGTTCTTCATGAATGATAGAAGGCTTATTAGGCATATTTGCAAAAATGTCTTCTACTTCATTGATTGTGCCGAAATCTTTTATTTCATGCTTATCGTTATGCTTGAACTCTATACCCGTTATTTGTTCTTCATTCCAAACATAGTAATGTTTTAACATTGGTACAGTCTTTAACTTGTTTTCATCATCTTTGTCTTTGAATTTTAAGAACTTCCAAAATACTATTAAAGTACCCTTACCGCTCCAAGAGCCTTTACGCTTTTTGATCTCATTTGCAGTTAAGTAAAAAGGACTATTAAATTCATCGAATGCAGTCATAATTAAATTAATACCTCTGTAAGGCTTCTTACTTGCATAGTTACAAGGTAGCTGACCATTATAGTCCCATGGCTTTTCCCATGGCAATTTACCGCCATTATCTATTAGGTCTAAAATTCTATCTGTAACTTTTTGGTAAATATCAGCCGTTTTCATAATGTTTGTTTTGATTCGCTAATATATACGGTGACGGGGAAACTATGTACTTTTGGTCAAACAGCATAGGGGGACATCAAGGTTTACGAATGTGCGGAAAAAACCAGAGAAGCAAGTAAACAAAAAAAAGAGGTTAGAAACCTCTTTATTTGAACTATCGCTATGGTACTTTTAGTATTTTAAGACAGCATCAAGATGAGCAAATAAATCTTCATTCTTGTGCTTAGGCTTTCTGCTCTTGTAAGGAGTCATCCCTTTTTTAGCACTTTGATTGAATGTTTCTTTTTTCTTTTCTGAAACGTCTCTTCTCTCTTGTCTTTTATTAGTCTTCATAATCTTAATGTTTTTTTGATTCGATAATATATACCCCCAAGGGGAAACTGTGTACTTTATTTCTTTATAGGGCCTCTTCTGATTATTGCGCCATTTGCGATATAATAAAGAGAATCCTCAAAATGATAGACTTCTACTAAATACATTTCTGTATCATCAAAATCCTGCGTTTCATATTCGGCAACCATTTTACCACCTTCAATAACTTCGTTTAAAGTTGCGGGTGCTTCTAAAAAGTTAGTAGTTAACCACTCAACTAAAACCTTTGCACTCTCTTTATTGAGACTTAAGAATTTTGTCTTATTCCCTTCCGCATCAGATAATTTTACTTGAGCTGGAAATTCTGACTTTGTACTAATTCTTTTTAATTCATCTGAATAATAACACATAACTTTTTTTGTTTTGATTCACCAATATATACCCCCAAGGGGAAACTGTGTACTTTATATGTAAAGATTTAATTCAGTTTCTAACTTCGACTTACTAAGCCTTTTGTCAGCATTCAATATGATTGCTAAAGATTCTTCATAACTATAATCTCTATCCATCAACTGTAAAACCTTTGATGCTTGTTTGCTTTTGTTCGGAGTACTAAGTAATTGATTCATGTCTTTAAATTTGATTCACCAATATATACCACGAGGGGGAAACTATGTACTAAGACACATATTCTTTTGGGACATTAATTCCATAGTGTTTTAAATCATGCAATAAGCCATGTTGTATAGTACCGCATTCATGTTTTTTCACCCATGAAAAATCATTAACAAAATGATAGTTTTTATCAATTCCCATTGCTGTTTGATTTGTCACACTTGTTCCTTTTGGTATAGTTAAAGTTCCATAATCACTATTGGCTACTTTAAAATCTACTTTATAATCTTTAATGGTTTTCATGTCTTTAAATTTGATTCACCAATATATACCACGAGGGGGAAACTATGTACTTATAGGAAAGTTTACTTTTCAGCTTTTGTGACCTCAATCTCTCCCTCTGTATCTGATAAGGTTTACGCAGTTGCGGAAAAATTCAGAGATACACAAATAAAAAAACAGCTCTAACTAAAGAGCTGTTAAATGATTTTTAATATAAGATTCTGTAAGCCATTTCTTTGTTACTCCAAACTCTTTTGGGAAGTTGTTATCTACGTAATCAAAACAATGAGACATTTCAAAAGAACCCATGCCATAATTAATATCTTTCTTTTTACCCGTATAAGTAAGTGTCCCATACTTGTAAGTGGTGTTATCTTTATACTTTGCATTTTTTATAAGTGACATAATATCTTCTTTTAAAATTCAATAATATATACCCCCAAGGGGAAACTATGTACTAAAACGCATAGTTACTTTGTTTCTCTACATATTCATCTATCAACTCATTCATTTGGTCGCAATAGATACCGTTCATCTCTTTCACCGTTTCAGTGTACTCTTCAAACTTAGTTCTTCCGTATAATTTGCTAAGCTCTTCATCTTTACGTCTCTTAACTTTCACAAATTCAATGTCGTAAGTATCTGAGCCATTCAAAGAGATATAAACAAATCCTTTGAACTTCAAACCGTTCACTTTAAATCTAAGCGTGCCAAGCTTGCCTTCTTTCTTCATTCCCATAAAACCAGTTGCACCCCAACGCATCATTCTAATTTTGCTTTGTTGTCCAGTTTTTAACTGTGATAAAATTGTATTTGCGATTTCCATGTGAGCTTTCATAATATGTATGTTTTTTTGATTCAACAATATATACGACCACGGGGACATTATGTACTTTCCAGGATACAAGCTCCAACCCTATAGTGTATTGAATATCATGGTATACGAAGGTGCGGAATTACTAAGAGAAATATAAATGTTTCATATGTGGCAACAAATTTAAAATTACTTCGTTAGTGTATATATAAATGAAATGATAAAACTTCGTAGATACTTGATTAACTTATTTCTTCAAAATTATAATTAGATATCACTTCTAAAGTTTTGTTTTCATTTTCGCTATAAAACCCTTAGTACTCCCATACTAAGGGTTTTTCTTATTTAGTACACAATATCCCCTCCAACGTATATATTATCGAATCAAAAAGAAACGCATTATGATTAATCAAAAAACAGTAATTGAAACATATAGAGGTGTAGATATTTTTATGAACGATGAGCCTATCTCCAATAGCGTGTCTATAACTGACAAGGATGGGTTAAAGCTTAACTCAATCGACAACCCTTATTATTCCGTTAGTGTTGGTAAATATAAAAACTACACATTTCAAACAGGATGCTATTCACCTAAACCTGTTGACGGAACAAGCCTAGAATATGTAAAAAGTAAAATTGATTCTGAAATAGAATATAGAAGTAAAAAACAAATCGAACGCATAAACATACATAGAGAATCTAAACACACTACATTTGTTTTTAATAACGTTACTGTAAACGCTTTTATGTATGGAGACAAAATAGCCATATATGTAAATGATATGCCACTAAGAAACGTCTTTGTAAAAGATATTTCACTAGATAACGTTAAAAAATCAATTCACTTATGTAAAAGAGCGACTTGTAACGTGCCAAACTTAACAAGATTTAAAAAGAACTTTTATAAGAATAAAAATACTGTAAAAGTAAATACTGGAATCCTACCTGTCTATGAATTTATTGGTAACACAATAATAGTTAAAGACAAACGTATAGACGTCATAAATATATCTCATTCATTTTTAGATAATACTATTATGATTGTAGATATAAAAAGAAACAAAACACCTATATCAACAAAAGAAATAGAGAGCGTAAATACAATGACCCCAATACAAGATATTAACATGTTAGTAGCACTACAAAATAAATTGAACTTCTATGAGTAAGTACATAATATCCCACTCGTGGTATATATTGGTGAATCAAAACAAAGGATTATGATATTTGCAGCAATTAACGACAACAAAGGAAACAATACACCTTACTTTAAAAACTCCAAAGGTGAAGTTTTTAAATTCGTAGACGGCTTATACTCTAAAGAGGCGAACGTAAAAAAGATAGGCAAAGTAAAAGCTATTGAATTCCCTCGTAACTTTGACAGTAATGTTTATAATGGTCTTTCACCATTCTTTGGACATATAGAGGACGGTGTTTTAGAGGTCTAATCTTAAGGGGTCTAATTAAGCCCCTAATGAATCCAAACCCTGTAAGGGGGTTTGGTTATTTAAGCCCCTTAAGCAAGCGGTTAGGGGGTCTAATGTGGTATTTAAGGGGTCTAATTAGGGGGTCTATTTAGGGTCGTATCAATAATTAACCCCCTAAACAGGGGGGTGTGGTGGGGAGGCCCAGTGCGTAGAGAAATTTTCTACCAAATTTTTTCCCAAAAAATCCCACCATCTATTTTGACCCAGAAACGCACTTCTCCAGGAAAGATTTCTTTAGGGAACACTATGTCTAAAAACAACACCCCCTCCTCTTTTCGACTTATCCAAATAGTGAGGTCTTAAAATTTTTTCCCCAAATTTTTAGGTCTAAAATTCAGACACCAACTTGTCCTCATTAAGAAAAATCATTACAGAATCGAAACTGTATGAATATTCACAAACATTTCTAACTAGATTAATATTAAGATCTCCCAAGGTTAACCCACACCCCTCTGCTCGCCTATGTTGTATGTATTTAAGGACTTTTTCTTTATAATCAGCTCGTACTTTATCTAAATCAATCGAAGGCCCTACGTAGCGTCCTATGAGACTGTTAGAAACGAATCCTACTTTAGAGTGTATGTGTACTGGGGTGGATAATTCGTATCCAGAGAAGGAGGGCGCTATGTAGAATACTTTTCTCATATATTAAATCCATTCAAGTGGTACGCTGGTTCCGTCTTTGTAGTGTACTGTGTACGCGTTACTAAGGTGATCTTCGGGTTTTTCCACAAATTCTATTGTTATATCTTTTGTTTTTAATATGTCTGCTATATTAATTGCCAGTAGATCTTCGAATGGCGTATTATAAATAATATGCATTGGATCTTTTTTGTGAGGGGCTATGTAGAATACTTTTCTCAAAATGGTATTATTTTTACTGATGAAAGTATTAGTGTTCCTTCTGCTTCTTCACTAAATCTTTCAAACACGTCAGCTGATGTGATATGTAGTCCAAAGTAGGTTTTTTTCATTGTGTGCATTGAGTATCCTCCATTGTCATATTTTTGCACGGTTCCTATTATTGTGTATCTTCTAATTCCTAGGTAGAATACTTTTCTCATATTTCTTGCATATCATTTTCCCAGATGATATCTCCTTGCGGGCCTTTAATATTCACTAGCATAGATTTGCAGTCGGCCAGGTAGTCGTGTATTACAAAGCATGGCCTTAGGTATGAGCTGGCTTCCGCATATCTCTTAGCTTGTTCTACTATATTTCTTCTAAGCAACGTGGTTTCTATATTTTTATATACATTTTCCACGGCTCCCCTAAAGTTTGTCCCTTGAGCTAGAAAGGTTAGCGTCACCTTAGTTTCTTTGTGCGGCATAAAGTAGAATCTTTTTCTCATTTTTAAAAAGGGCTTTAGCGCCCTTTTTAAAAATAGCGTTTTTAAGTCACTTCTACAAATTCTGTGTAATAAATTCTAAACTTCCCTTCTCGTTCATCTTTCTTTTTGAGTTTTGTTATGAGATGTTTTATTTTTTTGGCTCCAGCTAATTCGGCGATTTCTTTTCCGAATGCGGAATTCACATATGCTCTGATTACGTGGAATTTTTGTCTGTTAGGTGTAGCTTTAGGGCTTTCGGCTATGAATGAGTATTTATACTTCTTATATGCTGGTGATATGTAAAATCTTTTTCTCAAATTATAATGTTTTCATAATTAAATACTATTGGTCTACCTTTTACTTCTATAGCATATATATCCGTTATAAGAGCTTCTTTGATTCCTCTGTGTTGTAATGTTTGGAAGTAAGATTCAATTGCTCTGTTTTTATTCATGAATACTCCAGAGATATACTCTGTAGACATTTCTTCTCTATACCCTATCATTATAAAGGGTTTGAAGGTTACTCTCCATGTAGATTTTGGTGGTCTATAATAGAAGTGTTTTCTCATGTTATTATTGTTACTCCTTTTCTTGGTCGATCTTCCGTGAAGTGGGATATTCTAATTTGTAGTACTTTGTTTGGTTTTGGCAGGAGATATTCTTCAACAAATATTGTGGTAAAGTCAAATATGAAGAGATGTTCATCAAACTTTTCCCATAGTTCAGCTTCAAGTTCTATTTCAAACATACTGAGTAATTCTTTTCTAGAATACTGATTGTATGATTTTATAGTTCTGGTACAGAATGGGGTTCCCGCTATTCTTTCAGATGATCCGCATTGTATTATGGAGTATCCTATCTTTGGACCTATATAGAATAGTTTCCTCATATAATTTCATATCGAGCTAGTTCAATTTTTACTATTGTATAACTAAATACTGTTGGGGCGAATTTCTCCGCTCTTTTGAGAGCTCTTTCTTTTTGTCCCAGGAAATCTAACATAGTGATGGATTCATAGCTTGTAAGACTTTCATTATGCGTATGCATATCTTTTACTGTGGTATTGAAGTAATAGTTTACTTCAGGCGGTGATATGTAGAATTGTTTTCTCATGGGATATACTTGCTCCATAGTTTAGTAGCTAGTTCTAATATTTTTCTACTAGGATATTGTATGAGGTTGTTAAATTTAGTGATTGCAATGGATAGTTTATCTAGTGTTGTTAAATTATAATTTCGTTTATAGTTATTTGTTCTTTATTCCATTTGTGTATGTGTAGTTTAAGGAATATATAACTGTGCGTTATTTCTTCAAGGGTTGCTAAGCAGCTTGCTACTCCAGACCTTAGTTCTATATACTTGCCTAATTGTAATAGCTGGTCATAGTCATTGTAATCCATGGATAAATATGGGTTTTTCTTAGACCACCTTTCAATCCATTCTTTAGCCGCCGATTCTACGGGTACGGTTGTTTGTAAGTAGAATTGTTTTCTCATTTTTTATTAAATCTATTACAAATATAAGCTGCTCCTACGGCTAACAAAAGAAATGGTGAGTAAAATATGCTCAAGTACTCTTTAAATATTCGCAAGGCGCGGTGTGTAGGTTTTTTATCTGGCCTAGTTGTTTCCCATAGTTTTTCACCATGTTTGTTTCTTATGCTGTACAGATAATAGTCGGTAATTTCTATATTGCCTGGAATGAAGCCGAGCATTTCGCTAAGGTGGTTTTGTTTTTCTACTAAATCTTTCCAATTGAGAGATTCTACGCTAGCTATTGCTGTAAAATCATGATGCCCTCCTATAAACACATCATAACCTTCGCATTTAAATACAACATCGTATACTTGTTTAGTAAATGGTATGTAGAATTGTTTTCTCATAGGTATATAATATTGCTTATTGCTTTTTCTACACTTTCTCCAAGTAGGTATTTATAAAAGCAGGGTTTATATGGAATAACTAGATCGGTTAAATCCTCAACTTCCATCACTTCTTGGAATATATAATCTTTATGCATAGCTAATTCTCTTATTGATATATCGGTAGCTTCTTTTTTATTGAATGGTCCGTAGCATAAGAAATAGTATCTATCATCTGTAATGTCGAATATATAATCTGTAGTTAGAGCCACATACAATCTAAATCTTGGCGCTATGTAGAAAAGTTTTCTCATGGCTTGAATATCTCTTCTCTTTTTAATGTGACGCTTTTAATTAATGTTACGAGTCCAATTGAAATATCTATTGTGTAGTGAGTGAATCCGCATTCTCCAGCTACCTCTCTTGCAAACTCTTTAGCTTTAGGTTTACATTCTTCCATGACTTTATCCAGCAAGTAAATTGTTGTAAATGGAAAGCAATGTTGATGTACTATATTATGATTTCTAAAATCTGAGTTATCTGCTACATAGAATATCATGTGTATGTTATACGCTAACGGATTTGGTCCTATGTAAAACAGTTTTCTCATACTTCTTCTATTGAATAATCTAATGGGTCTAATGAATAAGTTCTTTTAATGTTTTTTTGAAATATGTTATTTGCTTCCTTCTTTGTGTAATACCCCGTTAAAGTTTCAAGGTAGTCGAATAAAGGGTTTCCATATTCATCCCAGCTCATAGCGGCTTTAAAGCTAAAAGTTCTCTTAGAGGGCTTTATATAGAATAGCTTCCTCATTGTTTTTTATACAGACTTACTTCTCCTCCAAATTCTGAATCATTATGTTCCATTACCACTTTAAGGATGCAGTATAGTTCTTGCAGTTCATGGTATTCATAACTATGTTTACCTACTTTAATTCCATCTCCAGTATCTTTTATGGTTATTAGGGTTTCTCCAGCATCATGGAAAGATTCTGATTTAATTTTTTTAAGGGTGAACTTTTTAACATCGTTTTCTTTTACGGTGCATGTGTAGTGGGGTTCGTTGTCTGTGGTTATTAAGTATTCTTCCATTGGTTTATTATTTCGCGCGTCATGTATGACACTTTAATTGTTTTATCGATTGCTTGTTCTATGTGAGTCTTTGGCTCTAGGGCGCCAATCCTCACGTACTCTCTAATTATAAAAGATATCTCTCCTTCGGAGAGGGCTCCAGCTTTACCTTTAGACAGTTTAGATTTTGGAAACTTATTATTCCAGGTTGTTCTAAACTGGTCCATATTGAAGAGGTATACCTCTTGTTTTTTATTGGCGAAGGCCCATTTGAATATATCTTTCATAGATTTCTTTTCTAGGGCTGGAAACTTCTCATGAAGTTCTTTCTTTTTCTTATAGAATTTCTCGGAAGCCGATAGGAAGGCTCTATTTACCGCTAAGAAAGAATTCTTTGTAAGCCTATTGTCTTTATTGGATATATAGAACTGCTTTCTCATACTATGAAGTATTTAACCACTACTCTACATTCCCAGAAGTCTTTTAGGTCTTCTGCGATATCTAGAGCCGTAGATTTAATGTTCTTTATGGCTTCGTCTGGGTTTATTCCTTCTACATTTTTGAAAATGATATTTTCTGGAACGCCTCCTCTTTTGGGTCTAACTTCGACTCTGATATTGTATGACATAGAATAGTAGAACAGTTTCCTCACTCGGCAAAAATACGGAATTTAGAGGACAATGTCAATAATCTTTTCCATATTAATTTATATCATATTCTTCACCTCCAGGGTAATAGTTTTCGTCTGAAGTAGAGGATGCATCTAGCGGGCTCCTCAATTTATTAAGCGGTCCTTTTTTGAAACTTATGTGGCATGGGTCCGTGAACGTGATTCCTTTATATTCGAATGTATCCCCTTCTTTTTCTCCATCGGAAACTCCTAACACTTCTTTGTATATTTTATTTCTTGCTCCACTTTCATTTTGAGCATACACTTCCAAGTCAAAGGCGTGACCCCCGCCTTCTTGAGTTATTGTTACTATGATGTGGTATATACTCCACCCATTTGAAATATAAAACTGCTTTCTCATTTTTTATCTAGTGGACAATCTGGGTGTATGGTATTTTTAGCCGCATATAGATTGATGTTTAGTTCTTCGCATCTATACATTTCATTTAGCATTCCTTTATGGGGTATAGCGATTCTGGAGACTAATGGGCATTCTGAACAGTTGCACACAATCTTTTTGAACACCTTTGTTTCTTTTGATGGAGCTTTTTTAGATCCTATGTAGAATAGTTTTCTAGAGCCCATGTTTCATAAGAATTTTTAATGATTCTGAATAATTATCTCTTCTTGCTTCATCTTTAGCTTTATAGAAGGATATGCTTAGCATAGCGGCTCTAACTCTTGACCCTCCTCTTCTGTGAGCAAGTATAATCGCGTTTAACTCTTTTGCTCTTGTGATGTAGTATGGTATAGCATTGCCTCCTTGTCTTATGTAGAACAGTTTTCTCAAAATATGTAAGATACTATTCTAACGGAAAACATAAACATGAAATATCCGAGTAGTGTCGAATGCCAGTTTACCCAGAATTTTTTAAGGTTGTTACGTTTAAGTAGGGGCAATAAATTAGACAATATTGCAAACGTATAAATAATTAGTATTAGCGCAGGGTTCATATATTTACTTTTTCCAGATTATCATTCCTATTATTGCTAATGCTATGAATAGGCTAAAAAACCCTCCGAACAAAAAATATATACCTACATTTATTCCTATTAGTACAAATGGGAACTTGTTTTTTTGTATAAATCTTCTCATGATTCTTCTTCTATTTCTTGAATTACTTTTACCACCACTAATTTGGTTGTTGTTTTGTCTTTTGACCAAAGCTTTTTCCAAATATTACCTAACATTTTTTCTTCAGCGGCTATTACCGAATACTTAATCATTTCTTCGTATTGAGAATTGGTAATTATATTTTGTTTTAGCATATTGGATAGGAACACATCTTTTACCTGATTAGATAGTTCGCTCATTCCTGTTATGGTATATTGAAATACTTCGGTTTTATTTGACATAGTTAATATATTTTGAGTAAATATAGGATTTTTGTTTTGGATATCTAAAGAATTGCCTAAAAAAAATATGGTCGCGAATTCGCTCTGCGTTTTTCAGGGACTTTGTGATATAGTACTTCTTTTCTTCTTCTATGCTAATTCTTTTTGGGCTTAGCAAGTATGAGAAATAAGCGGTTTCGACTTGTTTGAGCCCTATATTTACGCTGGCGTTTTTAGGGATGTGGTTAATTGGTTTGGCGTGAGAATGAAAAGCTTTTTTAAATTCATTATGCCCCATCTTGTACCATTCTTTGTTTTGAGCCGCCCAAGACATTAGTACGTCTATTACTTTCCAGGTTACATGATCTTCATAGAAGTTTCTCACATCCTTTTCCAGGGAGTACATATTACCTGTGTGCCTTCTTGCTATGAAGCTTAAATTACTTGGTTGTATGTAAAACTGTTTCCTCATAATTTTTCCTAGAGATTATGTAGTTTGATTGTTGTGATGCTTTATTTTTGAAATATGTCCAGATTTGGTGCGTTATCTTTATTAGGTCTTTGTTTTCGCTTACGACATTTAGCGTCCACCACCACTCCGCCTCTATTATTTCAAACAATCCAATGTTCTTAGTGAAGAATGATCTTTTTGTTCCAACAAATAGCGATAAGTCTTTCCACTGTATCTCCATTCTCCAGTTTGAGCCAAATGCCCATGCGTACATGCTCTCCATATCTTCCTTTGATACAATCTTCTCGGTTAGAAGAGAGATGTCCGTAGCGGGCCTGGATGGTATCTTTATTTGCATCTGACCTTGCTTGTGCCAGTTCATTATCTCCGCATTACTAGGAGCGTTTACATAAAACAATTTTCTTCCCATCTATTAAGTAAAGATAGTATTTAACTTTGACTTTTGAAAGTTTAGTTTAGTTTCTATATATTTGCTCTTATGGAAAAGGTTATTTTAAGAATAGAGGTTAGTATGGGTCGAGAGTTTGAGCAGGCTCAAGAGATGATTAGATGTAATTCTGATATAATAGACCTAAGTCAGTTGAGCGTGAGTGCTATAAAGCAGTTTTCAGAAGATTTTTTACTAGAGTTTTCTAGCGAATTAAATATAAAACCCAATTTACAAACCTTGCTTCTCTTATGGGAGAAGCAAGGTTTTGTTAAATTAGTTAATATGTGGACTCCGACTTATGAGGAGGAGACTGGTTTATTGTGGGATGATAAGGTTGAGTTATTTATTAAGGCTATCCTTCATAGTGATATAGATGGCGCTCAGCATATTGCTAGTGAATATAAAGATTTATTAAATATAGAGACTGGCGTAAGTAAAAGCATCCATTTACTTGGCATGAAACTCACATTAAAGGATAAAGTGGTTCGCGTATTTTCGTCGGCTATTGATAAGATGAACAAAAATGATGATAAACTTATCCCTTACAATGAGAGTAAATACAAAGAATTAATAGATGTTTTTTTGGAGTGGAACTCGGTTAATGAGAGTCTGACTTCAAAAGATATCAGGAGTCTTCTTACTCTTTCTTTTAAAACTCAAGAAAAATATTTATTTGATAATTTAATTAAGATATTAAAAAATAAAATAAATAATAGGAGCATGTTAACTCATGCTAATTTTAAAACTTTTTTCCCAGAAAGGTATATAAGTTTGTTAGCTAAAGAGTTTGCTTATATGGAAAAGGAAAACTATATAAGAATAGTAAAGAATAACTGGTTCCGATTCCATAGCATGCATGGAATGACGGATGTCAGAGAAGAATTGGCTAATGAAATGGGGAAGTCTAACGAGTAATTAATTCTAAACTATCATTCTCTATTTTTATTTCAAGATCACTCTTCATGTGCATAATTCCTATTTGCAGGATTGAATCTGCCTCTGCAAAATATGTTGTTACCATATCCTGTGTATACTTACTGTATGAATAGTTTACTGTTGTGTAATATGTCTGTAAAACTGTGAAGGTGCCTTTTGATCCAATTATATAGGTCTTCATTTGGTCTAAATTAGCGTCTCCATTAGTATCTATAAACCATGATCCAAATCTTTGGTTAACCTGTTTTATATTTAGATTTAATTCATGAGAGCAAGAGTCTTTCCAGAATACGTATTCATTACTGTCTATTTGCGATTGATAGATGACAACATATGGCAAATTAAATGTTTGTTCGTATAAATATTTATCTGACGTGTATGTGGCTGTGATCACTTTATCTGCACAACTTACTAGTAACATAATTAAAATAGAAAGCCAAAAGAATGTCTTTTTCATAATTCAATATCGATATACTTATGGTAAATGTCAAATAAATTAGTATATTTACCTTTAAAGTTTTGGTTAAATTAGAATATATGTGGTTAACAATATTTATATGGCATTTCATATCTGGGTTCATGGGGTTTTGCTTTAAAAAGATAGCGATTTACCTGGCTACACTTTTATTCCCTGATGAAGACGGGTTGCATAAAAAGATAAAAACTGACCCTTACCCTCAATGGGTGATGTTGATAGGGTCTTTAGGGTTAGGGTATATTGTTTTAATCGCTATTTTGTATGATGCTGTAGTAAAGCCTTTTATTAATCTGTTGTTTACTAAGAAAAAATGGTGGGAATGTTAATCTTTATTTACATTATACTTTCTCTTTACTTGTTAGCTGGGTGTATTTCTACATTTATTTTTATATGGGGAGATTGGGAAGAGGTTAAAAAATGGCCTTATCTGTTTTTGATTATTCCTATTTATATTATCATGGGTTTTTTTGTGGTGCCTATGATTTTATTATCATGGATTGAAGATGACGACGCGCAAGAATGCATAAATGAGATAAAAAGCAAAAAGAAATGAATATTTGGCAAGAATTAGCGTGTTTGGACTTAGTATTTGGATTAATGTCTATAGTCATGATATACGTTAGTACTGGACCTGCGGAGTGGGCGTTTAGAGGGTATTTTTTCCACGCTTTATTATGTATAATTCTAATTATATTTGGAATAGCTGTCTTCCCTGTTTTGTTAGGAGAGGAAGTTACAAGATATGTAGATTTTAGAAAAAAACAGATATGAGTTTTATAGAATTTTCTATTATATATTTATTTTTTAGCATTATGTCTGTTGCATTAGTGTGGGTTAATGGTTTTGTAAATTGGGAGGATGATGAAGTCATGTTTGGGTGTGCTATCTTTTTTTTATTTGGACCTTTTTCTTTCTTATTGCTTTCTACATGCTGTATTTTAGATTTCCTTGATGAATTACGTTCTGTAAAAAATAAAGATGATATTAATAAATAATATTACCTATTAAGGTAAGGTCCTATTTTATTGGACATTATGCTGCCCTCTCTTTTACCTTTTGATTTACCATCCGAATAAGCCATGCTAACTATTAAGGCTATTTCTTCTTTCTGAAAGTCGTTTAAAGCTGCGCTACTTAACCATTCTTCATACTTACCTGTTACATGTGTTGAGATTTCTTTATTTAATTCCATATTGTAAATATAGCACAACCCTGATTTAAAGTAAAAAAAAAGCTCTAACTTTTTAAGGTTAGAGCTTTTTCAAAGTTGTGAAAGCCTGAATGCTTATATAAATATGTCAATATATTCAAAAACTTAATTAACTTCTTTATTTTCTAAACCTTCTTCTTCGGCCATAATTTGTAGCTGAGCCTTAAGAATAGCTTCTCCTGGATAAATACCATAATGCCCATCGTCTATTTTAATAGTACACAGAGTCCATGTTACATTAGCTGGAGGAGCTATTACTTGACCTAGTTGTATTGTTCCATCTGGATTAGGGTAATATAATTCGTTATTTTCGGTTATCAACATAATTTTATAAGTTAGTTTCTAATTATATAACGTAATTATAGTATAAAATGTTGCTAAAATAGAAACTTATTTAGGTTTCGACTTCCCGCCTTTAACTATTTGTTCCTTTTCCCTTGTTATAACGTTGGGAAAATTTAACGCTTCAGTAACGTATACAATTTCAACGGTCTCAAAATAATTTCTATTACTTTGAGGGTTCTTGACTCTAGATTCAAGTTGATTTTCAGGTATTTGCCTTTCTACTGTTTCTGAATAAACATCAGGATTAGTTTTATACTTAGTCCATCTTATTCCTAGAAAGGATGCTGTTGACAATAGGATGAAGAATGCATAATACATAAATATCCCACGTCTTTCAATAAATTGCTTTAAGATATCTTTTTTCATATTATTGTTTTTTCTTTGTTCCAATTTCTTGCTATTATATTATTTCCAAAACTTGAGTTTGAACCAGTGAGTGCTGACATTTTAATTATGGTTGCAATAAAACTTACCGCCATAGATGATGCCATTGCTACTGGTGTTGATCTAAATCCGATAAGCCCTGCTACAATTAGGGATAGTGAAAATACTGTAAAGAATGTGTGAATTAAATTAGATTCAGTACTTCTGTTTTTATAAGAAGTAATCATTCTCCATGTGTTAAATTTATTGCCCCATTCGTAAACGATTGTGTAATACTGTTCTTTAGTGTGACTATCGTGACTGGAAGTTCCATTGTCATTATCATCTACTTTATAGAATAGAATAGGGTCCGTGGAAAGGTGTGATTTTCTAGAAGATTTACCAAACGCTTCAGATGGGGCTAAAATTTTATAGTTCATAGCCTCATGTTCACTTAAGTTTGAATTAACTCCATGAATTTCATTGAATTCCACTATCTTGTTTCCGAAATCTTCAGTAAGAGGTCCAGAATAATGTTTTGTAGGAAGAAATCTTAATCCATACTTAATGCAGAGATCTTTTATTTCTTCTCCCGAATATAAAGTGTCATATTTGTCTTCTAAATTTTTCCTAACAATTTGACGACCTCTCTCCGCGAGGTCTTCCTCAACTTCTGGAACAAGACCCATTGCTCGAAGTGCTTCCGTTTCCCTAATTTCATTAGTTTCAGCTAATAAAAGTGTTGGGCTGGAATTTTTCTGAATTAAACTTTTTTTAGTAAATTTTTTTTTGGTTTGCTTCAGCTCTTCATGTAGTGAAATTTCTGACATGTTTTCTAATTTATATTAATTATGAGACAACAAATGTATGTCGAATAAATTTGTTATACAATATTTTTAACTCTTTTTATAGCCTATACATTTTTCATTGTCCATGAGGGAGTATTTTAACTTCAACCTCTATCATCTGAATATTCGTTTATTTCATCCAGATCATTCCATATTGGATTGTTTGGAGAATATTGGTGGAATGCTTTTCTAAAACCTGGATATTCTGATTTATATTTTTTGTACATACCTGAACCAGAATCTTTAGAGAATTTAGTGTTCGCATATCTGTCGCAGCACTTAACAAACATTGCAAGAATTCCTTCTTTAATAATGTGAGGATAAGTTCTTAGCGATCTAAGGTCTCTGTTTTTATCTGGAATATTAGTGACGGCTAAGGCAATATCTGCGGTCATTCTACTGCATATATCTTTAACGTTGTTATAAGTCTCTCCGCAGTCCTCTATGATATCGTGAACCCAAATAGATGCTATAACATGCCCTCTAACTTCTTTTGGAAAGAAGTTAATGTGTTTCATAGCCGCATCTTTAACCATGTTTAAGTGAAATGAATATTCATTGCCATTATAATCATATCTCCTAAACTTGTGCATCATGGTAGCGTAGAATTCTCCTCTATCCTCTACTTTCTCGTATCCTCTAAGGATTTTGATAAAATTGTCTAAAAATTTTTTATAATCTTTAGTCTCTAAATCGTTTGGTATGTTAAAATCAGGTCTTGCCATAACTTCATGGTTTATAGTGTAATAATTTATACTTGTATAACGCATAAAACTTATATTTGTTTTATAATTTGTTAATTCTTTCTCTAAGAGCTAGCCATTTTTGATGGTCTATCCATTGGTCGAAAGTCATTCCTGATCTAGTAAACACATCATTATGTTCTTTCTCCGACTCATATATTTCTTTAGCTTTTTCTGTATTAACTCGAACGGATATGGTAACTATACCTTTAACCTTCTCTAATGTTGACTCACTTTTGGATGTGATTGACAGGGGAGGCTTTTTTTTAGTGTGATCTAAAGATTTAAATGGATGCACTCTGTATTGCATCAATGTTATTTTAGCGTCATGAGTCTCTACAAGTCCAGGTATATACTTTTCTTTAAGGGTTTTCTTTAGACTGTTATCTGTTTTACATGCATAAGCAAAATCATCGTGATACACAAAGGAAATTTCCTCAAATGAAATTACGCAGCTCATAGATGTTGTTAGCATGTCTGCTCCAATATTTGAAAAACCTTTAGAGTTATTTGGCCATGACTGTTCCCAGCAATAGATCTCATGTTCTCCTAGGTCTGGTAGAGACGTTATTTTCTGAGAAACGTCTTTAATGCATTTTTTAATAAAGGCGTGAATTCTCATTTATAATAGACTTAACCCTCCTGTAATTTTATCCAGATCATTTTTGTGAGCTGGACCAATAGCAATAGCTGTATATGTAGGCTCATTAAACTCGGTTAAACCAGCATCTTGTATTAAAGCGCAAGGAAGTCCTTGGTCAAGAGCTTGCTGATAGGTGTCAAGCAGCTGCTCTTCACTTTCTACTTTAAGAGTTATCTTTGCATACCTGTCTTCTAGCCACTTTCCCATCTCATCGGTTAATGGGATTTTTAAGAATTTATTCCCACCCTCTTCTATTACAATCCCTCTTTGGAAGAACACTTGACTAGAGGCGTGAGAACCCTGAGTTACCAGCTTTCCCGTTCTAATTTTATGACCTTCCTGGTTTTTTAAATCTTTCCTGAGGACGATGACTTGTTTAATATCAACACTCTTTCTTTCTTCACTCATAATTTCTTACTTTCTCCTTTGTGAGTTGCTTCTACTGCTCGTCCGTAAATAGTTGTAGTCCACCCATTTTCCCAACCTTGATTATTGGCTATAAGAAAACCTTTCACCTTATTAGTCTTAATGATCTTGTGAGCGTCTATAAATCGCCCTTTGACTTTACAGAATACAATATCACCTTTTTCGTAGGTTTCCTGCTTCTTGAATTTAAGCGTGCTTCCGCTTTTTAGGATAGGTTTCATACTCTGACCAAAACAGGTCATTTCTCCTTCTCCTTTTTCTTCTAATTGTTGAATTAGTGTTTGATACTTATTCATAATGCAAAATTTAAAATTTTAATATTAAAAAACAAATTTTGACCTAATTGTTTTTAGAGAACCTCTGAGGTTCTCTAAAAACAATTGAATAATGATCGGGGTTATTTATAAATATTCAGCATAATTCTTTCTCAACCCTTGAGTTCGTCCTAATCGAGATATTGCCTTCTCTTTTATTTGTCTAACTCGCTCTCTAGATAAGCCTAGCTTTTCAGAAATAGCCTCAAGAGTCCATGGTTGAGTTTCTCCAATTCCAAATGCTAATGTGATTATTTCAGCATCACGAACGCTTAGTTGAGAAAGCATATTATTTATTCTTTTGTCTCTACCTTCGCAGATTATATCGTTGTCGGGAGCTTCAAAAAGATCAGATTCAATCACATCAGCTAATGTGGAAGACTCTCCTTCCGTCAATTGTTTATCTAAAGACGCGTGAGGAAGTGAAGTTTCTATGATTAAAATATATGTGCTATGCTCTATTTCAACATGTTGACATATTTCGTCTGGACCTGGAATTTCTCCAGTTTCCTTTACTCTAAGGTCTACAAATTGATTTATCTTATTAAGAAGTGATGAGCGATTTCCTGGCAGCCTAACAACTCTGCTGTTTTTGTCGATTGATGCAATTATACTTTGCCTAATCCACCATACTGCGTATGAAATAAACTTGAAGCCTCTAGTGTGATCAAATCGTTCTGCGGCCACCATTAACCCTAGATTGCCCTCATTAATTACATCAGATAAAGATACGTTACCAGTTTGATATTGTTTAGCGACAGATATAACAAAACGAAGATTAGCGCTAACCAATTTATTTTTTGCTAATTGATCTCCTTGTTGTATTTTTTCGGATAAGATTCTTTCTTCCTCTATTGTAATCATTGGAATCTGAGACACCTCTGTAAAATATTTGTTAATTGACTCTGAGTCTCTATTAGAGATTTTGTGCTGTATCTTAAGTTGTTTCATTATATGTTTCCTGTTTAGTTTAACTTCCTTCTAGGACATATAACGCCAAAAATTCTATTTTGTTTCCTTGTTTAATGAATAAGTTTTATAAGTTTCCAAAATAGACAACTCTAATTCCATAAATAAATTATTATTCCCAAGATATTCCTTTAAACAATTTTTCAGTTTGATTCATTACGTTTTGATGCTCTTCTTGAGTCATGTTTTTACCTCGCGGGAAAGTTATTGAATCTAACTCTAGGCTATCATCCTCATTCTTAGTGATGTTAAGCTTTACTATTCTTCCCAAAGTTTTAATCCAAACTCTCTGCTTTGGGCCTAGCTCCTCACAATCATGATCTATTCTAAGTGTATATTTTATAATTTTATTCTTTGGACTAGCCACAATATACGACTGATCATCATCAACGGAAGAAATATGCCCATAACAAATCATATTCTCTTTATTTTCATTATCCTAATTGGCTTTTTATCTTCAGAAGAAAAAAGGTCATCATTAATATCTTCAACCTCTAAACCTATTATGGCTCCAGAATCTGGGTTTTGATAGATTAAACGTTGCCCTATGCATAGAGTTGTTAGATAATCATTTCCTCCAGGAAAGTTTATAGGTATATCGCATTCCAGTGTTATTTCAGAAAACAAACTCCCAGTAGATGTGATGTTTTTTTGCAAATTCTGACTCTCACTTTTAATGAATTCTTTCTGTTGTTCAATTTGCTTTTTTAGTTCATCCAGTTCTTTTAGCTTTTTACTTTGCTCATTAGTTTGTTCTAATATTTCTTTTAAAGCTTTTTTCTTTTCGTCCTCTGAAGCATTTCTTGCTTCAATTTCTCTCATAGCTCTTTCCTCAGCTTCACGTTGAGATTCTTCACTTTGCCTTTCTGCTGCTTGAGCCGCTAATGACTTTTCCTCATTTATAGTCTCCTGAGAGATTATTCTCTCTCCTCTAGCATATTTTTCCATCAACTTAGTGATGTACATCTCAGTGCCAGATTCTGGGTTAAAACTAGGGTGTTTAGGCTTGTTATATATTATGTAAGCCATTTGAATTGCGTTTCTCTGAGATGTGTATTCTCCATCATACTTTGCAATAAGAACATCTATCCCGTCCATCTTATCTGGAGCGTATATAGTATATATGTCGTGTAATAGATTTGTAAAATCTGAAGTGTTTAATGTAACCATGTTTATTCTGTAACTATTTCCATTTGTTTGAATGTTACGAAGTCCATGTCATTGTCCCAATAGTCTCCGCTTGCCCCTTTTTCTGTAAGCGGTTTTTTAAATTCATAATCCGATATCCTTGCTCCATTGTCCCCATCTTTGCTTAGTTCATTATTAAATCCATCATTTTCTAGATTAAATTTATTTACCCATTCTAATGCTGTTTTTTTTGCTATTGATAAATTGCCAGCAACTGCTACTGGTTCGTATTGATCTGGATAAGTGCCTTTAATAATTACGTATACTGATACCATGAATAATGTTTTATTTAAATAATAGTTAAAAAAATATACTAAAAACCAAAGACAAAGTCAATTACAATCTATTTGTTTATATTTATTTAAAGTCAATGACCCTTTCACAACTTAGTTGATGAATGGGTTTCCGCAGGTAAAAGCATTTATGAAAAGTTGGATCAAGAAAATAATAAAAGAAGAGCTTGCTATCTACAATGGTAAACAAGCTGTGTCTCAGATACAAAAAGACATTGTATATCTTCAAGATTTAGAAATTGTTGCTGTAGATGCTGATCCAGAAAATATGCTATTTAGTTTTAGTAAATCAAAAAATCACAATGACATAGTTGTGACTATTAGCAAATCTGATTCAGGGTGGAGTTGTGATTTAAAATATGCTAACAGCCTGAAACACGCTACTGGCGGGGAGTTGAAGTGGGGGCCTTTTATTGAATATAAAGAGTTAGTGTACGAGTTAAATAAAAAACTGCCTCAAAACCCATTGTTAGACCCTAAAAATCTGAGCAATGATTACTTTGGAGCATTGAATTCTGAAGTAATAACGCTTTCTAAAATGCTATTAAGCATGGGGGATGATTTGAAAGCCGTTCCTGAAGGGGATTTAGAAGATTTGAAAGATGTGTACAGAACTCTTAAAACCTTAGGAGATGATTCAGATGATGATGATTTGGTGAAGATGTTAAAAGATAGGTATGAATGGAAGTATAATGGGTTAATTAACACATTAAACAAAATACCTCAAATAAAATATTACAAAAAACTTCAGGCTTATAAAACAAAATGATTGTAGAATCTGATAAAAATAAAAATGAGGATATCCTAACGTGGTATGTAAGGGAAAAGGCTAACTTTACTCAAGATAAGAGGAGAGTTATTCTAAATAGCTGGATATCAATATGCGTAGAAGAAGAGAAGTATGATTTAGCATTTGAGCTAAAAAAAGAATTATCTATTCTAAATGCGGAAGAGGGGATTTGGGGGTATATTAAACGACATGTACGTAAATTTTGGAAAAAAATTAATAGATAATGGATTTAAAAAAAATAGTTAAAGAAGAATTAGTGAGCTACTTAAATGAGTATGGAGCTCCAGCTTACACTGATGAAGAAATGTCTCAAGCTCTTTCACCAATGAATGACCAGGCTATTGATCAAATATTGAAGGCTAAAGATAATTACTTTGAGAAAAAACCTGCTAGTTTTTATGAGATGGATATGTTTGATTCTTCAGGTGAAGAAATGCAATTGTCTGGACAAGATATATTAAATTATGTCACGCTTACTTTAAAAGATAGTAAAAAAAGCAACACTTCTCCTTATAGAGAAGTTGTTGCTTTTTTAGAAACTTTATTATAATTTATAATCTCCTTTGTAGTGATTAATAAGGGTCTCTCTACTTGAGAACCCTCTACTAAATCTAGATATCAATGGAACTGGAGCACTTTGAGCGGCTTTGTAAACACTCACTCTAGCGAGGTGAAAACATCCCTCTAACTGCTTCTTAAATTGTTCTAACGTTAGCTTTTCATAAACGGTCTTATTATCCCAGTCTAGCGGGAAAAACTCTTCAGTTAAAGTTTTAGTATTGAATGCTTCGGTTAATTCTTTAATACCTTTTTTATTTCTTATAATCTCTGCGCATATACCGCTTACCACAAAGTAATCAAACGGGTCTTCATTTGCATCTGGCAATTCAGCCGCAGGCTTCATTCTTCCATCATACAGTTCTGAAGGTATCACTTCTAATTCAAGTCTTTCATTAATATATTTAGCTAACTCGAACACTTCAACTTTAGTAAGGTCTCCTATTATAGACATGACCCCAATGCTACCTATATCATGGAAACTAGCCCATCCTAAAACTATCTCTGTATGATTGCCTGCAGCTACTATACCGCTAGAGAAGAAGTGTGACGCAGCTAAACCTTGAACAGTTCTAGAGACAGCGTGTATAGATGCTAATCCAGTTTGATTAGGTTTATCATTGAAAGATTTCTCATGAACTCTTTCAATAAGATTAACTATTTCACCAGTTGGATTCCACCACAACTTAACTCTTAAGAATTGAGATATACTTTGAGCTGCCCTCCTAGTTTCCTCGCCATTGAAGGATGTTGGATTAGAGATGAAAAAGCAATTTTCAGCCCCCATAGCTTTTACGCTAATAACTGCAGCAACCGCTGAATCTAAGCCGCCACTTATGTGAACTTGAGCTCTTTTCAATCCGCAAACTCTAAAGAATTCTTTTTGAGTAAATACTAGGGCGTCAAATATTTCTTCGTATTTGCTGGGGTGATTTTCTTTAATTGTTTCATTAGCATTTTTGATGTCAAGATTAAATATACCTAACTCCTCTTTAAAAGCTGGGGCCTGATATACTAGTTGACCAAACCCATCTATAGCAAAACTGTTTCCATCATATATCATGATGTTTTTGACAATGTCTCCGACCCCCACTGGATTACAATAGATAACCGAATGCCCAAATGTATTAGCTATCTTTTCACAAATCTTTAATCTTTCTTTTGTTTTTCCATAATAGAAATAAGAATGATTTAATGCGATAGTTACTGATGGGAAACCTTGCGTGTGTACTGAGTCAAATGCATAATCATACACTTCAGGATTTTGCCATATGTCTTCACAAATAAGCGTGTTAAGACGTATGTATTGACCTTTGACTTTAATGGAAAGCCCTATTGGGTTTTCATCTAGATTATCGCTATGAATGCCTGGGGTGAAATATTTTCTATCCTCATGATGTCCATCATTTGCTAGAAACACTTTATTGTATTTTTTCAATATCTCCCCGCTCTGAATGACTGAACATGAATTGTATAATGCAAAGTCTTGATTTTCAACACCTTTGTCGAAAGGGTTATCTTCATCTATTTTGTGGAAAGACGCGTGACCTATTACGCAAATAAGGTCGCCAGTCACCTCTGGCAATATTTTTTTGTAAAGGAAATCAAGATTATATTGAATGAAGTGTTTTTGTGCAAAAAGAGCTCCGCAACAATATCCAGTAATTGCTAATTCTGGAAAAACGATAATATCAACGCCTTCATTAATAGCTTTTCTAATGTCCGTGATTATTTGATGGGTATTCCCATCAATATCTCCAGTAACTGGCTTAATCTGACTAATTGCTGTTTTTAATTTCATGCTATTCTAATTTTTTATTTGATGCTCTTCTTCATATATGGTTGATCCGTACCTTATAACGTATAACGAGAGAAAGTACTCAATTGTTGCATTTTCAACATCAACTTCTTCATAAACTCTATTAAGAAACATTATATGAACCTGTATCTGCTCAACAGTTACTGCGCAATATAAGCTATCACTATATTCATCTATGTAGAGTGATAATAATTGTTTATTGTCTTTGTGATAGGTTTTAATATTACTATTAGCTGTCATAGTTGTTACTGAGACAACTATGAACAGTGTGCTAAATAGGAATGCTGATATTACAAATAATATATGAGGCTTAATTAAGTTCATTGCTTGTTGATGCTGAACTTACGTAAAGCTTATTATTTAATATGTGCTTTTTTACTGTTTCTGAAACCAGAGGAGTTATATTCAATCCGTTTTTCAAACGCTCTCTCACTAGGGATGCTGAAACGCTAAAATGACCAGGAATAAAATCATCTCCAGACTTTCGGTAAAACCCTCCCTTTCCACTGTCACCCCTCTCAACGATAAGAAAGTTATATTTTTTCCAAATGCTTTCTCCATATTTCCATTTAGGAATATTGTCGTAAGTATCAGCTCCACAAACAATAACGAATTCACAATCTTGATTCTCTTTTTCAAGTTCTTCGAATGTAATGTGGGTGTAAGATGGTGAGGGAAGCTCAAGCTCTTTAGTGCAGCATTTTAAACGATGATTTTCATCACTCCAGCCACCTATATCCTCTATTGCACCCCTTATCATTTTCACTCTATCTTCTACAGGGGCGAGATCGATTGGGTCCTTGTGAGGGTTTTGCGGAGAAACCACAAACCAAACTTCATCTAATTCGAATTTATTTTTATACTCTATAGCTTGTAAAGATACCATTATGTGAGCATTAGTTATTGGGTTAAATGATCCAAAATATAATCCTATTTTCTTATTTTTTTCCATAACATTTGGATTAAAATACCTAAACCGTTTAAAGAAATCTCAATTAACGCTTGAGAAATCACGCACACAACTATTCCTATTGGAATTTTCCATCCCCAAACTAACGAGTCGCCAATAACAAGCCATGAGTATGCGGACCATAAAGCCCCCATACTCATGCTAAATAACGTTATGTTTGACATTTTATTATCCGTTTAGATTTTCGATTTCAGCATCCATAAGAGCCGTTCTTATAAAGAAAAGAGAAATGATTGTTTTACCATCGACTATCTCATTTGTGTCTAACATTCTAAACACTTCATCTTTTGAAACATGTATAACTTCAAGGAATTCCCCTTCATCTTCTAGACCCCCGCCTTCTTCCACTCTATCTTTGTTGGTGACAGTTGTGAAATAAAGAAAAATTCTTTCAGAAGAATAACCTACCCCAGAATAGTATTCACGGAAAAGATCCATATTGTCAGCTTTAACTTCATACCCAACCTCTTCCCTAGTTTCTCTAATAGCAGCCTCTATTGGCTCTTCACCTGGATCTACAATACCCGCTGGTGTTTCATAGATTGGATCGTTTCCATTTTTAGCTACAATAGGATACCTATTTTGTTTTACCAAAACAAACTCATTTGTGTCAGAATTAAAAATTAACACAGATACAGCGTCAGGCCTGTCAAGTTTTAAACGCTTAATAATCCTAGCGCCATCGCCTTTCCCTACTTCAATATCAGCTTGAACTATTTGAAAGTAATTGTCAAAAACCGTTTCTTCTTTTTTTATATTTAATTTATCCATAATAATAATGTTTATTTACACTCTTCTTCAAATATTTTTCTGAATTTTTCAGGAATAATTACTTTAGAATTTTGAGAGTCAATCTCTCGCTTTATTTCATCCTGAGTATCTTTAACTTTATTGCTTCTAAAAACAGGGTAGTTTTCAATATCTTTGAATTTAGCTAACTCCTCATCTCTTATTTGCTGTATTTCAGATATAGTAGGTATTGGATATATTAACTTACCCCCTTGAATCCTTTGCTTCAATAACCCTTTAGCCTTTTCCCCCTCTTTAATCAACCCTCCTATTTCTTCATCAGCTAATGCGATTATGTCTTTCACATAGAACCCATCAGACCCTTCTATTCTGTAAATTTGAAGATCTCCTCCAATAGTTGATTTTGCTGGGTTCTCTGAATACTTAGCTGTAGGAATCCATCTACCTTCTTCACCTTCCCTTGCTGTAAGCTTGAATACAATACCTGGACCTTTCGATTGAATACTTAGAAATGTGCCCATTAGATATGATGCAATATCCCCTCCGCCAGCTTCTATTGCTGCGATTTTACCCGCATTAAGATCATCACTAGCTACAATGTCGTATTGATTCCTTTTGAAATTGCACTTTTTCATAGCGCTATGGATCCATATAGCTTGCTTTAGTAGGTCTCCGCTATCTAATCTGTACTTCCAATGGTTTAAACCTTGCTCTTCCGCTACTATAAGCGCTATAAACATGGCTCTCTTGACGTTTCCATAAGTATCTAAAAGGAAAGTGGTGTTATCGCCATGCAGTTTTGCTTGCGCTGTAAAAGCTTCGTATTCGCTTCCATAAAGCAATACGTAAGAATGGCCGTGAGTACCCCCTACTTTTGTATCGTTTTGAATTCCATATCCCACATTTGAAGTTGCTGTGAATCCGCCTATTAAAGCTGCTCTTGACAGCATTATCGCATCCTGTTGAGACATTGCTCTACGAGAAGCTCCTTCCAGCAACACCTTATCCTTGCATGCATTATAAACGTCATGTGCGGTAGTTGCTACATTTATTTCCCTATTAAGGACCGATAGTATTACGCTTTCGAATAATTGACCGCTCTCAAAATCATCAACCACTTTAACTAGTGGCTCATGAGAGAAAAATGGAATCCCTTCATCCATGGCATATAAATCGCCTTTGAATGAAAATTGCTCAATCCAATCTAGAAATTCTTGATTTTTGTTCCCTAGAATGTCTTTGAAATAATTCTTTATGACTACCATCCCCTCTGGGGTTGTGTTTGTCACAAGAGCTAGTACTTGTTCAAGTCCGCAATTAATCATGAAGCTCCTTTTTTGCAACTCAGGGTATTTAATACCTTTATGCTCAAACTCTCCAACTACCTTATTAGTTGGCATACCTCTTAAGGCTGCGTTGAATATAGACTTGATTCCTGTTATTTGGTTTACAATATTGGCTTCCGCCATAGTGTATTCATATGCATCAGCTACCATAGGTGCTGAAGCGGATGGAACTGCACAATCTTTAGGCTTTAGATTTTTGCTCATAATATATTGCTTTAATTATTTCTCTTGTTATCTGTTGTAGTCCTGGCCAAGATTTTTCCCTATGCCCAGCAACGTTAAGAACTTTAACTTTATTATCTATTAACCATGCGGCAATTTTTCTAATAGGCACAGCGTTGAGATTATGGATGACAAATATAGGTTTATAATTGCTTGTTTCCAAGATGTCATTTGGATATTCCCACTTTTTATTGTGAGCATATCCAATGGTTTTATCAGTGCCAGGGCTTTTCTTCAATCTAAATGCAATAGTAGCATCAGAACAATCTACATTCAGCATTGTTCTTTTAACAAACTTTCTAACATCCTTTGGACCTTCAGATAAACCATACTGTTGTAGTAGCTCTTTTTGTGGGCCTAGTTCTGTCAGCCAGCCTTCTGGAGCCGTTCCGCCAGTTTCTAGACCGAGATCTTTACCTGCTTCTAATCCTCCTAGGTCAGACCCAGTCTGACCTCCACTTATAATCTTTTTTAACATAAATTAATTGCACGTTCAATTATAAAACGAAAAAAACAATTAATTGTTGCTAAATGTTTAGATTAATTTCAAAAGATACTCTAAAGGATTCTCTTCCAGCACCATAATTTGCAACTGTTGTTTATACGAGTCTTCTCCGAAAAAACATTTAGCAAAATTGTGATTAAAAAACAACTCGTTCCAATGAAAAATAAAAGAAATTTCCGTGTCTGAATCTGAAGGTATTATCCCAACATCAAATCTACCAAAACCTAAATATTCTATGTTTGTTATTTCTGAACCAGTTCTAAACTCAAAACCATTACCGCTAGACTTATCAAGTATTTTCTGTAAGCTTTCAACTACATTTGACATATTCTTCTTTTTTTATTTCCTGAAGAGTTTTAAAAACTACTTCTCCAGACTCGTTTAATAATGTGAATTTAGGGTTCTCTGGATCATCGCAAACACAGTGATATTTCACTTGTAATTTACTATCTTTATTCTCAATAAATGTGTCTATATTTAAATCTGAAAATTCCATGCTTAAATCTAAAGAAAGGAAAGTGAAAAAACAAATTACAACAAAAAAATTAAAAAGTTGAATATACTGTTTTTTTTGATATTTATAAGTAAATCGGTTTGCGATTATTGATCAATTAATAGCTATGAACAGAGAAGATTTCGAAAAGCACGTAATTTCTGAAGCAAGACAAATGCTTAAAGAAGAAGCGGATAAAAAACGCCAGGAACTTAAAAACATCACACTTGATGATATAAAAAGTCTTACTGAGCAATGTAAGATAGTTACTAATTCTTATGAATTTAATGACAAATTTGTTGCTGAAGACGCTAAGCCTAAGCAAAAATTAATACCTACAGAACAAACAAGTAGATTCTCCAACTTGGTTGAATACCAAGTTGTGCCAGATGGTGACAGAGATATTTTGTCTGAGGTTATACAAGAAGAAAGAGTGTTTAATGAAATTAAATTAGCTCTAGAGGCAGAAATGCACAAAATACAAGAGGTTAGCATGCTTGAGGAGGCTATTACTGACGTTCTTAAAAGGTATCTTAGAAGAGGAGTGCTTACTGTTGCTATAATGGCTAACTTGTTAGGTACTAATTTAGCAAGCGCTCAACAATTAGAACAAGCTGGTATTGATCCTGATAAAATAGAAATGGCTGCTGAGAAAGCAGGTATTGATGTTCAAGGTAAACCTGATGTGTTTAATTTTGGTATTGTAAGAGGTATGTTCGTACAAGATACATTAACTAATCAAAATATTAGTGACATGAAAGCTTCTATTGATGTTTCAGATTATCAATATGGAAGCGATATTGGAGGTATAGCAGTTCCTTATACGTTGAAGACATCAGAGAAGTTAAGCGCTGGATGGGGTCATCAATTATCAAGAAGCTATGACGCTTATAAAACAGATACAGTAAAAGGTGTTACTGATAATAAAAATTATGTAGTTGTTGCTAGTGAGGATGAATCCCCTATTATATATACGGTTTCAGATTATCCTCAAGAGATAACAAATAATGGAGAAACTATGCAGTTTGTAGGTTTTTTCATAATAAAATCTAATCCTAGAAACAAGAACGCGTTTTATGATAAAAAAGGCGTTAACTTTGCTAAATTAAAAGGAGGTTCAAAAGATTTCATTGCAGCTCCAGGTAAAACTTCTTTTTCTGTAAAGGGAAATAGTATTAGTATTGGATTGGTTTATGGAAAAGGGATAGAAGGCAATGAGACTCCAGGTGATTCAACTTCTACAGAACAGCTGTCTGTTAAAGAGAATGATCTTTTCAAATACAATAGAACAACCGTTCAAACTGACAAGGATTCTTACAAAGAAATGATTAATCAAATTGAAGTATTTGTAGAAAAGTATCCTGAAGCTAAATTTGAGATTACGGTTCATGGTAACTCTTCTCAAGTTCCTACATCATATGACAACACTAAGGATAACAACAATCTTGGTGACAATTTTAAATCTCTTCCAGGACAAGCTGGAGTAGATAACAACAAAATGCTTGCGCAAGATAGAGCTGATGCTTTATTAAAACAAGTTCTAGTTGATCTTAAAGTTAAAGATCCAGATATTCTTAAAAGAATTACAGGAGTAAATACAACTTCTAAAATTGGGGACATTGAATATGCTAATGATCCGCAAAATGCTCAGAAGTATGCACCTGATCAATTTGCAAATATCACACTGAAAACGGTTAAGTAAAAACTAAAGCGGGATTTAAAATCCCGCTTTTTTTATGTAATCACTTTTTCTTTTCTGAAGATCTCTATCTATTCTATCTCTTAAGTTAGAATCTATTAAGCCTTCGTCTATATGATTTATGTAATCTATAGATACTTTTATTTCAAACTTCTCACCCCCAATATCTAATACTTTTAAAGTAGAGTTGTTTTTTGCGGCCACATTGTTTAATTGCACATAATCATATGCATCGTTGTGGATACCTTCACCCATTTGATCTATCAATGAAATAAAACACTTTTGATTATCATGGTAATATGAATCATCATAGAATAATATAACTGAGTAAACTTTACCATCTATCATTCCAGCAAACCCTGCCACCCTTTCACTAGCGCTAGTGTTATTGTTATTGTTTCCATATACAACTCTCTGCCAATGCCCTGGAGATGTTTTGTAAATGCTCAACACATAAACAGCTAAGTCTCTATAAGTTTTTATGCTTTTGTTAAATGTGAATGAACAAATTATTTCACGGCTATAGCTATCATCTATTACATTGCTAGAGCCTAATTCACATAAAGTGTAGTAACTTACAATGCTTGCGCTAGGAAGGAACATTCTTATTCTATCAGAACAAGTTTTAGACATAACATTAGAGGTGTCATAGTGACCAACTAACTCATTTGAAGCCGTGTAGTATCCATGGTATTGAGCCGCTTTTAATAAAATTGTATCATACTTAGGAGCTAGCAAATTAGCTCTTACTTTTGAAATCTCTTCCGTTAGGGCAGTATTATAATCTTCATAGTTGAAGTTCTCCCAATTAATCTTATTGGCAGAAGATATAAATGAAGTAAACAATAAAATTATTATCAAATTTTTCATAGCATTACAAGTTAGTTCCTAATATAGGAACGTAAAATGCATACTTTTGTTGCATGTGTCTTGAATTATTTTATGGTATCTGCGTAAAATGAATCATTACGACCATCTATCAATCCTATAGAATCTTTGGGTTCTGTCGCGTAATAAGGCTCTATATATGTGTATTTGGAAACTATATTAGCGCCAGTGATCGGATCATAGAAATAGCATCTTAACACTTCACCCCCTGACCAAGTTGGTTTTTTTGTTAAATGCCACTGTTTCACCAAATGTCCACTAGGGGAAAGAAGTACCACTCTCCATAGGATAGGTGGATCTATAACTTCTTCAAATTTCTCACCATTCTTATAGGAAAGGTCCTTTTCTCCTGAAGAACAGCTTAATGTAGAAAATGATACTGCTGATGATAGCGCTAATAACACAATGAATTCTCTAGGTTTTATTCTCATTATTTTCCTGATTTATCACTTCTTGCCATCCAAGCGAATTGTTCCATAGGGCTCATTCCCGCTGGCATAACTACTCCATTCTTTTTTATGATTGGAACAAATCCTTTAGTGTCTTTCTCATCAATTAGCCATATAAATTGCCCCATTTTATCACTATTCCCTAAAACGAGATATGACTTTGGCCCAGCTTTAGAGATGTCCATTACTGTGCATACTTTTCCAGCAAGACACTCTTTATAGTGCTCTTCTAAATCAGGTACCCCAGCAGCTAGGCTGGGTAAAGTTTGTTTCTCTGGCCATATTTCAGTATGCTCAAATTTATTGTTGATCCAAATTGTTCCTTTTGCTTCCATATTGCTATTAACGCTAATGTAAGGAATTTGTTGTCAAAGACACTAAAAAAATAGACTATTTATTAAAAAAGTGGATCAACATGAGTCTTAGTATAAAAAAAATCATCAAAGAAGAAATTGCCAAACTGTTCGAGTTAGAAGAGCTTTTAGAGAAATACCCAGACCTGAAAGAAAAGGTTAATGTATTTAACAAGCTAATCGAAGATAATCACGAAGATCTCAAGAAGATAGAGCAAGGCATATTTAAAATAGGTATTGGAGGGGATGCATCCTCAAAACTAAAGGGGTATGATGAAAAGTTAACAGCTTTAGGTGAGCCATTTAAAGCTGTTCAAAATTATATGGACCACTTTCTTACTATAGACGATGTTTCTGAGCAAGACATGTATGTAGCTGAGGATTTGGCTGAAAAAATAAACATGTATGTTAGCATTATCGAAAACCTAAAAGACATAGTTTATGACTATAATAACTCCATTGAAGAATTGAGAGAGAAATTGGGTAAGAACACAATGAAAGCAATTAATTCCCTGGAGAACACTCCAAAGGATAGATACAAAATATTTATGAACTAATGCCTGGAATTAACGAACAACCAAAAAACATGTCATTAGCTTCAGCTAATAGCGCTAAATGGAGAAATAATCCTTATTACAGATTCCACAAAGGAAGAGGTGAAAGTAAAAAAGAGATTGGTGAGGCTGTTGATAAATCTTTAGAAAAGTTTGTGCCTTCTGGGGTGCAGGATGATCTTAATAGAGAATTATGGGATGACCAAGATAAATTAAAGTCTGAAATTAGAAAGCAGCTAAAGAAGATTGCTGTTAAATTTATTGAATCCATTGGTCTTAAAGCTCCTATTAAAGACGTTATCTTTACTGGTAGTATGGCAAACTACAACTGGACTGATACGAGTGATATTGACTTGCACATCGTCATCAACTTTGATGATGTCGATGATAACACTGAATTTGTAAGAGATTACTTTGATATACAGAAAGCTCTATGGGGTTTGAAGCATGACATCACTGTTAAAGGGCATGATGTTGAATTGTATGTGCAGGATGAAAGAGAAGAGCATCATTCTTCTGGAATTTATTCTATTAAAAATGATGACTGGATAGTTAAGCCAGAGAAAGAAAACGTCAAAGTAGACAAAGAATCTGTAAGAAAAAAATCTCAAATGATGGCTGATATGATTAACGCTCTTGCTGGAATCAAAGATGATGAAGAAAGAGAGAGTGAATCAGATGCTATCAAAGAGAAGATTAGGAAAATGAGGCAAACTGGACTTTCTTCAGCGGGAGAATACTCAGTTGAAAACCTCGCGTTCAAAACATTGAGAAATAGCGGTTACCTTGAAAAATTGTCCGATACTAAAATAAATTCTTTCGACAAGTCTCTCACTTTAGATGAAGACTTTGCTGAAGCGTTTAAACTTATAGATGAAGAATCAAGTAGTAAATCTCAGCAGAGATTCTTTGGTATAGTTAGAGGTTTACAATTAGGAGAAATACCTTTAAGTAAAGCATCTAAAAAGGCTCGTAAAGCGGCTAAAGATATGAGTCATAAAGATGTGGAAGACTTCGCGTCTACCGATCACGATGGGCTTCCAGAGAAAGTTAAAGAAGACATGGTGCCTGGAGGTTTATCTGATGATATGACTTATGAGGACATCGCAAATAAGCATGGTGTTTCTTCATGGGAAATAATATCGCAATTACACAAAGGGGTTCAAGTAGAAATGGAGCACACTGATGATGCGGCTATGGCTAAAGAAATAGCTTTAGATCATTTATTAGAAGATCCTAAATATTACGACAAGCTTGATAGAATGGAATCTGGAGATCTAAATGAGAGTAGTGTAAATCACAAGTATGAAAAAGGGTGTTTAATGTTGCAAATGGATATTCCTACATGGGATAGTAAAATATTATCTAAAATAGAAGAGGGAGATCTGTATGAAGATGAGCCTGGATTCGGCTTAGAAAAAGATCCTCATGCAACTGTTTTATTTGGCTTTCACGATGATGAAATAGATTACGAAGACATTATACAGAAAACTAGAGATAATTGCTCAGGGCCTCTTAAAATAGAAGTTAAAGGAGCGTCTTGCTTCGAGGGGGATAAATATGACGTCCTAAAATTTGATGTGGATGGGAAAGAGCTTCATAGATTAAATGGTGTGATGAAGGAAGGGTTTTCTCATAGTAATGATTACCCTAACTATCAACCGCACATTACTATAGCTTATCTTAAGCCAGGAATGGGTAAAAGATATGCAAGCAAATTTAAACCGCAAGCTTTAGTGCTTGAGGGTGCTGAGATGTCTTACTCTGCTCCTAGTGGGAAAAGAATAAATTGGCCTCTTAATCCAAATATACCTGTTGATAGATTGGTTAAATATAATTCCAAAAATGGAGATAATTCTATTTTCTTCCACAAAGGGGATGGGATGACTCCTGAAAAGATGGAGCTGTTAAGGGATTTCGTTGAATTTGTCTGTTTGAAGGTTGGTATGGAAAATCCTATTACTATACACTTTAGAAACGGAAGAGATGAGTACATTAAAACTACTGCGTCTTATGTTCCAAGTGAGAACTCCAACCATATAAATTATCAAGGTAGATCACTAGTTGATATTTGCAGATCTATAGCGCATGAACTCACTCACAATAGACAGATTGAAATAGGTAAATTTAACTTAGGTGAAGAGGTTCAGAACATTGGGGGTGAAATTGAAAATGAGGCTGACTCTGTTGCTGGCATGCTAATTAAAGACTTTACACATAATAACGGATACGATGAAATCTACGATCTCTAAACTTATATTATTTATAGCGTTATTTTTTATAGGATTCTTGGGCCATGCTCAAGTATCCACTGTACGCTATATTTCTAAAGTTCAGGGTTCAAAGAATTGGGTTAACTCTTACTCGTATGGGCAAACAGCTTATCAGGTAGATAGATCTGTAAATACATATGAAATGTTTTATAATGGTAAGTATATTTATGTATACTACTATTACGTATATTTTTACAATCAAAGTTATAATAAAATAAACAATCAATGGGTAAAGATGGGTACTTACATCCCTTCTTACACTATTACAATAGACGGTATAGTTATAGGCCCTAATTGGATGCTAGTCACGGGAGATTATTATTATGCTTCTTATTGGAGTATAAATTCAAACTCCATTGTGAAAGTTACATATACATCACCAGTCCCTTATTAAGCATGTCTGACGATAAAGAACTACAAATAGGAACTAGAGTCATTGGAGAATCTACAAAGATCACGCTAACCGTTAAAGTGGCTATTTGGATATTAGGAGGCTTTCTTGGATTGCTAAGTTTATTATTTACATGGTTTTACTTTAATTCTAGCTCAGAGAGAGCTCAGCTAAAGAAAGATATGGAAGCCAGTAAAAAGGAGGTTAGATTAGAGATAAGAGAGGACTTGAAGTCTTTTAAAAATGATATTCTTGTGATAGTAAACCCTATGAATCAAAACATTCTAGAAATCGTTAAAGAGCAGGGTGAAATAAAAGGTGATGTAAAGCTAATTATAGAAAAACAATTAGGTATTAGAACGGCTATTAATAATGTTAATGAAGTTACACCTAATAGAGCTAATGCCCCATTAGGTCCTTCAAATTAAAGTTTGTGATCTAGAGCAAGATTTGTCACGGTGTTCTCCATGAAGATTTTTCTATACTCTCCCTCATCTGGTATTCTTGAGTCTACATTTACTGTTCCATCAATTAACCACTCATGCAATGCTAATAAAATAGTGTCTTTAGTTAGAGAATCCTCTTCTTCTAAACCATATTGATTAACAAGGAATAGATTTGTTGAATAACCTTTAACTTCAAGTTCTCTTGCTTCAAATTCATCTCTAACACTTTTAGTAAGCATTCCAGCTTTAGAGCTGCTATTCCACTCTCTTTTAAGAGAGTTGTAGTTTCCTCTAAAGAAGTCCAATTCATCAGTTCGCCTAAAGTCAGCGCCAACAATTTTTTTTATTTCTGGACCAATAGACTTAAGAGCTTTGTTGGTCCAGAAGTGAACCCCATTTTCTCGCCTCAGAGTTTCAGCTAACCATATCATATAAGGTCTCAGCTTCTCTTTTATTATACGATCTTCCTCTATTAAAAAGTCTACTTGACTAAATTCGATATATTCACCTTTTTTTTGAAGGTCTTCAAATACAATTTCTTTAAAATTCTTATTTAAAACCTGCTTAAGAGCGTCTCCAAATTTTATTTTATGATATCCATACTTAGACTCAAGAGTTTCAGCAACAGTATCCTTTCCGCTTTTAGCATATCCAAGAAGACCTACGAGAGTCTTCCCTTCTAATAGAGTAAAGTCAATCTTATCTTGCTTTTCAGAAACAAAGAACTCTTCTGGTATCTTTAGATCTATTCCATCTATTTTCTCTTGTAAGGTTTTTCCCATAGTTTTAATTTTAAATTAAATATACTACAGATGCATTTAAATTGCAACTGGAGCTTTAATTGTTTTTAAAGGAGTATAATCTACAACGTTTATATGCTCCATTCTAAAATCTTCAATATTTTTAATAGAATCATCTAGCTTAAGCGTTGGCAAGGGAGGTCCCTCATAAGACCCTAGCATAGACTCTGCTGTTTTAGGGTTGTTGAAGTAATCGAAAACCTTTTCACAATCCTTATCAGTTCTACTTAAGAATTCATTGACTTGATTTTCATGATTCATATATAGGTGAGCATCGCCCATGGTGTGAACAAAATTGCCTGGCTTCATATTAACAACTTGAGACACCATATGCAGCAATAAAGCATATGAAGCTATGTTGAATGGTACTCCCAGGAATACATCAGCGCTTCTTTGGTATAATTGAAGATTTAACCTTCTTGATGGTATTTCATGCAGAGATAACTCATCTTCTGGTATATCATCAAAAGCTCTAAGAGCCCAGCCCATGTCCCTCATTTTAACATTGTATAGCTGATATCTTTCGTTATCAGATAATGTCTCTGCGCAAAATTGAAAGAATGCATGACATGGAGGCAATAGCATCTGATCAATTTCTCCAGGGTTCCAAGCTGATACAATAATTCTTCTTGAATCTGGATTGTTCTTAAGTTGATCAATCGCTTTGTCAACTTGGTTTATTAAGCCACCTTCAATGTTCCAAGCTGGAGGCTCCCAAGCTGTCCACTGCTTGCCATAAACTGGGCCAAGATCGCCCCATTCAAAAGCAAAGTCGTCATCATTTTTAATTTTATCAACATACTCTTCCAAAGTTAGTTGGCTGTCTGGATTTTTTTCATTATAGTTTTTATGAGGCCATTCATTCCAAATATTGACTTTATTATCTACTAAATATCTGATGTTAGTATTTCCAAAGTCTTTATATTTTTCTGGAACCGCATTTAAAAACCATAAAAGTTCATGGAATATCCCTCTATAATAAGTTCTTTTTAGAGTAAGTAAAGGAAAGCCTTTGTCCATATTGTATGTGGATTGATGGCCGAATATAGAAACTGTCCCTGTACCAGTTCTATCTTCTTTCCTAGTGCCTTCTTTGATTATACGGGTAATTAAATCTACGAATTGCTGCATTATTATATATGGGGTTTATTCTCCTGATTCTTTATCTGCTCTATTTTGAGCCGCATCATCTGTATATTTTCCTAGCTTATACCTAGCCTTGTCGCTAGTCATTAACTTTTCTATATTAGCTTCAAGAACTTCTTCTCTAGAAAATTTACAAATTTGTCGAATTCTCTCCATATAAAATTCTAAATCACCTAACTCCTCTTTCATGTTAACCATGTCAAGTGGCTTTCTGTATATGATGTGCTTTTTAACTGCGTCTAGCAATTCTCCAGCTTCACCAGCAACTCCTACAGCCATATGCAATAAATCGCATTCCTCAGGAGTTATAGAGTCTTTAATGTCTTGACCTGGCTTAACTAAAGCCGCAACCATGTCTGCGTGATTAATTTTATCCATCTTATTATTTTTCTTCTTTTATTAATTCTAACAACTGTTCATTTGATTGCATTCCAACTTTAGTTGCAACTAGCTTACCTTCCCTAAATAAGGCGAAAGTTGGTAATGATCTAATTCCGTACTTAGATGTTAATTCTGTTTGATCTTCGATATTAACCTTACCAACTACAACCTCTTCATGTTCTCCTGCAAATTTTTCTAGCAATGGAGCTATTGATCTACAAGGCCCGCACCATTCAGCCCAAAAATCTACTATTACTGGCTTTTCTCCATATATGATTTCATCGAAATTATCTTTAGTAAGCTCTACTGTGTTTTCTCCCATTTGTTTATTTATTTAATGACTAGATGTAGTCAAAGTTAAAGATATTTTTACTTCTTAGCAAGAAGGGAAGATAAACTTTTTATCTTCCCTTCAGAATAAATACTAAAATTATTTTTTGTCAATGTCATCTCTAACGTCTTGCTCATCGGCGTCAAACAAGTTCAGTGAAGCTGATCTAGCTTGAACGCTAGACATTGATCTATACATCTTGGTCTTGTTAGATAGAGAGCTGTATAACGCTTTAGAACTGCTGTCTGAAGCTGAGAAGTTCATAGCGTTAGATGCGGAAATATTCATGCTCTGAGCCGTTTCTACAGCATCTTGATTTGCGGCAAGATAAACAAATGCCCACCCTTTGTCAGTCTGTTCTTGAACTAGTTGTTTAAGATTTTCAGAAGAATATTCTCGTGAAGAGTTTTCGTCACCATCAGTCAAGATTATAAACAAAACTTTTGAAGGCCTTTCGTCTTCAGCTAATAAAGCATGAGCTCCGTTTGTTTCATTTATTGTTTTGCAAACCGCATCATAGAGGGCTGTCATCCCTCTTGGCACAAAGTTGCCTTCGTTTAATTCTTGAGCATCTTTTATAGCAACTCTTTCTTGAAGAGTTTCAAATTGATCATCAAAAAGGTGTACGGATATAAATGCTTCCCCTTCCTCTTCTTTTTGATCTTGTAGGAAAGTGTTGAATCCTTCTATTGAAGCTGCTTTGATGCTGCTCATGGATCCAGATCTGTCTAATACGCAGATTATCTCAGTGGTGTTGTTCATAGTTTTTTTTAAATGTTTATTACTTCGAACATCAAATATACTAAAAAAGACGACCATTACAAATAGTCGTCTTTTAATAATGCGGTAGGTAAATTTTGTTAACTTGGTTTCACTGGTAATAAAGCGTGGAACTCGTGGAAGTTAATCTCCCCATCCTCACCTTTATCCTCAACTAACTTGTCAACAACATTTTTTATATAACCGATTTCTTTTTTTACTCTTGCTGCTTCTAAAAATTCTTCATCTTCAGAGAAGTCAAACATTTTACTTTCTAATATATCTAATACGTCTTCAGTCATGTCTTCAATGTCTTCAATTTTTAACATGTGATCTTTCTGCTCTTCAAGCTCTTCAAGTATCTCATCAGAAATATCTATCATACCAAAGTATTCATCATTATCTTCTATTTCAAGAACTAAGCGTTCCTCTTCTCTAATTCTATCTTTAACATCCATCATGCAAAAAAAGAATCTATTCTTTTCAAAGAATAATTGTTCATTAGTATAATCTTTCAATTTAACTATATCAAAAAAGCCATCATATAAGAAGCTTATTTCTTTTAAGAAATCCCCTTTGTCTCTAACTGATTTTAAAACCATTACACCGTCTAAATCTTCAGTTCTTTCAAATTCTGTATTTATTACCTTTATATAGCTTCTATATGCTTGACTCTTTTTGTTCTTAAGCGTCAATGATGTGTGAAGGTCTATGTCAAAGTCAGACTCATCCTCAAGATAGGTGCATTGCAAAAATAGATAAAGACTCAGCATAATCTTGTCTCCAACTTTGGGGACATTTATCTTTCTTTTGATCTTATCTGTTATTTTCTTTTTTTTGTTTTCTTTATTTTCTTCCATCTTAGCTTCTTCTATGTATTCTTCTGGGCTTTGAAGTATTTCTACTAAATCAGTATCATTTTGCATGATCTCAAAAGCTCCCCTTAGAAGTTCTGGATCTAAGTCTCCCATGATCTGGTCATAGCTTTCCTGAATAGTTTGTTCGAATTTGGGATTGTATCTAGCTCCAGCTTTTTCTAACATATTTTTGATTTGGTCAATATTAAGCCTTTTTAATTTAAGCTTATTATCTATGTACTCAAATTTAAAGTCATCCGTTTCAAGGTATCCTTTAGATTTAAGAAAGTCCACTAACTTACTATACTGATCTTCCTGCTTAAGGGAATCATCTATATCAACTAAGCCTTTTTTAGTGAAAAATATGCTGTAGTCATCTTCGCAGTCAAACCCAAATGGGTTTTTCATGATACAATAGTCAAGGTTGATTTTTTCATTCATAAAACGCGCATTTGTTCTCCTAAATAAATATTAGGAAAAAAAGAGACCATTATAAAGAATAAGCCAAAAAGAGTTTTAGAGCACTATTTATAATAAAAGAATACAATAATGGATAATAACGACAAATTAAAAGCTGAAATCAAAGAAATGATCAAAGATATGATCATGAACGATGAAGAAATCCAGGAATATGACTTGATTTATAAAAAGAAAGAAGATTGGAGTCAAGCAAAAAAAGAGCTAAGATCTGATATGGTTATGCTCATGAAGCATCTTGAAGATGACGAGTACAAGAAAGGTGTAATTCTGATCGATAAGGTAACTGGAAGTCTGAAGATTTGGAAGAAAAAGATTAATAAGCAATTGGACTAAAATGTCTGGAACTGGTAATATATTATCAACATAATTGATTTAATTAATTGTGATTGTTATATTTATTTAAAAACTAATTATGGACAACGCTTATATGCTTGAAAAGATACTCAACAAATTAGAGAGTCTTGAGAAAGAAATAAAATCCCTAAAAGAGGAAAATAGAAATAATGACTCAGTAAGAGCTCCTTTTACGCAAACTCCAAGTTTTAATCCTAATACAATGCCTATGATAGGTCCTCCTCAACAGGATTTAATTACTTGGGTTACTAATGATTCAAGCGTTCACATAGCGGGGCGGGGAAGTCAAAATTTAACTACTACTATTGATAATTCCGATTATTTGGGGTAATTTAAAATTATGAATATTTCAATAATTGTAGCTGCGTCAGCAAATGGGGTAATTGGTAAAGATAATGACATGCCATGGCATATCCCTGAAGACCTTAAAAGATTTAAAAAAATAACTACTGGGCACCATGTTATAATGGGTAGGTCCACGTATGAATCAATTGGTAAACCCTTGCCAAGTAGAACAATAATAGTCCTGACAAGAAATAAAGATTATAAAGCTCCAGGGTGTCACGTGTGTCATAGTTTGGCGAGCGGTATAGCATTAGCAAGAATGGCTGGTGAACAAGAGTTATTTATCGCTGGAGGCGGAAACATATATGATCAATCAATGGATCTAGCTGATAAAATATATTTAACTAGAGTTCAAGAAATTGTAGAAGGGGATACTTATTTTCCTTTTATTGATTTCGAAAATACTTGGGGGATAGAAAATCTAGAATCGCACCGACAAGTATATGAAACTGCTAATAACTTAACTGAAAAAGAGAAAGTAAACATTTCATCTGAATACTCAGAATTTATCGAGGGCCAATATGATTTCGAGTTTATGAACCTAGTGAGGAAGGTACAAGATTTGGATAATGCTCCCGTATCCTAAGCCAACTACTATTCTCTAAGCTAGATGTTGTGCATCTATGTATAAATTGTTCTGGATATTTAATAATTAACTTTTCCCATCCTAAAGAACTTAATTTATAGATATTATCATCAGTAATATACTGAAGAAATTCAGGAAAATTTATAGAAATAATAACTAAGTAATACATATCGCCCTTTAAAAGGGCGTTTATGTTTACATAGCTCACCAGCTCAGGTCTTTCCTTTAATAGGTTAACCCAATCTTGATTTGCCAATAGACCTATGTCAATATCATCAATATATTTATCTCCAGTATAAAATAATATTTCTTTAATAGTATATCTATCTTTAATTTTTTTAGTTAGTATTTGAGTTTTTTCTACAGATAACTTTGAAAAGTTAAATGCTTTCAAAATCTTTAGCTTATCAGCAGGTTTCAACCCGTAAGACTCAAGATTAATTTTTTCAAGAATCTCATCTTTTCCAATCATGCATAATTGTAGCATTTCATCTTTACTAGCGTTCTCTAAATCAATTCTAACTCTATTGATTAAATGTGGCTGCATAGTGAGTGATGATAAAACATCACTTATTTTAAAAAGGTATATTTCCAAAGGAATTTTTTCAGCCACATCCCTGTATCTGGCTGCTGATCGTAAAGCTTGAGCTGGCTTTATTTGAGACCAGTCTACGTAATCTATTATGTTATCATCAGTTAAAATATGATCAGCCATACGGGACCAATCAGCATTCTTTATGAGATGAGCAAGTTCTTTAACTTCAATTTCATCTTGACATGCTTTGATCACATAGTTTATAAACGTGAACTTTATTTTACCGTAAACATCCTTAGCTTGTAATTTGCTCATTTGTTTATTACATTTTAACATGAACCCTTCAGTAAGAGTGTATGATAAACAAGGTAGAAGGCGAATTTATGTTAGCAAATTCGGAATCATATCTTTATATAAATACTATGATAATTATGTTGAAGAGGTTAAAATAGACAATAGCGATCGAGTAGTATATTTAAAAAGATACAATGGATCTGATGAAAATTCAACAGAAAAGAGTATAGATAGCAAATATTTATCCTCTATCTGGATAGATGGTGAGTATAGTTACGAATATCGATTGAATATTGAAAAAGAAACTGTATGGAAAAAGAAAACTAAAATATTAGGCGATAAAAAGATTGCTTATTCAGAATATTATGAAAAGGATAAGTTGATTGAGAGTAATATTTTGTTTAATGTTGATCACGCGATAATTAATAACTGGATTAAATTAATAAATTATGAATACAAAGAAAATTAGCATGGATAACGCAATTTTGAAAACATATAACAAAATTGCTATTTGGCACAATGATGACTCTACAAAAGAGGGGTTAAAAGTTTTATCTCAAGAAATAGTTGAAGACCTTCTTAATGAAGCTTTGTCTGGCCTTGAAGTTCAAACAAATGTTGGAATAGAAGCTCCAGGGGAAGCTGCGCAAGAAGCTAAGGAAAAACGAGGGTGGTTTGGGAGAGTTGGTGATATTATTAAATAATGGATATTTATAATTGCCATGATAAACAAAGTAAAAAGTACAGGGACATTTCTATGGACGCATAGAACAAAGATAACTCTAGGTATTGCTATTATATTAGCAATACTATATTTAAAGCAATGCGGATCAGTAAAGTATGAACGCAAAAAGAATAGGCAAAATATAGAAGCTCTTACCAAAAATGTGGAGACTGTAACTCTTAAAAATGGAGAAGTAATAGCTCAGAAAGCGACTTTGATTGCGGGTAAAAAAGAGCTAGACTCGCTTAATAAAGACTTAAAAGAACAATATGATATATTGAAGAAAGAGAAGTCTAAGCCAAAAATTATAATTAAAACTAAAATTGTTTATAGAGATACTGGATACGTAAAAAATACGGTGGCAAAACTAGATTCAAATAAGTATTCTCTTAAATTCGTTTATAACGATTCTGACGGCATTTTAAAGATACATGGTAGATCAGAGTTCTTAGCTAATCCAAAGTTCTTAGACGGCTCTAAAACGCGTCTAGGGTTAGATATCGATCCTGGAACAACCTACTTCGATTCCACTGAAATAAAGATTGGTCTTGTCCTGGGGATAAAAGAGGATAAAGATGGTATAGATCGAGTTTTCGCTAAATCAAATCCTTATACTAATAAAATTACTTTTGATAATTTAGACGCGGTTCAGTTAGAGGAGTATTATAAATCCAAATACAATAATAGCAAAAATAAAAAGAAGGGAAATGTAGCTGTCGGAATATATGGCGGGTATGGATTTGGAACCGATGGTAACGGAGTTGTTAGAATGGGGCCTCAAATTGGCATTGGTTTAAATTATCAATTGTTTAGAATTCCTTTTTTATAAGCATATTTATAAAGAAAAAATTGAATCATGTCAAATAACTCAAAAAGATTTGAAGAACTTATAGGAGAATCAGTTAATCCAGAGAAAAAACCTCTTTACTCTGAGGATTACATTACTGACAAAGACGTTCTTAAAACTATAAACGAAAATAAAGCTAAAGCATCTGAGGGTACTCAGGTTATTAGTGAGCAAAAGGAGAATGCTGCTAGTGAAGTAGATAAATTCTTAGCTGAAAATAAAAAAAGGGAAAGTGGAAAGATACTTTCTGAGTCTACAAAAAAATCTTCTGGTAATGATGAGGTTTTAGTCATCAATCTTTAAAAACTTTTTGGTATATAAGTAATTTTCATTAAGTTTTACAAAAAGTAGAACTTAATGAAAAACTTACCAATATTCTTTGTTTCTGGCCTTCCTAGAAGTGGTTCCACACTTCTCATGAATCTATTGGGTCAAAACTCTCAAAATCACGTTACACCCACTAATGATCTCATAGAGCTGATAGTTACTTTGAGAAATAGCTGGCAAAACCATATTAGCTTTAAAGCTCAAGGTCTAAAGACTGTAGAGCCTCGTATTATAAACGCTATGAAGGCTATGATGTGGGGATTTTATTCTGAAGAGTTTTTGAATAACAAAATTGTATTTGATAAATCCAGAGGGTGGATTGCAAATATAGAATTACTAGAAGATATCTTGCAAAGACCGATTAAAGTTATTGTAACTGTAAGAGATGTTAAAGCTATTGTGGCTTCTTTTGAAATGAAACATAGAGAGAATCATTTGACAAAACCAAGCCCTTCTGGAAATGCTTTCTACGATCTTCAAAGTATAGGTGGTAGAGCAAGGCAGCTGCTTGATGTAAAGGCGGTGGCTGGTCTTTCAATAACTAGAACAAGAGACGCTTTGGATAGAGGGGTGTCTGATAGGTTAATAATACTTCCCTATAAAGAGCTAACAACTAATACTAATGTAGTTATGAATCAATTACATGATCAATTAGGCTTGCCTCACTTTGACTATGATCCAAGCAATGTTCAGCAAATAACTAAAGAGGATGATACCGTTCATGGTATGGAGCTTCACAAGATTAGGCAAGAAATAGAATACAAGAGACCAAATTGGGAAAAAATTCTCACTCCGCAAGTATGTGAATGGATAGATAGAGAGTATGCAGATATAAACGAGATGGCTGGAGAAAAATAAAAAAAAGGGAAGTTATTAACTTCCCTTTTTTTATTTTATATCTTTAGATATTGAATACTGTTAAACACATATTTAGCCCATTCATAATTAACGCTCAAAACCTCTTGAGCGGCGCCATCAATAAGATAGGCGCCTCCGACAACGTCTACAGTTATATTGTTTGATGATGCTAGTCCAGAGGCGTCTTTTATAACAAAAGATTGTCCATGTGCTGGATTATCAGGCAGTGAGTATGTAACTCCAGACGCTATATTAATTGCTATTACATTATTTGATGTTGTCGCCGTTAAAGAGTCTCCAGCGGTAACATTGACTAAAGGTAATATAGAATTTGTGCTTAAAATTAAATCTCCCAAATCCGTAGATCCAGAATAAAACGTAGTAGCTGAAACTGATCCTTGAACATAAAAATTAGGAGCATATACAGTATTCTCCGTTTCACCAGTTATTCCAGTGCCTCCAAGTATGGTAGATCCAGTAGCTAAAGATGTTAGTCTATTGTTGCTGCCACCAAGTATAACAGCATAATTAGCTTCAACGGTGGATCTAAGTGAATGAACAAAAGATGTTATCCCAGATGCTATTGAATTATCTCCACCAGCGTGTGATCGGAATCCGTGGGAAACCGTTTGTCCACCTTCAGCGTGAGAATGATCACCTGTAGATGATGTGGAAAAACCTTCAGCGTGAGAAGAAACGCCTATGGATTCAGTGTCATTACCTTCAGCGTGAGAATTTTGCCCTATAGCTCTATTGTATGAACCTTCAGCGTGTGAAGCCCCTCCAATAGCTGTAGTCCTTGTTCCTTCAGCGTGAGATCTTGACCCTGAAGATAATGTTTTATACCCTTCAGCGTGAGAGGCTTGTGTTGTAGCTGATGTTAACCACCCTTGAGAGTGAGAGTATTGCCCAGAAGCTTGAGTTCTATACCCTTCAGCGTGAGAAGTTACGCCAATAGCTAACGTATTCCACCCTTCAGCGTGAGAATTATTTCCTGTAGTTGTTGTTCTATAACCTTCTGCGTGAGAAAATACACCTCCAGCAACAGTGCCAAAGTTCTGAGCGTGAGATGTGTTTCCTGATGCTAAGGTATCTTGCCCTTCTGCGTGAGATTGTGATCCAGTTGCATCAGAACCGAGTCCTTCAGCGTGTGAGAAAATACCAGAGGCAGTTGTTTGTTGACCTTCAGCGTGTGAAGATGAGTTAGATGCTATAGTCTGATAACCTTCAGCGTGAGACGCAAGCCCTGAAGCTAAAGTTTGTCTACCTTCTGAGTGAGCAAATGCAGTAGTAGCTGATGTTGATCCACCTTCAGCGTGAGAACAATAATTAGAAGCTAGGGTTGAAACCCCTTCAGCGTGAGCACCTGGAGCATTTATTGCTCTTGTATTTAACCCTTCAGCGTGAGCTGTGTCACTTGATGCTAGTGTACCTTGACCTTCAGCGTGAGCTCTATTACCTGACGCTATTGTACTGTTACCTTCAGCATGAGCTTGATAACCAGAAGCTGTTGTAGTATTACCTTCGGTGTGAGATCCTAAACCTGATGCTGTAGTTCTATAACCTTCAGCGTTAGAGAAGTTAGCTGAAGCTATAGTTTCATAGCCTGAAGCGAATGAGTTTATACCAGTTGCTATACTGCTTCCACTAATAGCCATAATAGACCCAAATGTTGGATTACCGCTAAATGGTGAACTTGAACCTCCAGCGACTTGGAACAAGTCAGATAAATCTGTGCTCCCAGAATACAAAGTAGTCGCACTTAATGAAGTGAAAGATGACTCTCCGCTAACCGTTATGTTGTCGACAGTTAATCCAGTAACATTTATCGTTGGTAAATTATCCGTCCCGCCAGTGAATGTGTTTACACCGCTTTGCACTCTTGTGATATCACTGCTTCCGCCCCCGCCTGATCCAAATAGTAATGATAAATCTGTAGCTCCTGAATAAAACGTGGTAGCACTAATTGATGTTGCGCTAAAAGAAACTGAGCTTGCGCTTGTTATTCCACTTGGAGAAAAATTTTCAAGTATACCAAAATTATAATTTATCTTATCCTTTCCAGCGTTAGGATCATCACTGTCATTGATTGTTTGTAAACCCAGCCCCATATCTTATGTATTATTTATTGAAATAAATGCTTTATTTTAATAAATAGAAAAAGATTTATAGTTTATTGGTTGAAATGTGTGAGGTTCATGTTTATTAGATCCAGTATTTCTTTGTCTTTGATATTTTGATATCCGCTGGCAAAAAGTGCAAATTCAATTATCTTTTTTTTAAGCTTGCTAGAAAGGTTGCTATTCCCTTTTCCTCGTATCTGAATTTCGTTTCCCGTATTGGAATTTATCTCAATTGTAACATGAGGTCTATTCTGTTCATCTCTCAAAGAAACTATAAAGGATCCTCCTTTATTTTCTGCAGCATTCCTAACTTTTTGTTTATAGTTAGCTCCGCCTACACAATGCATCATTTGATTACCTTCTACTGATAGGTCGTATTCGTTTAATAAATAAAAGAAATATTTATTGTCACTGCATCTAAAAATAATTCGATCTTCATCGATTTCTTTGTTCTTTATTTTTTCAGATATGACTGGATTGTTAATTAAAGACTCGTGCCAATTTTCCTCTTCTTTTTTCGCTTCTTCAAAAGAGAAACGAAAAATATCAGCTTTGTTTGCAGTAGCCCAATCTATTACGCTAGACATACCTTGGTAGTCCTCTAGTAATTCTGGATTCTTTCTAGCTTCTTTAGCAATCCACACTGAGTACTTGTTGGTCCCTAGTTTTTCAGATATACCCCTTATTTTAGAAATGTCTCCCATTTCTAATTTATAGGTGTCAATAATATGCTGTTCTTTTTTTGTTAACTCCATTATAGAACTGAAATCTTCAATTTTAAATGATCATCATCAAGATCTTCCAATTCATAGAAGCCTTGTAATATATTTTGATCTTCTATTCTTCTACCTCTAATTTTATAACTCTTACTAAACGTAAAATTATCATTTTCTTCATTAAGAACAAAATTAAATACAGTGTAACATTTTAAGACCACTCTTAACTTATGTTGAATGATTGTCTTTTTTCTCCTGCCAAACTCGTCTCTTGTTATTTTAAAAGCTTTTGAGTTCATAATTATTTCTTTTTAGGAGGTCTTCCTCTAGGGTTTTTCTTTTTAGGTCTACCTCTTTTCTTTGGGCGTCCTGGACCTTTTTTTGAAGCTATTTTTTTCTTAGGTTTTTCTTCTTCGATCACCTCTTCTATTTCGTCATCCTCAAATCCTGATTCAGAAAGATCATTTGCGAATATGTCTTGCAAACTAGGTATTGCTGCTGGTATTTCTTCAGCTAGTTTTGCCACATTTAAAGCTTCATATGGATCCGCATTTTGAATCTCTTCTATCATCTGATTCTTTGCCTCATTCGCATCCATCTCAACTTGAACGCTGTTAGTAGCGGTTGAGGTAGTTGGTTTGAGTTCTCCATTAAGAATGGCTTTGATTCTGTCTAGATCTGCTACGGTATACGCTTTAAAGTATTCCGCAAAGTCTGGTTTTTCTTCAAAATCTATAAATATATTTCCTCTTCTTCCTAGAATGTTAATGGTTCTAGTTTTTTCATTAGTTGGAGTAAAAATAAATTGATGATATCCTAGTGATATAGATATATCGTTTCCAGCCTCGTCTTTGGCAAAGAAGTCAATTGGCCTCCTGTCTAATGCTTTACTTACAATTCTCATTAGTTTGTCTTTTTAAGATAATGTAGTTATATACTTTAAAAAAATCAATAAAAAAGCCATGAACGTTAATTCATGGCTTTTAAAATTGAATATAAATTGAGATTACCTCTCTGGAGTAATCCAGTTTGGATTCGAAACATACTCATTAGTTTTATAGTCTAAGATATACATTTTGTTTGAATCCTCAAACTGTTCTTTAATGAACTTGTATACTACAAAGCTATCTGGAGCCTTTTGAACCATGATCATATCAGATTCATTTGGTATACCATTTTCTTCTTCGAATTGGTCTTCAGCATACTCTTCATATTCATCTCCTGACATTTGGTTTTCAGCGTCACCGTTTAAATAAGTTCCGTTTCCACATCCACATTCTTCAAGATATTCATTGTAAGCTTTGATGTCAGCCTCAGAAACTACCTCTTCAGCGTTTTTAATTGTTTCATTCTTGTCAAACATAGATAGCTTCTCCCATCTTTCGTTTAACTGCTCTTGAGTAGGTTTAACTCCGATTAAATATCTTTTGTTAACGCCTTGTTCTTTGTTTTCAGAATCAGAGTGAAATTTTCTTTTCTCCCACTGTGGAACGATTTCTTTTCCTTCATTAAGATCTTTCCAGAATTTAGTAGCGGCTGCTCCTCCTCCCCAAGATTTTTCCAATTCATCCTTCGACCCTGGCTTAACACCTGGCATACCTAGAGGATGTCTATCTTTTAACATTTCAGTGTCAACAGTAGTCCAGAAGGAATCTCCTTCGTTTTTCTTTTTCTTAATTTTAGGCTGACCTTTTTGAGCTTGCATATAAGGGGAATCTTTAAATGCATATGGTGAAGCGTATTGGAACGCTCCAGCTGATCCTGGCGCTCCAAGAGCTCCTGCAGTAGCAATTTCTGCTATAGCACCCTCCCTTTCTTCTTCGTTAGCCCAAATATCTTCTACTTGAGAAGAGATTGCGTTTTTTTCTTCACCTGAAAGATCTTTTAACTCTTTACCTGGAAAGTCTTTACTCATGATAGAAGTAAAAATTTGCTGATAATTATTTTGCTCATCTTCAGTCAGATCATCAAATAATAGATTTCCTTGAGAATTTGCATCAATCACATCAGCGTGATTTAATTCAACCTCATCACCGTCAGAGTCAATATTCTTTAAATTGTCCTTAGCTTCCTGAAGTGATCCTTTAGGCGTGAACATTGCCGCTATTTCTTCTGGAGAAGCGTCAAGTATATTTTTGTAGTTTATTTCTTTCATTTCCTGAGTTGATTCTTGAACGATCGATCCTGGTAAAGTGCTTTCCCATTTATCATCGATTCCAATTTTAGATGTCATTATATAATCAGCCTCTTTTTCAGCGGCTCTATTTAAGAATTGTCTTAAATCCTTTTTAAGCTTAGTCTTATCATCTGTAGATACAATGATGGTATCTTTTATCATAAAACCTTTAGGGTCGTCTGTGTTAGACGTGTGACCTTTAAAAATAGCATTCTCTGTACCGTTATATTCTACAGTGAAAGTGTTGTGAGATCCAGGTGATAAAATCATCTTGATGTCAGTCTCTATTCTTTTAGTTCCGTATATGATTTGTTTTTGTATGATAGACTTGGTCTTACCCATATATCTTACTCCATAGCCATCTTCAACTACTCCAGTTCCGTAAGGTTGTCCAGTTGCATAATAGCCAGCTGGCTTATCAACTCTCTTGACTCCCAGTTTCCCGAATGCTAGATCTGTTGCTCTGTCAGTTAAGTCTTTTACTGTATCGTAAACATACTCTCTAAGCTCTAGGTTTTTTTGGAAATCATCCCCTCTGTTTTCATATCCAGTGGTTTGAACCTCTTTATCATTAATGTTTTTATCTTTTTTCTCGGTTGTCGCCATCTTGAAAAGGTTAGATTTTTATATAAATAGGGTAAAAAATTGATTATTGGGGGCAAACAAAAGAGGTTAGCAATTTAGCTAACCTCTTTTGTTTTATAATTTTATTAAACCCTTTTTCTTCCACTTAGACCAGGTTTCTCTATCTATTTTTGAGAAACCTGGATTATCATCCACAATCATCCCTTTATACATAAATCCTTCAAATCTTTTTGTAACAACCTGTTCAGGCTTGTATCTCATGTGACCATATGGGTCTACTGAAAACTCTTTATCATTTACTTTTGTGTATTTTATTTGCTTGAAGATCTTTCTACATCCTAACCAAAAACCATAGTTCCACTTAAAGTTTAGCCAATAGAATCTCCATCTAGAATATTTCCACCATCGTTTAAACATTTATCCTACAGTTAGTTTTGAGAACACCGCTACTATTATCATTATCTCAAAGGTAACAATAGCTGATGCTACCGTACCCCAAATAACTTTAGTAATAAATCTTCCAAATAGAGAACTGTTTTTGTAATCTTGAGTTGTTATAGTACTAAAGAAGTCTTGAGTAATAAAATAACCTCCAAAACCCAACACTAGGAAGAAGCATGTAAGCATTAATTTGATAAAGAGAGTCATTGATATTATTGTTTAGGTTTATGTGACAAATCCTTTTCATCAGGACCCTGAGAAGCTTCTTTATGTTGTTCTTGAGCCGCTTTTTGATTATCCATCATCTTAGCTGACTCGCTTACTTTCATAATACCTAACTCCGATATAGCCCATGATTTAAAATGGTTAGTTAAAATCTCTTCAGAGTTTATATTAGGATCATAAGGCGAGTCGATGAGACGATTTATTTTAGAAATCGTCTCATCTCTCTCAGACGTAAGCTTAGTAGCTACAGATTGTAGCAATGATTTTAATGTATTACTCTCCATGTTTCAATGCTTGTTTGTCATTTTTTTTAGCCTCTTTTTCTTCCTCTACAATTCTAGTAACAGTCATGTCGACTACCTCAGAACTATTAAGAACAATGTCAGCTCCAAAAAATCTCATATTTCCTGTAAATTCAGAAACATCTGGAGTTTTCTTAGTCATTTTCTCTGGGTCTATACCAGAAATAATTTTATCTAATTGGATTGTCTTGTTTTCTATATCAAGCTCTTGCCAAAGCTTATAGTAAACCACAACAATAAAATCAAAATCATCATTTATTGATTTTTCGAAATTATCTCTTTTCTTTAATATTCCAGTAACATATCTACCTCCACTTTTTACAGCTTTAGTCCCATAAAGAAATTTAATTCTTTCAGGTGATATATATTCGTTGTGTTGTGTTCTTTGCTTAATAAAGTCCGCTATCGGCCTTAATTCGTCATCAGCATCTTGTATTTCCCATTCCCCTGATATTACTGGAGTATCCTGGTATTCCTTGATCTGATCGTAGTTTATTGGAGTAGACATATGTATTTTTTATTAAAACTTAATAAAAAATATTGTCCTTTTAAAGTTTCTAATGAATTATTTATGAACTCTTGTATTATAAGGGTCCATAAGCGTAGATGTTTTCTGAATCCCAACATCTCTTTTAAGCTTTTTACTTTTAAGATTTGATTGATTAAGTTTAGCTATTTCATTGTCAACCCATCTTTTTCCAGCATCACCACCCCACAAATCCCAAGATTGTATTTCTCCAGAATCGTTTATAGTAGCCCCCTTACTTCTCTGATTAATGACCTCTTGATGGTTTTTTTCAAAAAAAGCTTTCATTCTTTTTAATACAGAATGATCCATAGGCTCTTTATTGATAAGGGATTTAGCTTTATCTATACCTGATCCCTCATTACCCCCATGAGTTGTAAGCTTATTGTTTTTAGCTACTTGTAGAGCTTGAGTACATACATTGATAACATCCTGCGGAGGATAGTAATCCCTATTATAGTCGAACGTTAGGTCTTCAAAATAGATCTCCAGCTCTTCCTGTATAATTCTTTTAATCTCTGATCTCTCCATATTTGATAATATCTCCAAGTGCAGATTTGATATCTATAGCAGCTTTAGGGTTGAATCCCATTTTTGAAAGGTTCCAGTTAACTTCATCATAGAAAGCAATACCGTTTATTGGATCGCCAGACTCTACAGTTCTTTTTATGGAAACCTCTAAAGCCTCTTTAGGTGTTAAACTAGAATTTGCTAAAGGCATCTTCTCTCTATTCATCCCATATTGACCTTGCTTTACCTCATCTCCTTGAGTATCGATAATTGAGTTTACACTTTCTCCAGCGCCTCCACGAGCTCCAGGTTGAGAAAACAGTTCTTGAACCACGTCTCTTTCTTGGAAAGCGTTTTTTTGGAATTTCTTATATGTCTCGTTGATTGATTCCTCGCTAACTTCGGTAGTGTCTTCTTTTTTTAGAATAGCACCTTTTTGAGTAAAACCCTCTAAGAGTTCTTCCATTCTTTGTTTTTCGCTCTTATTTTTCATTTCTTTATTCTTTTAAAATGCTTTCTTATTACTAAATATATATAGCTGGCAATTGTTATTAATGTACCTATACCTCCAATGTAATATGTTATTTCCATAGATTTATCTGTTTGTCCATATATAAAAAAGGGAACCAAAGACATAAACCAGGTAAAGATAAATAATCCAATTGGATTAGGAGCGCCTGCAGGTAGCCAAAAAAAAGTCTTAGTAAAATTAATTATCTTATCCATTAAATACTATTTACCAAGCTATGAATCCAGCCCCAAAATCTCCGTTATAAAACCTTTGATGCTTAGGTACAGCCTGTTTGAACACGGTATCTAAATCAAATTTGGAAGATCCTATACCGCTGTTGTCAGCGTTGCTAGGTTTATCGGTAGATGGCATAAGGTTGCCTTCATCATCTATAACTTCGTCTAATCCTTCTGTTACTTCGGAAATAGTTAGAAACTCTTTTATGAAATTTTCAAATATTAGAGACTCATCTCCAACTTCTTTGTTTTTGATTTTATTGGCAACCCATTCACAAAATGGACCATATTCAGCTACTAGAGACGTAGCTTTTCTATCTTTAGTATAAAGATCAAACTTAATATAGCCTTTTTCTTTATCTGCAGACACATTTGACACTTGGCCAAGTGTTTCAAGTTGTAATGGAGTTTCCATGTTAGCGCTTTTAATATAAATACTTGTTTTTTTTATTCAAACAAGTAAATATTTGCTTTACATAATAGAATCTAAGAACTGGTCCACATCATCTATTTCTTCAGAATTATCAATTTTAGAGTTGATTGATAAAAAATAATCTTTATAATTCCCGTGTTTGATGGATAATAGTTTAATTTCACCCTCTTCTACAGCTGTAATGGTTCCGCTTTTTTGCTTTTTATATAGCTCCAAAGCTTTTGTTAGAACTTTTCTTTGCTCTTTATCTTTTGTTTCTTGATCGACATCGCCATTCATAGCGCTCATGAAATCATTTATATCGTCTTTGTTGTAATCTTCTCTTTCCATGATTCTAAGAAATTTTCTTTTATTTTCATTGCAATTAATTCTCCATTGCAGGTTGTTACTCTATCTTTTACTTCGGCATAATCCAAGCCTATAGACTCGCTTTTTACAGCTCTAGTCCATCTATATCCATCCATTCTCATAGTGGTTAATTTGCAGGACTCTTTATATTCCACATGTTCAAGAAATGTTTCTTTTTCACCATCAACTTCTTGATTCCAATATCTTAATAGAAACCTATCACCCCTTAAAGAGTGGAGCGTCAATACGCTCCCATCTTCATTAAACTCAACAACTTCAACTAATTCGTTTTGTTTGTTGTATTTCATCAGCTCTATCATATAGATCTGATATCTGGCTTTCTAGCGTTAAATTCTATTTCTTTAGCTGACATCCAAGCCTTAAGTAATTCCCTTAACCTATTAGAGGCTAATTTATTAGAATGGCTTTTGAATTGGTCGAAGCTTAACCCTTGTTTCTCATTGTAATTCAAGCCTAATGTAAATCTCACCAATTCGTCTTTAGGCAAGCCTTCAGTATGATCAATCATCTTAAGCATAAGATATCTACCTTCAAGTATCTTAGGGAAATAGTGGCCTCCACTATGATGCATCTCTTCACCTTCATGACTTACTTTGGTTGGAGTATCAAGCAATCCAAACTCAAGAGGGCCTGTATAGTTAGTTCTATCTTCTAAAAATTTAAAACGAGAGAAGTACGCTTCATAATTCACGTTTTCACTTGCTCTGATTACATTATAATACCTAACAAGTTTGTCGTGATAGATTTGTAGCTGTTCCAGAGTTTTTATTTTGTAGAAATTACGTCTTGGATCAAAATCTAAAGTAATGTTCATCATTATTGAATCATCATATGGCACAAAATCAAATGTTGATATGTGTTTGAATTTAGGTTCCATCTTTAGCCCAGACTTTTTCATCTCTTTGTAAGTGGGCTCTCTTTCTAACTCTTTCTTTAACTCTTGTCTAATCTTAGACTCATCTTTATCCCAAAGATTGGTTGAAGTTTTCATTTTAAATTCTTCTTTAAGGCAATGGTCTGTAAAAAGAGGTATTAAACGCTTAACTTCATCCATTTCAATCCCATCTCTAAAGTAGATAGCATCAACTAGATTAGTTAATAAATCTATGTCATATTTTTGAAGAATTTCCATTAGCTCGTGATATTCAAACAACTTTAAGAATTTAAGCAGCTGCTTATAGTCTCCGAAGCTCTCTATCTTCTTGTATAAGAATTTTGATATCTTACCATCCCCGATCAATTGAAATACCTCAAGACTTCCTGAATCGGTTTTCATAACCTTTCCAGCTTCATAGTCCTCAATTGATTTCACATTAATAGTCAATTGCCTCTGCTCACCTTTCTTGGCGATCATAGTTTCCTTGTCTACTGCAGTATCTTCTTGCTCGGTGTATTTTATTTCACCTGTTCCAGAAATATATCCTACGCTATCATGATTCTCAAGATCCTCTAGTACTATGTCTGATTTGAATACAAACTCAGATTCCTGCTTTCTTTCGTCATTAATCTCTTCATTTATTTTCTGAAAATACTTTTTTGCTAAAAAGTTAAATATATGAAGTGGAGATGTTACATTTGCCTCTTTTAATTCAACAGATGTCGGCACCTTGCATTCTTTTAAAAGATCATATAAAAAAGTTGCGTCTTTAGTTAAAGCTATTGTTGATAGGTTTGAATACTTTATGATAGAAAAAAATATTACAAGTATTTTTTTAAATCTATCTGTACCATAATCCTTTAAGCTAGGACCAACTTCCTTCATAAGGTTTTGTATTGAATCTATATCCTCTATATCGGATACTTGTCTAGATACTTCGATAAGAAATTGATGTAGATCATATATATTAACTACAACTCCAACTTTGTTTTGAAAGAATTCGTTTACTAAAGTAAACACTTCGTCTAAATCAAACTCTCTCTCATCTTCATTTATCCCTTTGAAATACAATCTACCATCTTTATAAAGTGATATTGATTTTCTTGTTTCAGTAAAATGAAATCCATCAAGCTTTTTATCCAATCTAGGCGTAACAAAACATAGATGAAGAGAAAGTTTCTCCTCAGTTTTTTCCATGAAATAACCTGAAGCCGTAATGGAATCGATTTCTTTAAGTTTTCTTTGGTTCACTGGAAGTTGATAGTTGGTTCCGCAATTAGAACATTTAATATCTTCTCTAATGGAAATTCTAGCGCTTTTAAGCGCTGTAATAATCATATCTTCCTCACCTCCAGTAATTTGCTCTTGTTCAGAGATATATTCTTGAAGTTCTTTATCGTCTTCGTTTTGGACGTTTGTTTGAAACCTGTGTCCGCAATTGCAGAAATAGTTTTCAAATTGCCCAAGAGTCTTATAGAAAGTGTAAGTTTTCTTAAGCTTATCTGTTTCCAAAAATGTTTTACTCATATTAGATTTTTTTTAAAACCTAAACAAAACATTTAATAAAATAAAGTCTGGGCACAAAAAAAACCCATTGTTTTAGCAATGGGTTTTTATTTTGTAGTAATTTACTATTAAAGTAGTTTTTGAATTCTACGAGCAGCTTCGTTAATGAAATTCTCTAATTCTTTTTGACCTACTTGTTTTGATTCTAATTCATCTAATTGGATTGCATCCGCAATCCTTCCGTAAGGATCTTTTTCGTTTTTAGCATCTTCCGACCATTTAGCATCCTTTTGCCCTTTTGAAGCACCTTTGCTTAATTCAGACCCTGGCTCAACAAAAGTTTTAGCTCCTTCATCATCACCTTCTCCGTCCATATCGTTCATGTCAACATCGAAATGATTTTCACCTTTATCGTCTCCACCATTTTCATTAGTAGAGTCATTGCTTCCCTTCTTGGAGTCAAATTTAGCTTTCGCTTGACCCTTAGTAGAATCTCCATTTAGTTTACCTGAAGCTTTTACCTCAACTGCAGCTGCAGCAGATTCGTCAGACCCTTTATCAGAATCTTTAGCATTCATCTTAACATCAAGAGGATCACCTTCATCAGTATAATCTTCACCTTCGCTTAATTGCTCTGGATTAGGCTTATCTTTAGAATCTTTAGATACTTCCGCATCCGTGTCTACTTTTGTTTGAGATGGCTTGTTAAGCTCTTTTGGAGCTCCTAATAATTCATTAGGGTGTGAAGTAGTATTAACCTTATCCATTTTGTTCAAAGGTTGGTCCATAGCATCGCCTAATTCTTCGACAGCTTCTTGGATCATATTTCTAACTAACGCTCTTACACCTTGTTCGTTAAGTTCTTGTTTCTTATTGCTCATGAGTTGTGAACTTTAAAGTTTTTTGTGATTTACTTATAAATATTAAATAAAACACTAAATTCAGGATTGATTAACTTTTTTTCTTAAACCTTACCTCTGATAGCCTGAAATACCTCTCCCCAATCTTAATCACATCATCATGACCCTTAACTCGTTTATAAGTATTTTTCATTGCAGCTCTTTGTTCAGCTGCTGAACTACCATTAAAGTTTGAAGAGTATTCGCTAAGTACATTTCTTATTTTATCATCAGCTATTCTGGACGCCATTGACTCTATTGTGGCCATTAGAGCGTTCATATCAATACCCTGACCTACAGCAGCGTGTTGCTGCTGTGCTTCGAATAATTGTTGCTGTGGAGCTTGCTGATTTATAGCAGCTCTTTTACTAGCCCATACATCATCAAAAGAAGGTCCTCCAAAGTTTTCCCCTATTAAAGCTCCGCTTGGCGGCTGAGCTTGTCCTGTAGATTGAGCATAAGGTGTATTACGGTTTCCCATAACAACATCTGAGTACCCTCCGCCTCCATCAAAATCAAACATAGCCTCAACCCCTTGGGCTTCTCTACTTTTTCCATCCTGCTTAAGAGCTCCTAATCCAACTTGCTCAGATTCAGCCACGATAGCTGCTCTCCTTGCATCGTTGCCTGGATTCCTTGGAGCGTTAACTGGTATAGCTTGGAATGCGTTTGGGTTTTCAGCTTTCATAAACTGATCTATCTCAGTTTTCTTTTGACCACTTTTAATAGCATTAATACTATTTAGCATGTCTAAACTGCCAGCTGTTCCTCCGCCATGGAAACCTTGTGTTTGTTGAATTTGCTGTTGTCTTTCTAATATGTTTCCAATCCCTAAAGACTCAAATCTCGCAGCCTGCTTTTGTTGAGCTCCTGCAAGTATTGTTCTGTCTTCTGCTGACATATTAGCTAGTGCGTGTTGTTCTGGTGTCATGTCTTATTATTCAAAGTTTAATTCTGCTTCAGTCGCTATCCTTACCGAGGATATAACAAAATTGCAAATAAAAGAAAAGGAATCCCCGCTATAAGTTTGAGATAGTCTTTCGAATTCACTATCATACATTTCAGCTCTAATGGTTCTTATCATCCCTTCTCTAGGTCCGTGCTTTCTAAATTTCACTTTTCGCTCTAGATCCCTATTGACTACATCCTTAAGTTCAACATAAGTCTCTTGAACCAATTGATCATAATTGACGCAGTCTCCATATTCCTCTTCGAATTTATTCATAGAGTATTTGTAACGTATCTCAATTAGTATGTCGGTAGTTTGGCCTTTATCTTTTTTCATATTTCAATATTAAAGCTTCTTGGCTATCTTTAACCCACCATACGTAATACTCTTTATTTCGCATTGAGTGCATAAAAAATAACCTATCAAGATATGGTTTGAATTTGGCCTTTTTAAGCTTTTTTTTGAGTTTTTCTTTTTCCTTTTGGATAAACTCATTATTACCAGATATGCTCTTTAAAAGATCTCTTGTTTGACTAAGATCTTCTTTGAACCAATGGTAAATTTCAGCTTTGTATTTCTCCTGGTTGTCAATTATATCTTGAATAGTTCTCATTCTTGTAGAATATAATAATAAAGGCAGTCGAAATTAAACAGCTTTTTATTTTAAATTACCAAGCTTTAGAGACCACTCTCTTTTCCACTGTTCGTAGAAATTGGCAAGATTAGATATAGTCTCAGCAACATCTGTCGTTAATTCTACACTTGCCGTCATGAATGGGCCGTTCTGAAGGGAGTAATCAAATTTTATGTAATTCTCAGCTTGAAGAGGTATTGTGCCTCCTACACTAGCTTCTATTCCAGATTCTCCATTATAAAGACGATAGTCTATAGCCCCGTCTTCTCCAGTATTGAATTTCACTGATGGAGTAACTACTTCTTTAAACTTCTGCTCAAAAGACTCAACTTCCGATCTGGTTATCTGAGGTTCTTCTGCTGCAGCGCCCTCAATTTCTTCAACTTCTCCTATTCCATGAAAATCACTAGATTCGCTTAGCTTAGCTTTAAACTCAAACTCTCTCGCGTCATCACTTCCGTAGAAAAGGGTATTATGAACCCTTTCCTCTTCAAGGGCGTTATCTAAATCGCTTTTCTCTCTAGATTTTTGAGTATACTTTTCCTTGTTTTTAAGGAAATCAAGCGCATTAGCTTGAATTTCTTGTTTAATTATTTCTTTTAATTTAGAGCTATCCATTATTTAATGCTTTTTATAAAAAAGTGAGACTTCTCCCACATGAACTTATAGAAAGATATCATCATCTTTCTAATTATTTCTTTTACTTCGTCCTGATCGGTGGTTGTTTTAGATATTTCTTTAACCGCAGTTTCTATGTCTTTAGAAATCATTTTTTCAATATCCCCCTTAACTACAAAGTCTTTAGTTTCACGTTTGAATTTCTCATCAAACATTTTTTTAACAATATCTTCAACGTCTCGTTTAGTCATTACAATTTGCTTTTTAAACCATTTAACATAGCAATTAACTCAGGTTGAGGAGCCATATCATATTTATCTTTTCTCACAGTTGTATGTGTCCATATACCTGGGGTAATGTCTTTAATTACACTTTCTTGGTATTCAAACCAATCCATTCCATAAGAATCTTGAACTGGTATGTCATATGTTTTTGCTAGATAAATAAGTAGCTTTTCGACATTTTCCAATTGAGCTGCAGTACATTTGTGATAATACTTGTAACCTCTGTGTGGAGTGTCTAACTCGAATACTTGATCTGCCGAAATTTCTTTGTTTACGTAAGTGTAGAATTTATCACCTTTCTTAGTGATAGGTCCCCAGTTACAAATTTCAATACCAATAGAGTGTTTATCAACCTTACCGCGAGTACCTTTTATACCTAAATGGTATGACCAGTAGTCTGGACTGAAAGCTTCTACTATAGACCCATCGTTACCATCGATAACGAACGCTGTTGCTATTCTAGGATCATCAGAATCCCACCATGAAATTACATTTTTAGCACTTGGACTACCCGCTGTGAAGTGAATGTAAACTTGTGACTTTGGAAACTTTTGTTTGATATACTGCGTGGGATCTAAAGCGTGTTTAGAGACTTTTAAATCGCCATATTCTTTAACATTAGCTCCACCAGTTTCTTTTGCCCCTCTTTTAAGGGAAGCTTTAAGAGCGTTATATGTGTTGTTGCCTACAACCCCGTCCATTTCCAACCCGTTCTTCTTTTGGAATGAACGAATTGATCTAGTTGTTTTTGCTCCAAAGCCTCCATCAATTATTAGATCATAACCTAATAATGAAAGTATTTTTTGGACTTCAGATACATCTTTGCCTCTATCTCCTTCTTTAATATACATGATAGCTATTTTTATTTATAAATAGCTTATATTTTACAAAAAAAAGGACTATCCATTCAGTAATCTAGCGATTATTTGATTTTGTATATTTCCACTTAGAACCTCAGCGCTTTCAATTGAACTTGTATTATCTAAGGCTTTGTTTACTATTTTCCCTTTCTCTTCTAAGAGGGCTTCAATATCTTCATCGATCGTGTCTTCACAAATCCATTTTATAATATGAACTTTATCTGAGGTGGTGGACGCTCTGTGTACACGATCCTCCGCTTGAGTCATATCTGCTGGAGTCCAAGCTGATCCTAGAAATCCTAATGTGCTAGATGAGGTTAATGTAAGCCCTACTCCTGCAGCCATAATAGTTCCGCTGAACACTTTTATCTTAGGGTCCGTCATGAAGGCGTGAACAGCATTATCTCGTTCTTCTTTACTAACTCCACCATGAACCATTACACAGCTTTTTCCAAAATGCTCTTTAACTCCCTCTGCTGATTTTCTAAACTCAGACATAAGAACAACTTTCTCACCACCTTCAACAATGTCTTGCACTTGAGATAGGGCTCTATCTAATTTTATATCAGCAATAAAGCTTTTTAAATCCAAAAGAACCGTAAGATGATTTTTTTCAATAGCTTCACCATTGGAAAGTATTGTAATAGTTTCCTGCTCTATTTTCTTGTATTCTCTAGCTTCTGCTGGAGTGAGTTGAATTGGTATATTCCATCTTGTCTTTGGAGGCAAGTGACTTAATACATCTTGCTTCAATCTTCTTAAAGTAAAAGGTGACATTCTCTCATACAACTCATGTATATGTGAGGCTCCATTATAATCCCAGCCAAAGTTGGATTCATGTCCAGCACAATATCTTACCCCAAAGTGATGCCTACTCTTCCACTCCTCAGGGAATAGAAAGTTAACAAGAGTGAAAAACTCAATAGGTTTACTTTTTATTGCTGTACCAGTAACTAATAGTTTTCTAGGGATATCTCCTAATGCTTTAATGCATAACTTAGTTCTCTCAGCCTGATCGTTCTTGATATAGTGAGCCTCATCTAGAACCACTAAATCATAATCATCTATATTAATAAAGCTTCCATCTTTAGCTTCGAAAGCAAGAAGTTCTTTTTTTCTGCTTTTAACGCTTTTTGGACTAAAGCAACTAGGGCACTCTTTAAATTTTTTAACCAAAGATACTTCTTCATATTTACAATTTGAATTACTACACTTATGTGAGTATTCAAATTTAAAATAGGTATCAAGTGATTCGTAGTTTATTACATGGAAAAGTGAGTCTTCTTTTGCGTAGTTTACCTTTCCGCTTTTTTTAGTGGGTTTGTATTTGTATACGTGAGCCTTTTCATTTGTAAACTTAACTATTTCATTTTTCCAGTTCAAAGCAAGTGAGGCTGGACAAATTATCAATGTTTTATACTGATGCTTAGCTGCATATGCAAAAGCCGAGCAGGTATTGTGTGTCACAATATAACTTTCAGTTAAGTAAGTGTTGTCTGGAGAATCTACGGAAATACACTGCTGCTGTTCAGAGGCCTCTTTTTCAATTGATTCTATTAATTTAGATTCAACAGTTTTTATTGGATTCCACTGTTTAGATTTTTCTGATAAATTAAAAGGGCAAAAATTAACATTAACCCTAACTCTGTATTCAGTCGGCTTCCCTTCAGCAGACCTATCATAGATGTTAACTTTTGCAACGCCTCCTAGCGACTGAACTAATTCTACAACGTCCATTGACAAACGTTTAGATGTAGTGTGATAATTTGATCTATTTTTATCGCAACTACCATCACTATCCATTAATCCTTTCAGTAGATCAATTCTTTGATCTATAGATCCCAATAAATAGGTTTTTGGTATAAATTTATCCCTAGATTTTACGTTTAATTTTAAACTTAGAACCTCTTGTTGATATTTGTTTTTTTTGCTTTGTCCACCCCATCCTTTTTGAGAGATGTAATATTGTGGGCAATTTGGATAATCATTCTTTCTCATATGATACCCTTCATCTAATCTAGAAACCATCTCTTCTTTGATTTCTTTTTGGAAATTTGGTATGGAAACAGCTGGACATGATCCCGTCAAACTTCCATCTCCAATCAAAGCTCCTAAAATATAAGGGTCTATTGATAAGTTTTTCTTATTATAATTTACTGGTTTAGTTGTGGGTATCTCCCATTTGAGAGCAGCTTTTCTACCAGATAACTTTCTAGAGGCGTCTAAGTTATATTTTAAACCGCTATCCAATAGATCACCTATCGTTTTTGTAGTCCACCCTTTATTTCTGCGCTTTCTATTTTTATCTCTAACAGTCCAAATGTGATCTAAACCACATTTAGTAGAGCTACCATCATTGAAGGTTATTTTATAAACATCTTTAGATCCTTGAGGATACACTCCTCTCACTTTATAAACTTCACCATCTCTAGAAAAAACCTTTTGACCAACCGTCATATCCCCCATTGTTTTCCAACCTTCTGGAGTGGGGATAGGTGTGTCTAAAGGCATTTCCTTGCCTACACCTGGAGCATCCCCTAATAGCCCTATACCTCCATTAAGCTCAAAGAATCGAACAGCTTGTTGTTGGTACTCATAAGGCTGTATTTTCATAAAGCTGAAATCCATACCTTTTATGTCAATGCCATCTAACTTCTCCCTAAGCGCATCTTTCAATCGATTCTGTCGATCTAAATATTCTTTACGTAAAACATTTAATTCTCTTTCTGTTATGGATTTACTAAATTTGAATGGGATTGAGTTGTCGACTAGGAACGCTAATACATCAACCATTTTGAATTCAGATATATCTCTGGACCATTGCTGTTTAAGTTCCCCGCCCACCATGACCTGCTCTTTGTGAATAGACCAATGTTCTTTAGGAAATGATTTTATATATTCTGTAAGAGATTTGAGAAAATCATAAGTTAGTCTATAATTTGTCTTTAATTTCTTTATATGAACTACGCTATCTTTATATTTGTTTTTCTTAGCCATAAGTTAATCTAAACACTGCGGGGTGAATAATCAAAAAAGATTAGTATTTATTTAAAAGAATTTATCATGAATAGAAAGGGACTTTTAGAGGCTAGAATAAAAGAGATCGATCGCTTATTAAATGAGCTAGATGAAGCGTCTGATCTTAGAGCTAAAAGCTTAAGGGATTATAACATTGGAGACAATGTTGTCATCAAATTCAGAGATATACAATTAATTCTCAAAAAAGAGAGTGCTGATTTATATAAAGTGGTAAACAACGGGAATAGTCAAAAGCTTAAAGTCGGAGACTATTTAAAACTAAATGATCCAAACTCAACTCTAGAGATTGGTGAGAAAATAGGGTTTACAGTTGTTAGGCCAGCTTTAAACTATAATAGCGATCCAATTGTGTCTATAAATTAAGCTGTAACATTTTTACTAACTTGAACTTTGTCTCTCACATCTTGACAAAGTCTTTTTATTTCTTGCATCTGCTTTCTCAATCTAATGCCAGCCGTTTTATTACCTTTGAGGGTTTTTTCTGCATCTGGTTGAATTGTATCCGTTAGTTCTTTAATATCGAGCAAAAGATCTAGAATGTTCTTGTTCTCATTCTCCGCCATAGTTTCTATCATTTATGTAAAATCTAATAAGATTATAATTGAAATTAAACTCTTTTATGGTTTTTGCATTTGATCTTTCATCTCTTTCATCTCGACAAGTAATCTATCGATAGTTTCTTCAGCTGTCTTAAGCCTGTACTCAATGCTGGATATGTCACTATCTAGACCTGAGCATGAATCACTCCATGTATCCATGGTGTAGGTCATGGTATAATCGCAGTTATCTATTATCGAAAAAACAGTTTCTCCTAATTCTACAGTAGGGTATTTGAATTCGTTATAAGAATGGTAGAAGTTTTTTCTCATATTTTTTTTATTTTATTTGCCATAGCCGTGCTAGTTATTATAAAGTTCGCTGAACCTCTCACAGCTCTCTCATGAATAATATTACTAAGCTCTAAAAACTTTTGAGCCATACTTTTCTTTTTATATGCGTGATAGAACCGTTTTCTCATGATGCTGATCCAAAAACCTTTAGCATATCAATTCTTGGAGACTTAACGGCTGGATCAATACCTGCTATAAAATTTGAATTAGTTGCTCCTGACACCATCACAAAAGACCTATCTATTTCCCTGGTGTATATTCCAGGTGACATAAATATTATTTTATGTTTTTTAAATGCGTGGTAAAACTTCTTTCTCATAAATAAAATGTAGTGATAAAGTTTGACATATTAAAGTTTCGCACTATTTATTTACATGCTATCAGAGTCCTTTAAGAAAAGATCACAATTACTAGCTGGAATCATCAGTGAAGCTGATATGGCCACTAAAACTAAGCTACTTGCAAAGAGTGGTGAGAGAGTGGCTTTTAGCGCTGATATGATGAAGCAGGCAATTGAGCAAGGTAGGGAAATAGGAATTCTTTATAAAGGCGAAGAAATGCCCGTACAGAAGTATCGTGTTGTAAGGCCAGTGGTTATGGGAACTAACTCTAAAGGTAATAAAGTCGTTAGAGGGTTACATGTTATTGGACAATCTGAAAAAGCAGCCAAAAAAACAGGAGTTAGAAGCGCTGAAGCTGAAAACGACTGGAGAATGTTTAGAGCAGATAGAATTAAAGGAATGTGGTTTACTGACAGATTCTTTAGCGATAACATTACGGGATACAACCCTAATGATAAAGATATCAAAAGTGTAGAAGCTACATACAAACCAAACATTGCTAAAAATTACCAATCAAACTTAACTGACAAACCTATTCCTACTCCAGATGAAGAAGAGTCTAGAGAAGATCAGAATCAGTTTAGTCAAGAACCTACAAGAGTACCTAAGAAAACCCCTACAGTAACAGATGAGAACCCTGGAGAGCCAGCGAGTAATGTTACTCCAGATAATCCAGAAGTATCACCAGAGGCGCCTAAAACAACTCCACAAGAGCCTGTCAATATGATTAATCCAGAGCCTGTAGAGCCTGTCGAGCCTGTGCAGCCAGATGTTCAAGAAGAGCCTGAGATGATTTCTGAACCTGAAGAAGTTCCCGAAGATGAGCCTGTTGCAGAAACTCAGCAATGGAGACGCACAAAGAATAGATCAAGAAGAAGATGGGGCTGGTTTTAGTAAAAGTTTGAATTATGAGGAAAAAGTTTTATCACGCATATAATAAAAAATTGATCGCTACTCCTATAGAAGAGCCAATGAGAAGGAATAGATTCTCATTAAGATTTGATGAACATTTTAATATTCCAGAGTTTGCTGTTCAGAGAGCTGATTTACCTCACTACAATTTGCAAAATATGTCTTGGGAAGAGATGAGCATAGATATTATTGATTTATATGGGCATGGAATATCAACAAGCTCATCTATGATTAATTTAATTGATTACTGTAAAGATAGGAAATTGAATGGTGAGTTAGAAATGTTTACTATTAGAATGTCAAGCCTTGATCCGACTGGGGTAGTTATTGAAACCTTTGTGATTGTAGTTGAGAGTGTTAAGGTTAATTTTGGCGAATTAGATTATTCAAGTAGTGACGTGCGCTATATCACTCTTACTATTAAACCTACATGTTGTATTATTGAGTAGATTTACCAATCAATATTAATAATATAAGTATCAGATTCTATTAATCCTTTTTTATGCAAATCATTTGCAACAGTATGAATATCAGGATAAAAATTTCTTTCCCAGAATATTTCTAAAGAACTTTCGCTATCATCTTCAGATAATAATTGCTTAGGGTCACGCTTTAACCAGGTAGGGAATTTAACTCCCATAACTTCCCCATTAACAATTTCAGGTATAGAATGATGCATATCTTCTTCCTCGGTGTAATCTGAGGGTATTTCTATGCTAAATGTTCCTCTACCTTTACAACCGTCTTGTTGTTGAAATCTATATGGTCTACCATAAGTTTCGGATACTAACTTATCCCAATCACTTACTTCAATTATGTTTGCCTTAGTTGATATGCTCATTTTTATAAATTATAATTTGTCGACGCAGTAGAAAATGAAAGCAAGTATAGCAAGGGCGACTAGTGACATAATTGTATTTAACATAATACTAGTACGTCTATCAAGCTTTTTCATAATTTTTGGTTTAATATAAATTTTCTGATATAAGAATAGACACAGGCTTCTTTATGCCTAAATGCTTGTCTAATTCATCTAATTCATCATTATCTCGATCGCTTGCCTTAAGGCCATGAACGACCTGCTTTCTCTCTTTTGCTATAACCCAAGCTTCCTCTCGTCCAACGTATCTGTTTTCAGAAGTTAAGAATCCTTGCTTGTCTCTAGCTGGAAGTTTATCTGCATCAATCTCTCCTATCAATGATTTTAGTACATCATAGCAGTCACCATGTCTGTGTCCGCAGACAATGGTACCGTCATAATCTATTGCAGCACATAAAATAAATTCCTTTTGCATAATTATTTGATTAATTTTTCATCTTGAATGTCTTTTATTGTTTTTGTAATTTTAAAATCAATAACCGCATTTCTCAATCTAGACCCATGACTAAACCCTTTACGTCTATAAGCTAGCCAATAACTCCCTTTGTCTTGATCTATAAACAGCGTGGTTTCCTGTGGAATAGTCCAAATCAATGGAGCTTTAGACCACTGACCATCAACGGTCTTAACCTTTACATATACTTTCTTCTGAGGCTCTGCTTCACCAGAAAAGCATCCGCAAGAGCATGAGAATGACATTATGGAAACCGTAATTAATGTTAATATTTTTTTCATAGTTTATATACTTATTTTTAGTAATAACGTACAAATCTAAAATTTGTTGCTAATAGTGAACATCTAAAAATAGAATATCTTTATCATCCTTGTAATGCACCCCGCTCCATACGGGGTGATATTGATTTAAACCCATCTCCCCTGGCTTAATATATACTGGCCAGTTGTTATTTTCAAAATAGCGATCTTCCAATCTCTCTACTAAAACTTTAGCATCATCTGGCAGGTCGTGCTTTGCTAAAAAATCTTTAAGTTTTCCTACAGTTAAAAACTCTTTAAACCCTTCGGTAATTTCCTGCTTACTTATTTCTTTTGGTCCTTTCATTATTTATTAATATCTAAAGCTAGCGTGGTGTCAATTGTTTTTTTAGAAACTCTAAATTCATTAAACTCCCCTTTATCTGTCACGTGAACTACAATACACCCTAATATTTTAATGTCTTTAAATTTACTGTCTTCCAACATTTTCAATAGCAATTTTCCATAAAGAGGAAGTTGGACATTGTAGTGGCCAAGGGCTGTATCATCTAGATAATGAAATGGGTGTAACATAGGCTTTGTCCACCTGTTTGGTTTCATATTTTTTGGCTTGTTTGATTTCCAATCAGTAATTACTATCCCAGGATTCCCATCTTTATCAAACATTACCCACACTTTATCGGGCTGGCCTGTATAGCCTAACTCTGCACTACCTAAAACCATCTCCGTATCTAGAAGTATAGCCCCTCTCTCGTGCATGAGATCGATATACTCTTTCCCTGCGGTAATCATTTTATCACCGTTTTTAATCTGTTCATCATCACATTCGAATATAGGCTGTCTCACTTCTTTGTAAGCTCCATACATGTCTATTAGATGCTTCTCTAGTAAATAATGAACTCTACTACCCTGGTGAGACGCGTAAGTCCCTGTAGCCGCCCATCCGTCTAGTAATTCTTTCTCTTTTGCTGGATCTCCACCGCAGTCTTTGAAAGACTTTGTGTTCTCCGCGATAAAAGGGGTGTAGAATCTATGTAGCACAGTGGATACTGACGGATATGAAGTTACAACTTCACCTTGTAGGTTTTTGATGTAATACGTGTGAGTGTCTTCTACGAAGCTCAAAGAAGCGGTTTCCTGCTTCTTTGATACTGCATCTCTTATTTCTTGAGCTATCTTATTTAACTTTGTTTTTTGCTCTGTTGTTAAACTCATTTGTTTTTTGTTTTATATTGAATGACAGTTTCTAGGTCGAAACCCATACCTAGTAAATTTTCCTCTAATTCATCGGCGAGATCTTGAGCATGTCCGCTGTAATTTTCTGGAACCTCTCTTATTAAAAATAGCTTGATTGCTAACTTTAATTGAGGGTCCATTTTTTTTTCTTCATTATCCATGTTATGTAATATTTATTCCAGTGGTCCACGCTTCTGCGTATTTGTCTTTATACGATTCAGGTATATCGTCTTGAGTCCTGTAAACTGTAATTACATTTTCCACAAAGTCTTTAATTAAACCATCATGTGTTACAATGAAAACGTTTTTATATTTGTTCTTCCAGTATTGAAATATATCATTCATTTTCATCTTCAATTGTGGAGCTAAAACATCAAACCCTTCATCCACAATACACATTGAGGGCTTTGGGAGATACGTGGCGAAATGCATTGCATCTTTAATTGCTAGATTAGCCATAAACTTTTGTGAACCAGATGCTGTGGTAAGTGGTAACTTGTCACTTTGATCGTGGTTGTAGTAATAAAACTCATGTATATTACCATTAGGCAACATTTCTAACTCAATATTAAATTGGACTAAATCTCTGATTATACTTTTTATTTTACTGTTGACAATTGGTAAGCGCTTCTTAATTATTTTTGCTGGAATACCATCTCTGTGTACAGCTTGTAAGAATATAGAATATTTCTTGAAATCTAAATCACAATTCTTAATTTCTTTTAGTTTATCTTCAAATTGTTTAGAGTTTTTTTCTTGGAAAGTTATATCCCCTAAAGTCAAGCTGATTTGTCTACCTAAACTATCATGCAACTCTTTACTATCGATATAAATTTCTTTCAATTTAGATATCTCGCTTTGAATCTTAGCATTCTTTTCTATATGAACTTGATTGTCTTGCACGGTCACTATCATCTTCTTCCATTCTTCGATTTGATTCTTAGATGATTCTAAAAGCTGTTTTAACACGCTTCTTCTTTTATTCTTCTCATCAACCATGGAATTGTGCTCTAGAATGTCTCTAGATTTCTCCAAGACTTCTAATTTACGAACACATTCCTCTTTCAAAGTTTTCATTTCAAGTAAAGAGTTCTTAAGCTCAGAAAGTCTTAACGATTTCTGATCAAAAGTAGCATTCCTTTTAATTAAACTATCGATGGTGGAAAGTTTATTTTCCAAGACAGATCTCTCATCTATAATAATGGAAATTTTTTCCACACACCCCTTCTCTTTGTCAGGTTGAGGCTTTTTACTTACAGTTCCACAAGTAGGGCATTCTTTGCCTAAATATGTAGCTATGAGGTCTCGTAATTCTTTTTCCTTTGCTCTACCATCTTCTAGTAATGCTTGAATTGGCTTTGGATCCTCAGGTGTAATCTTAGAAAACTCCTTTAGCCAAGCGTTTATTCCCTGATACTCTTCTTTCCCTGTCTTGAACTTTACATTTATGTTTGCAATCGATTGACTAAGATCACTTGCGCTTTCAGAGATATTCTCCGACATCTCTCTCTTCAGATTTTCACTTAACCACGCGTCTAGCTCTTTGTATTCTGCTCCATTTTGTTTGAATAGTGTTCTTTCTTTAGTTAGTTTCTCATTGATTGTGCCCACACTGTTTTCAATAGTAGGCTGAACCTTTTCTAATTTTCCAGTAAGATCTAGTATTTTAGAGTTTATTTCTTCTAGAGAATCATTCGCTTTAGATTTTTCAGAATTCAGTTGAGTTAGTTTCTTATTCTCTTCAGCTACCGCATCATCTATTTCTTTTATTTTGTCATGAAGCTCTTCAAGATCTCCTAGTTCTTTTCTTTTTTTAAGAATAGCTTTCATCTTGCTATCATTAATAAAGTTATATCTATCATCATAACTTTCAAGATCCATAAACTTTCTAATAAGCGTATTTCTCTGCTGCTGATCCGCGTTGATGTAGTTCTCTTGACCGCTTTGAGATTGAAGGGATGTTTTCGTAAAATCTTTGTATTCTCCTAGTGAATTTTCAATAAGTTCTTTGACGGCTTTTTGCTCATTTGTTTTCTTGTCATTTACCTCATCTTCCCACTCCTCTTTATCTTCGTTCCATATTTCAAATTTAGTTTTATATTTAGTGTCTATCTCCCCTTCTTTCTTCCCTTTTGCGATGACTCTATTAGTCACTTCTCTATATATCTTATACAAAGATCCATCGATAGTAACAATTGCTTGAGCCCACCCTCTGTCGCTTTCAGTGTATATGTTTACTAGCTTTTTAGTGTCTCCACCATCTAATATTTGTTGGAAAAGAACCCATACCAAGCATTTGATCATATTTGTTTTACCGCAATAGTTTTCCCCGAATATACCTGTTATACCTGCTAGGTCATCAAAGTTAAATGTCTTAGGGGTTGATGGGTATGAAAACAGATTTGAAACCTGTAATTCTTTAACGTCCCATAATATCTCCCTAAACTCTCTATCTTTTATTTCTAAAGTTGTATCCACTTCTTTGAAGAGTTTTAATAACTCGTCAAAGAGATCATCAGTATAGTCGAATGTAGATTTGTTTTCAATCAAATAATCTTTGAAAATATCTATATCCTGGCGTTTCATCAACTCTTTAGATTTATCGCTATCTAACTGCAGTTGCGTGTTTTTATATATTGTTTTAGGGATTACATTAACTACTTCACATCCATAAGTAGATTTTATGTATTTCATTATTTGATTACTTTTCTCTACTGAGATATTTTCCTCAAAATCTTCCCACTCTACATAAATCTTAGTCTTTTTCTTGTTATTACTGAATTTTACAAACTCCAACCTATCTTCCCATGACTCACCTTGACTGATTGTGACCTTGGCCCATCCAAAATCATTAAGTATATATTGGTTTCTAAACTGATTCGTATCCAGATCCCATATAAGGTATCCTTTTTCAATCCCTTCCCCATAACCCTGCTGAATTAAACTGCCAGCATAAGCCATGCTGAAATCATCTCTAAAAGCCTGATGCTCGTGTATGTCACCCATCATAACCATATCAAAATCATTAAAGACGCTGACACTATATAATGATGGATCATTATTCTGATACCCATTGTCATTCATGCTACCATGAACGGCTCCATGGTAGAAAGCAATGTATTTTTTATTTGGATCTTTCCTTTTAATTGTGATTAATTCATTATCTAAACAAGAAAAATGTCCATAGACTATCTCTTCGTCGATATTGTATAATCCGCTTTCAGGGTAATAGTAAACTTGATATTTACCATTTTCCTTTTCATAGAAACTACCTTCAAAATCTTTTTTATTATTGTTTGTAACTACTTTACCGTTATCCATCAATTGTATAATGCTCTGCAAAGAGTCTCCTTGAGCTATTTGAGCTAGATTAACATCATGATTACCTGGGATAACATCTACTGGAGCAATTTTTGAAAGTTCTCTAAAGAATTCAGCTAGTAAATCTATTCCATTTGGAGACATGTCAGCTTTGTTGTGATTTATATCTCCAGCAAGGTATATTCGCTTAGGTTTCTGCATCTTCAAATCCTCGTAAGTTCTTTCAAAGACTTGTCTGTATTCTTGATGTCGGCTTCCTAATCTAATTTGAATATCTGCTAAATGCGCTATCTTGCTCATAATTTTAATTTTTTTGCTATAAAAAACTCAAAAGTAAGTTTTCTTATTGAGGATAATAAACATTTTATCCCATTAACCCCTTGATCTTCGTATATTTTAGAAACATCACCTTTACCTGTCATGTCTATAAAATAAACATCAAAACCTAAAGATGAAAGAGTGTTATATATTTCCTCCGCCTTAGTAACAGCGTCTTCATCTAGACATAATATAATTCTAGGCTTATACTTCATAAGTTTAGCCACTAAATAAGATGGAACATGCTTTCCGAGTATTGGGATAGCGTTGGGCAATCTTAATGCATCGAAAACTCCTTCTACCAAAAATATTGGTAGATCCCAGTTTATGAATTTCTCATTAAATATGATGTCATCTTTATCTGGGAAATCTGGTTTCATGTAAGTTTGATTTAACTTATCAAAATAGGCTCTAGCTTCAAAATAATTCACATTACCTCTAACATTATATGAAGGTATTATTATTCTTAATTTCTTAGGCCCATCCTCAGTATATCCAATATTATATTTATCGATCTGCTCCATAGAAACCTTTCTAACGTTCATAACGTAATCTAGAGCGTTTCTATACTTAAATGAATCTTGCGGAACTACAAGAGGTTTGTATTCGCTAGGAAGATCGCAAACAAGTGAATCATAGTCTATTTTAGGCTTAGCAAATAAGCTGACTCTAGGCTCTATATAAGGAAGTATTAATTTAAGTTTTTCAACATCATTTGTTCCCCCAAACATTCTAGTTAAAGTGTGAACGCTTCCTCTTACTTCGCATTTCCAACATCTAAAAATTTTAGAATCAGCATTGTATGATAAATTAAACTTATCTCTATCATGCATGCATTTTTTACTGCGACAGTTAAAATACTTTTGAGCATTATCTTCACTCGTCCTCCTATGTTCACCTAGAACACTGACTACTATGGAGAGGACGATTTGATCTTTTTCAGTCATTTTTTGAAATACTTCTAGCGCAAATATAAAAAAAGGAAGACTTTAAAAAAAGCCTTCCTCTATAAAAAAATAAAAAAAAACAAAAATTAACTATTTTCCTCTCTCTTTTTTCTAACTAAGAAATCAGTCATTCCGATAACGTAAGCATCAGCCATATCATAACATGTTTGATCTATCTTACCAGTTCTTTTTGAATATTTCCAATTGATCTTAGGCTCGTTTTCCATGACTTTTTCAAGAACCTGGTGCTTTTGACTACCTTGTCTTAATTTAATGTCTGGAAAAGATAATTTCCTAGCAGAAGTTACATTGTAATGTACTGGCTTGATTCCAAATGCTTTATGAAGGTATCCACTAACCATTCCGTTAAAGAAATTTAGTATAGCGATTGTATATGCGCTTGAATTTTTACCTTGCATTTTTTGCATAGGCTCTTCAATTGCTATAGAAGTTATTGGGCTTTCTCCAGATTCGTGAGCGATTCTATAAATCTCCATTTCTTCCTGAATCCTAGCAAGCTTGTCAAAGCTGTCTTTAAATTTTGTGCTTTTTAAATTTACACAGTGAAGCTTTAGCAATTTTCCTTCATTAGAAAAGCAAGCTATTCCAACAACGCTAGTTGATATGTCTAATCCTATAATCATAATAGAATTATATAAAAAGATCGGATGAAAATAAAGTATTTTCACCCGATCTAAAAATGTTTTTAAATTATTTTAATTTGCAGGAACCGTGTATTGTATTGTAAACGTTTTAGCTACTTCAGCTTTGTTTGTATCAATACCGTATACACTCCAAGAAATATTAAGCTTTGCAACACCATCTTCAATTATGCCTATTTCCTTAATTTTAGCAATTGCATCTTGTCTCCATGTTTGAGTAAAGCTTGAAGAAAATATTTGGTCCAATTGATTGCTTGCTGTGAAATCTTGAGCAATATTATAATAACCTTCTGCATACTTAGCTGGGACTATAGATATAGACTGAGCGTTAGTTGAGTATTGAGGAAGGTAAAAGTGAAGAAAGTGCCTTGAAGAAAGTTCTACTACGCCCTGTGATCCGTTTCCGAATTTTTTAGAAATAATATTTCCGTTAATAAATGGCCCATTAACATAATATTTTTCATCTGGATTCAGATTCATGCTATTAATTAATGTGTCAAAATCTATCTTTTTTGCTAAAGAGTTAGTTGTTGGGTTTGGATTTGTTATAACTGCCATTATACGTTAATGTCTAAAGTGAATGTAATTAAATCATTATATTGTTTTTCAAGAGGTCTATCTAACTTTGCAATAGCAATTAACTCTTCAGTAGCGTTATATAATCCTATTTCAGAGATAGCTACAGCGTCATAGCCAAATGTTCCATTTTGTTGTTCTTGGTAATTCTTTTCTTGATCCCAAGAAGGGTTAGTTGTAAAGAAAAATTCTTTAGGAAAAACAAGTGCAACAACAGATGTTTTAAAGTCAATTCTAATATCAACAAATTGAACTGTCGACTTAGTATCATCTGTGAAGTAAATATCGGAAGTGGTTGCTGCTGTATTTGCTAAACCAGAAGGAGATGTTAAGCCTAAGTCCCATGGTATATTGTTTATAACGTCAGGATGGGTAATAATTAACCAACCTTTATCCAAAGAAACAAATCCTACTGGCACGTCATAATTATACCCTTGATTTGTTAAAGTTGGGTAATTTTCAGTTACTGAAACTGCTAAGTTTACGCTTGAGAAAGGTCTTGTATCTGTGTTTATGTCACTGCTCTCCAGTTCGCTATAGCTAGCCGCTGGAGGCCTATTAATATAACTAGGGCCAGGGTTCCAAGTTGCTGTACTTGCTTTGGAATAAGTTCCTTGCTGAGTAGTCCCTGTGAATGGTGGATTTATTTCATCAGAAAATAAGAAAGACACATTTGTGCCTAAAAGTTCATTTTCCTGCTTCTTTACTGAATTAGTATATGTGGTAGAAACCATTGTTTTTGCTGAAATTGTCCCAGCGCTTGTAGCTCCACTATACTGTGGCACTGTGAAAGTTACAGATCTACCATCAATGATGTCATTGTAGTACTCTTTTGGAATATTACAAATTACAATTTGATCAACATTCAGTTGAAATAATTCTGGCTTAGTTCTTGAGAAAGTTCCCCCGCTTAATAGCTGACTAGCTTGATATGGTAAATTAAATGATGAGAAGTAATTAGCTTCTTTGCTTGATGTATCAGTTCTGTCGCACATAGTATAAGTCAGATCACTTCCATTAACTGTCTTTAGTGTATGTACTTCTTGCCTGGTTGATACAGGGGTTTCTACTGCTTTAAAATATTCGTTAGCCATTTCTTATTTTTTTATATACTATTAATATCGATAACTAGCGGGTTTACGGAGACAGTATATTCAATCACGACACCAGCCTGTGCTGTTACTGGGATTGCTCCTTTGAATCCTACTTTCATTCTCCCACTAGCATCAGCGGAAGTTTTAAGACACGTGTTATCACTCGTACCTGCCATATCTGGCAAATCACCAGCCTCTAAAAGGGCTGTGGTCTGATAGTTTCTATCGCTATCATAAAGGGCGAAGCTTCTAATTTCAAAATTATCGCTACCGTCCGCATTAAATCTAATCGGTGTTCCAGCCCCGTCTTTTCCGAATAAGTATTTTCTACCTGTTTCAGTTAGATAAGCTATGGAATATATTGAACTTCCTGATGGTACTCTTGCCATTTTATTATTTTGTTTATTATAAATATTTAAAAATCTATTTCCAACTGAACTCCAAGAAATCTTCCATTATCTTTTTTTAACGGATATGTTGACTTACCTGACGCAACCAATTGATTACTAGAGTCAAATATACCCACTTCCGTTATGTAGACAGATTGATTTTCTAAAGGTACAAATGTTGGATTGTTTGATGAATTAAACCTTGTGTTGTCCGCTAATACTGTTATTATTGTTTTGTATGTAGTTGCTTTAATGCCTGTAGAAATATTTCCAAAAAAGAAAGATTCACTTCCAAACGTAAGACCGTCATCATCAACGTTGTTTTCCTCATGGAAAACATTGTCCAAAACATATGTGCTTCCACTATTGTAATCTTCTTGAGATATCACGAATTGATAACCTTGTAATTTTAAAGGATCTATAGTGTTATCAGAAGGCTCTCCTATGTAAACTCCGTTTCCTGAAGATCCAGAAGAAACTAATTTCCAACTATCGCTTGGAACTGTTCCAATATTATAGTCAAGACTAGTATCTGTTTCGCTAACTAATATTTGAACTCTATTGGCATTCCAGCCTGTTCCAGAATAAGTAGTCATACCTTCAGAGTTTCTCATGAAAGGAAAACTGTTTCTAGGAAAATCCACTACTAAAAATTGATCTTCACCATTTCTATCCGCTTCTCCAACTATTTTTTTTACGTAATTGCTATGAAGAGGTTTAGGGTAACCATAAGTTACTCCAGAAGAGCTTATTCTATCACTGTCTACTTCATATGTTACAAAGTAAGTTTTTCCATCTTTAACTAATCCGTTCGCCTCTGATGTTAATAGAGGGAATTTAGGGGATGGGGAAAATCTAACCTCTGGATCAGGTAGTGTATAAGATCTATTTGATTTATAAGTCAATGCTGCTAGTAATTCTGGATCAGTTATCACAAACATTTTAAGCTTATGGTATACTCTACCAATCACATTGTTACTAAGTGATGTCCCATCTCTTAATTCTTTAAAATTAGTATTAGCGGATGAGTCAAAAATAGAATCTCCCGCAATATCATAAAGAGTAAGATCATTCACCATAGCTTTTCCAGCGTCAGCTGGAGTTAAATGCCACATGATATTAGGTATTTTCAACTCTACAGTACCTTCAATCAATTGTTCAGCATAAGTGTTTCCAGTAAACTCGTTAGTATAATGTATTATACCTATAGCTCTTGTGTCGGAAGAAAAACCTAAATAAGTTTTAAAACCTGCATACTCTACTGATCCATAAGTAGTGTATCCGCTGATAGTATTATCAGTCCCTATCACATTACTAGTTCTAGTAATATTCATATTCCACACTTGAGTATTTACGGTGGCTGCGGATCCATAATAGCTTTCAACTCCATTAAATGGATATAGATATGCGTTTATAGATTGATCTGTTAACGTTCCTCCAAAATTAGGAGTGGGCCTATCTGTGTAAAGTGTATTACTGCCCGTGTCAGCTGATACAATTCTATACCAAAGATTGTTTGTTGGGTTAGCTGAAGTTATTATATTGTTATCAACATAAGTTTTTCCACTATTCTGTATTGGTTCCCATGGAATATATAGCAACATTCCAACCTGAGGGGTGGAAGTTGCTGTTTCATACCCTATTGAATTGGTCCCGTCTGGGGATCCAGTTGCTGCAGAATAGCTAATTCTTAATTTCCCAATTTGACTTGATGTGTCATAAGAATATTCATTGGTTGTGCCGCTGAAGAATCCTACTGACTGCGTATATGCTGTTGAATATTGTTTTACTGAACTTACTTGTTGAGTTCCAAGAGGGATGTAATCACTTCCATCAAGGTTAGTAAAAGTAGGTTCATCGTCCTTAGGGGACATTACTCTATTCGCAGATAAGTCGACTTGACCTGTCCTTTCCAGGGAGTAATCTATCTCTCTATCTGAGAAAGCTGCTTTATCAAACCTTAGTGCTCCAAGGGATAAAAGACGCCTTCCAGCGTCTGTTAATTTTATGTTTATAAACGTGCTAGGTTCTTTCGGGAGAAATCCACTCATGTTATATATTGTTTACCTTTTAAAATCTACTCAATGATTTTCTTAAAATAAATATTTTCGAAAAAAAATAATACAGGTGATTATTTACATTCCTTTTATTTTAGAGTAATATTTATAAAGGATTATGAAGATAATAGACGCAGATACGGGACGTACTTTATCGGTTTTTACAAAGCCAGGGGAAGACAAAAGAACTCCGACGACCAATACACCATCGATTTTCACCTTTGGAGACTTTAGTTTCGATAGTGCGGATCCATCGGATGTAACGGGTTCTACTAGGTCATTACAATTTAATTCTTTTTCCACATTAGAGAGAATGAATGTAAAAGATTGGACTCCACCGATAAGTACATCAGTGACCAATAAAGAATTAAAACTAAGAAAGAGTGATCCTCTTAGTTATTCTTACTTCAGCTCTTTTTACGTTGGCGTAGGTGAGGCGATAAATAATATCATAAATAATTTCCCATATGGAATATTAACTTATGATAATGGCACTGGTACAACTGTGTCTAATTACGAGTCTTACATAAGTGGGATGTCACCTGTATCAACATTTAGGCTACCCGTAAGCGCTACTACGAATCAGGGCGGTCTAGTTCTAAATTCAGGAAGAACTGAGGACGTATCCCTTGTGAGAGATTTTAACACTTTCACAATTCAGAAAAGCGGTTCATCCACTAATCACACGATAATATCATATCAATTTATACCTCCAACAGGTAATACCTCTTTTATGGAGTTTACTATAGAGGGATATTTATTTGATGAAAGCTTTTTAGGAGAAACATCCGAAGCCCCTGTATACGTTAAGCCAAATAGGAAAAAAATTAACAATTATTATAATCAACTTTCTAGGTTAGAAAAACAGTTATGGCTGAATAAAGGTGAGTTTTTAGTACCAAGCGTTCAAAATCCAAATACTAATATTAATCAAAAATTTATTTGGCCAAAAACTATAGATGGCTTTAATCCAGATACATATGGGACTCCATTTTCTGGATATCTTGATACTATATTAAAAGCTGCTGTAAAAATAGATGAGTGCAAAACTGATGTCATGGTTAGGACTATGATACCAGAGAATTATATAGACAATGATCAAGATGGCATCTATAAAGGTATGGTGGCAACTTATGCAAGGCAATTTGATGAATTAAAACAATTTATAGATGGTATTGCATATGCTCACACTGTTAATTATGAAGATGTAGAGGCTGTTCCTAACAAATTTATGAGCAAATTAGGGAATCTTTTTGGTTTGGAGTTAGCTGATAGTTTTAGTGAAATTGATTTATTTGAATATATGATCGGTGATGTGGAGGAAAGCAACTCCCTTTCTCAATATAATATAGAAATCTGGAAAAGGTTATTAATAAACATTGTTTGGATGTATAAAAAAAAGGGGACTAGAGACGCTCTTCAGTTCATTTTTAAAATGATTGGCGCCCCTGACTGCCTTATTAACCTTAATGAATTTGTTTATGATATTAATAGAACATTAGTTAATTCAGAAGGCTCTAGCGCTTCAAATGTTCAGTTGGATAAAATTAATGATAACGGATATATTAATTACGATTCTACTGAGTATGAATTTCAAGAAGGGGGAGAAGGAAAGGGTGATGGCCAGAAATACATTAATCAATGGAGGCCAGAGTTTGACCCTACTAAAAGAGTTGATAACGTAAAAATACAATCTGGTAATTCTGAGTTTTTTGGAACTCAGAACATAATGAACACTAAAGAGCTAGATATTAACCTAAGCCCTTCCACAGCAATTGAATGTGATGTGTATGAATATTACAAATCTACAGGTACTTGCTGGGTATGGGGGACTACTGGGGCTACATTTGCTTTTCAGAATTTAAATGTACCATTTGAGTGGTTGCCGAGTAATTGTGATGCTATTGATTATGGATTAATATCTGGTATGACATTTTCTCAGTGGATAGATTATGCTTATGCGGTTTCAGTGGATCCTAGAGATAGAAAAACGCTAGATCAATCTCACTCATCTTTTCACTATCAAGAATTGAAGAAGTTATATATGATGTATTATTTAAGTACAACACATATTTCTAACAGGTTAAATTTTTGGAAGCTAGAAGCTTACATTAACGTACTAGAGGTTCAGTTTGATAAGTATTTATTTCAATTTATTCCTGCTACAACTATTTTCAATGGGGCTGGAACAATATATAAAAACACTGTTTTTAATAGGCAAAAGTTTGTATACAAAGAAGGGATAAATATAGGGTCTGAATTTCAGCGTTCAGCTCCTCCAAATTTATATGCAGAAAAAACATTAGTTTCCATCAATGGCGGTCTGCCATTAGCCCTAAAACCTAATGCTTACGTGGTTGAAGTTAGGTCTGGAATTATTGGGTCTATAAAAATGGAACCAAACTTAGTTAGCGTATCATCTAAAATCCCTCTTAGTTTTAATAATGGGATTGATGCTGTACAAACAACTTCAACAGTAAAAATAGATAACTTTAATTTAATATAAGTATGCTGTCAGGAAGTCCAATACAAAGAAGATCTACTGGGGATCAAAATTCTACCATACAAACATTTTGGAGCAATGCTCTTGTTGACCCTGGGTATCCGTACGTGGAACCTTTTATATTTGACCTGCCTGAGTTTACCACTTTTGGGGGAACTCTAAATTATTATGGCCAAGACCATAGCGCTGTTTTTACTAGTCAAAACACTCCTTTTATCAGATTCAATTTCTCAGCCAATACAAGCAGTTTTAGTGGTAGCACAGAGATTGTTCATGACATATACAAGTTAAAGTATGAGGATTTTAAAGCTTATAATCCTGATTTCACAAAAATAAACTCTTCACTAAATGTGGATAGTGATACAGTGGAAGAGGAAGAGATTATTATTGAAAATGGTATCAAGACTGTTAGGTCTGTTTCTAGGAAATTAAAAAAGAGCGCTACAACAGATCAGTATCAAAAAGTTGACATTGTCACATTTGATGCTTTACAGCAATTTTTAGATACTCCATATATTAAAATTACCTCAGGAACTTCTGGTTTTACAAGTTATGTTTATGATTTCTATCCAGGACAATTCACTAAATTGCCTTTTAGCGCAACTACTTTTGGAGATGGGGACTATACTTCTGAGCCTTATAAAAGAATATTATTTGAAGATAAAAGTCAGTACTTTGTTGATACATCTTTCACGTTTGATCAAAATGACCCTAAAGGATATAGTGATGAACAAAGATTATTTGTTTCAGGCAGGGATAATCCAGAGGATGCAGGGAGCGTATCTCAAAACGTCTTTGCTGGATTGCCAGATGGGGATGCGTTAGCTTATGATTATGATTACAGTAGGACAACAAGATTTCAAACAAGCACCACCCCAACAACTATAGAGTCGGGCGTTTTTAGTGGAGTCACTGTTAGGGGGTATTTTTTCACTTATTTTACTGTTCCTAACAAGCCTGAATTCGAGAGACCTTTAATTTCTGGGCCTATAAGCACATTCTCTCCTCAATTATATTTCTCAAACGTATCTGATGGGGATAGATATATGGTAGAGGTAACTTATAATATAAATGATACAGCGTTCTCTGGGACCACTTTCAAGTACAATATAGACAAAGAGTTGACGGATGGTATTCAAAGGGCTGAGATACCCTTAAAAACAGCTTCTAGCTTTATATATAGAATTGGTAACGTTAAGTTAATTAGGAATATATTCGGAGTTGAACAACAGATTATAAGTTTTTCTGATAATTTAACAGGCGTGACTCAGTCGCAGCCTGCTGCTGTATTTGTCAGATCTCAGACTGATTCACCTTTCAGCTCTGAATTACCAGAACTTGTCACGCCTCCAAGTATAACAGTTGAGAATTCTGGATCTTATATTATAAGCGGTCTAGTAACTGGTAGTATAGTAACAGGGGCTACGGTTCAACTTATAAATGAAGAAGGGTCTACTTTATCTGCAACAACAGATTTAGTTGGTAATTATTATTTCTCAGATTTAACAAGAGGGTCTTATGTGCTATTTGTAGATTATAGAGGCTATAAAACTAATTCACAAAATATAACTCTTAACAACAGTTTGGTGAACAATGTGGATATTGAAATACTATGGGGTAATACTTATGACACATGGGGTGATAAACAAGGTGATTTAATGGGGGTTTAATTAATATTTCCTCTATTTATGTAAAATATAAATATAATAAAAATGTCTGAAGTTTTAGCGAGTGGATCAACGTTTGATGAGGGGAGACGGAGGTTAAATGCCTTTTTTTCCGCAACAACAGAAAGTGAAATAATTAACAAAGGAGTTACTGTAAACAATATTTTAGTCAATAATAGCGTTTCTGCAACTACTATTTTTTCTGGAGGAACCAATCTAGAAGATGTAATAATTTCATTGATTCCAAGCGGGTCAACTGGAGACATTACTCGTATAGGTGAAGGTGTAAACACATTCACTGGAGGCACCGATAACTTACCAACGATAAACGTAACTGGGTTAACTGTTGATAACATAACGGTTAGTGGAGAGTCATCTTTTAACGCATTAAGCGCTACAACATTTTATTCAGGTAGCACGGATTTGTCTTTATTGTTTGGGTCAGGCGGAACGGATCAATTAGTTAAAATCTCTTCTGGAGACACAGTTTCAGGGTTTTTATTTGATAAAATTTCTACTGGATCTGGCTTGATTAAAACTTTATCTAATTCTGGGTCGAACGAATTTATAACAATTAGTTCTACAGCGGTAGAGTGGAGTGAAAATGTTACTGGAGCTACCCCTGTATTAGCGGTGGTTGGAAAAGGGTATACAATCGAAGCTAGTGGAGTTACTGCAACTTTAGAGATGCCAGATCCAATAAGTGCAATACCGCCTGCCGATGGGGATCTAATAGGAGTCACTGTGGATGACGTGAGCACCGCTGTAATAGTGACTGAAGAAAATGGGTCAAACATCACTTCGTTAGTGGTGAATCAATCAGCTACTTTTAGATATGACATTTCTCTAAATCAATGGTTAATTATAGCTTCTCATTTACCTGTAGAGGCTGCTGCTGGAACAACTTTCTATGTAGATGGGTTTGCGCCTTCTGGCGGAGACGGATCCTTAACGCTACCATTTAATAGCCTTGTAGATGGTCGTGACGCGGTTATTGGATCTGGAAGCGCCACGGTACCAGAATTTGACGGGGCCATAATAAAAGTTGTTTCTGGGGTTTTTGAATATGCGGCTAGTGTTAACTTTTTCGTAGAAGGTATTACATATGAATTTTCAGATGGAGTTACTTTAGAGGCTACAACTGGGTCTGGGTATAGTTTTGATAATAGTTCAGGGGTTACTACTGAGAGTACTCAATCATCAGAAATGAACATTACTGGAGACTTAGTGTGGTTCACGAGCAATAAAAGCGCTGGATTCATTAACGCTCAAGGAACGGATAGAGGAGGAGCTGGTACTGGAACGTCTACTGATTGGAGAAAAATTACAGCAAACTTTAATACTGCTACAAGTTTTTATGATAATGGAGGAGCTGATCCTCTAGGATCAGCTGCTATACCTGTAATATCAACTCAGTGTGATGGTTCAGGGGTTAATGTAAATAATGCATATAGAAATTGTTTAGAAGGGACTTGGAATAATGTATATGCAAATGACACTGCGTCTGCAGTCGTGTACTTTGGAGAAGGCTCTAGAATAGATGTTACTGGAGACATAGGTAGGAATTACACTGTAAGCGTAGGTCAAAAACCTAATCAGAGAGTTATAAAAATAGAAAACGTAGGTAGAGTTATTTTAAATAATTGTACCATAAACACTGTCTATACAGATAATTATATAGATATAGATGGCGCTTGCTCTGAGATTACGCTTGACGGATGCACAGGTCTTGTTACAGGGAGCGCTAATACTACTATAAAGGCGGATCATTTTACAGTAGTATTAAGTGGATATTCTGCTGACATTAGAAACTCTCCATCTACCGATACAAAAACAGGTATATTTTTTGACATGCTCGCTATAACGTCAAGCAATTTTAATGGAACACCGTACGCAATAAAACCTCAAATAGTCTCAACGCCTATTGCAGTTGATTTCATCGATTGCTCTTTGCCTATTGACGTTTCTCCAGATATAAATTTTGGATATTACACAGGAAACCCATCAGTTCAAGGGACTCCAGAAGTTACTCCAGCAAGAAGTAATACAGTAAAAGATAATATAACCTTTTATAATATACCTATTGCATCAGCGGGGTTAAACTCTGGAGCTATATGGAATGATGCTGGCGCCTTAAAAATTGTATAAACTTAAGATAATCCTTGAGATATGTTAAAGAAGTTTTGGTCTAAACTAATCTGAGTCCTTTCTTCTTTAGCATCAACTCTACCATCTGAAAATTGTTTTTTTCTAGTGTACAAATTGTATTGTTTATAAAGATTTCCAGCTTCATCAAAAATAGAATAAACACCATTCTCCAGGTCTTTAGTTGAGTTACCAAATATACCGTAGCTCAATGTTTTAATGTTTTGATCTGTCATCTCCACTTCTAAAATTTTAGGATCAAAAAAAGTGTTGGTAATAATAATTTTTTGACCTGCCTTACCTAAATCAATTTGTTGCCCATTAGATATTAAACTTTCTTCATCTGGAGTTAGATTCAGAAACAATTGAGTTCCTTGAGGGTCTAAACTATAGGTTGTGGACCCTTGATTATTACTATTATTAGATGGGGCTACGCTAACCAATTCACTGCTAGTTACTATTCTGTGAAAATTACGTATCTTTTGATCATTGCCATCAAAATATTCTATTTGATAACCTATTAAAGCTCCTCTTCTCTGAAATTGCAATGATGGTATAATGATACCTTTTCTAGAAATCTGAACCTCATCATCGTTATTTTGAACGATAAACGAACAATCTTGTATAGTGGTTTCAAAAGCTTTTGGCTTGATTTGAACCATATAATACCCTATCCTATTAAAAGTGTTGGAGGGAAGTCTAAGTTTGTAACCGCCATCAGCTCCTAACAGCTTTCTAAATTCATTGTTAGAAATATTGCTAAACAATGGTTTCCATTGAAGATCTCCTAATTCTGTTCTATTTGGAGCATAAGCATATAATATGTCGACATCATTGAAGTCCACGTCTGCTAACTTTTTATTTCCGTATAATCCTACTGCCATTGTTTTTTATTTAAATATAAATATTTTATTTTTATTAAACTATCTCGTAATAGTATTTAATGTTTTCTCCTAAAGTAGCGTTTGAAGGATCGCTTATAAAAATTTCTCCAACTATTTGGTCTTTATATTGAGAAGCTCCACCTAAACTCCCAAGAGTTAATACTGATGTTTTAACTGTGTCTCCAACATTCCAATCTAACCTGCTAGGCGAAATTGAAAACGCATTTGTAATATCTCTAGATATAAAAGAATCTACCCCATCTTCCACTTCTATGTCGTAGTATACAACTCCAGTTGAAGGTGTATAGTTCCCTATTTTAACTGTGAAAGTGTTAAATTTACTTTGTATACTAACAGATTCAATGCCAGACCCACTACTCTTGTTTAGAAGCGTTTCAATATTTACGGAACTTCCTTCAGATAGTTGTAAAACTTGAATATCTAAAGGTCTAAACGCTTCATTGACAACATCGTAAACTTCGAATTCAAAACCAGATATAGAAGCTAATCCTTTAGTGTTTACATTTGAGCTATTTAAAAACTCTTCTGTGGAATCGGTTCTTTTGAAGAAGGATTGAAATGATACTGTTATAGATTCTCCCTCGAACACATCTACCCCCTCAATGGATATGACTCCACTTTTTTGAGCGTACTGTACTGCTGTTTGCTCATTGCCAACTATGCCATCTCCACCAACAAAGCCCAGAAGCCTTGTTGCCCCGCCTTTATTAGCCGTTATTTTTGCTAATAATATCTCGTCACTATTAAAAGGGATGTCTTTTTTAGAAAAATAATATGTTGCTCTAATGCTAATCTTTTTGTCTCTATTCGGTGTATAAACACCGTTCGTAATATCATATTCAGAAGCTGAATCCTCCCAAGGCTTACCTCTTAGGCCGCTAGCTATAGCGACCGTGGAATTGTTATTAAAATCTACTTTGAAGTTTTCTATACCTATTGAAAGCCTATTTTGATATGTAGAAGTTCCAACCTTAACTTTAGCTCTCCCTATGAAAGTCGAGTCTGTTAGTATAGTCTCGCCAACAGTAGCTATTGTAGTAGGGGCTAATTGTATTGTTTTTACTTCAGTGGTGTCTGTTATATTAATTTCTGTTTTCCCTAAACCTATATTTACATTACGAGGACTCTTAATTTTTAAGCAAACTTTGTTATCATCATCATTTACTTCATCGGCTCTAGCGAAAACCGATACAGTTTTAGTTTGTTCACCAACTTCAAATTTAAAATCAAAACTTTTTTCTGGAGATGGAGACCCATCTATGAAGATGAAGTAATCAGTTGTAGCAGCTGTTGTTTCTTCTTCATCTATAAATATTGTAATCTCTTCCAAGCCAAAACGAGAAGGCTCCTCTAAACTTATTACCACCGTTGCCCCTTCACCTTCATCTATGTTGAAGGTAGGTTGTGTAAATGCTGCTTGTCCAAGTGTTGGGTTATTGTACAATTCATTTATCTCATCAAAACCTTTAAATCCATTTTCCACAAAACATTGCTTTAAAAACACTGTTTTCACTTCCCCATCATCTCCTTCCACGTCCCTATAACAGTCTTTAGAAATACTGGCAAAGTTCATTGTAGCTGTCTGTGTATGTGATTGTGTTAGAAAGAGGGGTAAGTAGTAACTTTCTTCAGTGCTTATATTAACAAGAACAGCTTTTCCGTTGGGGCCGTATATATTTCTTTCGCCAGATGTTAAACTGTCAACTTCTCCATCCATTTTATTACCATACAAATCAATGGATGAAGAATCTGACCAATTAAATGTGTTGGGTGTAAATATACTTATTTGAGAGGTTCCTGTCAATTCAGGAGTAACAAAACTCCTTGTACTAGCTTGGCTGTTAATTACAGATTTTTCGTAATATACATTAAAGATAGATGACAGCTTTTCATTGCTATTATAAATATTTCTAAATTCTTCAATGGAAGTATTAGCATTTAGGAAACTAAAGAAATCATCACCAATTTCATCATTTGTATTATCTGAAAGAAATTGTCTAACATTAAATTCTGTAGTTATGCCGCCTCCCAACGAATCTTGTTGATATACATAATATTCATAGGTTAGGGTTAATTTAGAATCAATGTTAGGTTGAGCATTCTCAAACCTTTGATTTAATAATATTTCGTTGTGATCTAGCATTAGTTATTAATGTCAATTGGGTAAATTGGAGCTTTGGATACTATACTTTCCGTGTTGATCGTAAGAATGTCTAATGTATTTAAAGTTACCTCGTTTGAAGTGCCTGGATTCCAGGGTAGGGTTATATAACCGCTTATGTCAAACCATATTCTAATGTCCTCATCCTTAGTGTATATAGAGTCTATATCAGGCCTCATCTCTCTTATAAAAGAAATGTGCTCAGCGGTTAGGTTAGTAGAGTCTAATATTCTATTTCGAGTTATAGTGCTAAAAAAATCATACTCAATAAAAAAGGGGTTAAACTCCTGTCTTACAATAGTTGATATAGCTTGATCCGTACTTATGTCAACATATCCTATAGACTCTTCTTTTTTAATAAGAGTTAGTGGTATAATGAAATCTTTTTCAGGAAACTCTCCCCAAGTTCTATCTGACTTTCTTATTGAATACCTAGTAGAACTACTATTGTCTTCAATTGAATCTAAGTAAAGTGTTATTTTTTCTATGTTGTCCATTATTCTACAAAAATGCTATTATAAGGGCCTAATTTGTTATCATTAGATTCTTGTTTAGTACACTCAACTACAACGGCTTCAGTTAAGGAGAAAATGCTAGATGATCCATTTATAGATGTTCCAAACGTGGTTAAGTTCAATGGTTTTCCATTGTCACCTATGCTATCTGATATAAATAGGGCGCCATTAAAAACTACATTGCCATCAACGCCTGAACCATCAACTGATATACAACTGCTTCTGTCTAGGAAATTTCTCATGTTACTAAAGCTTGTAACTAGGAAGTATTCATCAAACCCATTTTCTTTGGCGTCCAATTGACCAGTATCAACGCTTATTGTTTTAAACCCTGGTTTAGAAAGCTCTATATTATAATCTATCTTCTCAGAATTAAAACGATTCGCTTTCAAATTTAAAGAAAGCTTTCTTTGAGGCAGGTAAACAAATGCGCTTGTCTCTTGTATATCCATTAATGAGCTAGGGTCAAATTTAGATATGCTAATGAAAAAGCCTGGAGAAGATGCTGTTATCTTAACCGCAGTCTCACTTATTGTTTCTAATGAAAAACCTTTTTCAGTATTATCCCCTTGAACCGCTTCTATTAAATCTGTTATAGTGTCTATATTAAGATAAATATGACCGTCTATATCCACTGCGCAAGACTCTCCTCCTGGATTAGGGTTTACAGTTATTGTATATTCATTAACCTCTGAAGTTCCTATAAAAATAGGCGATATGAGACCTTCTAGTGATTCACCAATCCCAAGAAGGGTTGGTGAAGTGGTTAATCCTGGGATTGGATCCATATTAACTGGCTCTCCTTTGTTTGTTATTTTTATCGTAAATGAATCTGTGGAATAAAATTCTTCAGGCACACCGTCAAATTCTGCCCCGTTTCTAAAAATAGAATTCTTTCTAGCTAAATCAATTTTCTGCACATCATTATTAGTGCTTACTCTTTGCCCAAATGACTTTAGGTTTTTATATACTGACGGTATAGATATTTTGGTGTACCTTGAGACATTTGCATCAGATAGATCAATTATAGTTTGAGTATTGTTTGAAAAGCCTAATCTAACCTGATTCGTAAGTGATATCTTTATTTGCTGTAAAGGACTAGTTTCTGGGTTTACCTTAGTTTTTAAGGTAACAGTTTTTACAGTTTCCCCCTTATTCCACTGTATAGTCTTTGGGGAATATTCATAATCTACACCTTCAACAGCCGTTTCTGACTCAACTAAAATTGTTGCCTGCTCTACCCCTAGAGCGCTAGGCTTGTTTAAAGAAATGTTTATATTAACCGACTCACCTTCTCTTAAGCTAGAGGCTTCTGGATCTAAAGAAGCGCTTCTGGTAATAACTCTATTAATTTCTATATTGTTTTTTATCCAATGAGTGTTATAAAAAAAGGGAAAATCATTTTCCACTACATCCACACTTCCGTCATCAGAAATCTGAAGGGAATCGCTTCCATATTTTATAAACTCCCCTTCATCATCATTAAAAACTAATTGACTCTGAAAAGTTTGAACTTCGTCCACAACGATATCTTCACTTTCAAGTAATTGAGTTCTTGGAACTATTGTGATGTCATTTAAATAGATAAAATCATTAGGAGCTCTGTCTGACGCTATTAATACCTCTAAAGTTAATTTTGTGTAATCACCTTCAGCTATAAAATCGACAACTGCTGAAGGGGTAGTTAAGGGTCCATCCACAGCTGGCCTGGTAATTAATTGACTTTTTGGGTTATCGTCATTTCCTAGAAAAAAAAGTATACTCATTTTTTCTGGAGGCGTAGATCTTTCTAAACCAACTGTTAAAATATATCTAATACCTTTTTTCACATTAAAATTTTGACTCAAAAGCCTTGGTCTACCAACCTCTCCAACTGGAGTATCTTTTCTGCTGAAAATAGTGTTTTCTGTAGAGATATAATTCCACTCGGATATACCATCTGTTTGCTCCCAGTAATCCAACCCTTGATGAAATGAGTTGTTTTCTATTTTATCGCTTATGTCTAATTGATTTTCTGACACGCTTATTTTATATCTATCCAAATATACGATAGACTCTTTAGATTCTCTAGGGTCAAAAAGAATAGATAAGCCAACAGTGCTTATTAATGCTGAAGCTAACAAAGGGTATGAATTACCTTCTACAAATATGGTTTCATTTTTGCTATTTGGAAAAACTTCCACCTCCCCAATTGTACCTTGCGTGGATCCATCAAAAAACATTGCATTGAATGTCACTTTTATTGGATATTTAGTATCCGCTAGAACATCGGCAGCAAACTTATATATGGTAGGTATATCTGAAAATTGAGTGGTACCTTCTGGCCATAAATTATAGGAAGAAGTGGAGACTCCACTGTTTCTTACAAAGACTCTTCTTTTGTTTTTGTCTGAAATCCACTTTGAAGATTCTGGCGCGGAAGACGTGTTATTCCAACCTACTAATCCGTTAGAAAAAAGAGAGTTTGTATTTAAAATAGTTCTATTCGTTCTAGAGTAGACTACGTACACATATTTTCTATTAAAATTTTCTAAAGCAATTGAATAAACCCCTTTCTTGTTACCAAAAATATTACCAGATCCATATGACGCTTTTCCAGTGACAATTGTATCGAAATACTGTAGTATAACACCATTTGAAAGTTCTATCAAGCTCCTGTCTCTAATGAATGAAACGCCAGCATTTTCGTCTTGAACGTCAATATCATTGACTGGGAAATATATATCTAACTCTAATTCATCACAGTTTGTAAACACTGAATCTACAGACCCGTACACAAAGAAATTTCTAGACTCATTTCTTTCGTTTTCAAACATCTTACCTATGTCAAAAACGTTATTGTATTTAAACGCTTTTATTTCATTATAGGCTTTGTCCAAGTCTACATTTATGTATAGATCTTCTTTACCTCTAGTTATAACATCTTTCGATGGCAGCAGTATTTGTCTTTTATCTATCATTACTTAATTCTCCATCCTATGTTTCTCAAGGTGTCCCCAAATGTTGTGCTAATTAATTTACCTCTACCGCAAGTGGTTTCAGATAAACTATCAGTTAAAAAAATTCCAGTCTCTTTCTCTGATCCAGACCCAGCTCCTAAAATAATCCCATGTATATACACGTTCTGTGTCGACTTCCACTTGTCAGAACAATGACTATCCTTGCCATCGTCAAAGTTAGTCTGAACAGAATCTATCCCTTGATTTAGGAAGTATTTTACAGGGGTTTCAAGCTGAGATGGCGCGTCAATATTTAAAACATGTCTACTTTTATCTAAGTTAGCATCTTTGCCTTCATTAGAGAAATTTTTAAAAATAATGTTATATTTAGCTTTTTTAAAGCTAAAATCTCCAGGATCAAAATCATCATTACCATCAAGTGTAATGTTTATATTAGTTAACCTCATTCTGTTGTCACGAGCTGAAAATTGAAAATCTACATCCCCTATAGTGGTATTTGATTCCATTTGAACTAGGAATTCAGAAGATTCGCCAGATCTTAGCTTAGCCCCCTCTCTAAATGGGTCTCTAACTGTTTTTTGACCTACATTTTGTATTTCTATAGTGAATCTAGAGAAAAAGTTTCCCTTGTCAGAAAAGTGAGGGTACATGTAAGCCGCTTTACCTTGTCCGTTTTCATTATTTATTGCGTACCCCATCTTCAGTTTGTCATTATCCTCATCCCTTCTTCTCCATATCTGCTCAGTGCCTATTGTTATAAAACTAGGCGTCACTATAGGGTCTTGGCTATATATGTTTTCTGGATCAGGATTTACAATTTTAAAAATTTGAATGTCGCCTTCTTTTTTCGGTGAATCACTTCCAGCTTTAACACTAGTTTTTAAGTCTGGACTACGATATGAACCTACAATACGGTTTAAGGATCCATAGGAATTATCGGCAAACATCCTATCAAAAACGGGGCCATGCAAAGCTCCAGGCCAACCTTCAACTCTCATGAAATAGGCATGTCCACATTCTACTCTTTGGTAGTTTTCCCCATCTAAAACTGACGAGAGGGCTTCAATATCCTGTGTAGGGCTGTATCCATTTGCGTATGATGTAAGCGTGCTTGACGCGTTACCCTCATATTTGTATACAAAATTTTTAGTAGCTCTTTTTGAAAATAAGCCCGCATATTTAGTTCCAGTTACTGGCTTTAATTCCAAGCCCCAGCCTCCAGCTTCCACATTAGCGTCAGGGAGACCTATTAGATCACCGTCTAAATATTTAGGTATATAAATATTAGGGTCTCCATTATATGCCCCTCTCCATCTAGGGTTTCTAACTCTTGGGACTCTAGGTATTTTTATTGGCTCTGGATATAATTCATCCCACGGCCTTTCATAAGGGAAAAAATTTATAACACCTTCAGCTTCTGTATTTTTTACAGACTCTGAATTGTTTCTATTTAAATGAAAATGGTCTCTAGTTAAACTGTCTGTAGTTACAGCTAATTCCCTAATTCTATTCAAATTCTCATCACTTAACTCTTTTATACCATCGATGACATACCATAATTTTACTCCATCTGTTGTAGCGCTATTAATATCAGGTCTAACTACTCTTATATAATTTGCTGCTGCTACATTTAAATCTGTTTGAATAGGCTGTGTAGCTATTAGTTCAATAGTTGCCTCATCAAACTCCTTTACGCCTTGGTAAATATACCATCTAGCCACATTAATATCTGCTGGGAAAGCGCGGTCAACATCAGGCCTTATTCTTCTTATTAAATTTATATGAGCTCTATTCAAGTTTTCAGGAATGCTAAAAGTTCTTCTTATTGGAGGTCTCGGCGTATTATCTAACCCAGTAGCTCTAAACCATTCTTCATTAATATTTGTTTTAACATTCATCTGGTAACCAGCATGCCAGGAGCCTTTAGTTTGAGAATATTCAAATCGCTGAGCTTCTGCTATGTTTTTTTTATCGTATTCAGAAGTGCTAATCCCGTTAGGATTATAGATGTTAGCTGGTAGCTTAAGTATAGAAAAGTCATCTTCCCTAAATTCAGCTACCCCTTTAGATTGAACCAATTCATTGTTCCAATCCAATTCTTGTGTTGTATTTCTATTTAAAGGATCTGCTATTTCAACAAGCGAAACTGGTGTTAAACTAAAGTCTGGACTAGTCATATCTCTAATCTCAATCTCCATCTTAGCTACAACTCCCTCGTCTTGTAATTCTTTAAAAGTTTGCCCATCTAAAGATACTGGTGGAAAAAAGTAAGTAGCCCATTTCCTGAGATCTAGATTAACGCTTACATTTACTTCAGTATATCCAGTTTGCAGATCTCCCCATGCAGGTAGAACATCCAATGGAAATTGTCTGAAGAAAAAATGTGGTACACTATCTACATTAGGCTCGCTTACTGTAGGGTAAGGGAAAAAATTTAACTTAACTTCTTCCTTGGTCATCCCTTGCTTTAGAAGATCTACTTCAAAGAATAAAATTTGAGTACTGGTAGGTACGTCATATAAAATAAATTCTCCGTTGTCATTTGTTTTAGTAACTATCTTATAATGCTCAGGCATACTCTCTAGATTGTCACTGCTAGAAAGAAATTGCTGATCGAATTCATAAGATTTACTTTTAACATCTGACCTGTTTGTAGAGTAAAGATCTGTTCCCTCATGAGCAATTACATAATTAAATTGCTCATTAGCTTCAGGGTCGTTGTTTAAAAAATTCATTTGAATCCTGTTACCATTATCATCTGTGGAGTTCGCTGTTGGGAACTCCTCAGAAGCTTGGAATATACCTATGGGGACATTCGATAATGGTATTTTAACCGCATTACCATTTCTGTCTATGATTTTTTGATTTGCTACCAACCTTCCAAATACAACGCCAGTATTAGACTCTTGGCTAGGTATACCATTCTCCATACTATTGTACACACTCAGCGTGTCCAGTGCATCGAATGACCTTTCTAAACCTATGTTAACAATATAGTCTTGAGTTGGAACTTCTTCTCTGATAACATGAGTTTGGGATCTGCCGCTTGATAGATAATCTGCTACTTTATGAAATTTGTTATAATACTTACTTCCAATTCCTGGATTATCTTTATTAGCTGGAGGTAATTGACTAGGTAAATCAGTTGACCATGTATAACCAGAGACATAGTCTATGGATGCATCATCTATTGGTATAAAAGTATTTTTATTAGTTCTATATAGAATTGTTCCTCCAGAAAATTTAACAATGTTTTGAGCAATTCCATTAGGGTCAAATGTAAGATAGGCAGGAACCATTCCAGCATCAACTCCAGACTGAAATGTAGATGAATTCTCATCTATATTTGTTGCAAAAGCTGTAAACCTGGTTGTGTAACGTGTTTCCTCTAGTAATATCTTTTCGTTCATTATTTAATCTTTTTACAAACAATAGACTTGTTAGATCTAACATTTTTGTTAAACCAATTACCTTTACTTGCAGATTTAATTAATTCATCCCATTGATTTTCATAAAACGGGTAGTATTGGTATACATTGCCATTAATGAATTCTATCTCTGCAGTTAGATTGGGTTGATCATAGGCTGCAGATTTTATATTTTTAGATGCTATAGGTATTCTTACCATTCTATTTTAGTTAAAACGTTCTCGTATTTTTTTGTACTAGTATTCAAAAAGGTAACTTCTATTACAAATCCGTTTTCATCCATCATTTGCATATCTATCTCTAACCTGCCCCAGATGAAAACCGAACTTAGCTCTATATTTAAAGCTTCAGTAAGCATAGTTAAATTTAACATTTCATACCTATGATTCTCAAGCCATTTTTGTATTATTAATTCAACTTGGTAAACACTTGGCGATTTTGGCGATATATAAAACCTCTTTCTCACTTAATATTATTAATCAGCTCATTTAATTGGATATTTGTAAGTAAAGTGTCCTGAGATTACGCTGTCCTAACTTTTATATCTTTTTCAGGAAATTTAATTTCAAACATAGAAATAGGGGTTCCAAATATAGCATTATCTATAGGCTGTATTTCTGTCCTAAAGCTACTGGTTCCGTCTATTTTGTTTTTAATACCAGTCGCTTGACTAGTAAGTGTGCTAGAATAGGCTCCACCTTCCATGTTATAGAATCTTAATTCTACCACATTTATAACTCCAGGAACATCTCTTAAAATATCAGTGATTTGAGATATGTATACAGTCTCATTCATATCGGTCTTGTTGACATCAAGGAAATTTTTAATTACATTAATAGCGTTTAACTTTACCTCATTAGGATTAAAAGTTTTGTCTACAAATAAATCTGCCTCAATTTGAAGATTTATCACTTCACCATCATTGATTTCAACAAAATCATTGATCATTCTATATTGAGTTAGCCATTCTTGAATATTTGCTTTAACAACACTGGTAGACTGAGATCTTAACTTTCCATTACCATCTCTAGTGATTACATATATTAAAACTTTGTTATCTTGAACTTTGCCAAAACATTTGAAAATACCTCCGTATTGGTTAGGCATTTGTTTTACAAAAGAAATATAATCCCTTAATGTCACAGCTCTTTTCTGAGCAGAAAAAGCTCCAGCTATATTGTTTTTTATATCTTCTACAGAAGGTAAACCCTCTCCCCCCACTGCTGGTATTGGATTATTAGCAGAAGTTGATGTGATTACTTTTTGGTTTTGAGTTGCGTTAGTCCCGTCTATAATAGCGTTTATTTTTCCCACTTCCTGAAGGATACCTGACCCCACGTTGCTAAGTAAACCTCCACCTGATCTATATTGTATGAAAACTGTAGAGTTAGGTGGGACAGTTTTACCCAAAGCGGTGTTGTCTAATACATCTTTTATATTTACAGTGGAAGTTGCGCCAGTTATATTAGTGATGTCATTTAAATATTGTTGGTAAGAGTCTTGACTAAAAGACCCTCCTCCAAATTGGAGTTTGCAAGAGCCGTCAGATAGAAAGTTTTTAGAAAACCTCTTAGGTACTTCTAAAAATCTTCCAGAAGCCACTCCATTAACTGTAGGTAAATCATTGTCTCTTACAAATATCTTATCTTGAGGCAATTCTTCTACTTCATAATAAAGTAAGCTAGGATCATTGAATTGTTGAAAGGTTGGAGTGTTAGTAATTCCCACTTGAGGAATTACTATTACACTAAGAATTTCAAGAACATTTCTTTCAGGTAATACTAGGCTATAAAAAGGTATAGCTTCATCTTCTGAAATTTCTTGTGAATAAATTTTAGTAATACCAGCTTCAACTTTCTCTCTCTTTACAATTCTGTATCTTAAGATATCTTGATTTGCATTAAAGATAGGCTCTATAGTACGGTTAGCTACTCCTTCTTCATTGAAATCGTCTGAGAAATCTATTTCGAAAGCTGTTTCAAAAGTTTGACCACCACCTCTCACTTGAACCCCTTGTCTGTAAAGCGGTATATATGCTGGGTCTGGAACATCTCCCGCTGGAGGAACTTCTACGAATATATCTACTACTGTAGATGCTGGTCTGAACCCAGGAGGTTTAAAACCAAATGTTTTTGCCATTCTATAGACGGACTTTCTTTCTTGGACTCCGTCTAAATAGTTTTCATTATATTTCTTGTCTGCAATAAAAGAAAGTAGATCAGTTACATAAGCGTTGATGTCGACCAAAGCCATACCAGCTGATGCTACGCTAAAATCTTTCCAATCATCAGGAAAAAATGCTTTCAAAAAAGCTTCAAGATCTTTGCTTATGCTTTCAAAGTCTCTACTTAAATAATTTATTTGAGGTGCTGACGCCATAGTTATTAATATTCAGGTTCTTCTCTTGGAATGAATACAGTCGCTTGATCTCCAATATCACCTAAGATATCTATTGTGTAAACAACTGTTACTCTAACAAGGTTTTGTTCGTTAATGTATTCAATGTCAATTTCTTCAAGAGAAATATCTGGTATAAATTCAGCTATTTTCTCTTCAAGAGCATGTCTCATTTCTTTTTTTGTAAAGTCATCCATAGGCTCCCATAGGTAATCGTATAAAGGTGAATACAACCTTTGCCTCATCACTCTTTGACCCTTCTTTGTTGTTAACAGAGAAAGTAGGTTAGCCCTAATTGATTCTTGGGTAGTTTTAGTTGGTTTAAAAACTCCGCCATCAATTGTTTTGATAAATGGAAATCTTATACTTATAGATGACATAACAAACTCTTTTCTTAATAAATATTGAGCAATTATTTTTAATAATATAAGAAATTTCACTTCTATTATAAAGAGCATGGTAGAGGCATTTTTTATTTGATATTTATTAAAAAGCGCTTAAACATGTCAGTTTTCAGAATATATCCAATTAAATCCAATACGATTGCATCAGGAGTTTTTCAAAATTACAACTCTGGTCAAAACGCCGCCGCAGAACTGTGGTATGGAGGTAGCGAGGTGTTTTCTAATAGAAATTCTATTAGTAGACACTTATCTCAATTTGACATTGATGAGCTTTATAAAAAAATAGTGTCAAAAGAGGTGATGAGCGGTAATATTACCTCTTACACTTTAAAGATGACTAATGGCATACCGAGAGATGCTGCGCTAGAAACAGACTTTACAGTTAATAGGCTAACTAAAGAGATTGCTTCTTCTTTTGATTTAGTTTCATTCCCAGTAAATAAGTATTGGGATGAGGGAAGTGGGTACGACTTACTAAAGCAAAATTATGTAGTAAAACAAATAGGTAACCCTATAATAACGGGTTTTTCAAACTGGAATTATGCAACTAGACTATCCACTTGGGATGAGCCAGGTGTGTTCTTAAATCCTACAGCATCCACTACGTATTGTGAATTTTCTGGAAGCGTTGATTATAATGGCGTTACCTTTTCTAAAATAGAAAGCCTTGTATCTGGGGCTACATATGATTATTCAATAATATCTGACACAGGTTTAACGGGCGGTAATTTTAGCGTGCTAGTTTCCACAACTGGAAACAGCACAGCAATAGACTATACTTTCAACCCATTAAGCGGCGCGTCAAGTCCTGAGTTTTATAGCGGCATCACCTCTTATAGCGGAATGTCTTTTTTTAGATCTAGCGGAAACTCAGAAGTTTATGACTTTAACATTAATGCTTTAGATAGTTTAAGTAGCGATTCTCAACTTATTGCTACTGGAAGCTCCATATTTTACACTTACAACCCTTTAAGCGGTGGAACTACAAGTTCAAGCGCTTATACTGGAACAATTATATATAGCGGTGTTAGCTTTGTTAAAAGCGATGACGCATCTTCCTCTGTTTATGGTTTTGAAATTATTTCGTCAACAGGTTTAACTGTAGGCCAGGAAGTAACAGTAACTGGAAATTCTATAGATTATTTATTTAACCCTTTAAGTGGAGGTACAACTACTTCAGATCTAGAAACAACATTATTATCAAGCACTGGCTTCACATCTTTAGGCATTAATGTCTCTGGGGGAGATACTGGAACCACCGTTACTGGTGGAGACATTTTTTCATTAAGCACTTCTTCTTTTTTGCCAGAAATATTTACACCATTTACTCCTAGTGTTTTAGATTTTCAAAATGCTCTCGCTGGTAGCACTGGGTTTACGGAAATGGATATTAATATATCAGGAGGAGTAAGTGGGTTAACAGTAACTTCTGGAGATACTTTCTATTTAAGCGCAACCACTTTGATTCCGATAATAGTATACTCTTATACTCCAAGCACATTTGATTTAATAAGTGATTTAACTACTGTTTCAGAATATACTGAGTTAGACATATTAAATACTGATGGTAATAGCAATTTAATAGCTAGTGGAGACACTTTCTCAATAGCTACAAACAGTTTATGCATTTTAAACTATTTGTGGTCAGAGCAGCATTTTGACATAGGAGATGAGGATATTAATATGAACATCACTCCTATGGTTAACAATTGGATTGAGGGGTCTGAAAATAATGGATTAGCTATTGCTTATAGAGGGGATTACGAATCTCAAAGCGGAGAGACTAGAGCTGTTTCCTCTTTTGTAACCAATAAGACCAATACATCTTTCAAGCCTTATATTGAAGTTAGTTACGATCAGGTAATTAGAGATGATAGAGAGCAAGTTACTAACAATAGAACTAGTAGATTATTTCTATACACTTTTAGCGGTAATAGTCCAGTCAATTTCTATTCAGCTGGAACTGTAGAGATAATGTCTCAGAGTAATGCTGTTATTTTCTCTGGATCACCAACTCAATTTCAGAAAGGAGTTTATTATATTGACGTGTTAATGAGTGGTGCGAATCCTGGGGAAACGTATAGAGATGTTTGGAAAGATGTTACATTCATTCCTGGGGTTGATGTTCAAGATTTTACTCAATTCTTTAGAATTAATAAAAACTATTACCAAAACGCTGCTCCTAAGATTAATGATTACATTATAACCACTTACGGCATAGACAACGGAAGCACACTAAGGCAGTCAGAAAATGTTAGAGTTTTCGCAGACATAAGAGCAAATTATAGTCAAGGGGTGCCATCTCCTTATTTTGATATTAAATATTCTTTAGTAATGAATAATCAAGATGAGGTTATACCATGGACATCAATGAATAGGACTGTAAGAAACGGGTGTTATGAAACTTATTTTGACATAGATGTTTCATGGTTGCTACACAATCAGACATACGAGTTTATTTTTAAAATAGAGGAATTGGGATCTTCTAAATTATTAAATGAGTCTATAAGATTTAATGTAAAGAGACCTTTTTAATTGACTCTAACAAATTTAGAAAGCAATTCTTGAAGCCTTCCATCTAAAGTGTATTCTGATAGAGTGTTAGAGTCTTCTGTTTCAAGAAGAGCTGTTTGAGGGTGGTGTACATGATTTAGCATGACTCTAACTATTACGTCAAGCAATCTCACTAATTCATCTCCGAATGGCACTGGGTGTAGAGTATTAGCTAGTTCCCCTAAATATTCAAGAGCGTCATTAGCGGATTCTAATTTTTCACCAACAGCTTTGTTTCTAAATTTACCATTTGGAGACCATAAATTAATACTAGTAGAATATATATTTGATTGTGAAAATCTAGGAGCTATTTCTTCATCTTTTTCATTAACAACTGCATCTATCTGTTTGATTGTAATGCTGCAGGGCGTAGTTATATTTGGGTCTAAAGTTCCAGGCTCAAATTTACCAGCTGTAAGTATAGCGGTTCTAGGTCTTAAAATTAAATCAGCATCATCCCTGCCTTGAATTGCTATATCCGCTTGTTGCGGCACCAAATCAAAAGCGTCTGGGTTTGATTGTAAATTCTTATCTCCAAAAAAAGTTGTTCTTTTAAAAGAGTCATTTGCATCTTTATACGCTTGGTATTTTAGCTTTAGTTGAGAGGTGATAACTGGGCCCATCCAATATCTAGGGGCAGAATTGTCGCTTGGATTCTCAAGCATAATCATTACCATTTCACCTTCTAATGGGCGAACATGCAAAAATTCAGGAACCATTGGATTGCAGAAAGGGAGATCTTCATCTCTCTTGTCTCTATCTCTACCTCCGTTTATTTCACCATTTTGATCTAAAGATACTATTCTGGCTACAATCCTATTTTGACCCGCTGGATCTTGATTACTAATTACAATGGCTGGGTATACATTTCTAGCTGCCTGATTTCCATCAGAGGACAATCCTTGCCCTTGGCCATTCATGTTTAATAAACTATTTGATTGTCCGAAAAATCCCATTATACACCTTTTAGCTCTCTTGCTCTTTTGTTATACTCTTCTTCTAGATCTTCTATTTCCTTCATAACAATGTCTACAGCATCGATAATCCCTGCAATTGTTTCCTGATTTTTATGGCTAGACACATCCTCCACATCCTCACCCATACCTAGAAGAATTTCCACTTCACCCTCAAGTTTATGAAACTTGTCGGCTAATTCTTGCATCTCTTTTAATATTTCTTTACTTGGCCTTTTCATTAACTCGCTACCCCTATTCCTGTGTGAGGTGCAATTGATGAACCTATAGCAACTACTGGCCCACCCGCATTAGCCCCGCTTGCTTGTACTGTGATTCCAGTGTCGACCGCAATGTCCACCCTCATATCATCTTGTATAGCTGATACAAATTCCTCAGCAATAATTTTAGTGAAGTTTTCCATTACATTAGGAGCTCCTCCAACTAAAGGCCCTTTAGGTATACCTGCTTCATCGAATCTAGAAATGATACTGGATGATATAAGTTCAGAACTCAGTCCAGGTCTTGTTTTTGCTAAAAGCAATTGAAATAAAGATAGTTTTGGAAATTCAATTCTATTCTCTCTTATTAAAAATAAAAGAAAATCCGCTACTTCTTCAGACTTATTAGCTTCTGGCTTTATTGTGATTATCCCCATGTATATAAATATTAAATTTAATTTTTAAGGTATACCAGAAGTGTTTCCACCTAAAATGCTCTGCAGTGATCTAGCTGCCTTTGCATACCTAGAGGCTTTTCTAGCAGACTCTGCAGCATTTGCTGAGCCTCCAGTCATTAGAGCAAATTTAGCTCTTAACTTTTCTGCTTTTCTTCTAGCTTTTTCTCTAGCTGTAGTAGCAAAATAATTACTGACTAATTTCTTAAATTCTCTTATTACAAAAATTAATAATATCCTAACTAGAGCGATATATAAATTGTTAATTAAGCTAGAAGAGAATGATTTTTGTTCACTATTTCTCGGATTAGATTCTATAGCGCAATTATTGTATAAAACATTCTCTGGAGTTAATAGAGATGTCTCAGGCTGCGTAGATAGAAAGTCAAATATAGGTCCTACATAAGGAAAGACCATACTACTAATATAGCTCATTAATTTACCTACTAATATTTCTGAAAAAGACTTACCTGCTGATTTTGCATTTTTCTCATTATTAATATTCTGCACCTGATTAGAAACATGGTTAATAACAGATGCTATACTTTGAGCTGGTGTTATAGGTCTACTTTGTTGACTATTTGGTCCTCCAGATCCAAAAAAAACTAAAGGGTCTTCTGGTAATTTTATCTTAACGCTCTGACAATTTATTTCAAATTGAACTTCCCCCTTCTCCAATTGCTGTTTTAACCTGACTCTATTGTATTCAATATCTTCATTTCTAACAGTTGGATTATTTGATAAGGTAAACATGTTGCTGCCGCATATTGCATCAGCAAAAGCTTTTTCTCTTAAATTCGCATCTGGAACTAGAGCAATTGATCCCGCGCTTTCCTTTGGTCCGAATACCATCATAACTAATTGCTTAGCCATAGCTTCTTTAAAAGGCTGTAAAAATGTTGCTGGAACCGAATCTCTAATTACGTCAGCATTACTTTTGCTTTCTGATATTTTTATTCCCTTGCTATCAAGAGCCGCTCCAATAGCGGTAAACACTTGTTGCTCTAAAAAATCTCCAGCCTCATCAAATACCAGTTCTATGAATTGTAGGAAAAATATCTGAGGATCATACCCTAAAAGTTTGATGATTTTTATTAGATAATCAAAAGTGGATACTTGTTGATCTTTAGGTATGCTTTTAGGGACGCGAAAACTTAGGCTAAGAAGGTTTTTCATAGACCCTAACTTAGACGTTAATTCATTTTGAGACGCTGTAAGAGTTGCGTTTACAGTAGGTTGAAATGCCATTACTTATCGTCTTCTTCTGAGTCTAAATCTATTTCATCTCTATCAAGAGGAACGTCATTTATAAGGTCTTCATCATGTTCGATGTCATCACTGTTATCTACTGAAGTTTGAGATTGCTTAACTATATCAGCTAAAGCTCTTCTTTTATCGTCGCTCATAGCTGATCCTCCTGGAGTGTTAGCGTCATCGCTACCATCTTTGTATACAATAGACTTTAATTCTTTACTTATACCAAATAAAGCATCAGTTCTATTCGATGCGTGGTTAAGGAAAGAAATCGCATTCTTTCCTTGTAGGATAAAATCATCAGCATTCTGCATCTGTTCATCCTGATATCTATACCTATCTATTGACATATCTCTTTCCTCGGAAATTTTAGTGTATATCTCATTTAACATTTCGATATACACATCTTTGGATATGTTAGGTATGCTTTTCTTTTCTTCAGACATAGCTATTCAGTTGTTTATTAATAAATAGAATAGCAAAAAAACTTATTATTTGCTATCTCTAATGAAGTTCTGTTTGATGACTTTGTAAAGAACTTTAAATCGACTTAAGGAATAAGTTATATCCTTAGTTTGCAAACTTGTATATTCTTTAATAAGTTGATACAATATGTTTTTGCTATATGAATCTTTTGATAGGAAGTTCTCATGATTTTCAAATATATTGATAATAGCATGGCCAACATTTCTATCATTATCAGATAGGCTTGTTTTCTCTAATTCTCTTTTCATTTCGTCAACCACATATTTAAAAAGTTTAGAGGACTCATCTAAATGATTCTCATCTCCAAGCTCATAACTTCTCAAAGCGTTAACTTCTTCTTTGTGATTTTCGTAGTCACAATTAGACGTCTGGTGCTTGTGGTTATCTTTTTTCTCACCAATTAAGTAATGCTTTACTATGGTTCCGAAATAAGAGTAAGACTTATTGTTTTGTGAGGGTTTGAAATTAGCAAATTTAGTTAGAATAAAAGACATTGAATCTATTTGCAATGTTTTTACATCTATATCCCCTCTAAAAAGTTTGTATCTAAAAACTATGTTCTCCACAAGTTTAGATAAAGGCTTCTCTAATTTATCTCTAAAAATCTTATCTTTAACTAATTTATTTTCAGGTCGACTTGCGTCTTTGCTTAAATTTTCAAAAGTGAAAATAAAATCCAAATCTGGATCCCTACTTGTTTTAGTTGCCTCTTCGTATTCCCATCTAATTTTATTGTTTAACCAAGTTTCATCAAGCCATAAGTATTCCACTACAGCATCTTCTTCTTGCTTTGTCCAATAAACCTTTTGGGAATCCGAAAAACTAAAATCATCTTCTATGAAGTGCTTTAGTTTTTCTGAATCTTTATTATTTCCCATTATGCTCGTTATGTTTATGCACCTTCAAAGACGATATTCCTATCCTCTGGAAAAAAGTACTCTTTACGGGCAAGGTCAATGTAAAATTTAGCTTCTTGTTGTGTAATTCCACCCTTTTCCGCTGGAATCTGGGTAATGTTACTTGGTATCTTTGATGAAAGCGGGTTGTGCTCACTTTTGATTATCAAGTTAAGCTCATATCCATTTCTAGGAATTGTGTAGATCTTAATAGCATCATAGATGATTCTTAAAAAGAATTCATAAGCATTAACTAGCTTCATGCTTTCTTTCATAGGTGTATAACCTCCATTTTCTCCCTCAGGTAGATGTTCAACTAATTCACTGACTCTGAACGCGCAACCTAGTATATTGATTGCAGTCTCAGCTTTCAAAAGAATGTTGCTATCTGTAACACCAGCTTCTTCAGCAATACCTTCAACCCATGGAATTTCATTAATGATCCCTTGGAATATTGAATTTACGGTATGTCTCATAAGTGGAGCAAATACTCCCACATCTTTTTTCTCGTCAGCATATTTTTGAACATACTTAAACCAGTGAAGCGCAAAAACATCTTCTTGCTCCATTATTGAAAAAAATTCGTATTCATTATCAAGAGCGTAAGAAAATAACTCATTGAAGAGTTCTGCAAAATACTTAGATTTAGTGTCGACTAACTTGTAGTTAATAGATTCACCACTTTCTATACTATCCTCTTTTTCTTCTCTTGCTCCTGAAGCGTTAGTTTTAACATAGGTAGCCTTTGGGTCTTTAAGAGTATTTTCAACTTGCTTAAGTTCATCCTTACCTAAACCGCTATGAAAAACGATTAAGTCTGGCTGGACACCTTTTTGTTTAGTAACGCTGTATATTGTGTTGTTGAACTGCTTATCATTTTGAATAGCCTGTTCGTCAATGTATAATCCTACAAGGATATTACTTTGCTTGAAGTCCTTTAATTTCATTTATTCTTTCAGTTTTGTATTCGTTATAAAGATCTAAAATTCTTGAGTTTTCTTTCTCATCAGTATATCTACTAAGAGTTTTATCATATGCTTCCTGAAGCTCTTCTCCATCCAGCTCTCCGTTAACCCATTTGTCAACAGCGACACCTAACACTTCGGATAAGTTGAAAACATCCCCATTATTAGCCCAGAATCCGTTGTGTAATTCTTCTCCTTCAGCTTTGTTAATGTATTCTTTTCCTCCAAACGGAGTCCATCCTACTACGTGAGTTCCGCTAGCCATCGCCTCTAAAGGTAATGTTCCAAATCCAGCAATATCATCTGTGTATAATGCAATACAACAGCTTTTAAGTCTTTCAGCATACTCTTTTCGAGAAAGATCATTCAACTTCATGAATCTGAAAAATTTGTATTGTGGATACCACTCTTGAAAGTTTCTAATGACGTTGTTAATCTTCATTTCAGAATCTTGCCCTCTACCTGCTGAGTAAGCTATCATAGGGAATTTATCACTAAGATTATCTGGTGCATTAAATATTTCTCTATTAATGCTTTGTGAGTATTGCTTCACTTTTACTTGAGGCATTATTGAAGATAGATATTCTGTAATTCCGTCTGAAACAGATATAGCATCAGTGATACCAAACGTATTCCATTTTTGCCCTGGAGCTAAAGCATTAAGGATATAAATCCAACTTTGAGCCAGTACAATTCTTTTACAAGGAGCATGCATTGTTTCCTGCATGATGTTTGGGAAACCCTCAGGTATGATTAAGAAATCTTCAGTGTTAAGGTTTAGGTTTTGAGCTTCCTCAACTGTCCCATCGCTGAATCTCATAGTCCCTTCACCTAATGGGATGAAATCTACAATACTTCTTTCTTCTTTAACTCCTTTTTCATTCTCTACGGTTTCAAAAAGACTAAACTCCATCCATCTTGGATTATGTTTAAAGAAAATGATTGTTTGATCATCCGTCTTACCTTGCTGAGCAGCAGCTTGTCTAAATTGAGCTGTAGCTCTTTTATCAACTGTTGGTTGATATAATATTGTTACATTATATCCAGCCTCTTTAAGTATTAAAGCTTGTTTAAATAACACGCCCATTCCACCACTAGGTCCGTCTATGCCTGGGGAGAAGAAATATATATTAAATTTGTTCCCTTCCAAAGCTTCCAACACCTGAGCAGGTGTCTTAACAGTATTTTGACCTTCTTGTGTGGTTTCTGTTTTTTCTACAACTTCCGCCATAATCTTTGTTTAAAATTTAAGTTATTAATTAGAAAAAATATAATAACCAAGAACGAGATTATAAAGAAAAAGATAAATAAAAAGATAAATAAAAATAAAAAAGGGGAACAAATGTTCCCCTTTTTTTAATACCATACCTTGCTTGAGGTGAAATGTGGATATTAAGCCACAGTAGTGCTTTGTACTCCACGTGATCTTCTATCAGAAGTTCTGCTTCTGAACGCGTCAAGAGCTTGTTGCATGTGATAGATAGCATCAGTGTTTTCAGAACACTCAACATTCTCATTAAGGATTTCAGTTCTATCGATTAAAATCTTCAACAATTCCTCATTTGAGGTTCCATCTTGAGTCACAGCATAATCATCAGGATCAACATCTATAGTTTCAAAGAAATAGTCGGGTAATTCTAAGCCAGCCTTTTCTTCATGGAATTGCCTGTTAGTCTGCTTGTCCATGAACACAATCTCTTGATCTTTTGTTCCATGAATTGATCCTGCTACATAGACTGATCCTGGTTTTATACTTTTCATAGTTATATAATTTTTTATTGTAATTACTTTTTATCTTTAACGAAAATAATAATTAATTGTTTCATAATTAATCAACTTTCTCTACCTCTAATTTACAAAATTCTTCGATGATTTTAAAGAGTTTTCGATCTTTTTCAACGGCTCTTAAATTAGGATATGAGTGCTCTACATCATCCCATTTATTAAAGGAGTTTTCGATTTTTATAACCATTTTACCTGGCTCTACAGATTGCAATGCTTCAGGCATTACATCTATTAATATGTCGCATTTGTCCCACTTATCATAGTCTTCAGCTACGAACTCAAGAGATCTGGCTCTAACTCCATTAAGTCCTAAGAAACTATATGTTGCAGTGATCGCTTTACTTTTCAAAGTAGACAGTAAAACCACATTAAATAACCCTGTTTGCTGTCCAGCTTGTTGAAGTTTGTGGAAAGCCATTATAGCTCCTTCTACAGCAGGAGCTTGAGCGTATAACTCCATAGGTCTTTCATCAAATCTGAAATAGTCATAGGCTTTTTGAGGATCTAAATAATTAGTCTCTTTTTGCTCATAAGTATCCATTGGAACTAATAACTTATCTGGATCTGTTGAGTTTTCATCAAACACATCAATTACGTCTGGAGCCCAAAAAGGGTCCTTTATCATATTGTCGAAAGAGTAGTGATTTGTTAAGTCAGGAGACTCAATTGGCTTAGTGATAAGCTTATCTATCTTAGCTTTAATTTCAGACTGTTTTTTCAATCTAGCCTCTTCCTCTATCTCTTTTGCGGTTAACACGCCATCTTTTACTTTATCCTCAGCCTCCATTAGGCCAGGATTGAATATGAAGCTTTTTTTGTATATTTGATCAAATTGACCTAAATAATCCATTATTACTCCATCTATAGATATTCCTATTGTTTTCATTTTCGCTTATTTTAATGTTGTGAATTCTCCATTGATTATATGTATATGTTGAGCTTTCATATTCTCATGAATAAGAACGTGACTATTTAGCCAACCACTAGCTCCTTGGTTATAACCAATTCTTAAGAATGTAGTAGTACCAACAGCTAATGCTCCATCTTTCCTGCCTGGAGTGTGGTAGTGGCCAACAACAACTTTGCTGTTTAGCTTTCTAAACTGCTCAAGAGAACCTCTTGAGCCATTAGAACCCTGGTCTCCATGATACCCTAATTCCCAAGGCCCAACTTTGTATGACTCGTCTCTCCCAAGACAAAGTATATCTTCTCCAAAGTTTTTCTCAAGCACGTAAGGTATAACTCCTCTTTTTTCTCCTTGCAAAAGAACTTGTGCATACTCCATATATTCCATAGAGTTTTTCACATTTCTTTTCCAGTCAGAATTTATAATCCATCGATCGACAAAGTCATCATGATTACTACGAACTACAATCAAGTTGTATTTCTTCCAATCTTTAGCCCAGTCAACCATGTAATCGATTTCCTTCTTCAGTGAATTTCGATTCTCTACCTCTTTTTGATATTGTAATATCGGATTCTTTTCTTCATGGTGAGAAATGGATTCCCCATCAAAAATATCGTGAATAAAAGTTCTTTTAGGAGAAAGTTTTTTAAACAACTTTTGAGTTGCTTTTAAAACTTCTGGATCATGTTTCCCAAGGTGAAGGTCACCCATGATAGCTGCCTCTACTTCTTTAACTATTTCAACTTGAGCTTCCCCATCTTCATCGATGTAAAGTTTTCTATTGAAATCAATGAAACTGCCGTCATCGTCTGCTGTAACTTGCCTTACGAAGAAAGTTTCATCATCTTTAATTTCTACTATAGCAAAACCAAGAGTGTGGTGAAATTCGCCTTTCTTGCCCGATTTAGAATCTGTGTAATTTTTTAATGTACAAGCTCCAGTAGTTAACATCAATTTAGGGAAATCGCCTTTCAAAGAAGGTAATGATTCCATTTGAACTCTTGGATGACCAAGTATGCATGATTGCTGTCCTGTTAGGCCATTTAATCCAGACATTGGATTAACTGCTGTTGGAGATATCTTAACATCAGATAAGACTTGACAATATTTATGCACAGGATGTCTAGCAGCGTCTAAATAAGGTAGAACCTCATCAGCCCACCATTCATCGCTCTCGCTGTTTTGAGACCATAAAGAGGTTGGGTTTCTATATCTTCCAGCAATTACGTGAACTGCAGCATCTATATCTTTTGCGTAATGTTCTATTAAGTGAAAGAATTCGTGATGAATAGAGGTGGCGTTCTGTGCCCAAGTTACTATAAATCTCTTTTTGGAAGTATCTGTTTGTTTACCTTTCGCTTTTTTAAAGTCTTCTGGCTCATCTACATCCTTTTTTTCTTTAATACCTAGTTTAACTAGCCATTTTCTTGTTTGTCGCTCTTCTTTTCCAAAAAAATCTGATATGATCTGAATTCTCTTTCCATATTTCATCTCCTTGTCAAAGTATATCTTTTTGATTTTAGATATATCTTCTTCAGTTAACTCTTTGAACTTCATAGGTATTTAATTTACTTCTTCTAATTGCGAATTTATAGTTTTTTAAACAGAAAAACAAATTTTTCCACATTTAAGCTTTCAGATCATGCTCCATCATTAATTTGACTAGATCTTTAAATTTAGTTTTAGGTTCCCAACCCATCTTCTCCTTTGCTTTGGTAGCGTCCCCTAACAATAGATCAACTTCAGATGGTCTATAATATTTAGGGTTAATTTCGATGAGAAGTTTACCAGTTGACTTATCATAACCTTTTTCATCTACGCCCTCACCTCTCCACTCGATATCCCATCCGCAATACCTAACTGCTTCTTCTACAAATTGTCTTACTGTATGAGTTTCGTTAGTTGCCAGTACATAGTCATCAGGAGTGTCTTGTTGCAACATTCTCCACATTCCTTCACAATTACCTACTATATTAATGCAGTTTTGATCTCTAGTTATGATAGTTCCATTATTGCTATTCACACACCAAACTTTATCATTGTTATCATTATATGATTCCACATTTTGTATATACATATGTTTTTTGGATCGTGTTATAACACTAGTTATGTAAACGTTATTTACAAATTTTACGCCCGTAGTTCTATATCCTGCAAGATGAGCTATAGTTTGGAAATCAGATGCTAGTAAATTACGTTTAGAAGTGTATGTGTATGATCCCCAACATCCATCGCAATCCATTAAAGAGTCAAATACAATTTTACATTGCCTACTGCTTAAATTATAGAAATCTTTAGGCATCACATGCACATCAAATCCATCAAAATATTCAATAATTTTTTTAGAACTATCTGCTGTAAAGACCCATTCAGTTACACCATTGTTTTTATTGCATAACCTAGCTTCAAGTTTTTCATCATCTATTATTTTTTGTAATTTTTTGTGAATTTTTTCATTTTTAATAAAAGATTGAGATAAGGAAACTATAGACCCTCTCCCAGGATTTGAATTAGATAGACAACCTTCCGCCAATAAAGCCCCTATTAAATAAAGTTCGTTATCTGAGTATTTTTCATTTTCTTTTTTGTCATAATCTTGAAAATGCGGCAGCCTATAGTCATACTTTGTTCTGTACGCTTTATTTTTTAATAAATCATAAAATTCTTTAGCTGTACAAATTTTGTATTTTGACCATCCACCTTTTGATTTTTTACTTTTTTTCTGATAGTAAATCCGATGATCTGGAGTTACGTTTATACAAACTCCTCTGCCTGTTAATTTAATTTTTTCACCATTTGATTTAATTACTATTTTGCTTTTAACTGTATCTGTAGTTATGTGATTTTCTTCAGAATTAAAATTAATTATTTGATCACCTTCAGAAATTTCATCATAAAATTTCCATCCACTAGTTGTCAAAATAGGTACATCTAAATTTATACAATACTCTTTAGCATATCCCCAGTCTCTTAAGGAATCCATGTTACCGAGAGTCAAAACATCTTGCTCACCCTTCTTAATGGCCGCCAATGCTCTGGTCACTTTTCTAGTAACAAAAGTTACTCCACGTCTTTCACCTTCATGATTGAATAATATACCGTTGGAAGCATGCATATTGTATGCTTCTCTATAGTTTTTTACTATCCAAAAACCGTACACCTTAGCGACACCATAAGGTGATCGCGGGTGAAATGGAGATTCTTCAGTATAACCATTTTCAGGTCTATTGTAAGCTAAACCTCCAAACATCTCAGAGGTTGATGCTTGGTAAATCTTCGCATTAGGACAATGGATTCTAGCTGATTCCATTACGTTTAATGTTCCAATTGCATCTACTTGAGCTGTATATCCAGGTTCTTCAAAAGAAACTTTTACATGGCTCTGAGCTGATAGGTTGTAAATTTCATCGGGTTGTATTTCGGAAATTAACCTAGATATATTTAAAGCGTCAGTAACGTCTCCATAATGAAGTTTCAATTCATCGAATATGTGATCAATTCGTCCAGTTCCCCCTATATGAGAATGTCTTCTAATAACCCCGTGAACTTCATATCCTTTATCTAAAAGTAATTCAGACAAGTGAGACCCATCCATTCCAGTGATACCTATAATGAGAGCTTTCTTTTTATCTTCTTTCATTTTATTGATTGTTTTCTTGCGGTTCTACTTCAGGGTTTACAGTATGCTTATTGATTATGTTGCATACGGTTTGAATGTCCTCATCAGTCATTTTATCATTATTAGGCACGTAGAATCCGTAATCATCTATTTGCTTTGCGGTGTATAATTCTTTTCTGCCGTATTTGTCCACATAAAATGGTTGAGTACTCATAGATCCACATATCATAGGTCTAGTTTCAACGCCATTAGCGATTAGATCTGTTACTATCTCTTTTCTCTTTGCGTGCAGTACAGGGTAACAAAAATTGGAAACAAAAGCGCCTTCTGGCGGTTCAGGTTTCCATGCAGAATGATCGGATATCAATTCTTGATATTTCTGAAAATTAGCAGCTCTGATTTTAGAAACTTCATCAGCTTTTTTAATTTGCCTTCTACCTATAAATGCTTGTAAATCTGTAGCTCTTAAATTGAATCCAGGGTGGTAGAAAGTGTAAAGGCCGTTAAAATCATCCACATCCCATTTATCTCTCCACTTTTTACGATACTCTTCTGAAGCATCTCTGTCCCAACCATGAGAACGAATAGATTTCAATATTTCATAAAGCTCTTCATCATCAGTGCATACCATACCACCTTCAATAGTTGAAAGATGGTGTCCGAAATATAGTGAGAATGTTGACATGGATCCGAAAGTTCCGAGTTTATTGCCTTTGTATTCAGAACCTAGTGATTCACAAGCATCCTCTAAAAGGATAACTCCATACTTTTTACAAAGAACAATTATCTCATCCATATTTGGAGGGATACCAAGAACCGATACCAGCATAAGGGCTGAAGGGTTGTCTTTCTGGAAAATACGTTCTAAATCATTTAGGTCTACAGCGAGATTTTGACCATTACAATCGCATATAATTGGCTCAAGACCCAATTGCATTACTGGAGCAAGATCCGTAGCCCAAGCTAATGCTGGTACCACTATTTTTTTATTGTTAAGTCTTTTCGCTACGATAAGAGCGTAAAGCATAAGAAGGTTTGCTGAAGATCCAGAGTTACAAAATACGGAATACTTTGTACCTAGCCATTCAGACCACTCTTTTTCAAATTCATTTGTTTCTGGGCCTTTCGTAAGGCGAGGGTAGGTTTTAATCCAATCCGCAAGAGCATCCATATCCTCATGTGATATAGTGTCTTTTACTAAGGGTATCTTTACTTCCGTCATTTATGATTTTATTCAAAACATAAACAAATTTTTGAATATAATCAATAAAAATTATGTAGCTAAAAGCGCGTTATAACAGAAAATAAAAGATAACTCTTTGAGTCGCTTAACGCTTATCTTTATTTTCGTGTTAGCGTTCATTTTCTGCCAACGCACACAGTAAATTCATTTTCGCATCTAATTCATTCATTTTATTTGCTTCTTGGTTGTTTTCATTATGTGTTATTCCAAAAAATAACGCCTTTTTTAATAATCTTAATTCTTCTTTTGTGAACTGAATACTTACTTTCATCTTTTTAGTTTTTAAATGCCAACGCTCAAAAACGAAACGCTAACAAGGTTTAAAATTCATTGCTCGTGCCTCACACGAAATTTTACACAGGTCGTTAGAAAACATTGTAATCAACATTCTCCTATATCATATAATTCCAAATGTGGAAAGTGTTTTTCAAAGTAAGGTTCTACTTCATCGACATCTTTCACCCATAAATTAATTCTTCCTTCCTTTCCACTTTTGGTATCTGTGAAATACACCTCAAAACAACGTTTTCTAACAAAGTATAAACGTAATGTTTTCAGTTTTTCAATCAATCTTTTTATCATAATTTTAAGTTTTGTGTTTCAAATTAAGTTCAGTTAAACACTACGTTTATACTCAACCGTTGTATGCCATTAAAACGGTACGCTTTGCCATACAACATTGTATAACAAAACATAAAATTTACTTAGGGTAGTGTTCCTCTTTAATGGCTCTGCCTCCACAGCTTGTAATAAGTTTGTCGCTCCAAAAAGTGTTCATAGGTAGCCAATTCCATATAAGGTAATAAGAGCCACCTTTCCACTTCCTATACCATTTCCATTGCATTAATTCAAATCTCATAAGTCGTAAATTTTCCGTTTGTTATACTTAGCGTTGTGTCGCAATTAAAACGTGCGCACAACACGTAATATAAATAATGCTAGGGTCTGTCGTATTTAGATTTCTTAGCGTTATTCATCCAAGAATTAAAGTGCTTATTTAATGCGTCCCAATCACCTATCAATCCATATTTAACTATTTGGTATCTAAGTTCTCTACAAACTTTATCCGCACTTTCAATTCTTTTTTGTTCTCGTGTCTTTGCCATTTTTATGTTTTTAATCCGCACTATTCATATTACCATCCGTTGTGTGTAATGCTAGTAATCGCATCTAGGGCAGTGTCCGTGTGAGTTTATAGGTGTTCTACAATCGTCACATGTTTCTATTCTACCATCGTGTTCATACGAGTAGTCTTTTTTATCTTTCTGTTCTTTCAGTCGGTTGTCTTTTAATTGTTCCTTTTCAGATTCCATTAAAAATTCATCAAATACATTCATCTTTTAATTTTGTTATCAGTTAATAATCCGCACTACACACAACACGGTGTATGAATGCATTCCACTTCGTTTCACGACATCATACAGGATGCCGTTATATGCAATTAAGCATCGAGCTTATCAAAAGCCTCTTCCATACATTCATCAAATCCAGCACCACCGTTATAATATCTTAACTCATATTCAATAGTCCCGTTTTCTTTCGGTTCTGCTCTTATTATATCTTCATCAGGCTCGTATTCATTATTGTCTAATTTGTAAAGGGTCTGTGTTTTTGAATGGTAGAAAAATTCTCTATAATAGCTATCACACAAACACTCTATTACATTGTCATAATAGTCGGCTATTTCTTTGTTACGTTCTGTTAAAATACTTTTTGCGACATCAATTAATGTCTTGTCGTTTGGTTGCTCAATTTTAGTAGCAATCCCTCTGTAATGTACTGTTTCACTCATTTTTATAATCTTTAGTTGTTAATAATTAAAAGCATATAACACTAGCTATATGCAAAACTCCGTTGCTCTACGTTCAGCACATAGCCAAACCGTTAGCTATTAGAATACCTCCACTTTATTGGTGGTAACTTATGTGCCATAGATTTACTTCTCCATTCATAAAAAACTTTAGTGACTGAGTTGTCAGACCACATAACTTCAATATGACTCCCATCTATTATTGATGTAGGTGATCCATATACCCAATCATTCCAATCGCTAACAAGATGTATGACTTCACTAGAGTTTACTTCATTCAGCAACAAGTAAAGGTCATCGGTATCTACATAGGTTATTTGTTCACCGCTTTCAAGCGTTCCGTTTTGTGTAATTTCTTCTATTCTCTTTTTTAAGTCCATTGTTTTAGTGGTTATCTGTCCGTAATCTCTAGCAAAGCATACATTTAACATTGTAGGTAATAAACCCACCAAGGTTTATACTAATTTTGAAAGTCTGTGCAAGGGTTTACTAACCATACACAAAGCGTTACATTAAATAGGGTGAACCGCAAAGCCCGTTGGCTAGGATAGTTGGCTTTAGTACCAACTTGCAAGTATATTTTCAACTCGACTAGTGCAGACGTTCATTTAATCCCACCCCTATTTAATTCAACATAAAACCATGTTGCCGATGTCGGGCACATGGTAGAGTGCATATTATAATCTACTAGAAAACGTTAAACGTTGCCCTAGTTTTATTAACAGCATGTAAATAAGATTACATCCCAAAGCTATCTTTCATCAATCCCTGCACCTCTTCAATTCCTTCCATTATCTTTTTGAAAGGTTCGTCAAGATTTTCGGGCGGGTAGTGGTAAATGTGTCCGTAATCTTGCAGCCCCTCTAAAAAGTCATATATTTCACTTACCTCTTCTTTTTTTATTTCTTTTATATCCATAATTCTATAATTAAACCTCTAAGAACCTTCTTATCCAACCTCGACAATCAACTAGTCTAGCAATAGATTTAGCGTTTTGATTATCTACGGTAGCTTCATAGCTATACACTCCCCACACCCTTTTTGGCAATGGGAATTTTAAAGTATCCCATTCCGAACTACTATTGTTATCCGCTACTAATTCGTTGTTATCGGTAATAGATACGTTCATAAAATTTTTAGGCAATTCTATGTCTATAAATTTTTTCATTATATGTGTTTTATTACAATTCTAAAGACTGCCAAGATCCATAAGACCAGTATCCAACTATTTTTCTACAGCCTTCATTTGAGCATGTAAGGTCATATTCATGAATATGACCTTCGACCATTTCTATGATATCTTGATCGAAATCCTCGCATCCACATTCGCATTTGGTAGGATGACCGTTTACATCATACTCGCAGACCGATTTATTGTAGCTATGGTAGAATGACTTTCTGATCATTACGTTTCTTTTTTTAAGTCTAACATATTCCTGCTCTGAATTGTTTGAAAGATCAGGGTTTGTTTCTATTTCTTCAAATGTCATATATATATATTATTGTAAAGCATTACATCCATTCAGTTCCGCACTTATTGCATTCATATAAGCTAATCCAAACTCCTGTCTGCCTATCATCACCTAAGTAAGAGCACCTACCATCGCATTTTTTATGGTGGCACTCAAAAGTAAACATCTCGCCCATAAAACGCTTCACAACAAGGTATATGCGTAATATTTTAAACTTACTTTTTCGGCTTATCTTTATCATCTGTACTTGGTTTAGTTATTCCAAACATTGCTAACTTCTCTTCCGTTGTTATTTCTTCTAACACCTTTATAACTTCTGCGTTGTTTAATTTATCGTGCTTTTTACTGCTCATTACTTAATCGTTTAAAATCCTACTCATATACTTAACATTAAAACCCACAAGCGCTGCTCCAGTTGCTAAACCAGTCTATCTTATTATATCCCCAAGTTCCAGTAATGAGAAAGTCGAAAGGCAGCCCAATAACTAGCACGGTCCACGCTAAAGGTATAAACAAAGCAGATATCCTAATCCATATACTGTCAACCTTCTTCCTACGTTCATAGAATTTAAAAGGAGCCCATCTTACCATCTCATCATTTCTAATGCGCTCTTTTTGGTATGCGGTTAGTTCAGCTATATTATCCTCAAGCCATTTGTTAACTTTATGATCAGATACTTGTTTTAGATTTATAAGCTTCATATAGATATATTAAAGTTATTATTCAGAGTCAAAAGGTAAAGGTATCATTTTTGAGTTTAAAATGCAATACCTGTCAAACTATAGCAGGATCATCTTTATGAATATCTAAACTTTATTGCAATGCTTGATAAACCTTTTTTATACCTTCTTCAAGTGAGGTAAACTGAAAGTCGGGGAAGGTTTTTTTAAACCTTTCAGTTGATGCATCTTTTCTATATTGACCATCTGGCTTAGATGGGTCAAATTCTATCTTTAGATGCTCAGCCCCGCAAGCTTTAAGAGCTATTTCAGCCATATCCTTAATTGAGTAATTCCAAGGGACTGCAACATTCATATTTAAATTATAATCATTTTCGACACAATCTATGATAATTTTAGCTAAATCTCCAGCATGCATAAATTGACGCAATGGAGACCCAGTTCCGAACAGTTGAATATTATCATCTCCATTTTTTACTGCAGTATCAATCTTTTTGATTAAAGCTGTAATAAAGTGAGCTTTTTGTTCGTGATCAAAATTATCATGCTCCCCATAAAGATTGCATGGAGCAATCCATTGAAAATTGGTTCCAAACTCTTTATTGTACGCCTCCATTTGAACTGCCATGCATCGCTTGGCGTATCCGTATGAGAAATTTGTTATAGCTGGAGGTCCATCATGAAGCACTTCCTCTTTCATAGGATATTGATCTTCATTTAGATTATCAGGATATATACATGTACTAAGCATGCCTATTACTTTTTCGACTCCGAAATCTTCAGCCCACTTTAACACATTAGCATCCATCTTTATGTTATTGTTAAGGTATTTAACTGGATGTTTAGAATTATCCATAATACCTCCAACTTGAGCCGCTAGATGAACTACAACTTTTGGTTGGTAAAATTTAAACATTGTTCTAACCGATTGCTCGTTTGTGAGATCAAAGTCTTTAGATGAAATATAAATTACGTGATCATTATCCCATATTTCTCGTAAATGTTTTCCAAGTAACCCAGAGCCTCCAGTTACTATTATTGTATTAGTCGGTCTTTTACTTTTCATAAATTGTATTTTTTCTTAATATTAGATATAGAGAAGTCCATCTCATATGCATGTAAATAACTGCTTAATTGAACTGTTACCCTTAACATATTTCTTGGTATGTCTTGAGGCATCCAAATAGACTCATCATATACTACACCAAAATCATGGACATTAATAGTCTTAAAAAATTTGCTACACCTTATATTAAAGTTATGCAATTCCATTGGGCCAAATGTCGACTCTATATTTAATTCAATCATTTGAGCTATAAAAACGCTGCACTTCTCCCTTATGTAATTAATTGTGGCAGATTCTTCAGCTTGCCTGAGAGTTTGATTAAGAGACGTTTTATATCCACTATTATTTACGTAGAAGAGTTTTCTCATAAATTTCACAATCTTTTTTATAAATACGTTTAATTCTATTTATTAAATGATTATCTAGATAATCATTTACTACCTTTATCGTTTAACATTTTCCTCATTTTAGGTCCTTCAAAATTCAAAAGTGATTCAGATTAATATCACTACCTAAATCATTATATTTTCTCCCATTTTTCTGGATAAATATCCTTTGTATCTAAATGAGAGTTCATTGGCCCAAACCATTTCTTTGGAGCCACTACTATTTTTTTAGGATTATCATTTAACCAGGCAGCCCACCATGAAAAAGTGCTATTTGAAATAATGTTATGATCACACATTGACATTAAATACAAATCTTCTACATCGGAATATCCTTCTACGAAATGAATTCTTTCCCCCATATCTGGGAAAGAATTTTTACACCACTCTATATCATCAGAAAAAACAAATATGCTACAATCTTTTGGCATCTTATTTAAAGCTTTCATAAAGTAAGGCATGCTCTGAACTGGGTGTATATCTTGCAGTTTTACATAGTCACCTCTGCGGACATGTATAGAACATGATTCCACACTATCCATACTAGGGAATCTTTTGTTTATAGATTCTTTTATGTGATCAGGGCAGGAAAAGAGATCTTTAATCTCTTTTTCGTATTCCTTAAAGTATTTTTCAGATTGAAAATATCCAGTTAAAGCTACTCCATTTGCAACAAAAGGCAATTCTGTAAATTGAAATCCTTGTTCACCAATTGTGGTCTGAGTTGCTACCGTATCTTTCTTCTCTATCGATCGAAGTATGTTGTCAAAATAACATTCTATTCCCCTGTGAACTTTTATGGATAAATTAGTGTTAAAAACTGGCTTTTTGCCATGCTTTAGAGCATAAGAGTATGCTGCAGCTATTTGAAATAAATAGTTGCCAAGGCCTCCAGCAAGTTGAGATGTGACAATATTTTTATACATTTTCAATATATTTTAAAGTTTCAAACTTCCCCTTTTTCTAGAATGGTGAAAAAATAGTTTCCTATGACCCTCATTATAAAATCTCTTTTAATTTATCTGCAACCCTATCACTTAAGTTAATAAACTCTTTGGATTTTTCGTAATTTCTTTCAATAAAAGAAAGTTTTTCTTGATATAATTCTGGGGTTAATTTATTTACTTGCTCAATAAGATCGTCAACATTATTAACTATTATCATCCCGTCAGTATTGAACCAGTTACCTATATTAGGGCATCCCCAGTAAATAGGTAATGTCTTCGTTTGTAATGTGTCTATTAACTTTTCTGTAAACCAATTGTCTTTCTTACAGTTTTCAATAACAATATGAAACATGCTATCAAACAATGGGGTTTTTTCCCCTTCCAATACTGGGTTTTCTCCAAATGCTGGCATCCTTAAGTGGTGAGGATCATTACCGCTAATAAAGAACTTTTTAGGAGTAGTTATAGCATCTTGTCTAATCCATAAATTATGTCTTAATAGATGACCTTCAGCCATTTTCTTAAAACCTACGATTGTTGAAACTGAGAACTCTTTTTCTGGGAACTCATATCCTTGAATCCAACAACCTCCAAATTCAAACAGTACAGCATTTTTACATCTGTCTAACACTGTTGATTCATGGGTTAATACGTAATCAAATTTGCTGCTTTCTAAAATAGCTTTTTGAGCTAATCCTGAAATTTCATTTGGCTCACATAAATACAAAATCTTAACACCGTCAACTTGAGTGTTCGCTCCAGATAAATCATCAACAAAAAGATATATTTGTTTTTCATGTTGTAGATTAACTTTCATGCCCCAATTACTTTTTACTATTATGTCTTTCATTATGCTAATTTTAGTACCTCCCTTCTTATTAAGTAATTAACTTTTTTTGGAGATAGATGTATATCATCTAGGTAAAAATCTTTTCTATCTTTGACATAGTCAAAAATGCTAATGAATTTATATCCTTTTTTTGAAGATATACTTTTTAATTTTTCATTAAAATATTCTTTATATGAATTTCTTTCTTCCTTAGTCCCTTTAGGGCAGTCAAAGGCTTCCTGGTGAGATTCATAGTAGTACCAGTGAGGTTTATCCTCTATGCATGGGGTTATTGAGCATAAATATACATTGTCACCTTTAAAGTTTTGAATTATATCTATATAGTTATCTATAATTTCGTCTATCACTTCTCTATATTTCCTGTTGGTATTTTCCATTACCTTTTTCACTTGCGCTCTGCAGTCTATTTCCCCAAAACAAATAAGTAAAGACTCTTTATCGCTAATAGATTCTATATAGTTTTTAACATCGCTTTTTTGATTTACATTAAAAGCAGTGTACGGGCCAGCTCTATAAGTTTTAAACATATTATTGATAGACGGCACTTTCATATCAGTCAATTTTTCTGTGTTAGCAAAATTGCTAACATGACTATCTCCTACACAATTAATCAATTCAACCTTTTTATTAGACCATCCTTCAAAGATCATTTCAAAATTAAAAGGCATGTCATAATATTTAGATAACTCCTTTTGAATTAGCCTTCTTCTCTCTTCGTAATTGTCTACAAACTTATGAAATTGTATTAAAAAATTGTTAAAAATGTTTAGTTCAGGCAGTTTTACCAAGTGCTCTAAGAGTCTATATTCTTCCCCTTCTATGTTGATCTTAGCAAGATCAACATGGTAAACCCCCTCTTCCTTCATGAATTCAACAATGCTTTTAAGCTGTATAGTTTCTGAGGCGCCATTTGTCTTAAATACAGAAGAGGCGTCTCCAGATACAGAAATTTCCAAAGATGTTGTGGAGTCAGATAATCCAAAATGAAATACTTTAACATTTTTTTTATCGGCGTATCTTTTTTTGATTTTTTCATAAAACTGCTTTACAGGCTCAAACACATAAATCGTTGGTGCAGTATATTCATCTAACGCTATTTGGGTCCAGTCTCCATTAAATCCTCCTATATCAAAAATAATAGGGTTATCAGGCAATTCAAATTTCATTACATCTTTCCAGGTGGGTGTCATATTATTTATATTTTTTTATTAAATCTGATTTATAGTCAATCACTTTTTTTTTACTATCAGTATCCATTCTTTGGAAGTATTGATGTATAGCTTGCATGTCTTGCAGTTTAGGATTGCTATAATATGTAGGGGGGTGAAACATATGGTATATTTCTATGTCTGGCTCATTTGCTGTTTCCATCTTAGAAATAGTATTAACTTTCTCCCAAAAGAATGCGTCTTCTGGGGAATTGGCTTGAAATAATTCTGGATCATAACCTCCAACTTCAAAAAACAATTCCCTATCAATCATGATGGATCCCCCTGGAGCTCCTATCATTATTTGACCTCCCATCCTAGGGTAATCAACCTCTGGCATATCTATACTTAGGTTGTCAATGTCGAAATTTCCATCTATAATTTTTGAAGTCAATTCTGAATTACAATATAGGACCCTTCTCCCTGTAAAGCATTGTATTGCTTTACATTTCTTAACTGATACATTCTCTTCTAGTTTTACAAAAAAATCAGATTGCATTAAACAATCTATATCATGCATTAAAATATACTTTGCTCTATTACTAAAGAATACCCCTATATTGAATGCTAGGCATTTATTAAACAGGTCTCCAGGCTTGCTGGGGATCCATAAATAATTTATTTTATTATTCTTACAAAATTGTGAATGCTCAGGTATATCAGAAAATTCAACTATTGTATATGTTATGTTTAAACCGCTACTTTCCCTAGCTGCCACAAAGCTGTTGTACATAGGTAGAGCAAACTCCCTTCTACCTTTCACTGGAATTATAACATTGATGTCATAAATTTCATCAGGGTTTTGAATGATTATTATACTGTCTTTTTTTACAGAATCATAATCGAAGATGTTATCATTGATTTCATCTATCATATTTTTCGGGTTATTTACCATAATTATACTACCATTCCTCCATTTGCTATATCAAACCTATTAGCGTAATTGTGAAAAGGGAAAAGTGTGTTTAATTTTAAATCCCCTTCTAATTTTAGAATCTTTTTTTCTATAAACTTTTGATTGTATATAGGGGTTGATTCTGAATTATTTATTTCCATACCTTCAAGAAGGTCGATTTTAATTTTTATATGAGCAATTTTCCTGATCCATAATATTGAATCCCTTTTTAATCTCATCTTACCTCCAGTATTAAATAGATCGTTGCCTATACTATCTCTCTGGGAATTAAAAGCGTCTATAGCTTCATTAAATCTTTTCTCATACCACGCATTTGTTTGATGAATAAAAGGTAGGTGAATAAATTTTTCAATGAATTCACCTACCTCACTTTCAAGGTCTAAGTTAGGATGCGGTAGCGGGCATTGAGATATGTAGAATATCTTTTTCACTATTTATAGCTTTCAATCTTTTTAAAGGCTGTCTTTTTAAGTATTTCTTGATGTATTTGCCATTGCATGCCCTGTCTAACTCTATCATCAGAAATTGGATTATCTCTATTGTATATGTACAAAGGTTTATCGTTATACTTCGTCTTGTCATATCCAGCCATTTCCATAATAGGATACATAATAGCTACATCGTAAGTGCATCGATAGAATTTACCATCTTTATCTTTCATGCAAGAAAAATTTTCATCTTGTTCCTGAATCTTCTGATACAGTCCAGCTCTGTAGGTTCTTATATGAGAAATGTAAAAAGAGTGCTCTCTCATATTTTCAAATACCTCTTTTGGCATAGGCCTAGCTATACCTCTCATCCCGTTAGTCCAAGAGGCTTGTCCGTAAGAAATCCAGCAATCATTTTCATTGTAAAAATCATTAAGGTAATTTAAAACTTTGTTTGAACTTAACCAGTCATCACCATCAACTAATACAATAATATCATCTGGATCGCAATGATTCATGGTGGCGTTATGGATATTTTCCAGCGCGGTAAGATTTTCTTCATTACGAATGCAAACTGCTCTACTATCTTCATGTGGCAACTTGTCCCATGAGTCATCTGTAGACGCATCATCTATGAAAATAACTTTAAAGTCATCATACTTTTGAGTCATGACGCTTCTAACACAAATATCTAAAAACTCCCCTGGGTTATAGAAAGGGGTGATAATAACAAATCTATTTTTTATATTTCCATCCATAGTTTCCTGCTTTTTTTCTTTTGTTTTTTAACACTTTAACGATTGAACTTGAGTCTATACCCAATATGTTTGAAGCCTCTGTTATAGAGCTCCAATGCTTTATAAAGTTCCCTAATTTATCAAATTGATCCACTGGTATAGAGTTGGATTCAGAAAGTTTTCTAACCATTTCTGGTCTTAATTTTCTACCTTTCCAATACCTGGAGTTGTTACAGCTTATTTTTTCTTTAGAAATTTTTGTGTGCTTCTTATTATAAAAAGGGTTTTTCACACCCTTCTTACAAAGACTCATTTTCTCTTTTTGTTGTGTAGTCATATAAAGAGGGCCACCTCCTCCAATATTTGAATTTAGGGTTGTAAACCCCCAGGATTTAAAGTTACATATCCAAAACCCTTCCCAAAATTTAGACTCTTTTTTATATACAACATCTAGTGTGTTAATAAAAATTTCATGACCTTGGCTAATTTCTTGCTCCAACCATTGTTTGAAACATGTTCCAGTATTATTTCTAATATGTTCAGAAAGTCTAATTTTTAAACTCCTAGAAGTTACTCCTATGTATATACATGAATTTTGATTAGAGCTTGTTATTGAATATATGTTTATAGTTGGCTTTTTCATATCACAACAGCTTTTATTTTATTGTTAAACAAATCGCTCCATTAAATAGTGGTAAAAACCAAATAAAAAAGGTGTGATAATTTTAATTGAATTTTCCATTAACCAGACTATTTAATATTGACAGTAACTAAAATTTAAACATTTTACACCTTTTAATCAAATTATAATCGTGGAATTTATAAATTTTCGTTCTATTTATTAAAAAAAACATAACCGATCATGGCAAAAGGACTTTCAAAAGAATCTCTTAAGAAAATAATTATCGAAACTGCTATTCTTAATAAGAAGAAAGAAGAGCTTTGGGGTAAGGCTGTTGAAATAGCTAAGGAATTGACTACTATTGAGGAAGCTCATAGAGGAATGGTTAGCTCTCATGGCTTTGCGGCTCCTGGAGATACTGCAGCTAAAACTAAAACTGGATTTGAGAACGAATTCTACGCTGGTAGATTATCTAGCTTAGGAGCTGAGATACAAGCGGCTCACGAAGAAACTATAGCTCAAGAAAAAGCTACAGAGCAAGTGAATGAAGATCTTGTAGATACTGTTTCTGAACTTAAAAAACAAATCGAGGATATGAAAAAAGAGCAAAAAGCTATTAAAGAATCGATTAAAAAATAATCGAATTTTTATTTTTGTATCTAATTTAAGAACTCAAAAACCATTACAATGGCAAACAAAAACGAAATTACTAAAGGCGCACTTTACGAAATGGTAAAGAAAGAGCTTGTTAACTTCGCGAAGAAAAAAACGCTTCAAGAAGAAAAGGCAAAGCTTCAAGCTGAACTAAATCAATTAAATGAAGTGATGGCTGGATCCGAAATGGATAAAAACCAGGATTATCACGCGGGCCAAAAGGAGCCTGTTTTTGATGTTAAAGGAACGCATTTAACTGAGGAAGGTGAAGGTGATATTTCTTCTCCAGACCAAGTTAAGAGTGATGGAGACTTAGATAAGTATATTCAAAACTTAGTCGCTAAAGGCGGTGGTGAACAATCTGTTTCGGAAGGTGATGGGGAAGAAATTTCTGCACCAGGAGATGTTCAAGGTAAAGGAGACTTAGATAGTTATATTCAAAATCTAATCGCTAAAGGCGGTGGTTCTGCTGATAAAATTGCAAATTCAATCGATTCTAACCAAGAGGTTGCTGAAGTAAGCGGTTTGGGAGAGGCTGAAATTAACGAAGGTCTTGAGAACGCAATTCAATGGGAGGGCGACATAGCAAAGCTATATGATCTTCCAATAGCTAAAATGGAGAATGGTGAAATAGTATTTACTGATCCAGATGGTGAAAAAGCTCTATCTAAACACGTTGGTGTTCTTAAAGCTAAATATGACGCTGCTCAAGGTGGAGACACTAGCATGGTTGCTGAAGATGAAGAAATAGTTGATGGTGAGATTGAGGAATTTAGCTCGGAATCTATTGAAGAGCCAGGGAGCGAAATGCTACCAGAGTGGTTAAAAGAAGAGTTAGATGAAATGGAAGATGATTCCTTTTCAATTGATGATTCTGAAGAAGTTTTTGAAATCGAAGACATGGGAATGTATGAGATGGAAGAAGTTTCTGGAGAAGAGGTTATAGAGGAAGAGGATGTGGAGGAAGAGGTTGATCTTGAAAAGATTCAAGAAAGCGTAGCTTCTAAAATGACATCTAAAGAGTCTAAAGAAATAATAGATACTGTAAAAGAAAAATTAAATGAGGGTAAAGATGAAGGTGCGTCTTTACTTTCTGAATCATTTAGAGCTAGAATGCAACGTTTAGCTGGAATGTAAATTTAAAGTAATAAGTAACAAAAAAAAGGATAGTCAATGACTATCCTTTTTTGTTTTAAAAGAGTTTTTCTTAAAGAAGGCCTTTGTGACTTTCTTCTTTTAATAAAGATCTTCCATCATCAGTTAAAGGCGTGCTAGGAGTCTTTCTCTCCATTAACCCATCCTGAGCTACATTGATCTTTTTTTGTTCTTGAACTTTATTTAATGGTTTTCCGTTTTTGTCTAAACCATTAGGGTCAAGTAAATTGTCTGTTAAAAAATTGTCCATAATCGATTATTTAAATTGTACTTAAGTAATTATAAATAGAGGTAAAAAGTATGTTATTTGTTTTTATACCTTTTCATAACCTCTATAAGTATGCTGTTTCTAACTATATCCTTCTCCTCGAACTCGTGAGTGGTAACGCCTTGTAATCCCTGAAACCTTTCAAAAGCATCTTGTAATCCAGACTTTTCATTACCTTTAAGTTTGAGATCTGTCTGATCAGCGTCTCCCATAACAATCATTTTAGAATTTTCTCCTAATCTTGATATGAATAATTTTAGCCCTTTAATTGTAGTATTTTGAGCTTCATCTAAGATCATTATAGCATCATCATACGTGTTACCTCTCATGAAATTAAGCGGTTCTTCTTGTATTATTTTGTTTGTAATCATCCATTGAGTAGGGGATGAACCTATTAATTTCTCCATGTTTGAATAATATGAAGACATGTATGGAGCTATCTTTTCAGACATATCTCCTGGAAGAAACCCCATAGACTCATCAGCTTCCACAATAGGTTTTGTAAAGATTAGTCGAGTGATTTTTTCATTATTTTTCATAGCATCCATAGCCGCTTTAAGTGCGATTAAAGTTTTACCAACACCAGCTGGTCCAGAGACGAACGTTATATTGTTATTTTTTATTTTCTGTATAAGCTTTTCTTGGGAGGGATTCTTGGCTTTTATTCCAGGTTTATAATTAATTTCCTTAATACGTTTATGAGTTTTTTCCTTTAACTCTTGAGACATTTGATATAAATCAAACTCTTCTTTTTGTTCTCTCGATAGGTTTTTACCTTTAGCCATACGTTTTTTGTTAATAAATAGGTTTCATTTATACCTTTTAAATAACCTAAACAAAAAAATCACAAAAATCTAGATATTTATATCAAAAAAGATCTTAAAGATGAAAAATCTATCCAAAGAACAACTAGCTACTGAGATAGCCTCACAAATAAAAGAAATGGGAATGAACACTGTTTTCAACGAAGAATTCATTGATCAGGTTCGAAAAACAGTATCTGAAAAAATTAACACTCCTGTTTTAGAAGAGGAAGTGGACACTGAAGAAAGCGCTGCTGTACAAGAGGATGTGGAGGACGGTGGGGTAGTTGACTCTCTACCTGGAGGGGGAGAAGATCCTAATAATACTGATTTCTCAACTGAAGCTAACGTGGAAGGATACACGCCTCAAATGCCTTCTTTTCTAGATAAAATAGAGCCAGATCAATTTGTAGTATTTGATATGAACGAGTTAAGTGAAGGTGGGGTAAATCTTTCAAACAAACAATTCAGAACTTTTGATAATCCTGATATTAGGAGATCAATACATCAATGCTGGATTGAGGAGGGTAAAAGGAAAGCGAAAGTATATGTTGCTAAATTCGAAGAGATTGGAGATATATCCTTTGACCCGTTAGCTGGAACTTCTAAATTCGAGGAAAAGAGAATTAATAATATTTCAATCCCTGGAGAGAAGCAGAATCCATACGCAGACGGATCAGCTAACTTGCAGGTTACTGGAAGTAATTCAGCTGGACCTATTACTATGGATCTAAGTTCCATTAATATAGAAGGTATGATGAAGAAGTATATTGAAGACGCTTTGAGAGCTCAGTTAAATACTAGCTTTCAAATGCAGGCTCCAGAAACTGAAACTCCAACTCCAGAAATGCCTATGCAAGAGTCTCCTAAAAAAACAGAAGAGAATTTAATTATTGCAGATAACGCGCAAGATGCTATGGGGAGAAATAGTGTAAAAACTGAAATATCTGAAGCTGAGGAGAATGAGATTAAAATGGTAGAACTTGCTATGAATGAGAGGGCTTATAGAAAAGTCGATGCTCCAAAAGGGTTAGTAGAGTCATTGTCTGACCCTAAAAATGTAGATAGTTTATTAGTCTCTAAAGGTAAAGAAGTACAAGAATTAAAGTTTGAAGGCGTGTCTTACTTTTATCCTGTAAATATAATTTCTTCTAACAAATGCTATGTAAAGCGATAATCGCTTTACATATGATAAAGAATGTGTTAAATTCAAAGAAAAGACATTATGAAAGCACAACCTAAATTTTGGAAAGTAATCAACAACACTGGTAACTCTGGGGCTCCAAGCTCTCAAAAAGTTAAAGTAGTTGTTAAAATAAACAGTAACGCAAGTAAAGCTGTTATTATAGAGCCTGGAAATTTTGTAATAGGAATGGCTCAAATAACTACATCATTAGATGCTCAAAACCGAAGAAGGTTTGTGACTATAGATGAAGAGTTTGATAATTCCGTATTAGATTTACCACTCGGAGAACAATATGAAATTGGGCATATAGATAAAGTCCAAAGTAATACTGATGAATACATGAAATAAAAAAAGGATCTCCAAACGAGATCCTTTTTTTTATCTTCTAGATGTCCCTTTAACTGCTGAAAAACCAATCAATCCACTGCCTAGCATAAAGCCAAAATCATACATCCCGCCAGAATTATTCATAGCATAAATGCTTATATCGTCATAGAATAAACTTCCTATGAAAGAGAAAATGACGATAGACCCATGCCATAATCCTGAGAAAAATCCATAAGGTTCATCAATTGCGCATTAATCAATATTAATTGAATCAGCGCACCCAGTCAAGAATATTGCAATAACAAACATTGTCACCATTAAATATAATGGCTCACTTTTTAGTTGTTTCATATAATTTATTTATATATAAGAAACAAATATACAAACTTTTTCCTTGCCAAGCTTTATAATCTAAGAAAGTATGATTAAGTTTTCCTAAAAACCTAATTATGGGCAAGATAAAACTTTTGATGCTTCCTTCTGACACAATGGGTGTTGGTCACTTTCGTAACATATGGCCAGCTCAGGCTATCAACAGAAACCATCAAGATGAGATAGAAGTGGAGATAAATACAACTCCAGACTTTAATGATTTAGAATATTTCAAAAAATTTGATATAGTTCATTTTCATAGGCAACTTGGGGATATAAACACATCTCCAAAACAAATTCAAATGCTTAAAAGTTTGGGTTTAACTGTGATTATGGATATTGATGATTACTGGGAACCTTTTGGAGCTCACCCTCTCTATTACATAATAAAACAAGAAAAGATAGGTGATAAAATTAGATCGCTATTACCTTTAGTTGATCACGTTACTACTACCACTAGTATATTTAGAAATGAAATATTGAAATATAATCCTAATGTTTCCGTGTTGCCAAACTCTGTATATCCAGAGCATAAAATGTGGAGCGGTACCGATCAAAGATCTGAGGATAATGACAAAGTTAGAATTGCTTGGATTGGAGGATCTTCTCACCATGCTGATTTGAAATTGCTAGAAACTTCTATGGGCATATTACACTCAAGTGCTGAGCTTAAAGATAAATATCAAATGGTGCTTTGCGGATTTGATACTAGGGGTAATATTACGGAAGTAAGTCCAGATGGGCGTCAGAAAACTAGGCCGATAACTCCAAATGAGAGTGTTTGGAAAAGGTTTGAAGAAATAGTTACTTCAGATTACAAGGTAAATGGAGACAATCCAGATTACACTGATTATTTAAATAGAATCGTTAAAGATCCATATAAGACCGCTAACGAGCAAAATTATGTAAGAAGATGGACTTTGCCATTAACTCAGTACGGGAAGCATTATGACTACTGTGATGTATGTTTAGCTCCTATTTGTGATGTAGATCAAATAAGAACTCCTAAAGGTCAAATAATTAATCAACACAATATTTTTAATGAAGTTAAATCTGAATTAAAGATTATTGAAGCTGGTATAAAAAGGAAGACTCTTATTGCTCAGGATTTCGGTATCTATAAAGAGTTAATTGAAGATGGTAAAAACGGTATACTGATACCATGTAAAAAGAAGCATAACAAAGAGTGGTATAAAGCTATTAAAAAAGTTATTCTCGACAAGGATTACAGAGAGGAATTAGCTGATAACCTTCACCAGTTTGTTATCGAGAAATACAACATAAAGAAAGTTACTGAAGAAAGAGTGGATTTCTACAAAAGCATTATGACTGATAAAAAGGAAATTATTAAAGCGTAATTTCTCTTTTTTCATCTATTTATAGGAAAACATTGTAATGAAAGAAATATCTCTAAACTTTGGCGCTATAAAAGAATCTGTTCTTAGATATTCTGCTAACCAATTCTTAAATGAAGACAAGGAAACCGTTAGTGGGTTTGCGGAAGAAATACAGAATAACGAAATTCTTAAAAAACAATATCTAATATATAAGATTTTTGAAAACGCAAAACCTTTCACTAAAGATCATCTTGCTGAAAGATTCATAAATCAAAGCTTTAGATTGTTTGAAGGATTGGATTGGAAAGACATTCTAAAAACTAATGAATACGTAAGGGTTAAGTTCTTAGGTGAGAGCCATGTAAGCTCCACCTCAGGTAAAGATGAACTTTTTAACTCTATAAACACTTTGATCGAGTCTAGGTGTCATGCTATAAACCCTACTGAAGATCAAGAGGCTTATGAGGTTGTTTTAAATTATATCATGAGACCTGCTCTTGAAGAAGTTATTGAACCTGAACAGGTTAATGAATCAACAGAAAATCCTAAAATTGGATCTTGGAAATTCGTAACTAGTTTAGCTGTTAATAATTTTAATAAAAGATATGAGCATCTTAATGAGGGGGATAGATCTTTATTAAAAGTCTTACTTTCTCCAAGTAATCATAAAACAAATTATTTGGAAGATCTAAAATTAGAAAACATAGCTCTTATAGAAAAACTTATTGAAAGTGGCTCTGAAGAATTAGAGGTAGCTGCTCTAGGAAACTTTAGACAGAAACTTGATAAGATTGATTCCCAGGATATCGCTCAAATAGATGAGGCTATTATTTCTTGCTTCGAACTAAAAGAGATATTATCTAAATAAAATTTTGCAAAGATATATACTTAAAATGAGAGATGCAAAACATCTCTCATTTTTTTTGCTTAATTTATAATTTTTGTTTAAGTTATAAATAAATAAATAAGCAATGTTAGTAAAAGCTAGAGAAATAAAGTTAAAGCCTGAAGAATTTGATAATCAGTCAGTTAGTATTAAAATAGGTACAGCTGAAAATAGGGACAAACCAGAAACAATATATGTGGAGATATCTTTTTGGATCAAAAACAAAAAACACGATATTTCTTCTAAAGAACTAAGAAAGGCTTTACATAAACAATTGAGCGAAATAAACACTCAAGACCTTGATCCTGTTTTAAGAGATAATGAATTCTTTCCGAAATTTAAAGATAATTTATACATATTAAATATTCCTGAAAACATTGACTACAATGGAAAAAAGAATTTTGTTTCTATTGATGTTACATTGCACACTATTAATTTAGATGGTAAATCTTTCTTCCCTTTAAGTAATAAAAAGAATACAACTTTATATGATGAGGCTTTAAAAATAGCTCAAATAATATGCAAATCACCTCACTTGAATGAAAACCCTATTTTTGATGTGTCTCGGAAAAAATAACTTTGTAGCACATATTTTTTAACAGTTCCTAGCAATTGTCTATATAAATCCATGCAAATGGATTTATTTTTTTGTTTTAATTCTAAAATACGTGAATTAGAAAAAAAACCAATATTTATAGACATGAGCACAAAATCGGAAAAATACATCATCTCGGAATATTTCGAGTTCAAAGCTGATCCGCAACTTATTAAAGAAGCGATTGAGCAGGGCGGGCTTATTACTTTAGTTGGAATTTTACAAAAAGCCGACACACTAAATAGGAACGGTAGAATTTATCCATACGACATACTTAAGCGTCAAGCTGAAACTTATATGCAGGAATGTGTAGAAAAAGGCGTTGCTTACGGAGAGTTAGATCATCCAGATTCAGCTGTAGTTAGTTTAGCTAACGTATCACATTTGGTAACAGATATGTGGTGGCAAGAGAAGACTCTTTATGGCAAAGTAGTAGTTGATCCAGAAGATGATGCAGGTAAAAAATTAAAATCACTTTTAAAGATGGGAGGAACTTTAGGTATCTCATCAAGAGGGGTGGGTTCTGTAACTTCAAAAGGTGGAAATGATGTTGTTCAAGAAGATTTTGAATTAATTGCATTTGACTTTGTTTCATCACCTTCAACACCTGGAGCATACATGTTCAAGGAAGGGGTGGATGCTAAGCGAGGAATGGTCCCTCTTACTCCAGAGGCCGAAAAGATTTTTAAATTAGCCAAGGACGATAGTGGAAGTATCTACGAATATCACCAGAAGTTAAATAATATGTTAAACGACGATTTCTGGAAAAATATATAAAAAATGAGGTAATACTCGTTTTTTGATTTTTTCAAAATATTTATTGTAAAATAAGACAAAAAATGGCAGACAAAAAACACATCATCAAGGAAGCTATTGCAGAATACAACCAAATAACTGAATTCGCTATGAAAGAAGCTAAAGAAGATATGGCAAAAAAAGTAGATTCCAAGCTAGAGAAAATTCTCGACAAACAATTGAAAGAAAACATCTCTATCGAAAAGGATGGTGTTGATGTTGAAGTTACTGATACTACAGTAACTATTGAAAAGGGTGGCACTAAAGTTACTGTTGGGGATAGTGAAGCAGAAGTTGAATCTGGTTTCGATATGGGAGCTGAAATGGGGTCTGAAATTGAGCCTATTATGGGTGGAGAAATTGAATCAGGTTTTGAAGCTATCGGAGATGAGGAAGAAATTGAAGGTGGTGACGCCGAAGATGAAATTGAAACATTCGATTCTGAAGAAGCTGAAGCTGAAGAAATTGACGATGAAACATCTGATGAAGATGATGAAGATGAGGAAGAGCCTGAAGAGATTGAAGAAACTCTTTTTGAGATTAAAGAAATTGTAGAGGACCAAGAATTAGAAGATGAGGGGGAACCAGAAATGGCTAATCCGTTTGATATTATTCTTAGTAGACTAGATGATATTGAATCTAAACTAGAAGGTGGAACATCTGATGAAGGCGATGCTGAAGGAGAAGTTGAAATCGTTGATGACGAAGAAGTAGCTGAGCCTGGAGAAGAATTGGGTGGAGAGGAAGAAGTGATGGAAGACCCTTTAGGTGAAGAGCCTGCTGGAGACGAAACTGCAATGGAACCAGAAGCGGAGGAAGAAGCTCCAGCTATGGAAGAAGAGTTTAGCATGAACACTTTTGAAGAAAGTGATTTCATTGCTGAAGATGAGCAATTAGAAGAAACGATTGAAATTGTTGATGAAGATGATTTCGAATCTGTTGAAGGAGAAGAGGGTATGGAAGAAATGCATGGAGTTTCTCATTCTGTATCTACTAAAGGTCAAAGCTCTAAATTTGGCGGGGAGAACAACCCAAAATCACAAAGTAAAAGAATAAACAAAGAACATAAAGAGTTCTCGGAACTGACGGCTCAACAAGACTCTAACATAGAGGAGCTGAACGAGGAAAACGATAGTTTAAAAACTGAGATCGAGGAATATAAAAATTCATTCATCGAACTTAGAACACAGTTTCACGAAATGAACACTCTTAATGCAAAGTTGGCTTTAGCTAACAAGATTCTTACGAACGGAGGCTTAACTAACAGTGAGAAAGTCGCTATCAACGAAGCATTTGCTGAAGCATCTAATGCAGAAGCAGCTAAGAAGGTATATGACAAGATCATCAAAGAGCACAGTATTTCTATTAAGAAATCTGGACTTGATAAAGTGAGAAGTTCAAGTATCAAAGCTGGACAACCAACTGAAAAGTCAGAAACTGAAACTCTTTACGAAAGTGATGAGTCAAGAAGATGGCAAAATTTAGCGGGAATTAAACCACTAAATGGTTAAAAACTGGAAAAACAGTTTTTCCAGACTATTTAAGATTAAGCATTTAAAATTAAACTATTAAAAAATGGCAAGCGAATTATTAACAAGCGGCAAAGTTGGTTTAACCAACATTAAAAGCCTTGCAGAGCAAAGAAAGTCTATCGTGGCTTCTTGGGATAACTCTGGTCTTTTAAAAGGACTTCAAGGAATGGAGAAAGCGAACATCGCTCAACTTCTAGAAAATCAAGCATCTCACATGTTACAAGAGGTTACTCTTGATACATCTGCAGGTCGTTTTGATACTGTAGCTTTTCCAATCGTGAGAAGAGTATTCTCAAGATTATTAGCTAACGAGTTAGTTTCTGTACAACCTTTAGCACTTCCTTCTGGATTGTTATTTTATCTTGATGCGAGAGTATCTTGGAATGGTGCTGATAACACTCAAAAAAATCAATTAACTAGACAACAAGAATTGGCTAGAGTACAGAGAGTTGCACCTGCAAACACTGCTACTGAAAAGCCTGGTCCTACATTTGCAAGCACATCTGCATATGAAAGATTTTATAACAACAAGGGTTTTGATCTTTCTTTCGGGACAGGAGAAACTGTAGTTGGTACTGCAGCAGCGCTTAACGCTTCTGGATGGACAAATGGTATTTTATCTACTACTTTCGATTTAGGTCAAGGTTTTGATATCTCTAAGCAACAGTCTTCTGCTACTTTAAGATTCTCTGCTGGAACTGACATCTACTACTCTTCAGGTTCTCAGAACTTATTAGTTGTAGCAGCTGGTCAAGGTGTACCTTATTACCACCAAATCCAAGATTATACTCAAGATATGTTTAGCTCTCAGTTCGCTGATGTTATTCTTGACTTGAGACCTGCTGGAGTTGATTCTTCAAGCTTTAGTTCTGCAAATATAAATGACGGAGCTGGTAATTCTGGTGCGGCATTCAATATTGCTATAACTCCTGCTTACGAAGTGTTTAACGACCTTGAAGGTAAGTCTGAAATGGCTGAACTTACAATCAGATTCTCTTCTGTAACTGTAACAACTATCACAAGAAAACTTAGAGCTCACTGGACTCCAGAATTAGCGCAAGATCTTGAAGCATACCACTCTATCGATGCAGAAGCTGAGTTAACAGCTCTTCTTTCTGAGCACATTGCTGCAGAGGTTGATAGAGAAATCATCATTGACTTAATCAACCAAGCTCCATTCAGAGCAAGATGGGATTACAATGGTCTTTCTAACAATGCTAACTTCTTCGGAACGCAAAAAGACTGGAACCAAACTCTTATTACTAGAGTAAATGAACTTTCAGCTCAAATTCACAAGGCTACTTTAAGAGGTGGTGCTAACTGGATTGTATGTTCTGCTGAGGCGGGTGCAATATTTGATGACTTGGATTACTTCCACGTTGCTGGATCTGCAGCTCCTGATATGGAGAAGTACAACTTAGGTGTTGAAAAAATTGGTAACTTAGGAAACAGATACTCTGTATTTAAAGATCCTTATTTACCTTCTCAAATTGTATTAGTTGGTCACAAAGGGTCTACGTTCCTTGAAGCTGGATATATCTACGCTCCATACATTCCTTTACAATTGACTCAAACTATCTACGATCCAAATGATTTCACTCCAAGAAAAGGTATCATGACTAGATACGCTAAGAAAATGGTTAATAACCGTTTCTACGGAGTTGTAATTATCGATAATGTTAACACTTACGGTGCAGCATAATCAGTAGATAATATAACTACATTAAAGCCCTGACCTTTTGGTCGGGGCTTTTTTATTTATACCCATTAATTACAGTAAACAACTGAGCTTCATTTGTTACAATTTTCATATTAATGCAATTTGTGACAAATTTCTCTATATCTGATATTTTCCTCAATTGTTTAGATGATGATAAATCCCTAATACCTCTCTGATGAGTTCCAAAAACTTTTCTATTAATTGTCCTGGAGTATTCTGGGTAATTAGGTTTTTCGATAATAGATTTAATAGCTGAGTTCATAGGTAAGAATTCTGTGCCAGCCTCAATTCTATCAAACACTAAGGAGTCAGTAAGCCATATTATAACCTTAGCATAAATCATAGGGTTTAGCTCCAACGCTAAAAGAACCCAAATATAAGGATTGCAAACTGTCATCCTATTTTCTCCTCTACCAGTTGTTTTCCACACCCCTAAACCTTTCAAAACCTTTGCAATCGACTCTTTTTTTATCATTTCCATAAACTGAGGAATTCCTAAGTTTATGAAATCCTGCTCTTTTAATATAAAAAACAATCTTTCTTGAAAATCTTTAGATTGCATTACGGTATGATAAGTTCTTTCAGACCAACCATAAGACCATCTAGCTTTTTCGTATGATTTTTGAAGATCTGTAACTGAAAGCATTTCAGTTTTTGTTTGTTGCCTTATCTTTATTCCAAAAAGATCTCTATCAGAGCTTTTTAATGTTACATTTGTTTTCATGTAGGTAAATTTATTTCTTTTTGAATGTCGTGTTTAGTGTCCACTTATATTTTACTGAAAGATATCTTATGCATATTACAACTAAAATAGAAGTTATTACATTTAGATCGCTATACGAGCTTAGTTTTGATGATAAAAGGTATGTTATTCCTCCTACCAAGCATGCTGATGCGTAAATCTCTCTTCTAAATATCAATGGCACCTCATTTGTGAGAACGTCTCTTATAACACCTCCAAAACAAGCGGAAATAACCCCCATTATTAAACAAATTTCTATATTAAGATTATGTGACATAGTAGTTTCTATCCCAAGTATAGTAAATACTCCAATACCTATAGTATCAAATATGAACATGCTACGTTTAAATTGTATAATATTGTTTTTAAATGCATAAGTTATGATGTATCCAAATATTATTGCAATAAAATAATTTCTATCATTTAGCCAGCCAACTGGACTTACTCCTATTAATAAATCTCTTATGGTTCCGCCACCGACTGCGGTTGCGAAACCAATAACTAAAGTTCCGACCAGGTCAAACTTTTTTCTAATCGCCATCAATACTCCAGATATAGCGAAAATGCCAGTACCAAAAAGGTCTAAACAGTAAATCCAGTCAATCATTCACCCGTGACCTCTTTTAGTTTATCTCTAAACTCTGCAGCTAATATATAATCCTCTTCCTCTACAGCTTTATTTAAAAACCGAGTATATCTCTCTATGTCAATTTCTTCTTTAGTTTTACCTGCCATTAGATCTGAAATAGTAGTATAGCCTTGAGCCATGCCCCCTCTTTCACTCTCGTCCATTTCATCTATCTCGTCTATTAATTTATAGAATAGCTGATCTGATAGTGGTTCCATGTCTTCCATATTCGTTTTAAACCCCATAGCATTTAACTTACTTTCAAGCATGTCTTTTTCAGGTATTCCAGAAGACACCATGAAACCTTCACATTCTTCAAGTATACCCAAATCTTCTAGTGAGGGATATATTTCTGTTATATGAGAATCAACCATATACTCACCTCTCCAAGCAATCAATACTAAACCATTTATACCGTAAGACTCTTCAATGAAATCCATTGTTTCATCATGCTCATCATCTATATAATCTCTATACTCTGAAAAAGTATATAGTTTTATGAAAAAATGTTTTTTTAGCCTTTCTAATGCGTTCATAAGTCTGTATTTGTTTTATTAACGTAAATTCTTGTTTTTTGTTGCCTTTAAAAGAATATATTGTAATATTCATTATGACAAAGAACCCCGTGCCCTTGAATGGTTATACGCATATCTCCATGTGTCAATGGTGAATCATTAGAAATCTGATGTAGTAAACCGAACTCATGGTAATATAAATTGCCATTAATATAATCAATTCTATTTTTAGAAGCTAACAATTGCTCTTGTAACTCATTAGGTGAGTTGTAGAATTCTATATAATTACGACCAGTTTCGGTATTAAAACAGTTTAATCCTGCTCCATTTTTAGGGATTCTAACTGGTATAGTAAATGAGAACGTCTCTTCTTCATTGACCTCAAAACCCCAATCATGATTTGAGTAAGGTTTATCTACATGTATACTTGCTATGTATTGAGTATTTTTCATCTCAGAAAATTGTTTATTAAATTCGAATATGTGAAATCCAGGCCACGCGAGGTCGAATTTGACTGGCTTCCCTAATTTTAATTCGAAGAATGATTTTATCTTATCATAAACAGATTCAAATTCTTTACGTAAAATCACGTTTGAATTGTCTGATAATTTTTTATAGACATCAATATCTCTACTATCTAAATAAGAGGCTGCTCCTAATGTATAAAACCCTTCTCTACTAATCCATTTAGATTTAAGATTGATGACTTTTTGAGATATCAGATCACTTTCTTCCTCTGTAAGGAAGAAGTGCTCTTCTGGAAGTTTAAATTTCATATTATAAAGGGCACCAGTCAGGTATTTTAACGTTTTTAATTTGATATGGTCTACAGCCAGAATCTGCAGCTCTAAACTTCTGCCAATCTACAGCATATGAAGAATTAAAATTAATTTCTGACTCATCTTTTTCTGTTTTAGTACAAACTATGGCTTCGTCATCGTAGCAAAAAGAATCGTTAGGATCAGGATCTCCTATTACTGAATGATGTGGGCATTCAATACATTTAGTTAACGTTATTTTCTTTTCGGACATAATTTATTTTGTTAATATGTATGTATTTTAGTAAATGTATAGATTTGAATAATCATATCCAAACAGCTTAAGGAAGAATTTTCAAAGCTATTTATAAATAAAAAGTATTTAATCATGGCATTTCATAATACAAATTATTCATTTCTAAACCTTTCTGGAACTCAAGATTTAGCTGCAGCAGGTTATGATGGAGTATTAGCTACAACCGTTCACGAAGTTTATTGTACTGCATCAGGGTCAATTGAGCTTTCGGCTATAGGCGGTGGAACGGCAATATTCCCAATGACTACTGGTCAAAGTGTAAAAATAATGGTTGGAAGCTATTCGGTTTCCTCAGGTACATTTGTAGGTTTTAGAACAAAAGGTGACAAGCCAGGCTTTAATCCAAACACTGTTGTATTCCCTAACTAATAAATAATTATGAGCATCTGTGTAGTAGAAAAATGTTTAACTGGAATGACTGAAAGCGCTCAACAGGCGCTTTTCAGGAGGATTCGTAGAAAAATTGGCGCTCCTGTACTTACTGTAGAGTTAGTAGATGAGCAAATAGAAGAGTGTATATGCCAAGCTATCGAAATGTATTCTAGTAACATTAACAATTGGGCTTTAGAGAATAGGATGGCAGAAATGCTAGGGCTTCCAAATAATGAAGACGTTACTCTTAAGTATGTAGCAAATAGCTTGTACATGGAGAAATCTATGGCTAAACATCCTTCAGAAATGATTGGTGGAGGTGTTAATACTACGCGAGAGTTAAAAACTGATGGTTTATCATTAACTGCAGGTACTCAGAATTATTCTATACCAGCTAACAGGGAGGTTGAAGAAATTATGTGGTACACGCCTAGTTTTATTAATCTTTATGGTTTAAGCCCTTTTAGTAATAATGGTATAGATTTTTATGAGTTTGGAGCAAGTTTCGCTGGAAACTCATTATATTCTGTTGTTCCAGTTTTTGATACAATTCTTACAGCTCAGGCGATGGAGTTGAGAAATAAAGTTCGAGGTTCAGAATTTTCTTACACAATACATGCTGGATCTGGCGGAACTAGAGTTTTAAGATTATATCCTATTCCTACAAGAACTCAAGGCTCTGGAGAATCAAATGTTTATACAATGGGCGCTGGTACTCCTGGTACTTTATTTTATAGATACTTTGATAGAGTAGGTACTGATGGTAATGCACTTTTTAGTGGTAATACTGCTAATCCTCAAGGATTAGGAGATACTGGAAAAACGGGTAATGGACTTGTTTCTGGACCAGCTGATGCGCCTTTATATAATATTGCATTTGATGATTTAAATGATGTTGGTAAAAACTGGGTAAAGGCTTATGCTGAAGCTTTATCTAAAGAGTTGTTAGGGATTGGTATTAGAGGTAAATTTAGTGGAGAATTACCTATACCTGATGGAACTGTTACAATGAATAGCGCTGACCTTATTACTAATGGTAGAGCTGATCAAGACAGGTTACTAGATCAACTTAAAGAGACTTTAGATAAACTTTCTTTAAAGAAAATATTAGAAGACAGAGCTGCTATGCAAGAAGCAGTTAACAAATCTTTACAATCAATTCCTTTAGGTATATTCTGGGGTTAATAAATTATGAAAGACGGATTAGGAGAATTTGGACAAAGACCCAATGAGGCAAACGAAAACCTTACAAAAAAGACAGGTATTGATCTTTTCTTTGGTGAAGCTGAAGCTAGATTTTTTGATCAAGTTGGTAAAGAATTAACTATAGACATTCTCAAAGAAGCGTTTATTCTCTATAGAGTGGATATGAAAAAAACTAGGGCTCATAAATTGTATGGTGAAGCTAAAAAGAAAAACTGGAAAGAAGAAATTGAAGTATTTGGTAGAATTAATGTAGAAGTTAATGATCCATCTAAAAGAAATGGAGTTGGTCCTTACAAAAAAGCATTTGGGAACCTTACTGCTGCTGTTCACATTTCTCACCTTGAAGAAAAAGGATTGGTTAAAAAAGATGGTGGCGATATTACAGTAGACCTTCACCCTGGGGATTTCATTGCTCATAAAGGTCAATTCTATGAAATATATGACGATGGATTTGCTCAAATATCTAATCAACACTCTTACGCTGGAGATAGAAGATTCTCTCTTACGATAAAAGCGAAAGAGGTAGATGGGGATGTTTTTAGAGCAAGATAATTGTTTACATTAACATTTTAAATCAATAAATTCCATTATGAGAAAACAATTCTATATTGCTTATAACATCATTAAGGAATATTCTCCAATAACGAGCCTTTATGAAAATGGTTTATTTGAGGTTGATTTTGATAATATCAATAATTTTATTTGTGAAGGGATTATAACTGTGGGTCAAGAGGAGCTTTTAGTGGATCATGTAATTGCTACAAATAGATTAATTGGAAGAACAATTGCTAGTTTAAAATTAACATTAAGAAGGGCGGATGAAAGAACACTTAATCAAATAAAAAATTGGATTGGCGCTGGAAGTGACGTTAATTACAATAACTTTAGAAAATCTGGAGTAATTAGGAAGATTTCTGAAGAAGGTAATGTAATTCGTGAATACGCTCTTCGAGGCGTATGTCCCGAATCAGTTAAATCTCCCGTTTCATCATATGATAACACTTTTTCTAACCTTCAGTTTGAGATAGAATTTTTTATTGAGTCAGTAGAGTCTTTTATTAACTGAGGCTCAAGAATAAATTCCTAGAAGATAGATTCTTTTGCAGATTGGTCATCTGCAAGAAACACCCCCTAAAGTCCCCCTCTTTAAAAAGGGAATCTATAGGGGGCGCTTATTGCATGTTAACCGAGATAACTTCCTGTGAAGACGAGTTCCCCATTGATTTAGGCTCCATTATCTCAATAACACCTCAGAACAAAGATAATAGACTTAGCATTTACCCCCTAGTATTATGGGGATGCATTCGTAACAATTACCCGTGTATCTCATTGGGGAACGTAGTTTAATGTTCAAGTATTTAATATCCTTTCACACCCTTTTAAGGGTTACAACAAAACAAATATATCTCGTAAAAAGCGAAAAATCAAATATTTGTTAGCTATTTATTAATAAACATCTCTATGGGTACTATAAAAAACCAACAAGATTTACTGGATAAGAATTTTGAAAACAGCAATTTTTTGCCTCAGAAGCTTGCTTTAGAGGATTTAGATCTAGGAGTTTTTGATTACATAAAAGAGTTAAATTTTTCTGTTACAGATCAAACGGATAAGCAAATACCCGTACCAGTTCTTTGGGGAAACAAAGAACTTTGGGCGGAAAGAAAACAAAACTGGGCTTTTAATAATGAAGAAAGAGGGGAGGAAATAGCTAGACCGTTTGTTACTATCCATAGGACGAATGTGAAAAAAGGCTTATCCCCACTTAAGTCAACAATACCAAGAAAGAGAAAATTTTCATTTGTTAAAGTTCCTGTTTTTGACGGAACTTTAAAAGGGTATGATATTTATAAAATTCCACAACCAACTTATGTTAATACTGGTTATGAATTAATTTTTGAAACTCATTACATGGAAGATGTAAATGAGTTTTATGAGATGATTATAAGAGATGGTTTTTCAGATTTTCAAGGATATATGAAAATAAATGGATACGATGTTCCAGCATATATGTCTGGAGATCCAAGCACTGAAAATAATATTGATGATTTGACTCAAGAGTCTATTTATACGGTGAGAATACCTTTAGAGGTACACGGAAAATTAATAGACCCTTCTGACTTTGAGAAAGTAAGTACGATTACTAAAATAGCAATCAATATTTGCGAGAAAAAAGATTAATTAGTATTCAGGTAAATAAGCATAAGTTTGAAAATTTTTATCTATTTATCTAAAAATAGCGTGTAGAATGATAGTTAGGAACACAAAACAAGGATATGCCACATTACACTTCAAAGATGGAGTTAGATCGGTTGTATACAAGATATTAGCTGGTGAAACGGTTGATATTCCAACTTTGAATAGTGTTGATCAAGTGGTTAACAAATTTCTATTTAAACATGGACACCTAGTAGAAGCTTCAATAGCAGCTCCAGCCCCTGAAGCACCAAAGAAAGTGATTTCTGAAGTGGAAAAGGCTAAAGAACAAACTGAAGAATATATTGCAGATGTAAACAAGGACGGAGTGATTGATGAGAAAGATTCGGAAATCATTAAGGAAGCTTCTTCTGCAAAAAGTAAAAAAACAAAAAAAACCGAGTAAAAAAGACTAAAAATAGAAGTTAAATGGCTACAGTATTCTTATCACCAGGTGTTTTTACTAGAGAACAAGATTTTACCATCTTTGCATCAAGAGTTGGTATCACAAGATTGGGTCTTGTTGGTAAAACGTTAAAAGGGCCTGCTTTCGAACCAGTAAAAATTGCAAGTACCGATGAGTACCTTGCAAGATTTGGAAGCACAAACCCTAAATTTTCACTCCCTTATGTTGCGAACGCATTCTTGGCACAGTCCAATGAGTTAACGGTCACAAGAATTTTGGGACAAAATGGTTTTACTAACTCAGGAGCGTGGTTAATCGTTGCTGGAACAGGATCAACTAATGCTGGATCAGTATTAGCAGTTCTTAGAAGTAAAGCAAATCAAATTAGCGGAGAGTTCTCATTCAATGAGGAAAGTGACGTGACTATAGGGGGGTTAACTACAGGTAGTACACCTCTTAGTTCATTCGTATTAAGCGCAACTACAGGTCCTATGACAGGGATTACTGGAAGCGGAATGACAGTATCTTTAGATGAAACTAGAGATGATTACATTGTTAGAGCGTTAGGTGAAAGTCCAGATGTTATAACAGGGGAAATTGATCTTTATGTTGAAAGTATTTTTCCTCATTATGTGAGAGAATCTTTTGCAAGAGGTGAGTTGTCAGATTTGAGTCCTACTTTAGTATACGCAAATGATGCTTCTTATACAGATTATGCTGACAGTTATTCTGACGCAGTTACTCCATGGGTTGTTTCTAGAGTTATAGGAAATGAAGTTAGAAACCTTTTCAAGGTTAGAACAATTTCTGATGGTGATTCTGCAAATGAAGAAATCAAGATATCAATTCAAAACATTGACATTAACAACTATACATTCGATCTTCTAGTAAGAAGCTTTAATGATACAGACAAAACAGCTAGCCAAACAGCTCTTGAAAGATTCTCTAATCTTTCGTTAGATGAAACTTCAAACGGTTACATTGCAAGAGTAATTGGTACAACTGATGAGGATTACCCAAGGAGATCTTCTTACATAACTGTAGAGATGGCTCAAAATATACCATCTAACACTGTACCAGGTGGTTTTAGAGGATATAGCATTAGAAATAATGGAGTTTCTGGAACAACTGCTCCAGATTTATTTTATAAAACTACATATTTGTCAGGAGATTCAATCTTTAGATCTTATTTAGGTCTTACTGAGCTTGGATACACTTCTCAAACTCAAAATGAGATTTCTTTCCAGAATTCTATCAAGACTCTTGAGAAAGATTTTTTCTCTTATCAAGGAGGGGTTTCTAGCGGAATGACAACTGTTAACGGTTTCCATATGGAAAGCGCTGCGCCAACAGGATTTACTACTGGAGATAAAATTTCAATGTCAGCTTATACTAATGCTGCAGGAACTAGAATTGATAGAAATAAATTGAAATTCACATTAGTGCCAGCAGGCGGTTTTGATGGATGGGATAAATTGTATTCTTATGAAGAGCAATATGAAGAATTTGCAGCATCTAAAATAGATAACTCAAATTCATTTAAAGCAGGTATTGGAACATTTTCTAATCCAGAAGAGGTTGACATCAACCTATTCGCAACGCCAGGTATAGATTTCTCAAATAACTTTGAGTTAATTAATTCTGCGCTTGAAATGGTTGAAGATAGAGCTGATAGCTTATACATAATGGATGCTCCAAGACTTACCTCTGGTGAAGTTAAGGGAACTCCAGAAGAGATTGTGTCTATATTAGATTCAACAGGAATTGATTCTAGTTATGCTGCTACTTATTGGCCTTGGATTCAAATTATAGACGCTAACAATAGTGTTTATACTTACCAAGCACCTACAATGGGAGCTGTTCAAGCAATCGCGCTTACAGATAATGTTGCTAACCCATGGTTCGCGCCAGCAGGTATCAACAGAGGTTTGTTAGGAGACTTTGTAAACAAAGTTGATGTGAAAATGAACGCTGGAAACAGAGATACGCTTTACCAAGGAAGAGTCAATCCAATTGCATCTTTCGTTCAACAAGGTATCGTTATCTTTGGTCAGAAGACACTACAGAGACAAAGTTCTTCACTTGATAGAATCAACGTAAGAAGATTATTACTTCAAGTAAGAAGATTAGTAGCTGCAGCATCTTTAACATTGCTTTTCGAACAAAACGATCAGACGTTAAGAGATCAATTCTTAGCGAAAGTGGAGCCAATATTATTGAATATCCAAAACCAAAGAGGTTTAAATGCTTTTAATGTGGTAATGGATGACACTTTGAACTCTACAGATACAATTGATAGAAACACATTGGTAGGTAAGATTCAATTACAACCAACTCCATCAGTTGAATTCATCGACTTGACCTTTCAAGTTTTACCAACTGGCGCTTCGTTCGAAGATTTTTAACAGAGATTAATAATCAAATATATAAAAAGAGACCTCAAAAGGGTCTCTTTTTTTTTGCTAAAAATGTAAATATGAGATATGATAATCGGAAAATTTCCGATTAAGTAATAATATTATAACGGATTCATAGGCAACAAATTTAAAATTAATTCGTTATTAAATCATACAAAAGAAATATGTTATGGCTAAAGTTGGTAAAAAAGAATTTAGAATTGGCACAGAACATCCAGTGTCCTACCCTTTGTTTTATACTCAAAAATATGGTTTTGAAATTAGAGGGATAGATGAGGAGTTCTTTAATTTGACGGGAGTTAGTAATGCTGGCTACAACACAGAAGCTGAGCTGACAGAAGCTATATATAAAGCCATACCAAAGTATCATGAATTTAAAAAAAGTGAACGCCTTGTAATAGCTTACAGATGCAAAGCAACAACTTCTCTAACGATGAATAGTGTAAGTGAAGGTAGTTATTCAGGTACGATTGAAGGCGTGTCGCGCAAGATAAAAGGGTTCGATGCTTTTACTGCTCCAGATTGCGCTATTGGAATTGATTATAAAATTTTCATGGAGGTATTTAATGGGAAGTCTAATGAGTATTTTCCAGTAGATGAGGATCATAAAGTCTCTTCAGTAAATAATATTCACTGGACCGTATTGGATGGGATGACGTTTATTGAATACACTAAAGATAATCTTGAGTTCTTTGAAAACATCAAAAAGGGCATGCAAGAACTAGTTAAAAAAATGTCTTTGTTTTTTGATCTAGATTCAGAAGGTGCTCAATTGTTAATTCAACAAAACACTAAGCTAATAGGGTGATAATGAGTACAGCTATAAAATGTTTTATTTTACGGATAAATAACCACAAATAAAGAAATGGTTAAAATGTTGCTCATAATGTTAAAGTAGAAGTTTTGTATTGCCGTTTACTATATGCTGTATGCAGTTGATTATTAACCGATAAACTTAATAGAATGGATTTAATAGAAAAAGAACTATCCGAAAATTTAAGAATAAGTGGAGAGCTTGAAGGTGGGTTGTTTGCGGAAATATCTTTGTGTTATTGTGGTAGAGATTATGTTGCAAGAAGAGATTTGTACACGGTAAAAGAAGGGGTAGTTTACAGCATAAATAAAGATGGCAGTCTGTACGCTACTGGTGATTTATTGTATCATATACAAAGAGATTGTCATAAAATAGGTAAGTATAACCCTAATGATAAGAATCAATTCAAAAGTAGCACGTTTAGTTATTCAGACATTAAACAAATACTAAAACTATAATTGCATATAACGGTTGTATAGATGGCGTTTTAATGCCATTTTATACCGTGTTATATTTTAGTGCGGTTAATTAACTAAAAACAAAATAGATAAAATGAAAAAAATATTAAGATTTATGACTGTATGCTTTTATCACAGATTTAAAGTGATAGACAGTTGCAAACAAGCAGAAGAAAGAGGGTTAAAGTTTGATAATAATGTTTATGGGGATGCTATAAATATGTGGAATTGTAGAAGTTTTTGGTACGATGAATATAATTTTAGATACCGTTGTTTAGAACTACATAAGTAGCATTAAATATAATGTAAGGTCTATGTTTTAGTAGCGATTAATAACTTAAAAATATGAATTATGAATGATTTTCAAATGTACAACGAAGGTAAAAAGGAAGCAGAAAACAAGCTATTAAATATAGATAATGTTATTGTGCCGAAGGGTACGTTTTATTGCGATTGTGTGCAGCCAAGTATGCAAAAACCAATAAGCGAAACAGAATACGAGTGTTTTGATTGTGGTAAAGAAGTAAAGCAATAATATGCACTATAACGAACGAGTGTATGGCGCGTTGCCTCACTAACTTAAATTGAAAATAAAAAACTTAAAACTATGAATACAGTATCAAAAAACACCGAAAGCAATGTGCTATACACAATGTTAGGCACAGTTAAATTTTATAGGGTATCAAGACCTTACTGTACACCTTCGAGTGCTTACACATTTGCATTAAATGAAGATGATGCGGTTTTAAAGGTATCTAAAAAGTATGGTGGTGTAACGAATAGTAAAGCACGAGAAATTAAGGAAGATGAATTTAATGAGTTCGTTTCTTAATTGTGCCTAATGCACAAAGCTATAAGCCTTTTTTTTGGCTTTATAGGTTGTGTTATGCTTATCACGGATTGTTAAACCACTAAACTAAAATTGAAAATGTACGATACAAAACAGAAATACGTAAGATTAGGAGAATATGACGAAATTATAATTTTCCCGACAACAATAGAACACTCGACTTTTAAACACCTTGAACCTATAAGTGCTGGATTTTGCCACATACATAGTGATAAAGTAGTTTGTTATGGCAAAAGCTACTCTTTAAATATAGAGAGCAAAGAAGACGATACACTCAAAGCAACTAAACAAATACATGGTATAGACGCTATGTTAGAATTAATGCAATAGTGTTAAGCATAACGTTGAGTATATGGTTTTGTAAGCCATAGCACAAATTTACAAATTGAAAAATAATATTAATTAGGCTTATAAACTATATACATTGTTGTGTGTAGTACGGAATTTAAGCCACAAACTAAATAGAAAGATGGAAGATTTAATTAAAGCATTACAAATACTTTTAAAATATGGCAACCCAAGAAACCCAAGCCATTGTGAACACGACTACTTTTATGTAGCTATTGACCCTGAATTAGTGAGCAAGGATGATATTGAGGAACTTGATAAATTAGGGTTCTTTATTGATTCTGAATACGAAGGTGAAGGATTTGGGAGTTTCAGATATGGTAGTTGCTAGTATTACACACAACGGCATCTTGTATGGTGTCGTGGCGATTTGAAACCGCTAATTAAATAAATGACCAAAAACTTAAATAAGGATGAACACTAATAAAGAAAACGAAATTAAGCCATGCACTATACAAAATGTTGTAACACGTTTTGAAGCGTTGGCAAAAGAAAGAAATATCTGTTTTATGTATGACTATGAAGATGGTTATTTCATAAATGTAAGCGACAAAGGTAGCCCATCTGAAGTAAGACAATGGAAAGGAGTTGCTGAAATAATAGAAACCAAGAACCACAACCTAATTGAATGTATGCAAAAGGCTACTGAATTTATGGAAAAGGAAAACGAAGATTTTAGAAAGCACTTAGCGAGAGTTGGCTAATGTGTTACAACGGTAAGTATATGAAACGTAAAACGAACGGATTATGATAACAAGTATATGGAATGAAATACGCATAATAAGGCGTATAAAAAAAGGAATTTGGTTAAAAACTAAACATAGGGGTTGGATAAGACCTGAACTGTATAAGGCGTATTTAGGTTACGCCTTTGACCCTATAATTCTTAAAGAAGAAAAGTGGTAGTGAGTGTATGTTTTATATACCATGTTGTATGGCGAGGTACGAGCGTACCGTTTTAATGGCATACAACACGAAAATAAAGATAAGCGTTAAGCGACTCGAAGAGTTATCTTTTATTTTCTGTTATCGTAATTAATATTTAAAAAGGGATCATTACAAATCTTTTTTTGTCTATTTATTAACATGGGAACATGTACAATTTGTGGCAATCCACTACCTAAAGAAACTTCTCCTGCATGCAGTAGAGAATGTGGATATGAAGTTCGAAAGCAAGAAGAGGGTAAAAATAATTAGTTGCTTCACGCAACAATTCTATAACTTTCTTCGTTGTACTATATAAGACATTAACTTATTAAATAATTAGAGGAAGGTGAAACGTGGCGGCTATACAGAAAGCTTAATACGCCCTTGGTAAATTTCCCGTGGTATTCTCGCTTTGCAGGTTGGGCTTATGTTCATTATCTGATTCACAAAGGAGTAGAACTATAAACGCTCAATCTACCCAATAGAAGGAAATTTCAATATACCTTCCTCTTTAAAAATTTTCTTATGAGTAAACAAAAAACAAGATGGAGAAGCGTTATTGAAGTTCCTGCTAGCGGAGAAACTGGCATGTGGGGCGGGGCATACACTTTAGCATACGTATATTCAAGTAAGGGAAATTTTCTAGTTAAAGGATATCTGAGAGAAGTTGAAAAATATATAGAGCAGACTTTCAAGGAAAAATATTTTGTTAACCTATCTCTTTGGCATCGAGGTAAGCATAGAGACATTTGGAAATTCTGGAAAGACAAGGTTCAAATGAACGCGGCAAACCCTTTTAGGTATAATGATAGAAAACCTGATCCTAAACATAGAAAATGGGAAATTTATTCTGGAAGCGGACCAGATAGAATAGAAGTTAAATTTAAAAGGATTCCTAAGAGATGGGTTCCAGAACTGGAGGTATTTTAGATGAATGATGAATCGTGTGATAAAATTAGATACGTGTCTCAAGGGTCTGCTAATAAGGATTTAAAAAGGATAAAGAGAGCTAAGAATAGAGGAGTTAAGCCAATTAGGTCATATTTATGCGATCTATGTAATAGATGGCACTTAACATCTAAGAAAAGAGATAGAGAATCTATAAATAAAAAAAAGTATATTAGAAACAAATAATGTTATTATGTTATAAATGAAAGTGGGGGAAGAATATAGTAGAGTTTTAAATGAAATTAAGGATAATAAAAAGGGTAATCATTAATTTTTCTGATCTATTTATAATAAAATAGAGTTTCCTGATGCCATTAAGTAAAACTACATTCGCAATAAAAAGAAATGACACAATGCCATCATTGATGGTAAATGTAATTGATAGAGGTAGGCTTTTGCAAAAGCAATACTATAGCTTAAGCGGGGTAACTGGAGTTACTTTTACGATGGTTGACACTTCTTGCGACATAGCAAAAATACTTAATCAAGAAGCTCAGATAACTTGCGTTTCAGGAGGGGTGATTCAGTATAATTGGAAACTTGGAGATACTAACGTTTCAGGAAATTATAAAGGGGAGTTTGAATTATCATACACGGGAGGAGGGAAACTTACTATTCCGCAGGTGGGAGGTATAGATATTGAAATTAATGATGATCTCAACAATTCTTAACCAATCTCAATATCAATCATATTATTTTATATACCAATCTCTAATGGGTAATTCATAACCTCTATAGCCAAATTTCCCCCAACTATATTTGGGGCTATTCTAAATCTGGTTTGCAACCTTTTAACTGGAACCCCAGCAAGGTATATCACATTCCATATCAATTCATAAGTAACATCTCCAGCATATAAATTGGGATTTAGATCTACATAGTAAATTCCTTTAGATTCTTGAATCGGACTCAGTCCAGATTCAATAAACGTTCCACCACTACTTGCTGCAGTTGTAGTGTTTGCGGTTAGTCCGAAAGGGGTGATAAATTCATAAGCTGTTGTAGCGCTGGTAGGAGCGCTAATACATACAAATTTTCTATATAGTCTTATATTTGCCATGAGTGTTAAAAAAAAGGATTTGCCTAAAACCTGACGTAGGTTAGACAAATCCTTTTAAAGTATTCTTTTAGAGAATTAAGCTGCTAATAAACATCTGTCCATTTGAACACTTATTGTGATGTCAGCAAGTCCATCATCGCCGTAGTCAAATCCACCAAAATCGATATTAGTAATCATTGAGCCGATAAGAGTCCATTTTTCCACCTCTATACCAGTCGGATCAAGCGCTTTTAATACTAAGTTCTTTTTGTAACCAACAGCATATCCCATACGACCAGTAGCTGATTCGAAATGAAGTCTAATCCATTCCATAAGCTTTTGAGTAGTAGAGGGTCCGATAACATCGATGAATGTTACATCAATCGATTGCCATACAGATCTACCAGCAACCCAAGTACTAGTATTCATATATGGTATTTCCACTGGGTTAATATTTAACTTTGGTTTCCCAGAAGTTTGCACTATGAATTGATCAATACCAAGCTCGGTAGGAAATTCAAGAGCAAACCTATTTTTTCTTTTAGGTTCCTGTTCAATTGGAACTGGTCTAAACATATCTGCCATGTCGTATCAGTTTAAGTTGTGTTTGTTTATTATAAATAGCAAAAAAATTTTTTACACATGTTTTTTCTTTTATTATTATATATGATTAAATATTAAAAAAACCATTAATTAAATAGGGAAATAGCGCGTGCTATATATTTTTGTGCTATTTATAAAGAAAAGTTTTTAATGGCTGGTAGATACATATTTCCTTCGGGTAATTTTTTAGATTTGTCAGGTGGAACCGTAACTGGTTTGACAAACTTTACTAATGGAATTAGTGGCAGCACTTTATCTGGTGGCACCATTTACTCTGGAGATACTGATATATCTAATATATTCTTAACAACAGCGTCAACCCTAACTGCTGCTACAATATATGAAACCAATTTATTTAGCGGAACCACTTCTCCAGGAATCAATGTTCCAGTCGGAACTACTGTAGAGGATATAAGAGGGCAAACATTTTCAAACTTTATAGATAACTATGTGTTCCCTACTACGGACGCAAGTATATCTTCAAATAAATCAGGACAACTAATAGCTACTCCTACATTAAATACGGTAGAGGTTGGAACTTCATTAAATGAAACTTTAACAGCATCATTTAATCAAGGGCAAATTCAGAACGGGAACGGATCTGCTGGGCCAAGTTTAGTGGGTTTACCAAATACCTACACCTTTACTGGTCCAGGGATCGCGACTTCTGTTGTGATAAGTTCAATGTCTTCTCCTATAAATATAAATACATCAAACCCAGGTTATGAAATATCTAAAGCTGTATTTGGTTCTAATATTTGGAGTGTAAACATAATACATAGTATAGGTACGGGTGTTTATTTTGATTCAAAAGGTAATATTGCCAGCAATTTAGATGGAAATAGAGTTGCTGGAAATGTTTCAGACAACTCAAACACTATAACGGGAAGGTATTATGCTTTTTATAATACTGGGATATTACCAACAAATTCAAATGAAGTAAGAGTTGGGTCTAGTAAAAGTTTTTTAAGTGGAAGTAATGCTGGTAGTTTTAATATATCTATATCTGCAAATGAACCTTTAGCGTTTTTTGCAGTTCCAGCGGGTAAATCAGCAACAGTTCTTTATGTGGAAAGTAGTAATGCTGATGTGACTGGATCTTTTTCAGTTACAACATTTAATGTTGATGATGCTGGAGGCAATCCTGTATCATATGATATTTATACAACAACAATTGGAGGGGGGGGATACCCGTCTAACGCAACTTATAATGTAACAATAGTTTAGTAAATAATAATTTAAATAAAAAAAATAAAATGGCGTTTTTTAATTTACCTTTTGGAGTAAGAATAGCAGGAGCTGACCCTATCGATGGAGATAGATATATAGCTGTAGATTTAGCTACAAGAGATAGTTTAGTTGGTTCAGGTAGAGAATTTGACGGACTTCAAGTTTTCGTTGAATCTGATAAAACATTATACATATTAGTAGACAAGGCTCTAGGTACTTGGGATGTAGTAGGGTCTTCAGCTTTGACTGGGGCAACATCCCCTTTCTCAGCTAATACGGTAAACGGATCAATTTCCACTGTAGAGGGAGATAATACTGCTTCTGGAGATTTCTCTTTTATAGCTGGAGGAACAGGTGGGACAGTAAATGGAAATTACTCTTCTATAATAGGAGGGCAGGGAGGTTTACTGATTAATTCAGCTACTGGCTCTACAATTTTAGGAGGGACTGGAATTACTGGAACTTCTGAAGATACTGTTTATATGCCAAACGCTTTTGCTCAGGGAGCAATTAGCGCAACTACATTTTATTCAGGAAGTACAGATTTAGGAGATATTATAAGTAATTTAGATGTTTCTTCTAAATATGATAAATCTGGCGGAACTATAAGTGGTAATGTTTCCATCACTGGAAATTTAGAAGTATTAGGTACGGCCACGACTTTAAACACTGAAGTTGTTCAAACTAAGGATAATAACATTGATCTTAATTATAGCGGAAGTCATATAAGCGCTGTAGGTGGAGGTATTACATTAATTTCTGGACAGACTGACGGCAGTTCATCGAGCATACTTTCTGATGATGCTGGAGACTGGCACTCAAATGTAGGGTTTTATGCTACTAACATTTCTGGAGATACTATTTATTCTGGATCTACAGATCTTGACACTATAATTAGAAATATTGCTTCAGAAACGGAGCAATTAGATGTTACTCGTGTACAGGATGGTATAAACACTTATACTGGAGGTACCGACTTAAATCCAACAGTAAATATTACTGGTGGTACTTTTTATGATTTAGAAGTCACTGGAACAACTGAACTTAATATATTAAGTGCTACAACCATCTATTCTGGTGGCACTAATATGAGTGAGCTGTTTAAAGGGATAAACTATCAAGATACATACACTTCATCTATACCTCCAGCAACTACTTCACCTGGTTGGACAATACCAGGAGGCCTGACTGTTGGTGATGTTACTGGGCAAACTTTTTCAGATTTTATAGATAATTACTTATTCCCTACAGTATTCTCTACAATATCTGTAGCTAAGTCTGTAATTTTATCTTTTACACCTTCATTGTCTACAGTTGAGGTGGGTACTACTTTAGACCCTACTTTAACTGCTACTTTTAATCAGGGTGACATTGAGAATGGTGATGGAAGTTCTGGACCAGATTTAGTAGGTCTTGCTAATAAATTTACATTTACTGGACCAGGTATATCAACAACTTCAGTTGTAGACACTTCAACGAACCCAACTTCAATCACAACAAGTGATACAGGTTTCACAACTTCACAAGTTGCCTTTGGGTCTAATGTTTGGAACGTTTTAGTAAATCATGATATTGGAACAGGACTTTATTACGATTCAAAAGGTGGTGTAGACACTTCTTTAGATGGTAGTAGGGTTGCTGGAAACGTATCGGATAACTCAAATACTATAACAGGTAGGTATTATGGCTTTTATGATACTGGAATATTGCCAGCAAACTCAAGTGAGGTAAGAACTGGTACAGATAGAGTTTTCTTAAATGGAAGTAATAATGGTTCGTTTACTATTACAATTGCGGCAAGTGAGCCTTTAGTGTTCTTTGCGGTTCCTGCAGGGAAGACGGCAACAGTCCTTTATGTGGAAAGTAGTAATGCTGATGTGACTGGATCTTTTTCAGTTACAACATTTAATGTTGATGATGCTGGAGGCAACCCTGTTTCATATGATGTTTATACAACAACAATTGGAGGGGGTGGGTATCCATCTACTGCTAACTATAGCGTAACAATTAATTAAGATAATATAATTTAATGGCATTTTTTAATTTACCTTTTGGAGTAAGAATAGCAGGAGCTGACCCTATCGATGGAGATAGGTATGTCGCTACTGGTATTACATCCAGAGACAGTTTAATTGGCTCAGGTAGAGAATTTAATGGCCTTCAAGTTTTTGTTGAAACTGAAAAGCAGTTATATATTTTAAAGGACAAGACGGTTCCTACATGGGAATCTATAGGCACTTCTAGTGATCTAGGTTTATACCTAGCATTATCTGGAGGCACTGGAGGTCCTTATAATTTTACAGGATCTACAACGGCATCATCCTTATTATCAACAACTATAACTTCAAGCACGATAAACGCTAGTTATAGTATTGATCCTATAGCAGATGATACGGTGGATATAGGTAATGCCTTTAAGAGATTTAGGAACTTGCACACTAAAAATGGTATAGCTACCAATTTTACAGCAAGCACTAAAATATTATTAGGCACAAGGGAAATGACGGAGCATAATATTTTTCTATCTGGAGACACGTTAGACGGAGGTCTTTATTAATAAAAAATAGTATTTATAATCAAATAAATAGAAAAAATGGCTAATAGAAGCGCAACAATATTAACAAGAAAAAAATTAACTACAGGCGGAGGGTTACCAGGAGACGCACTTTTTGGGGAAGGTTTTGTAAATGCATACGATGGTATACTAAAGTACTCTGGTGTAACTGGAGGATCTTTTGAAACATCAAGTGAAAGCGGTGTCTTTGAAGTGGGTTCTAGACTATTCAATTCATCTATCTCAAATAGATTATCGATAAATTCTAAATTCGTCATATCTGGAGACACTGGCACAATATCAACATATGAAGGGGTTAATGGCTCTGGTCTTACTGGTAAGTTTCTATCTGGAACAACTGACGGATTTGTTCTTGCTAATATAACTAATATAGCGGATTCTTTAGATCCCACAAAAGTACAACCAGGATCAAACATCGCAACGGGGGGGACTATTGCGCTTCCTATTGTTAGTTTAGTAGATAGTCCATCAGTAAATAATTTATCTGTATCTGGAGTTTCTACTATTACTACAGCAACAATAACTAATGCTGATGTAACAAATTTAAGTGGTGTAACTATTTATTCTGGCTCTACTGATCTTGACTCAGTAATAAGAACTATTGCAAGTGAGACTGAATTATTAGATGTAACTCGTGTTGGAAATGGTTTAAATACCTATACTGGAGGAACAGATAATAGTCCAACTGTAAATATATCTGGGGGAACTTTAGATAATTTAACCGTAACTAATGATACGGTATTAAATGGGGTTTATGCTGTAAATTTAAGTGGTGGAAGTATTTATTCTGGTTCTACTAATTTAGAAGATTTATTCTTAACTGCTGCTGATATAAACTCACCTTTTAGCGGGAACTCTATTAATGGAGCAATAAGCACTATTAGCGGTAGTAATATTTCATCAGGGTCCTATTCAATAGTCAATGGAGGTAAACAGAATGTTGCCTCTGGTAGTTATTCGAACGCTCAAGGATTTAAAACATCAGCTACAACATTTTCATCTCACGCTGAAGGTCAATACACGTTAGCCTCAGGGGATCAGTCTCACGCTGAAGGTGAAAATACCACAGCATCAGGAAGCGGTTCTCACTCTGAAGGATTTCACACAATAGCTTCTGGAGATCAGTCTCATGCGGCAGGATTTTATTCTATAGCATCAGGACAAGGGTCTACAGCGACTGGATATAGAACTGAGGCAACAAGTTCATTTGCAAACGCTCAAGGTTTTAAGACATCTGCAACCACACTAGCATCTCACGCTGAAGGTCAATATACATTAGTTACTGGATCATTTGGTCACGCTGAAGGTTTATCTACTACAGCGGGAAGCCAAGCTCATGCTGAAGGTCAATACTCTAAAGCGTTAGGGGCATCTTCTCATGCTGAAGGATTTAATACAACAGCAAATGGTCAAAGCTCTCATGCTGAAGGAGGTTACACTACAGCGTCAGGGGTGGCGTCACATGCTGAAGGGTATAGCACTCAAGCTTTGGGAGATCAGTCTCACGCTGGAGGATATGGTACCACAGCGGACACTCAGTATTCTTTTGTTCACGGTAGAAGCTCAATTGCTGGAGGCGCTGAATCTGCGATACTAGGCGGTAATAATAATGAGTTAACCTCATCTGCGGCTAGATCGGTTGTTTTAGGTGGCCAGAATATTACAGGGACTGAATCTGATACGGTTTACGGAATCAACTTCAATGCTCAAGGTTCAGTTTCGGCTACCACGTTTTATTCTGGATCTACGGATTTATCATCAATTTTTTTAACTGAGACTGGCGGTTTTACAGATCAGCAAGTTGCTTATGCTGGGACTGATGGAGTTTTAACAGGTGAGGCAGGATTTACTTATGACGCTGTTAACAACGAGTTGAAAACTCCAAGCATTGTTATTGGTAATCCAGCTACAACAGCGGATACAACAGCAACAGTATATGGTAATATTCTTTTAATTGGAGATGCTATTTCAGGATTTACTTCAGAGCTTTATATTGAGGACAATAAAATTGAATTAAATTTTAACCCTACAGCTTCTACAGAATCTACATCTTTAGGTTCAGGTTGGTCAATACAAGACGGTTCAGGAACTCCTGGTACAGATGTATTCTTTGACATAAGAGGGGCGTCTACTGGAATTTCCAATAGAGCGTTTACCACGAACTTGGAAGATGTAAGAATAAGAGAGACAGGGACGATTTCGTCACCTAACGGGGTTAGGCTTTTAGCTGAGCTTGATGTTTTAGATGGGGGAACCTTCTAACTAAAAAATAATTGAAACCAAAAGCCCTTTCTATATAGAAAGGGCTTTTTTTTTTGTTATTTATATTATGAACTCTATAGTTCACCGCTCTTTAAGGGCGGTAATTGAAGTTATATAATTTCGTTGTTATGTCAGATAGAAGCGTACGGTTAATAGTAAAGAAAACCGCGATTCCTAGTAGAGTTCCATCTGGAACTACTGGTAGCGAGTCTAATCTTATTAAGCAAGGCGAGCTTGCTTTGAACACGGCTGATCAAAAGTTGTTTTCCTATGACGGAAGTAACATTTTTGAAATTGGAGCTAAATCTTATCTAAATTTAAGTGGGGGAACAGTTGTAGGAGATCTGGATATAACAGGTTCAATTTCAGCAACCACTATATATTCTGGGGGGACTGATCTGTCTGATTTGTTTGGAGGGGAGACAAATATATATAACAGCGATGGCACATTAACATCTAGTAGAAATTTAAATGGTGGAGACACGAATATTCTTTCACTAGGTACTTCATCATCTAGATTAAAACAAGGAGGGTTTAAGACTAATGATGGAATGTTTTTTAATAACATCGGGTCTGGAACTACTGGGTTTGGAGGTTATATTGATTTTACAACATCATCATCTGATGCGGTTGGAAAAACAAATGCTGGATTATATTTTAATTCATTCCCAACAAAAGTAGGCGACTCTTCTAGTTTTGATACGAGTCAAGGGTCAAATAGAAAAGGTGATTATTTTGGGGTCCCATATGAAACAGGTCCAGGGAAAATTTCATTTAGAGCTAATGCAGGATATCCAGACCACTATTCTTCTATCACTAGATCTGAAATTGCTCTTAGAGGTGAAGTTACAGGTGTTTCTGCAACAAGAATTGGAATAATACACAGAAAAACATATTCTTCAAGCACAACATATCAAGGGTTTTACATTTACCCTGATGGAGTCTCTAACTCAGGAACCACGATAAGAGAAAGCTATACAGGTAGAGGTTTAAAGTTTTTTGATAGAGCATCTGATGAACCTAATGTAACCTGGTCAACTGACGATAATAACATACCATCAATAGGTTTAATAAAAGAGAATATAACATCATCCCCACTTAGTGGAAATCCAATAAACGGGGCTATACTCTCTGTAAGTGGGAACAATTTATCTACTGGCGACTTTTCTTTCGCGATAGGTTCTGGCACAACAGCGTCAGGTAACGCTTCCTTTTCTGAAGGTCTAAGCAATAAAGCTATAGGTATAGCGTCTCATGCTGAAGGTTATTCAACTACTGCTTCTGGGCCCAATTCTCATTCAGAAGGGGAGTATACTACAGCGCTAGGAAATAATACTCACGCGGGAGGGTCTAAATCTTCAGCTATTGGACCAAGATCATTTATTCACTCTTCGGGATCAACTGTAATATCTAGCGAGTCTGCAATATTAGGCGGCCAAAGCAACATGTTAACACCAGCGGCTTTTAGATCTGTTATTTTAGGGGGGCAAAGCATTACTGGGGAAACGGAGGACACTGTTTATGGGATCAATTTTAATGCTCAAGGATCGGTTTCAGCAACCTCTTTTTATTCAGGAAGCACGAATTTACTTGATATATTTGCTACAGAATCCCTGAGTTATACTCAAGCTAGTCACGGATTATCAGTAGGTGATATGGTGAGTATAAGCGGATCCGTTTGGACAAAATCTATAGCTAACTCTAGCGCTGATATTAATGATAGCTTTGTTACAAACTATGTAAGCTCTGTTGTAGACGCTAATACTATCAATATAGGCACGGTTGGGTCAACTTTAGATATAGATTTGGGCTACTCAAGCGCTACAGCTATTTATCTTTCTCAAACTGTTCTTGGAGGGTTAACTGACAACCAGTATTCTAGTGGATTCCTTCAGCAGGTTGGTTGGTATTATGATGGTAGGATGTTCTTTAATCCTGAAGAGTATGTTGATTTAGATACTACTGGTGACAATGCTGATATCACAAGAGTTCAAAGTGGTGTAAATACATTCACTGGCGGGACGGAAAATTTACCAACGATAAACGTAACTGGGTTAACTGTTGATAATATAACGGTTAGTGGAGAGTCATCTTTCACATCATTAAGCGCAACTACATTTTATTCTGGATCTACGGATGTAGAAACAATTATTAGAGACTTGTCTGGAGGCGGCCCAACCGCCTTTACAGCAGTTGGAAACACTGGAGTAACTTATGCATGGGATGTTTCGGTGGAGCCAAAGATTACCATAACAATAACAGCGGATACCACAATCACAATTTCTAACCATGTAAATGGTGGAGAATATCAAGCCAACATTAAACAAGATGGGACAGGTGGACACGAAGTTACCATTGCAAATACTGCAATTGTTGCCAATAATGGTATTAAATCACCATTAGCGTTAAGCACAATAGCGAATGATACGAATAAAGTATTCATCCAATATGATGGTGTTGATATTAGTATTGATACAGGTATAGGTTATAACTAAAAAATAGATTTAATTAAATGGGATTTGGAGGAATTTTAGCATCAGCGAAGTATAAAAGATTAGTCATACCTAGACCAAATTATGAAGAATCTGGTTATGGTAGTGGTAATTTCGGTTTAATAAAATACGCAGATGGCTCATATAGTAATAACACATATTTTATTGATTATGGCGTTAAGCAGAGTGATGATGATATTGGATTTACAAACAAACTAGAAACTTTAATAATACAACAAAAAAGAGGTAATACATATACTGTTCCTGATACCAACACTATTGGTGTTTTAGATTTATCCGAATATAAATATCTAGAGTACATTCAATTAGGCTCTGTTTTTTTGAGTGCTGATAATATAACATTACCAGAGATTGTAGTACCGTTAGCACAAATTAATGATTTAGATGGAATAGTAACATATGGCGGTGAAAATTCAATAGATGGTAGGTTGGATTTAACACCATTGAATGTAAATGGTATGTTTGGTGGTATAATAAATTTTTCTAACATATTTGGTGTTAATGACCCAATTCTACCAATAAATGTGACTAGACCAGTGACGATATTAAATCTAAGAGATAACAATACCAATGCTGATGCGGTATTAGATTTATCAACATGGTCAAGATTGGGTGGTTCTATAACAATAGATAGAACAGTGCATAGTGGTATAACATTTCCAACATTCGTAGAATTGGATGCTCCTATAATAACTAAAATAGATTTTACAGAAGGTACTGGTGTTGATAATACTGCTGATAAAGTATTTGATTTATCAGCAATGCATAATTTAGGTGGTAATATTTTTTTAAATCATTGTGAAATTAGTACATTAACATTTAATAGTAATATAACTAATGAAATCACACAAGTAAGATTATATAACAATACAATAAACACTTTAGACTTATCTGGTTTTAAAAATTTTAATGGGATACTCCGAGTTCAAGGGCAAGGAACAGGAAATTTAACATCTATAACTTTGCCGCCAAACGCAACAACAACATATACAGAGTTAGACATAGGTAGTAATTCTAGTGCTAATATTGGAGTATTGGATTTGACAGGTGTTACATTTGTTGATGCCAATTTACAATTAGATGATATTGGATTAACATCTTTTACAGTAGATAATGGGCAAGAAAGTAATATTTCAACATTGAACTTAACAAATAACGGTGGTATCACTGGTAGTTTAGATTTTTCAGCATACCAAAGAACTGATGGTGTATCATTATCACTTGGAAATCTAAATGTTTCATCATACGATTTTGATGGGACTAGAATTAGAGGATTAAATTTGACAAATAATGGCACTATCACAGAATTAGATTTATCTACCTCTATTTTTTTGGGTGGTAGCTTTACTATAAGCAATAATGTTAATTTAGCAACCGTTAACATGTTTACTCCATCAAATACGTTTGGTAGAATTACTCAGTTTAATTGTAGATTTGTGCCTAACTTAACAGGTACTCTTGATTTATCAAGAGAAGACATGATTGCTTCAGCTTGGATGGATTGTAGAGATATATCAAATTTAAGCATCACTGACGTTAATATTATATTTCCTCCTAGTGGTAGTGATGTTACGCCACCATCGTCTTTCCTTGCTCTTACAAATCAATATGATGGAACAGTATGTGATATGTCGGGATTTATAAATCACAGAGATTTAAGATTGCAACATTTTCATAGAGTAAAAGAAATCCCTTTTAGAACAGGTGGTTATTTAGCAAGAGGGTCAAGAGGGACAAATTTGTGGTTAACAAATTTATATGGATTAACTACAGATTTAGATATAAATGCTTTTTCAGCATTAAACTGTTTAGGAACAGATATACAATTAACTACTAATTATTTTACAACAGCACAAGTAAATAAAATATTAGTGGATATTGCTAGTATGGAAACTACACATAGTTATGGAAGCGGAAGTTTGAATATATCAAACAATTCAGCACCCGATGGCACTAGTGGTGGTTATGATGGGTTATCTGCCGTGACAACTTTGACTAATGCTGGATGGTCTGTTACAACTGAATCTGAAATATGGAATGAGTTTATCATTGAAGTAGAAACGACAAGTGGTAACGAAACGTTTACTTTACCTACACAAGATATAGGAGCAGGTGCTAATAATTTTAAGGTGTTTTGGGGAGATGATGAAGCGGAGCGACATAATACAACACCTGATTTAAGTCACGAATATAGTACTGCTGGTACATATGAAATAAGAATGATGTCGTTAAACAATACAGATATACCACATTTTCATTTTGATGATACGGGGGATAAGTTGAAAATTAAAAAAGTGAAACAATGGGGTACTAATAAGCCATACACTCTTAATCTTAATGGATGCGCTAACTTAGAAGTAACAGCAACAGATATTCCAGATTTAATTTTAGATACAACGTTAGTGGATACATTTAAAGATTGCACTTCATTAACTAGTGTTAATTTTGATGAATGGGACATTTCAGGCGTTACCGATATGACAGGTTTCTTAAATGGCACTAATATATCAACAGCTGATTATGATGCTCTATTAATAGCATGGGAAGGTGGAGCGGTTCAATCTAGTGTCACTGCTGATTTTGGCTCTTCTACATACACTCTAGGTGGGGCGGCAGATACAGCTAGAGCAAACTTAATAAGCAATTCATCTTGGGTAATAATTGATGGTGGTGGAATTTAAAAATAATAAATAATTATGGAGTATAGAATATTATACAACGACACAGAAGTTCTTTCATGTATAGAGCATGAAGAAACGTCTATAACTAGAACAAAAGAAAAAGCTTTTGTTGGTGAACTGGATGAGGCTATACACTTTTTTAGAAGAAAGAATATTGATTATAGCTCCATTGTTTTCGATTTTGATTTAGAAGAAGAATCAATATTTGATGTAATAATTTCAAATTATGTTTTTGAAGAAACTGACAATGAAAGGAAGGTAACAATTCTCTCAATGCCCATGGATTTTTCCACTAGAACTATGTACGCTTCTATGTTGATAACATATATAGATGAATCGGGTTTACCTATTGAGAAGAGACACACGTTCAAAATAGGTAATGATTTTTTATTAAATGAAGGAATGGAGACGGAGATAGGTGAGTTTGATTATTTCTTTAATTTAGTAATGATTGAAAAAAACGCAACATTACCAGACGCGATTAGAAATAAAGTTTTAGAGATGGATTCAAGAGGTATATTTGATGCTATTTATTAATAAAGTTAATTATGGGAAGTAAGAGTGGTTTTCCTAGAAGGGGATTAGATGAAAATAATTTTTTAAGCAGTGTAAATTCGAATCCATCTATTTCGGGTGACACTATATATTCTGGAAGTACGGATTTGTCTTTATTGTTTGGAAGCGGGTCTATAGATGTTACTCGCGTTGGTAATGGTGTAAATTCATTTACTGGAGGAACGGATAATATACCAACGGTAAACATTACTGGCTTAACTGTTGATAATATTACGGTAAGTGGAGATAGTCAGGTTAACTCGTTTAGCGCTATTACAATAAGCGCTGCAACAATATATTCAGGAAGTACGGATTTGTCTTTGTTGTTTGGAAATGGAGCTGTGGATATTACTCGAATTGGTAATGGTGTAAACACATTCACTGGCGGGACGGAAAATTTACCAACGGTAAATATCACTGGAGCAAGTTTAGATAATTTATACGTAAGCGGAAGTAATTCAGCTAACTCGTTTAGCGCATCTACGATAAGTGCAACCACGTTTTATTCAGGTAGTACGGATTTATCTTTACTATTAGGCGGGGGTGGATCTTCTAATAGTTTTGTAAATGCTATAACTGAATATAGCGCAAACACTTTTGGGTTTGGAGGTAGCATAATTCAAGACACCTCACTAGAGCTTAATGGTTATGATTTGGATTTCAAAACTGGGTCGAATGATTTATTAACTTTAAAAAATGATGGCTCTTTTAGTTTAGGTTATTTGGCTTCTGGAAGTAGTTCTTCAGCTGTATCTGTAGGTGAGAGCGCTAACGCTTCTGGAGTTAGACCTACTGCTGTAGGGTATCAGTCGGATGCAATTGGTGACTATTCCATTGCTATAGGCTCGGAAGCTTCATCTACAGAAACCGATAGCATTTCTATAGGTAGGCTTTCTAAATCTGCTTCAGGGTGCGTGTCGATTGGGTATAATGCTGGAAACACTAGCGGTGCAAAAAATAATTATGCAATAAGCATTGGGCATTTATCTAATAATGGATCTAATGATATAGGTTTAGATTCTGTTGCAATAGGATATCAATCTAAGACTCGTTCTAACTACTCTGTTTCCTTAGGGTATTTGGCTGAAGCTACAGGTGTAACATCTGTGTCTATTGGAGGAGCTTCAAATGCTAAGGGGGAAAGAGGTATATCAGTTGGAGGCTTTTCTCAGTCAGATGGAAATGATTCAGTTTCTGTAGGATACAATTCTATAGCTTCAGGTCTTGAATCTATAGCTATAGGTAGGTCAGCTAAAGCTGAGAATTTAGGAGTTGTAACCATTGGTAAAAACGCTGGAAACACCACTGGAACCAAAGGTTCAGTGACGGTGTCAATGGGGTATAACTCAAATCAAGGCACTACAGATATAGGTAATAATTCAGTAGCAGTCGGCAGTACAACTACGTCATCGGGAGGTGAATCAGTATGTATAGGTTACTTATCGCAAGCAACAACTACATCCTCTGTAGCTGTAGGTCATAATGTGGATTCTAGCGGTTTATATTCTATATCACTAGGGAGGAGCTCAGTAGCATCAGGTCAATATTCTTTGTCTATAGGAAATGTAGCTACAAGCGAAGTTCTTGGAGCTATAGCTGTTGGGTATAACGCTGGAAATACGACAGGGACAAAAGGGAATTCTTCGGTTTCTATAGGATATCAATCAAACGATGGATCTGTAAACATAGGATCCAACTCTGTAGCAATAGGGACTCAGTCTGAAGCTAAAGACGCAAATGCTGTAGCTATCGGAAATCAATCTGAAAGCGATGCTAATGGAGCAATTTCTTTAGGATATAGAGCGGGTGGTGGTAATGTGACAACGTTTGGTGCCTCTTCTATAACCATAGGAAGCGCGACTAATTATAACGCTGCAACAATCGGAGCAAACTCAGTCACAATAGGTCCAGGAGCAAGCTCTTCTGGCAGTACAGCTTTAGCTATTGGTAGCACATCTAGAAGTGATGGTAGCGGGTCTATCGCTATTGGAAGTAGTTCTTTTGCGAGTGGTAATGGGTCTATAGCTATTGGAGATGCTACAGTGGATAGCACAAATGCTGTGTCTATAGGTACGCAATCTGCAGCTAGAGCTCAGGCTCAAGTTTGTATTGGATATAGAGCTGGAGGAGGTACTACTGGAACATCTGGAATAAACACTATAAGTATTGGTAATAATGTTAATTACAATCAGGCTTTAGGGGCTCGTTCTATTACAATGGGGGATTCAGTAGATAATTTACTAAGTGATTCTTTTGCTCTTGGATGGGCTGAAGACGTGCCTAGAGTGTTGTTTGCTAAAACTGAAGATCAATACATAAATGGAACTGGCGCTTTAGTAATACACGGGCTTACTGCGACAACCTCCTCTGTTGGTTTAGATTTGAAATCTACAACAAGAGTTTTTAAAACTAATGTTGTAGATACTACCGAGGAGGGAGCGTTGACAGCAACGGCTGGAATGATAGTTTTTAATTCTACTACTAGCAAATTTAGAGGGTATGATGGAAGTACGTGGGTTGATTTCCATTAAAAATAATATTTAAGAATAATATTTAAAATAAATAATACAAAAATGGCACTTAAAATAAACGAAGAATTAAACACACCAGATGGTGGAGTTGTAGCATCTGGATCATTAGTAAAATTTTCAACAATATTTCCAGAAAAAGGATATAACGTTGACTACAATTTAAGTATATACAGATCTGAGACTGACTATGATAATGGGATGTCAAAAATTAGAAGAATAAATGAATTTCCTAACAATTATAATCTAGTTTTAGATCAGGCAGGATATTTAGCTTTAGACCCAGAGGGTGTTAACGAATACTTGAAGTATTGGGTTTTAGAAAAATTAGGATATAGCTCTGGTGCTACTGGGATTGTAGAAATACAATTATAATGCTAGTTACTTTAGTTAATGTTAAAGAATTAGATCTTAATAAATATATAGGAGTTATTTCTAATAAGTTTGTTGATGATGAAAAGTATTTTATTGTAAACAAAGAAATAGACATACAACTTTCTTGCGGAAGTATAATAACTATAGATAAAGGCTTTAATTTTAATGGCAGCTCTTCACCTAGATTATTAAGGGGGATTTTCCCAGCTTATGGCCCATTTTTGTTTGCTGCAATGATACATGATTGGATGTATGAGTTTGACTATGTAAGAAGCATTTCTGGAGTTAAAGTAGCTAAAAAACTTGCCGATAAAGAGCAGTTAATGTGGAGCAATGTTTTAAATGATAGGACATTGTGGAGTTTAACTGATAATATTATAAGATATGCTATGGTGAGAGTGTTTGGCACCAAATCTTATATAAGGTAGTTTTTTATATACAGCTGTCTTGCTTTAAAATGACAGCTATTTATATAAAAAAAAATTTATAAATGCCTTGTAATCTTCAAGAAATATTTAACACGGACATTAACAATGAGCATAGACTTCGAATAAAGTTAAATGATAATTTCGAATCTATAAATTATTGTAATGATTATTTTTCTAAAAACTTCCTACCTTTATCTGGCGGGACCGTTACAGGGTTAACTACGTTTAATGCTGGTGTTAGCGCGGTTACAATTTCTGCTGGAACTATATATTCTGGCTCTACTGATTTATATGATATTTTTGGAAGTGGAGGAGGGGGGAGTGGAGATATCACTCGCGTTCAAGGTGGTATAAACACATTTACTGGAGGAACTGATAATTACCCAGAGGTAAATGTAACAGGTTTATCAATTGACAATATAACAGTTAGTGGGGACTCTTCATTTAATGAACTGTCAGCTACTACAATTTATTCTGGAAACACTAATCTTGAGGATATAATAATATCACTAGCTGGAAGCGGGGCTACTGGAGATATCACTCGCGTTCAAGGTGGTATAAACACATTTACTGGAGGCACAGATAATTACCCAACAGTTAACATTACTGGAGGAACTTTTGATACGTTAAATGTAAGCGGGGCAACTAGTCTTAATATTTTAAGCGCAACCACTATATATTCTGGAGGAACAAATCTTGAAAATGTAATCATATCCCTGGTTGGCAGCGGTGCAACTGGAGACATAACTCGTGTACAAAGTGGTGTAAACACATTTACTGGAGGCACTGATAATTTTCCAACAGTTAATATTACTGGTGGAACTTTTGATAATATATATGTAAGCGGAGACTCTGTGTTTAACACATTGAGCGCTATTACAATATCGGCTACCACTTTTTATTCTGGAGGAACAAATCTTGAAGAGATAATAAGTAATTTAATTAACTTTGAAATTTCAGGATGTGCTTCTACTACAATAAGTTCCTGGCTGCCATTTTCAGGAGACCCCACTTTGTACTATGCAGATTTTAATCACAATCTAGATACTTACGATGTTGATGTTACTGCTTATGACTTTTTTACTAAAAAAGACATTTTTTTAGATGACATACAAAGAATAAGCGTTGATGATGTAAGGCTTTACATAAGCGATAGCGGGTGTACCATTAGAACACTGGTTCAGAAATGCGGTTCAACTGTTACGAGCGGTGAATTGACAAGAGTTCAGCCTGGAAACAATATTTATACTGGAGGCACGGCTAATAAGCCAATAGTTGGATTAATTGATGATCCAATAGTTAATAGCATTAACGCTTCAGGTCAAAGCGTGTTCAACGCTTTGAGCGCTACAACTATAACAGCTGCTACTTTCTACTCTGGGACCACTGATCTATACGACATTATAAAAGATGCTATACCAGAAATAACTGGATGCACAGCAACCACTCTTAGTACTTGGTTTCCGTTTTCAGCAGACACATCTTTTTACTATGCAGACTTTAAGCATAATTTAGGAAGTTTAGATGTTGATATAACTGCATATGATCTAACAAATAATAGAGATATTATACCTGGAGATATTGAAAGGTTAAATAATGAATCTATTAGAGTATTTGTGGGTGATAGCGGTTGTACAATCAGAACGATAGTTCAGAAATGCGGTTCTTCTAATGTAATTGTATCTGGAGGGTCGTTTGGTGATGTTATTGCTCCAGCATCTTCTATAAATAATTCATTATCTAGATTTAATGGAACAAGCGGGAAAGTGATAAAAGGCTCCAATGTACTTTTAAACGATTCAAATGATTTAAGTGGAATTAATTCCATAGACTCATCTCTCTTTTTATCTGGAGGAACTGATCTTGAAACTATAATTAACTCTTTAACTAAAAAAGAAAGAGAATATCAGTTTGAATATCTCAATGAGATAACGGGAGCTACCGCCCCTTTTTATAAATTCACTAATGATTCTGGCATAACAACAACCAGTAGCGTAAACGTTTTTAGTGGAGGAAGCATCAACCCTTTTATAATACCAAAGGATTCAAATCTAAAAAACATATCTATTACTATTGCAAACGCATCTGTTGACAATGCTTCTGTTGGCCTCAGTCCAACTTTAAGGATTAATATATACAAACATTTATATTCATCTAGAACATTGCTAGAAACAGCTAACATAGTGCTTAGTGATACATCAGGTATAGGGGTTAATAATGATTTGACTGGCAACGCCTTTCAAAGTGCTAATTTAGATATTTCTGGATCTATATCATCTGGAGATCTAATAGGTATTGAGTTTGAAAATCAATCAGGTAGCGGGGTCGGTATAAATGGCATTAAAATATGCATGGCTGTTATTACAACGGTTGACATTTAAAGCATAATAAAAAGCTTATTTTAATAAGTTTTTGATATTTATAAAAAACACTAGTAATGGCAAAAGTAAAGGGAGGGTTAGATATTGATAGAAGCTCTATAGTGAGGCAATCTTTTAGTGCGTCAACTTACTATTCAGGGTCTACTGAGCTTGGATTTATATTAAATCAAAATGCTACTTCAGTACAAAATGGTTTAAATACATTTACTGGAGGCACTAAATTATTCCCTACAGTAAATATTACTGGAGGAACTTTTGATAATATATCAGTAAGTGGAGCATCTTTATTTGATACGCTAAGCGCGTCTACCATATATTCTGGAGGAACCAATCTTGAAGATGTAATCATTTCTTTGATATTAAGCGGTGATACTAGTGATGTAACTCGCGTTGGTAATGGAATAAATACTTTTACGGGAGGCACAGATAATAATCCAACAGTTAATGTTACTGGGGGAACTTTTGATAATATAATAGTTAGTGGAGAAGCTGCGTTTAACACGCTGAGTGCTACCACATTTTATTCTGGAAGTACTGATTTAGGGTTTTTTATTAATGATCTAAATGTTTCTAAGTATGACAAAACAGGCGGGACTATCACAGGAAATGTTTCGATTACTGGAGATTTAGAAGTGCTTGGCACAGCTACGACATTAAACACAGAAGTAGTTCAATCTAAAGACAATAACATTGATCTTAATTATGGTGGTACACATCTTAGCGCTGTAGGCGGAGGGATAACAGTATTGTCTGGACAGACTGATGGTAGTTCATCAAGCATATCCACAATTTTCAATGGAGACTGGAATTCAAATGTAGGATTTGCAGCGACATCACTTTCAGGAAGTAGTATTTATTCTGGAAACACCAATCTTAATGATGTGTTTGCAAGCAAGATACATACTCATGAAATAAGCGATATACTTAATTTACAAGGCAGTCTTGATTCAAAAGCTAATCTTTCTGGAGCAACATTTACTGGGGGAGTATATGCTCCAACAATAAGCGGTGGCACCATATATTCTGGAGGAACCAATCTTGAAGATGTAATCATTTCTTTGATATTAAGCGGTGATACTAGTGATGTAACCCGCGTTGGTAATGGAATAAATACTTTTACGGGAGGAACTGATTTAAATCCAACAGTTAATATTACTGGCGCTAGCTTAGATAATCTTTATGTATCAGGAACAAGCTCGTCTAACTCATTTAGCGCAAATACACTAAGTGGAGGGACTTTGTTTTCAGGATCAACAAATCTTGAAGATGTAATCATTTCTTTAATATTAAGCGGGGATACGAGTGATGTAACTCGCGTTGGTAATGGAATAAATACTTTTACGGGAGGTACAGATAATAATCCAACAATTAACATCACTGGAGGAACATTTGATAGTTTAATTGTAACTGGGCTAACAAATCTTAATGCATTAAGTGCTAGCAATATAAGTTCAGGGTCTACAAATTTATATGAGATATTCTCAGTAACTGGACATACTCATGAAATAGGTGACATAAACAATCTGCAGGGAAGCCTTGATTCAAAGGCTAATCTTTCTGGGGCAACATTTACTGGGGGAGTATATGCTCCAACATTAAGCGGTGGCACTATATATTCTGGTTCTACTGAACTTGATGATATAATTAGATCAATTGCATCCGAAACTGAATTGTTAGATGTCACTCGTGTCCAAAATGGTTTAAATACATATACTGGAGGAACTGAGTTAAATCCAATAATTAATATTAGCGGTGGAACATTTGATAGCATTTCAGTAAGTGGATCATCCTCATTTAACACATTAAGTGCTAGTACTATAATATCTGGCTCCACTAATCTATATGAGATATTCTCGGTAACTGGACATACTCATGAAATAGGTGACATAAACAATCTACAGGGAAGTCTTGATTCAAAAGCAAATTTATCTGGAGCAACATTCATTGGTGGGGTTTACGCTCCTACCCTAAGTGGTGGAACTTTGTATTCTGGTTCAACGGATCTTGAAGATATAATAATTTCTTTAATTTTAAGCGGGGACACAAGTGATATAACCCGTATTGGGAATGGTATCAACACATTTACTGGAGGCACTGCAAATAATCCAACAGTCAATATTAGCGGTGGAACATTTGATAGTTTAATTGTAACTGGATCAACAAATCTTAACACATTAAGTGCTGACACTATAAATTCAGGATCCACTAATTTATATGAGTTATTTTCAGTAACTGGACATACTCATGAAATAAATGATATAAACAATCTACAGGGAAGCCTTGATACAAAAGCAAGTTTATCTGGAGCAACATTTACTGGTGTAGTCTATGCTCCTACGATAAGTGGGGGTACTATATATTCTGGAGGGACTAATCTTGAGGATATTATAAATTCTTCAGACACCTTTGTTACAGGAGGTACGGTTTCGTCAGGGGGAACATTTACGCTAAGCAGAAATGATTTAAATAATATTACCATTACTGGCGGAGTAAGTTATGATCAAATAATAAAAGAAGATTGGAATTTAGACATATACCAATCAGGGACAACTATTACTACAGGGGTGTATTCTGATGTTAATTGGGATTCAGAAATAATAGTTGGAAGTAATTATTCTCATTCTGGCACTGAAGTTTCTCTATTAACTGATGGTTTCTATGAGGTAACATATGGATTATCTATAGATATTAATTCAGGAGGTAGAAAGAATTCAAAAAATAGAATTGTGTTAGACTCTGGCGGTGGATATAATGAAATATTTAGAAGCGCTTCTTATGGATATCATAGAAGCACAGCAAATGGCGAATGCAGCATTTCAAAAACTATAAAACAAAGATTTAACTCAGGAGATAAGATAAAAGTTCAAATATCTATTCATGCTGGAAGTGGTTCATTAACAACAATTGCTAATGATAGTAATATAACAATAACAAAACTAAGTATATAATGGGGATTATATTAAGCGCTATAACAACTCAATTAATAAGTGATTTAATAGAGCCTAATGGAACTATTTTTTCAGCAGGCACTTCTACCGAGTTAATTTCTCCTGATGGCAATTTTACTATTGATGAAGTAAGGGCTTCATTGGATCTTCAAAGTAGTGTTGATTCTGGTGATATTATTTTATCATCAGACGGGGATTTAATTATAAATGTTAATACGGTAGGAATTAATTATATAGCAGCATATAATGGTGTTATAAATTCAGATGTAACAATAGTTGGGAATGTAACAGCGTCTACAGCATCTTTTGGTGTGATATTGTCAGGTGGAACTGATTTAGAAAGTGTAATAACGGCATCTACAGCACAAAATTCATCAAAAATACAAGATGGATTAAATACATTTACTGGAGGTACTATTTTAAATCCTACTGTGAATATAAGCGGGGGGTCATTTGATAACATTTCAATTAGTGGAAGTTCTTTATTTAATGCGTTATCGGCTACTACTATATATTCTGGAAGCACGGATTTAAGTGATGTGTTTGCAAGCAAGATTCACACGCATAATATAAGTGATATAAACAATCTCCAGGGCATCCTAGATTCTAAAGCTAATTTATCTGGCGCTACGTTTATTGGAGGAGTTTATGCTCCGACATTATCTGGTGGGACTATATATTCAGGCGGAACAGATTTAGAGGATGTAATTATATCTTTGATACCAACTGGGGGCACAAGTGACATAACAAGAGTTCAAGATGGGTTAAATACATTTACTGGGGGGACGGACAATAATCCAACGGTAAATATAAGTGGAGGTTCATTTGATAACATCTCAGTTAGTGGAGATTCATTATTTAATATATTATCGGCTACTACTATATATTCTGGCGGAACATATTTAGAAGATATAATAGACTCTATAATAGATGAGTCGCTATCAGGTTTATCAACTTCTTATTTTGATGCTTATGATGGAGTCGGGGGAACAACGACAACATCTACAGCCTGGGTCGCAACAGTACCTCTAAATGAAGAAAGGAAAACAGATTTAAACTTTTCTCATGATGTAATAGTAGACAGTGATGAAGTTACTATAAATTCAGATTTTACATATCTTGTTCTTGGTAGAGTGTCTATAAAAGGAACTGGTAGTACTAGTAGAACTCAGGCAGAATGTAGACTAGAAATAAACACAGGATCCACATGGCAAGAAGTAGACGGTACGTTATCTGAGATGTATATCAGGCAAACAGGGTTTGGTGCAACAGGATCATTTTTTGTTTCTTTAGATTTAAAAGAAGGGTATAAATTAAGAATAGGATTTAGAAGAGGACAGGGAGGTGGGACACTTCAATTACAAGCCAATGGATCCTCTCTTAATATTGTTAAAATACAAGGCCCTAGAGGACTAAAGGGAGACTCTGGAAGTTTAGAAACTCAAAATTTTACAGATTTATATATAACAGGAACAACTTATTCTGATGTTTTTTCTGGAAACACAACAGAGGCAGTGTTTTTTGGGGAATCATTGGATGTTAGTAATATATATTCAGGAGGGACAAATTTAAATAATGTGTTTGCAAGTAAGATTCATACTCATAACATAAGTGATATAAATAACTTACAGGGAGCACTTAATTCTAAAGCTAATCTATCTGGTGCTACATTTACTGGAGGAGTTTATGCTCCGACATTATCTGGTGGAACTATATATTCAGGAGGGACAAATTTAAATAGTGTGTTTTTAAATAAATATGATACTGTACTATCTAATTTAAATGATGTTTCATTTACAGGATCCCCTGTTACTGATGATATATTTTACTATAACGGATCTGGTTGGACATCTATAAATATAAGCACCCTTACGACTGTTTCTGTACCAAGTGTAGAGATTTACATATTAAATAATGCCACAAACACAATTATATCAGCAGCAGACACCCCAGTCCAAATAGCATCAAATAATTACAATGTTGATTTTATTACTGACTTTTCTCATGCTGCAGGTGTTGTAACTTATACTGGAGATACTACAATTAGATTATCAGTGAATACTTCAATAAATTTTACATCAGGGAATAATCAAGAAGCGGATTTCTATATAGCTTTGGATACTGGTTCTGGATTTGCGTTGATAAATAGCTCTAAAGCCCCGTCTAAAACTCAAGGGTCTAATGAAACTACTTTTTCTAACTCTAAATGCCTTATAGAAGTGTCTAATGGAGATATGTTAGCCATTTTTGTTGAGAATACATCATCATCACAAAATATAAAAGTTACAGATATGAATTGGACCATAAATAGTTAATTATGAAAATAGCAAGATTAGATTTATTGCCTAGGCAGGATAGTATATTTGTAGATGGAGAGCCTGAGGATAGATATAAAAGAAGGCAGTTGATTGTTGTTTCTGATGATTATGATTTTGCATCTAATAACTCTACAGATGTTACAAATATAGATAACTTAAAAAGCAGCTATTCATCATCAAATATGACATACACAGAATATAGAGAATCTTTAGTTTCTTACTATTCTGTGACAGATTTTTCATCATTATCAGATGGAGAAAAAGAAGAATTATCAAAAAATTTCGCTACCAATAAAAGTGATAGAGAATCTATTTTATCTGAAGATGAAATAAAGATATATTCTATTGAGACTCAATCTTTAATAAATGAAGATAGTAAAAATAAAGATTTAGAAACAATATTAAGTAGTCTAATGTCTAGTGATGATATACCTGTTTTAACAACAACTCCAGCGTCATCTTATTCTGAGAGCGCATCATCAGAGGGTGAGATAACAACATCAAGTAGTTCTTATTATGAAAATTGCATACTAAACACTATTGATATACCAAAAGGAAATTATAGAATAGGTTGGTATTATGAAGTTAGTGGCAGCGACAGCAAATCGACAGATATTAAGGTGGATATAGATGATTCTAGTACATTATCAGAAAATACTATAGAATTCAAAAATAAAGATAATTGGGAATCCTATAGCGGGTTTGTTTATGCGGATCTTGACGAGGATTCATATAAAATTTCTATAAAGATAAAATCTAAAAAGAATACTTCTGTGAAAATGAGAAGGGCTAGAATAGAAATGTGTAAAAAATAAATTAATATTTATAAAAAAATGGGAAATAATATATTTGCATATAATTTAAGCGGATTAACTGATTACAGAATTGGTTTAGAAGCATTAGTTTGGGATGAGAAAGAGTTAAGCGGAGCAACTACATTTGTTGTTTCAGGGTCATCTACGTACCCAGGGTATAGTAACATAACTTCAATAGTTAATTGGGAAAAATTTGGTGAAGAAGCTGGGCAGAGACATTTTTTCGTAAGAGAAGAAATAAGGGATATATATGAATCTAATACTGGGCAGACATGGAGTGCTTATACTTTAGAAGAAAAAAAAATATTAAGTAAGAACTTTATTGTAGATAAAGATAAAAGAGATGAAGTATTAACTGAAGAAGAGCAAGAGAAATATAATCATTATAAGTTGTATCACTATATTTCTGATGATACAATTGAAAGGCTTGGTGAATTAGATTACACAATAACTCCAAAATCTATAGACTATAAAAAAGATATAAATGGAAAATTGCATCCTAAATTTACATTTTCTAATGGTTTTTTAATAAATACTGAATATTATGAAACTGTTAATATTGTAATTAATCCTCAGACAGGATTGTCTGACCTAGTATATGAAAACCCTATTCTAAAGGCGGAGTTTCAATATCACGTTGAAGCTGATGGGTATGTGTCTCACAGGCTTGTTAAAAGATCATGGGTTAAAGCCGATGGTGAATATGACACAATTAACACAAAAGACTCAACAAAATATTATACTAAGAAATTAGCTAGATCAGAAGGGGTTAGGAGAAGAGAAAATGTTATTGATGAAGTTATTCTTGCTACAGGAGGATTAATATTAATGTCTCACTCAGGAGCTACATCTATACCTGAAGCTGAAGCTATAGCAATGCCATTCTTAGACAGCTTAGACTCAGACATAAACAAATATGTAAAAGGTAACACAAACCCTCTTATAGCATCTATTCTGACTTCAGACACATCAGTTCATGATTGGCTTTTAACAGTAATAAATCAAGAAGGCAACACAATACAGCAATATTTATATGGTCAATTATCTGCAGGGGTTATGGACTATGCTGGAGTACATGGAAACGTTTAAATTATATATATATATAAAGAATGAGTAATAAGAAAAAAACAAGAGCAATTGTAGCAAGTGGCGGTGGAGCTTTCGGTGCATGGGGCGGTGGAACCATAGAAGGTTTAATTAATAAAAATGGAGGTGATTACGATGTTTGTATTGGATCATCTACTGGAATTTTATTATCTCCATTGACCGCAACAAAGGAAATGGCAAGATTGAAAGAGGCATATACTTCAGTCACTCAAGAAAGTATATTCAACATTAATCCTTTTACTAAAAAAGGTGGAATAAATGTTTTTAATGCCTTATATAGAGTTTTGATATTAAATCCTATATGTAAATTGTTTAAAGGAGAAAATAGACCAACTCTAGGTGAGTCTGAAAATTTAAGAAAAACAATTAAAGGACTTTTTACTGAACAAGATTATATTAAAATAAGAGAAGAGCTAGGTAAAGAGTTAGTTGCTGTAGTTGTTAATTTAAAAACAGGATTATCAGAATACAAATCTTCAAATGAATATAGTTATGAGGATTTTGTTGATTGGATGTGGGCATCTTCAAATGTTCCAATATGGATGTCTTTACTTAAAAAAGAAGGAAGCGAATTTGTGGATGGAGGAATAATAGAGCATATACCAATTCAAGGAGCTATAGATAGAGGGGTTGATGAGATTGATGTAATTGTTCATAGACCAGCTAAGTACGCAGCTAAAGATAATTTTTTTGCTAAAAATGTTTTACAGCTTTTTATGAGAGTTAGTGGGATTATGCATAAAGAAATTTCAAAGGATGATATATCTATAGGTAGACTTAAGGCAAAAGATAAAGATGTGAAAATAAATGTTTATTATACCCCTTATATGCTAGCTGAAAATTCTCTTATGTTTGATAAAAAAGTAATGGAGGATTGGTGGAATTTAGGAATGAAAGGTATAGAAGACGGTACTTGTGAAAAGAGAAGTATAGTACTTGTCAATGAGAAAGTTGAAAAAGGAAATAATGAAGGTTGCAAGTAGTTTAAAAGTAGATCAAGGCATAGATCCTAATAGCGCAGTTATAAAAGAGTATAGTTTGTCCGAATATAAAGTTTTCGAACAAACTTTGGATCCAGAAGATGATTTATTTATAACTCCTTAAAAATAGCATATATTTATAATTATGGCAAGATTTAGGACAGGCGAGACAATTAATGAAATTATTTACTCGGTAGATAGAAACAATTCTGCAGTTACTCCAGTAACTTTTGATATTGATATATACCGTGATGGAACTCCAATTACTGGCGACACCGTCTCAATGTCTTTAGTTAATGCTGAAACAGGAGCTTATGCTAGTTCTTGGTCAGCATCAACAGTGGGAGATTATCAAGTTTATTACAAAAACAGCTCTACATCAGTTATTTATATCACGGACACTTATCAAGTTTTACCTGATTCTGACTTTGATGCAGTGAAGGTCTTTGTGGGTCTTTAAGCTTATTTTCCCCTATTTATAAGAAAATAGGGAATTATGTCTGAACTTACCTACGAAGAATTAGAGTTGGCCAAATGCATGGCTGATCCGATATATTACCTGGAGAATTACGGAGTTATTTTCGATGCGGATACAAGTGAGCTTTCAAAGTTTTCCCCATATGAATACCAAAAGAGAGTAATCTACAAGTTTAACAAGTATCAAAATAACATTATACTAAAAAGTAGGCAAACAGGTTTATCGGTTGCTACCGCTGGATATGTTGCATGGGCGGCTTTATTTAAACACGATCAAAGAATACTAATTATTGCCAATGATTTTAAAGGAGCGAAAAGATTCCTAGAAACAGTTAAACAATATATTAATAACACGCCTCCATTCTTAATGCCTGAAGCTAGGCTTAAGGATAATCAAAACGAACTTACATTTTCTAATGGATCAAGCATTAAGGCTGTGGCATCTTCTCCAGACGCTGGTCGTGGGGATTCTTTGACAATGTTGATTTTGGATGAAGCAGCTTTTATTGAACATGCGGATCAAATCAATATGGGAGCTGGTCTTGCTGTATCCAGAACTGGTGGTAAGACTATCATTATTTCGACACCTAACGGTACCTCAGGCTATTACTATAAAACTTGGCAATCTTCTATCAAGGGACAGAATAAGTTCTGTAGAAGCGTTGTACACTGGAAAGACAATCCTTACTGTGCTCAGGGTCTTGAGCTTAGAGCTCAAGACGATGGAACCACTAGGTATTGGAGCCCTTGGTATGAAGAGATATGTAATCAATTACATAGAGATGAGGTAAAAATTGCTCAAGAGCTTGATTTATCTTTTGAAGGTTCGAAGGCCACCGTTATCCCAGATAGGGTTAGGAAATATTATGCTCAACAAACTAATGGAACTAAACCTATTTGTTATTTTGATGAGAAGAAGCATAAAGAAGGTGAGGATCCTTTTGTTAAGGATAAAAATTCATTCTGGGTATATCATAAGCCAGTTGAAGGTTGCGAGTACATAATTGCATCAGATGTTGCGCGTGGAGATGGAAAGGATTACTCTACTATACAAGTATTTGAAGCTATAGATATGATTCAAGTGGCTGAGTATCATAAGAAATTAGACGCTCACGAATTAGCTCATGTAATATATGCTGTAGGAATGGTTTACAATGAAGCTTACGTTGCTATTGAGTTTAATAATATGGGATCAGCAACTTGTTATGAGTTGCATAAGAATTTAGGATACAAAAGAGTCCATAAAGCTTCAGCTTATAGAGAGACTTGGACTGGGCCTAGAGATTCTAGATTTAAAGTGGTTGAAAATGAAGTGGTGCCAGGGTTTCAGACCACGCCAAAAACAAGACCTTTATTAATTAGCGCTCTTAAGAAATATTTATCAGAAAAAGTAGTTACGCTTAATTCGCCTAGAGTGGTTATAGAAATGGAGACATTTGTTCAAAAGCCCAATGGTAAAATTGAGCATGAATCAGGAAGTCATGATGACCTTTTGATAGCATTCGCTATTGTTTGTTATATTAAAGAATATGTTTGGGAGAAAGCTGTAGAGGGGAGAAACTTGTATAAAGCAATGCTTGGAGCTATAAGCTATAGCCAGAACCCTTATGATGGTAAAGGTTCTTCTGAGGCAGATAGACAACACACTAAAAAGAAAACAAAAGAATTTGATGAGAAGCATAAGTCAAATATGAAACCCATCTATTTATCTAAGGACGCTGCCACGCAGGCGGCTGAAGAGGACAATGATCTAAGTTGGTTACTAGATTAATTGATATTACAACAATGATTATATATATTTTATCAAATGGCAGATAATAACGCACAAAAAACAATATTTCAAAGAGTTGCACAACGATTCAAGCCAGATCCTAGAGATCCTGGAGAAAAGGAATACACACAAGCCCCAGTAGGGCACACTCCAAGTCAGGATAATGGCTCTGGGAAGAAAGGTGACGATAGATTTTATAGATATCAAGACCCTAGAGAGCAGCAACAACAACAGTTCCTTGATTGGCAAGTAGACTCAATAGCTAGAGACTTGTATACGAGAACTATGTATTTTGATGCGGATAGAATAACATCCTATCAAGACTTTAGGGCTATGGACCAATCCCCTGAGATAGCGGCAGCGCTTGACATCATGAGGGATGAATGCTTGGATGCAAATACTGTAATCCCGCTTTTAAGTGGGGAAAGAAAAACAATAGAAGAGCTATATGATGAAAATATGGAAAATTTCCATGTTTATTCATATAATCCTGAATTACAGAGAAGTGAGCCAGCTATATGTCAAAGAGTCATATATAAAGGCGAACAAGATGTGTATAAAGTGACGTTTGATGATGATTCTCACGTAATGGCTACTTCAGAACATTTATGGCTTTCTAATGGTGAAGACAAATATATAAAAACATCAGATCTCAAAGAGAGCCAATCAATACAACCGTTTTATACTAGAGCATCTGGAGATGGTGATAGAATAAGTGGTTATGAGATGGTTTTTGAAGATGGTAAATGGGAATATACGCATAGAATTGTTAAACGTAGTCTTTGGGGAGAGAAAAAAGGAGTTGTTCACCATAAGGATTTTAATAAACTAAATAATGATCCATCCAATCTTCAGGTCATGGATTGGTTTGATCACCAAAAGCTTCATAGCTCTCTTAATTCTGACAGGTGGAAAAATGACAAGAGTTATTCAGATAAGATGAAAAAAGTGTTTTCTGAAACAAATTCTTCTTCAGGTCCATATTGGAGCGATCCAGAATGGAGATCTAAAAGAGTCCAAGAAATTTCTGACAGACAAAAAAGAAAATACTCAAATTATTCTCAAGAAGAATTAAAAGATTTATTTGGTTATTCAGGAAAAGAAAACCCTATGTATGGTAAAGGGTATAGATTGTCTGGAGAAAAAAATGGAAGATATCTTCATGATAAAAAAAGAGAATTTTCTATTCATGAATTATTGCAAGCGTATAATAATTCATCAACAGTCGAAGAGGCTTGTGAGATTCTTGGAACTACTAGAAGAATTCTGTATAAATCAAAAGTATATAAATCTTTAAATTTACAAAGGTGGGAGGATTTAGGGTTTCACAATAGCAAAATATCTATACAAGCAATAGAGGGAGCGTGTGAAAATTATTTAGGACAAATTATTCTTGAGAATAATATGTCAAAAATATGTGATGATTTTAATTGGAGACCAAAAAAGGTTAATACATATCTTGAGAAAAATGGATATGGCAAATGGACTGATTTTGTAAAAAAATATAATTCTAAAAAAGAAAGATTAAATTATATAAAGAGTTTATATCTTTCTTCACAAGGTGAAAGGCCAAATTTATCTAAAATTTGTAGAGATAATGATATTTCTAGAAAAGAAATTGAAGGCTTATTGTCAAGATCTGAATATAAAAATTGGACCAATTTTGTGTCTGCGACAAACCATTCAATTAAATCTGTTGAGTTTGTTGGTAAAAGGAAGACTTATGATTTAGTTAATGTGGGCGAGCATCATAATTTCGCCATTCTAACCTCAAATGGAACTGGTGTTTTCACTCACAATTGCTTGACCAGAAATGAGAGAGGTAATATCCTTGAGATCTTCTCCCCTAACAAAAGAGTTAAAGAAGTGTTGAATGATCTTCTTAAGAAACGATTGAATGTTGAATTTAACATGAGGTTGTGGATTAGAGATTTGTGTAAATATGGAGATTTCTTTTTACATTTACACATTGATAAAGAATATGGTATTTTTGATGTACTAGCCTTGCCTTCTGAAGAAATTCATAGAGAAGAAGGCGTTGAAGGTGAGCCAGGAAGAACCAGATTCAGATGGGACACTCAAGGAATGATATTTGAAGATTGGCAAATTGCCCATTTCAGATTACTTGAAGACACTCGTAGATTACCTTATGGTAGATCGGTATTAGATCCAGCTAGAAAACTTTGGAAACAATTACAGCTTGCAGAAGATGCAATGCTTGTATATCGTATTGTTAGAGCTCCAGAACGTAGAGTGTTCTACATTGATGTAGGAAACATAGATGATGCTGACGTTTTACAATATATTGAAGATATCAAAACTCGTCTTAAAAGACAGCCAGTCGTAGATTCAAGAAACGGAAACTCAAATAGAAAATACAACCCCCCTAGTGTTGAAGAAGATTACTTCATACCAGTTAGGGGAGATAAGTCTTCAAAGATTGATACTTTACCAGGGGCAACAAATCTTGGTGATATCATGGATATTGAATATCTTCAAAATAAATTGTTTGCTGCAATTAAGGTTCCAAAACCTTATTTGAACTACACGGAATCTATTCCAGGTGGAAGTTTATTGTCTCAATCTGATTTAAGGTTCGCAAGAACTATTAACATGATACAGGAGTGTGTGTTGATGGAATTAAGAAGAATAGCTAATATTCACTTATTATTCTTAGGGTTTGAAGATGATATAGATAATTTCGATTTGCAACTTACTAACCCTTCTACTCAACAAGTATTGTTGAACATGGAGACGTGGAAATCTAAGTTAGAAGTTTTCTCTCAAATGTTTACTCCAGAAGGAATGTCTCCAGCTTCATATACATGGGCTATGGAGAATGTTATGGGATTCTCTAAAGAAGAGATCAAACTTATCTTGAAGCAGAAGAAAGTTGAGAAGAAACTATTCATGGAAATTGAATCTGCAGCGGAATCATATAAGAAAATCGGGTTATTTAAAGATCTTGATAAAAAGTATGAAAACCCTCATGCGGCTATACAGACTCCTGGAGAAGGAGGCGAGGAAGGTCTTGGTGACGGTGGAGCTGGAGGATTCGGAGGCGGATTTGACGGGGATATTGCTGGAGGGGGAATGGATGCTGGCATCGATGATTTAGACGGTGATTTAGATGCTGCTGGAGGTGGTGATCTGGAAGGTGATTTAGGAGCAGATCTTGGAGCGGCTGGAATAGATGATGGCCCAACTGAAGAGCCTGTTGGAGACTTAGCTGAAATAAAGAGAGGCAGACTTCATAAATTGCTAAAAGCTTCCGATGATAGATTTGACAATTTCTACGAAGAACTTATGGAGCACACTTTAAAAGGTGAAGAGGAAAACGATATAAGTAAAGAGAATAAACTGTTTGAAAATCACATTTTGATATCTGCTGCTAGTAGAAAAATGAGTGGAATGATTAATAGAATAGATGAAAGAATAAAGTCTCAAGAAAATGAAGTTGAAACTGAGTCTGAAGGAGAGTTCGAGGTTGTTAAGAAAAAGCCTGCAAAGAAGAGAGTGATTCAAGAAATTGAGGAAATTGAAATATCAGACGGTAAACTTCAAAAAGAAAGTGAGCAAATAGCTAATAAAGCTAGAGATGTTATGGACAGGCTTGATTCTATCAACAAGCTTAAGGGGGAAAAATCTTCATTCAAAAGAGACGATGGGGAGGCCTAAGAAAGAAATAGTGGAAACTGATTTTTATGAAATCAGACAAAACTGGGAATACTTAAAGGAATTAGTTGACTCCGCCGATGCGGATGTCACTAAATTCTTGAGATCCAAAACAGGTAGACGAGCTAGTATAAGAGCTAGGGGTAAGATTAATGAGGTTAGAAAGCTTTGTGAAGATTTAAGAAAAGGGATTTTATGTCAGAGGCAAGATAGTGAAAATGACTATTGATGCTAAAATATAATATTTAAAAATCGCCCTACGCCCCTCTTGAAGATGAGCTTGTAAAAAATAAGTTTCCATTATGGAAACATTATAAGAAGATCTTCGTTATAGTAATTGAAACTAAAACTTAATTACTATGAACAATATTATCACAATCGCATTACTTGTACCTGTTTTTTTAATGTTATTCGGCTTTATTATGGCTGGGGCTCATTATATTAAAGAAAACAAAGCTACGTATAAAGTGGTCAACTATGGATTGATGGCGGGTTTTAGTCATTTTCTTATGACTTCCGTGGTGTATTGGTTTTTAAACTTCCCCCCTATAGCTTTATTTGCATCATTTATAATAATTTCTTTTTTCTTAGTTGTAAAAAGAAATTTAGATCTTCACAAATCATAATACAAGTTTTTCTTGTAAATCATAAGTGGATTGCATATTTTTGTTATCTAAGTAAAAATAACAATCCATGTATATAGTATTTGATACGGAGACTACAGGTCTTCCAAAAAAATATAACGCTCCATTAACTGACTTTGACAATTGGCCAAGAATGGTCCAAATTGCATGGAAGGTTTATGATAAGGATTATAATTGTATAAAAACTGAAAGCATTGTTATCAGGCCTGATGGTTATACAATACCGATAGAAGCGTCCAATATACACAGGGTCACAACAGAGAGAGCAGAACAAGAAGGTATAGATCTAGAAGTAGCTCTTAATATGTTCTCGGAAGATCTTCAAGGGTCTAGATATCTTATTGCTCACAATATTTCTTTTGATGAAAAAATTGTGGGATGTGAGTATACTCGTTTAGGTATGCCTAATTTTGTACAGAAGATTAGGCATATATGTACAAAAAACACTACTGTAGATTTCTGTAAGGTTCCCAAAAAGAGAGGTGGTGGATATAAATGGCCTACTTTAAGTGAGTTATATTTAAAACTATTTAATACAGCTTTCCAAGATGCCCATGATGCACTTGTAGATGTTGAGGCGTTAGCTAAATGTTTCTTCAAGCTTCAAGAGATCGGTTGGTTTAATTATTCAGGAGATTACGAAGAAGTTGATGTTGAAGCATCTCTTCAAGAGATGCTTGAAAAAGCCGACAAAAAAGAATCCGAAGGCGGAGAGCGCCCAATTGTTCCACTATGCTTACATACATTCCACTCTATACTTGAGGGGGCTGGATCAGTTAAAGATTACATTAAGATAGCAAAGGAGTATGGTCATGAGTCTATGGCTATCACCGATTCCTCTACAATGTCTGGTACTTTCGAATTTTACCAAGCATGTAAAGAGGCTGGTATAAAACCTATATTAGGAATAGACCTTTATCTTAATGAGAAAATTGGTGATGTAGAAGAGGGAAGAGCTCAAGGGGAATCATTTAAGCAAAAAATATATATAAAGAATGAAGAAGGTTATAAAAATCTGAATCTACTTCTTTATAAGGCGAACACTGAAGGTTATTACCAAAAAGGTAGAATTAAAACTGAATGGTTACTTAAGCACAAAGAAGGTTTAATAGTTACAACTTCTTCCGAGGATAGCGTATTCTCCCACTTAGTACAAAGGGGTGAAGAAAGAAAAGCTGAACAGTTGTTTCAGAAGTTTGAAAAAGAGTTTGGGGAAGATTTTTATATTGAATTACAATTTAACGGTTCTTCTCAACAAAGAGCTTACAATGTATTCATGATTAAAATGATGAAGTATTACAATGTAAAGCCAATACTTACAAATGACACTTTCTACCCTAAAGAGGAAGATGCTGTTTTGCAAGATGTAGTCACATCTATCAAACAGAGAACGTCTATAGATAATGCTTTCTTGAAAGAGAATAGAAAGATGTACTATTTTAGACGCGCTGATTTCCAAAAACTAAATTCTGATAGAGATTTCAACTATCCTGAGAGTTTTGTTAATATATGTTTAGATAACACTTTAGAGATTGCTAGTAAATGTAATTATGATTTCGAAATTGGTGTTGAGAAATATCCTCAATACGAACCTACTCAAGATGTTTTAGATTACTTCAAGGAAACTACCACTAAAGGTATAATAACTAAATTAGCTCATGCTAAATTAAAACAAAAACTAGGCTACTATAAAAAGAGTGGTATAGTTGAAATGACTGAAGAGAAAATGAAGGAGTACTTTGATAGATTAGAGTATGAGCTTGAAGTAATTGAGTCAAAGAAGATGCTTGATTATTTCTTGGTTAATTGGGAGATAATTAGAGAATATAGAAAGAGGGGATATGACATCGGTCCTGCGCGTGGATCTGCCGCAGGAAGCTTGCTCTCTTGGTGCCTTGATATTATTAAGATTGATCCAATTAGGTTTGATTTATATTTCGAGCGTTTCTTGAATCCATCTAGAGATTGCCTTACTGATGACTGTACAGTTTTGATGAAAGATGGCACTTATAAAAGCGTGGTAGACCTTGAAGTAGGTGATCCAGTAGAAACATCAACAGGTAAAGGAGAGTTAGTTCAGATGCATGTGAGAGAGATTGGGGCGGATGAATCTGTTTATGAAATAGAAACAGAGGATGGTGCTGTAATTAAGTTAACTGGTAATCATATAGTTCCCGTAGAAAGAGAGGGTGAAAGAATGGAGATAAGGGTGGATGATATTTTAGAAACTGATATTTTGTTTGTTAAATAAAATTTATTCAAGAATTAGTTGGGTCTAAAAAAGGGTTCATATCAGATAAATTGAAATTTTAAAATGGAAAAATTTGAAATTAGAGAACCAGATAAAATAAACACAACTTCTACTTCTATGGATAAGTGGGAGAATTTTAAAACACACATACCATTGGATGGTTTAAATGAAGAAGGTGAACTTATTGATAACGGATCGTATCAAGGTAGTTTTCTATGTGTAGTAAAAAGAGTGTATCAAGAAGATGTTTTAGGAGCCAATATAGGAGATGAATACATAACAGTTGAAATGTGTTACTATAACTCACTGACAGAATCATTCCAAGATCAAAATAGAGAGTTTGTAAATGTTAAATTATGGAAAGGCATTCCCAAAATTTAATATTTATAAAATCCTTACCTATTTATAGATAAAGATTTCATTATGACAAAAGAATATTTACTAAGTAATAATTTTGACACCAAAAAAGATCTAGACAAAGCTATAAAAGAGTTTTATGGCTTTATAGATCCAACTCAGGCTGATTTAGACATATGGAAATATAAGACACCTCTAAATGTGTCACTTTCATCATTTATTGGATTGGAAACGATCTCTGGAGATACAGTCGATTCTGTGGTTCATGCAAAACATAGAGGGAGATGGGTTATTAAACTTCAGATGGAAGATGGGTCACTTGAAAGTCTTTCTAATTTAAAAGTTAAGTACTATGATAAATTCCTGGATAAGGAAAGTGTTTTAGAGCTACACCCAGCTAGAGGAGGGAAGTATTTCTATGAATTAGGGCACCCTCTTAGAGAAAAGGAATACAAGTCGCTTTATTATAAAACAAAAGAGTATAGAGAAAAATACGGAAAGACTTTAAATAAAAACTTAGGCACAACTGGGTTAAGGGCTCCAATACAATCTCCAAATATACATAAAAAGATTGTTTCCACCATGAATGAGAGATACGGTCATGATTCATTTCTAAATAGAGGCTCTCACTATTCAGCAGTAACCGATTCTATGATGATAAAATATGGGGTTGAGAATTTGTTTTACTCTGATGAATGGCAAAATGAAAATAGAGCAAATTTTTCTGGAGGAGTTTCAAATCTGGAAATACAAGTAGTAAAAGAATTGGTTAAGATTCCTGAAATTAAAGATTCATTTTATTACGCATCAGGAAATAAACAGGCGAACTTTATTAATTATGACACTAAAAGGAATTATAGAGTAGACTTTTTTAATAAAGAATATAATATAGTAATAGAGATTCAAGGGGATTATTGGCATTGCAATCCAGATATTTATAGTCATGATTATTTTCATAAGCATAAAAAAAAGATAGCTCAAGACATTTGGAAAGAAGAAGAGGTAAAGGTATCTTTGATAGAGAAAGAATATAGCTGTACTTACGTTGAGATTTGGGAAAAAGACTGGAAAGATAATCAGAAGTTAGTTATAGATAGAGTTAAAAGAATTATAGATGCAAAAAAGTAAAATAAAACATATTAGAAAAGTCGATTACTCAGGTAAAGTGTATGACCTTTCCTTTGATGAAGACCATCTATTTTATGGAACATCAAAAAACTGTATAGATATCGACTTTATAAATAATGGAGAAAACGGTGAAAACAGCTTAAAAACGGCTATTTTAGTACACAATAGTCCGCCAGACATCGATATTGACTTCATGAATGGTACAGACCATGTCACGAATGAGATATTATATGAAAAGTATGGTAGAAACAGAGTACTTAACGTAGGGACATTCTCTACATTCAATGAAAAAGGATGTATTAAAGATGTAACAAAAGCTCATCAAGGAACTGAAGCATCTGGTTTTGAATCTGAAGTTTTTCAGGTCACCAAAGAGATGGGCGGAAGTTTGGGAGATTACGATTCTTTTGAAGAGTGGTTAACGGAATATCCAGAACATCCAGGGTGCAGCACTAGGGTTAAGGCTTGGTTGACAGATCCAGAGAACGCGATCATATTAGAGCACACGCTTAAACTTCAAGGGCAAATTAGAGGTATAGGGCAGCACGCGGCAGGTCTTGTAATAACTCCAGGGCCATGCTATAACTATGTTCCAACTAATATTATAGCAAAGCCTAAGGGTGAGGAGAATTCTATCGTGACGGCCTTTCAAGAGGCCGACAAGTCAGGTAAGGATTTATCAACTTTAGGAATATTAAAGCTTGACCGTCTTAAGATTGAAACTTTAAATGTAATTAAGGACGCTATTGATTTGATACGGATTAAGTACGGTGAAGAAACCTTTAAAGAAGTTCAGGAAAAAGTGGATCATGTTGACATTGAAGACGCTAATTTATATAAGGAGTTGAGACTTGGGTTAAATCATGGTATTTTTCAGTTTGAATCCGCTGGTATGAACTCATTGATTAAAGGGATAAGAATCGATAAGTTTTCTGAACTTGTTGCGGCCAATGCGTTATTTAGACCAGGTCCAATGGGTATCGGAGCTGATCGTGAATACATAAAAAATAAATTTGCTCCATCTGAGATTAAGTATATACACCCTTGGTTGGAGCCTATATTGTCAGAAAGTAATGGCGTACTTATCTTCCAAGAGCAAGTAATGTTTATAGCAAATCAATTTGCTGGAATGAGTTTAGGTGAAGGTGATTTACTTAGACGTGCGATGGATAAGGCGAGTAAGTTAATTCAGAAAGATTTAGCCTCTAGAAAGAAAGGTGAAAATGGAGAGTTTATGGGACCTCCGTTGAGTGAAGAGGAAAAAGATAATAAAGCATACAAAGGGTTTTTAAAGTACTGGAACATGTTCTTGGATGGATCTCTTAAGAATGGTATGGATGAAAAATCTTTAGAGAAGATTAAAGAATGGATGATCGAGTATTTAGGATATTCATTTAACAAGTCTCACTCCCTTTCATATGCTTATTTGGCAATGCAAACATTGTATTTAAAACATTATTACCCAGTAGAGTTTTACACTTCTTTATTGAATCACCCTAAGACAAATGGAGGTAAAGATAAGGAGCGTGAATGGTTAAATGCTGCAATATCTTCAGCTATAGCTAAAGGTATAGATATTCTACCTCCTTCTAGAAAATCTTCTTGGAGATGGGCTACTACGGATGAAAAAGAAATATCAATGGGATTATCTGCGATTAATGGTATGGGTGATGCGGCATATAGTGATTTAAATGAAGTTCTTAAAATTCAGAAAGAAACTAACTTTAAATCGGTGTCCAAATATCATTTCTTTGATGCTAACTTTAGCAAGTTTGGCAAGACTCCATACGAAGCCTCAGTTAAAGCTGGTGTGTTTGATGATTGGTCTCATTCTCGTGAAGAATTATGTGATTTATTTGCTAAGAAAAAGAAGAGAAAGAAGGCTGATCCAAAACAATTAACCTTGTTCTCAGCGTCTAGTTATGAATCAGAATTGAAGCCAAATGAGGATACTTATGTAGCGACTACCGATATTGAAAAGAATAAAGAGTTTATGGATGTGTGCGGAGTTGATTTAGCATATATCAAAAAAGCTACAGAAATAAAACAGATCATAACTGAATCTGCGGGTAGAGAGATAAGTAGTATCAATGAATATGTTGATGTTGATGATTACTATTTCATTTTACAATCTAAAAGAATGGACGCTACTAAAGGCGGTAAGAACATGCTTGTGCTTAAAGTGTCTGACGGGGTAAAGGACACAGTTCTAAGGATGTTTGGTAAAGATGCTGAGATATTTTATAAGTCCATGAAAAAGAATAGTGTTTACCTAGCTAGGATAGAAAAGAATGATGCAGGGTTTTTAAATTTTGGAAAGAAAGAAGTTGGTGGAAAAAAACAGATTTCTATAGATGAGGTTGCTCAAATGTAATGGGGCAAAGAAAGCTATTTTATTTCGACCCAAGAAGAATTAGAAACTTAAAGGATATAGCTCACTTAAGCACTAGATCTCCGTATAGTTATACGAATTCCAGTACTAGAGACTACTTCCAAAGTTGCGATCATTGCCTTGCTAGCGAAGGGGGTTTCTTTGAGATCTTTGAAGAATTAACTAATTCAGAAAACTATCATATATGCGCAGCATGTATAAGTAGATTGCGAATTGAAAGACGCAAGCTATTAGAAAAAGGTCAAATAAACTTATCATTAAGATTTTAAAAAGATATTATGAAACATACAATTTATACAGATGGAGCCTGTAAAGGTAATCCAGGTCCAGGTGGATGGGCGTTCTTAGTTTTAAATGAAGCTGAGGAAATTATACACGAATCTTCAGGGGGTGAATCAGCAACAACTACTAATAATAGGATGGAAATGTTAGCCGTCATAGAGGGACTTAAACATTTTAACGGATCTCCTGGATCCGTTATTGAAATAAAGTCTGACAGCGCATACGTGGTTAACTGCATGAATCAGGGATGGATATCTGGATGGATAAGAAAGGGGTGGATAAACAGCGCTAAGAAGCCTGTAATAAATAAAGATTTGTGGCAAGAGATGAGCTCTTTAGTGGAAAAACATAATTGCACTTTTACTCACGTGAAAGGGCATTCCACTAATCCTTTTAATAATAGAGTTGATGAATTAGCGAGCGGTAAATCGGCTCAAGCTTTTCTTAAGCCTTAATCGATCCAGTGTACAAGTATAGTAGAGTCTTCTATGAATTCGAACTCATGATTGACTCCAGCTGGGATAGTTATAACTCCCCCCTTGGATAATATTGTGTTGCTACAGTTTTCTGAGACTCTACCAGTTAATACATATACAACTTCTATAGAGATATGGTGATGTTTCTCAAGAATTGAACCTTTAGAACCTTTAGTAAGCAAAACTGTGTCTTGGTCAAAGTCTTCTAAGATAGTTTTAATTAAGATATTTTTAAAAGGTTGCCAATCATCCGTAGTGGGGATAGTGTCAATCCCGCTTTCAGTAAACAACTGAATTTGTTTGGATTTTTTGTTGATTTGCTCCCTAACTTTTTGCAACTTATCTCTAGTAGATGCGGCTGTATCCATTGTTACTTTTTTTTGTTGTTATCTATTTTGTCAGAAAGATTTTCTACTCTAAGCTCGATAGTCTCTTTTAGGGAGGTGATCTCTTTAATTACGATTTTGGCATTAATTTTTTGACCCTCCATAGTTCTTTCACTAATAACTTTTTGAGTTTCTATTATTTTATCTAAAGTATGATTTACTTCAGAAAGGACAACTAGATTGTTTTTATCATTTTCTCGAACATAAGTATTCAGCTCAATAAGCTGTTCATCTTTTGCGTGTATGATTTTGTCCTTTGTTTTTAAATATCTACCAATAAGAACCAGCCCTACTCCCATTATTAAAAACACAAGCCCAGCATCAGCTAGTCTTTGCCAAATATCAACCGAAATATCGGCACCTCCAGTACTTGCAGTAAGAAATATCATGTTTATAATTGTATTGTACATATACATATATATAAATATAATTATTTGTGCTAAACGATGAAAAAAAGGGAATATTTATAATAAATAAAAGCATTTATTATGAGCAAGCTACTAAAAGAGCAAACATTACGAAATGAAAGGTTGGTTGGAGTAATATCCGAGCAGCAATATAAGCAATCATTGGAAGAATTGGAGATGGAGTCAAGCGTTGATCCTGCAACAAGCGGAGAGCAACAATCAGCTGCAAACCCTGACATAGCCAAGATAGAAAAGACAATGTCTGACGCTATGAATATTATCTCAAAAGATTTGGGTAATATTATAAAAAACTCTACCGCCAAAATAGGGGATAAAGATGGGGTTTTAGATTCTCCAGGAAATTATGACAATACAGCTCCAGCAGCCAATACTCAATCTCAACAGGTTAATGAGATAACTTTTAATGAACAAGTTTACGCTCATAATTTGGAAGAGGGAGGCGTATTAGGTTTAGTTGTTTCCGCTCCAGCTATTTTACAGTTTGGAGGTAAGGCTTTGTCTTGGGTAGGAAAAAAAGCCAATTCGCAAGTAATTCAGAATGTTGGTGGAAAAATAGCTAAAGTTGGAGAAGGTATACATCACAAATACATTCACGTATTTGAGAAGATTCTTAAACCTTTTATGCCAAGCGCGTCAGACGATCAAGTACATAAAGCAGCGGAGGCAATGATGATGGGGGTAGTTGGTTTATTGTTTGTTGCTGGAGTAACAGCTCCTGGAGCTTTAGAAGCAGTAAAAGGCACTGAGATAGCAGGTTATGTAAGAAAAGTGTTACCAGCTGTTTTGGAAAAAATAGGATTCGCTTAATTTTATGATTAACAAATTAACAAAGGAGTACATAAAGCTTCAGTTTGTCACTGGTCTAATTAGTGAGGATATATTTAATGTTAAGGTGAGTAATCTAATAACAGAAGATGAGGCTAGGCAATTAAAAGATAGAGCTGAAGAAAGTCTTGAAGGTATATTAAAATCAGTAATTAATAAGATACCAGAATTCTTAGAACAATTTAACAAGAACGTTGAGTTGAATGAGTATGTTGAAGACGAGCAAGTAGGCGGTAGAGGAGGGGGAGCTTTTAGCACTTTTGTTTCTGAGTGTGAATATGGTGATGATCCAAATCAAATAGCTGAAGCTATTAAAGATTGGGCGGGTAACTATATGATGGGTTTAAATGAGCCAGATTTTCAAGGGGTAAGCGATGCTATGACTCCAGAAATATATAAACTAGTAAAGAAGTGCGCTCCAAATTCTTTTATCAAAGAAATGAAATCTAGCATACTTGGTGAATCTAAAAAAGAGATAGTTGAAGAAAGTATTGGGGCTATGGCGGCAAGCACAGCATTGACGGCATCTGAAATAGAGCAGTCGGCAGCGAGAGCTTGTTCATTATTGAAAGACAAATTAGATTCTAAGTATTTAAATAGAATCTCTTACGTTTTTGAAGAGCTAGGTCATCAGTGGCACACTGTGTACAAAACAATTATATCTCAAATGATACAAAAGCATGCTCCAGAAAAAAATGATAGTGATATAGAGATAATTTCCACTAACATATATGGTAGCATAATAGGGTTGATGGCTATAGGGTCGGGTATCGCTATAGTAAATCTTGCGGAAGAACAGGGAATAAGCTCAGTAGATGAATTGGATTCGTCAGAACTTTTAGAATTATTAGTTAAAGCTAATCCTGAAGTTATATCAAGTAAAATAATAGCAACTCTTCCTCAAGTTTTAGACCAATTCTATGAATTGTCTAACTAAAAGGGGGATGAAAAAAAGAAGCAAGAAAGTAAACAGTCTTTTAAAAAAGGTTAAAAAGTCAGCTAGGAGAAGAAAGCGAACACCTCTTGAGAAGCAAAAATATGTTGAAGCTCAGGCGGCTAGAATGGTGAAGGATAAAACATGGCCAGAGCAAAGGTTTGAGGAGCTACTAGGAGAAATAGGTGTTGAATTTATACCTCAAAAAGTTTTAAAAACTAAAATATATGACTATTATATCCCATCTAAACATATACTAGTAGAAGTTGATGGTGATTACTTTCATGCAAATCCAGAACAGTATACTAAGAGAAGTAGAATGCAGGAAAGGATTGTTAGAAATGATAAATATAAAGATAGATTAGCTGAAGGTATGGGATACACCCTTTATAGAGTATGGGAATCTGACCTCAAAAAGGATTACGAAGTTCAAAAAAAACGTTTTACAAGACTATTAAAATAATGACACAAATTAAAGCATATCACGGAGGACCTCATAAACTCGATAAATGGGATTATGAAAAGATAGGAGCTAATGCTACTATGGAAGGTTATGGTTTCTATTTTACCAGCGATTACAATATAGCAAAAGGATATGCCAATGGAGGTTTTCTTTATCAAGTAAATCTAACTTTTAATAAGCCATTCTTTATTGGAAAGAGAATTCTTAAGTACGATGACATAGTAGAAATGCTTAGAGTGTTTGATGAAAGCGGTGATGGATTTCTTTCTAATTATGGGGATGTAAGCTATGAAGGGTATGAATCAGTTTTAGATACATCAGCTAGGGTATTGGATGAAAACAATGAGGATGACATTGATGTTATTAATGAAATTTTCAGAAGCTCTCCTTATAACATCAATGAATTCTATACTATGATGAGGGATAAGTTTGGCTATGATAGCATTGTGGCTAAAGATCCAAATTGGGGAGGAAATCAAAGGATATACATAGCGTGGTTTAATGACCAGATTTCAATAACTAAAGTAGAGGATTTTTCAGAAGAAAAAGATAACTCAGTGAATGAGATTCATAAAATAATACAGGAAGAAATAGAAGCTTATTTCACTGACATGGAAGTGAGTCTTGATAATATGAAAGGCAATACGGAAGAGAAGGTTAAGTTTCTTAAGAGAGTTAAGGATGTAGTTCCTTCAGAGCAGCCAGAAGAGAAGAGAGCTAAAAAAGCTCAGTTTGATCAAGCTGAAGAAGAGTTGGAACAAATAACTCAAATGGAAAAAGATTTAGAAGACCAAAAAGCTGAACAAGAGAAGTTGGCTAACACGCCTCAGAATAATCAGAATACAGATATTAAGTCTTTAACGCAAACTCAATCTTTTACTTCTAACTAACAGAATTCAAAAAAACATTTTCTATTTACTTCAGAAAAATTATAGCTTATATTTATTAGCAAAGGATTTAATAAATAAAAGCTATAATCATGGCAGATGACAACAAGAAAGTATTAATACAAGATGATGAAGCGGCTCTTGAAGCAGCTTCAAGAGAAGCGGCTAAAGCAGAGATGCAAGCTTTCCAACAGGAAATGAAAAGCATGCAAGGCGAGGCGGGTCAACAAAAAGTTAACATCACCCCTCCAGCTCAAGCTCCAAGCCCAGCTCCATCTACGAATCAAATGAGTAATCAAGTTCCAGATCAGTATATCGATCGTGAGTTTGAGATACCAACGGAACAAGTAGCGTTACCTTCAAAAGGTCTTTTTTATGAAAACAATCAAGCGTTTGTAGTTATTAAATATTTAACCGCTACAGAGGATGATATTTTATATTCTCCAGATCTAATTAAAAGCGGTAGAGTTTTAGATATTTTATTGCAACAAGGAGTTACGGCTTCAGAGCTTCCTTTAGATGACTTATTGATTGCTGACAGAAATGCAATCTTACTTGAACTAAGAAGAACTGGGTTAGGCGACGAATTCAAGCCAGGCGTTATGAATTGTCCATCTTGTGGTGAAGACCATGAGCCTACAGTTAATTTGAGCGATTTCCAAACTAAGGAGTTAACGGCTATGCCAGATGAAAGAGGTGAATTTGAATTTCCTTTACCATTGCTTAAGAAAACTATCAAAGTAAGATTGATGACAGGTCAAGATGAAAAAGTTCTTGGTAAGTCTAAGCCAATGCCAACTAAGGGTGGTGTCAAGGTGAACAGATATGTTACCGACAGATTCACTAGACAAATAATGGAAGTGGATGGCAATAGAGATAAGACTTATATTAGAAAGCTGGTACATGCTATGCCTATGAGAGATTCAATTGCTCTTAGAGAATATATGAAAATTATCGAGCCAGGTTTAGATTACACAGCTCAAGTAGAGTGCGAACACTGTGGTCATGTTTATGATCAGGAGATCTCTCCAAATCCAGTTAAACTATTCTACCCAGATGTAGATTTATAATACCAATTTAATAAGGGGCCTTAGCGCCCCTATTTTTTTCACTATGAAACACTCAATAGACTCAAGAGAATTTGATATAGTCAACTTACCTTCTCAAGGTAAATTCTACTCAGGAGGAACTTCTTCTATCATGATTAAGTATCTTACTGGAGTTGAGGAAAAAGTATTGACTAGTTATTTCCTGAATAAATCAGGTAAAGCTATGGAGATGGTTTTGAATAGTGTGATTATAGACAGTGATATAGATCCGCTAGACTTTGTGATACCAGATTTTCAAGGTATATTAATGTTTTTATATTCTACAGCCTGGGGAGATGAACTAAAGCTTAATGTTACTTGTGAGAGTTGTGGACATAAAACAGAGTGGCCAGTTAGATTATCTTCTTTGAACTTTAAAGAATCTAAGCTTGACCCTAAAGATGGGCTGTACACTTTACATATACCATCTAGAGCTCAGTATAATAGTATGGGACTAATTCCATCAGTTGAAGAAATTGATAACAAGAAAGTTATACCTATTAAAATCAGGCCTTTAACATTGAGGGATGAATTAAAGTACCAGGGAATTGAACAAGAAGAGGGTAAGAGTGTTTTTAGGAGAAAATTAGTGGATTCAGTAGAGTCTTTCGGAGGGATAGAAAGCAAGAAGTACATAAGAGCAGCGTTTAACGCAATGAACCTTATGGATTTCAATAGAGCAAGAAAATTCTTTTCAGAAACTGAGTTAGGAGTAGAAAATAATATACAATTCAACTGCCCAGTTTGCTCACATGAATCAATGCATAAGTTTGGTATTAGTAATGATTTCTTGAAGCTTCCAGAGTCTCATTTAAAAAACATTAAAGAAGAATGCTTTTTAGCAAGCCATTATAGTCAAAATGGAATATCATATCATGAAGCTATGAATATGTCTATAAGTGATAGAAAATGGTATCTTCAAAGATTGCAAGAAGAGTTTGAGAAGAAAAGAAAAGCAGAAGACGCTGCAGCTCAAAGAGCTAAAACAAACTCCAAGTCGGGAAGGTAATCTAATCTTTTTCGACTATTTATAAAGAAAGCGAACAGACATGCACGATTTCTTCGAAGAATTCAAAAATATAGAACAAAAAAACAACAAATCTTTTGATAGGATAGATGAATTATCTCTCAAAGATATCAAGTCTAAGTTTAATTCCTACAGGAAGTCCATCAAGGATGCTCTTAATTCTCCTACATTTAAAGCAATAAGCAATACAATACGTGCTAAGATCACTCAAGCTATGAGTGGTGATATAGCTGCAGCTAAACAGGAGTTGGAGCTATACAAGTCTGAGATGACAGATCTACAATATAAAGAAACTAAGGAGATTATTGACGCTGTAGAACAGGCTGATAAACTTAAGAAAGCTTCTGATAATATGAATTCCAATCCTGATCAGGAAGAGGTAGATTCAGAATCTCAAGAAAGCGGAGGGTATACTTTAGGTATACAAAAGAATGGGGATGGAACTTATTTGATTGCTGGAAAAAATCCAGCAAGAAAGATAACTGTATTAGCTGGCATGTCTGAAAGTAAAAATTATGACTGGAAGACTGGAAAGCTTAATTGGTTAGCTGAATCTAAGTTTATAGCAGAAGCAATTACAATAGATTTTAAAACTGAGCAAGTACTTGCTTTCACTGGAAAGTGGATGGATGGAGAATTCAGAGGGGTAAAATTCGTTTCGTCAAAAGATGGAAGTGATGCTCAATTTTTAGGGGGAACATTTAATGGGGGTGAGTTTAAATCCAAGAACACTTCATTTAAAGTTAGTCCGACCAATTTTATTAACGGGCTTTTCCCTTATGAGTCGGATGGTAGCTGGGGAGGCATATTAGGGCTTTCTGATGTTATTATAGGAGAGCAAGGTGAAGCATTTCATATAACTCAAGTGAGATCTGGAAGTATAATAAAAATAGTGTCTTCAGAAGGGTTAAATTACCCTATAAAAGTTCTCAAGAGAATGGATGGTAGAAGTAGTGGATTCTTATTCGAGCTATTAATAGAAGGTGATGGCGGGGGAAAGTTCCCTATGAAGTGGTCAGAGATGAGGTCTCAATGGAGCAACACGCTAATAGCCCCAGGTAAACCATTAGTGTTGCCATTCGTAAATGTTAGTAAAGTAAAATCAGTATCGATTGCTACTGATTATGACAAAGAGGTTGAAACAGCTAGAGAACCAAAGATTTTCTCGATTTCAAGAGATGAATTTAAATTGCCTGAGTTTGTTAAGACGCTTCAAGACAATAGGATTTCTAAGTTTAAAGTAAATATACCAGACGCATCTAAAGAGGCGAGAGAGTTTTTCAAAACGTTTAAAAGTGATGTAAACGCTGGTAAAAATAGATTAGAGAATAATTTAAAAGTGTTAAAGAGCTCAATAGGGGATCAACTACATGAAACGGCGCAACCTATTCAAATAGAAGCTTACCCTGAACAGTACAAGTGGTTAAAGATGGTTTTTTTGGGATCTCCAATAGAGCCAAGTGGTAAAGATTTAAATCTTGACGCTGATGAAGAAAGAGCTCTTGCATATCTTAATGGATTCATGAAAAATATTTATACTAATATAGTGGATCCAAACATTAAGAAAGGAATGTTAACGGCAATAAGAGATTACATAGGAGTAACTCAAATTGCGGATGATACTGAAGTTAAGCCTGAAGAAAAAGGGGAAAAGGCTCCAGACAAATCTCCAGAAGACGCTAAAAAACTTGCAAAAAGTTTTATGATAAAAGAGATTAGAAAAATATTAAGCAAGCAAGATGCAACCTTTTTCGATGATAATACGTTATAGTAGTAGGAACTAACTAAAAAAGATTATGGAGGATAGCAAAATAAAAGATAGGATTCTTGGTAATCTTAACAAATCTAGAGAAAGAAAGCTAAGAAACAAAAAAGTCAAAGGCGGTATCGTAAGCTTATTAACTTTACCATTTAGACTTGTAATGATGTTTATTGCTTGGATATTTATACCTCATGCAGAAACTTCTTATCAGAGATTGTTTAGGGGGGTGGTGAAAACCGCTCCTGTAGTATTTTTGGTATTATTCAACAATGAATTTTCAGCTTATATTATAAATGCTTCTGGAGACTTAGGATATTTCCTTTACCCAATTTTATCTTTACTTATTATTGGTATAGCATTGGATGGTATTTTAAATATGAAAACTTGGAGAGTTGGCGCTTTGTCAACATTTGATTCTAATTATTGGTTTACTCCAGGGTCAGGGAATGACGAAGATCCAAATCAAAAGAATATCAACGATGTTTTAAGATATAGAGAGTCTAGAATGGGGAGTATGGGGGCTAAAGAAGCTGCTAATCTTTATAGAGAAACTCAAGGAACAATCAATAACGCTTCTTATGGGAAAAACTCTAGAACCGCTTTAAACTTCATGAACTCAAGATTAGGAAGCATGGGTAATAAGGAAGGGTTGAATTATTTAAGAGGAAAAAGAGATTAATAATTTTAGTTTCACGAGTGCCAAAGACCCCTTTATAATAGGGGTCTTTTTTTATTATCATCTATTTATAAAAAAATGATTTATAAATGGCTGACGCTCCAGGAAATTTTGACCCAAAAGCTTATCAACAAGCTTTAAATGCAACAAATAATATCTTGAACAACCAGAAAGAGATGAAACGTCTCACTGATGGCACTAGAGATACGTGGGATGCTATTTCCAATAATATCATGAACATATCTGGGGCTGAATTTTTTGATAAAGTTAAAAAGACCCCTGCAGACCTCACAAACATTGCAAATCATCTTACGGAAATTAGAGACGGGCTTAAAACGGTTGGAGAAGAGCTTGATAAAAGTTTTTTAAACAAAACTGAGGGCTTGCAAAAGGATTTTGCATCACTAGCTAAATGGGATCTTTCTAAAGGGGTGAAAGACTTGGCTTCTAGCATGTCTCAGCTTAATGCTGGATCCATGAAGGAGTTTTCAAATTTAATGGAAACTAAAGTGGGTAGATCTATTGAGGACATGTCCTTAGTAGATTTTCAAAAAGAGACTAAGGAAATAATGAAAGATTGGGATCATTATAAAGATGATTTAACTGATCTAAATAAAGATACCTTAAAACAAATACTTGAAAAAACAGAGGATCAACTTGATGCCTACAAAAGTATAGATAAGGAAATGGCTAGTATCACCAAAGAGCATGGTGAGCTACTTAATATTGCTGATGAAACACTTAGAAAGGATTTAGCTATAGCAATAGCTAAAGGTGAGATTTCTAAGTTTGTAGAAAAATATGGAGATGATGCTGCGGTTGCTTTGAATCTGTTTGGAAAAATGGATGTTGAAACCATGAGTATTGCTGGCAATATGTCTAATATGGTTGAGGGTCAAAAAGAATTTGTAGCCGAAGCTCAAAAAAGCACTAAAGAAATTTTCAGCCTTAGTAAAGGGATGGAAGCTTTAGGTAAAAATATTAAAAGAAAAGGTATTGATAGAATGTTCGAATTCGATCAAGCTATATCTGATGCTCAGAAAAATTTTGGCATCATGTTTAAAGGTGTAGGGATGGAAGGCGCTGCGGCGATGACAGACCTTACTATGAAAACCGCTGAGTTTGGAATGAGTGTTGGTGAGACGGTTCAGCTTATGGGGTCTCTTTCTGAGGAGATTAGGAGCGTAGATAAAGGGACGTTGATTCAAATGGCTGACTCTATGGCAGCGGTTCAAAAAGCTACTGGAGCAAGCTCTGAGACTATGGCGGGTTTAGCTGGAGATCTTATAAATATGGGAGCTGATTCCGAAAGGGTAGAAGGAGCCTTTAAAACAGCTAATGTTAACGCTAAATTATTAGGAGTTAGCACAAAGAGGGTGTTGGAAGGAATGGAAAGAAACATCAAAAAGATGCGTGAGTTCGGATTCCAAGGAGGAGAAGAAAGTTTAGCTAGAATGACGGCTCAAGCTGAAAGAATGAGAATTAACGTAGACAGTATTTTCAATGTAGCTGAAAGAGCTAGGAGTATTGAAGGGTCTATGGAGATGGCTGCTGAATTACAATTGGCTGCAGGTTCTTTCGCAAACATAAACCCAATGGATTTACTTTCAGCCGCTCGTAAGGGTCCTGAAGAAATGCAAAAGCTATTGAAGCAAATGGGTGGTGACATAGGGGAGTTTGATGAAAAGACTGGGGAAATGAAATTCGACCCAGTAGATTCTGACAGGCTTAGAATTGTAGCGGATGCTACAGGTATGCAGCTTACTGATCTTCAAAACATGTTTACTAAGACAGCTCAAGATAATGCTAAGCTAGATATATTCCCTGAGAGTATGTTTGAATTTGAAGGAGGTGAAGATGCGAAAGCTATGATCGCCGATATGACGGAATTTAAAGACGGCAAAGTTCAAATTAAGGCTGATTCAGATCTTGCTGATATTTTAGATGGTAGAGATCTTTCTATGCTGGGCCCAGATGAGATTAAAAAATTAACAGAAGATAGAGTAGCTAGAGCTAAAGATTTAGAAACGCAAGCTATGGAAAATAAGTCTTTACAGGATTCTTGGACAGCCTTAGTTAATACACTAATAAATACATTTACAATTTTTCAACCTTTTATAGAGACGCTTGCTAAAGTATTAGGCGTTCTTAATCAAGGGATTAATAAGCTGCCAGGGTGGGGAAAAATGATAGTAGGCGGGTTAATGGCTGCCGCGTTTATATTTAAATCATCAATCGGGCAATTTATAGCTTCAGCTGTAAAAGGAGGGGTTAGTAAAATTGCAGGCGGTGGAAGCGGGGCTCTTGGCGGAATAACTGAAAGCTCTGATAAATTAAGTAAAAAAATGCCAAAAGGTAAAGGTGGCGGATTTCTTGGGAGTTTAGCAAATGGAATAAAAGCTTTTGGTGGAGTAAAAATGAAAGACATTCTTAAGGTAACTGCTTCGCTTGTAGGTATCAGTGTGGGTGTAGCCGCTTTTGGTATGGCTATGAGCACTATGGGAGGATTTGAGGCTCTACCGCAACTAGCAATGGCGTCTTTATCTTTAATAGTATTAGGAGGGTCTATTGTTGCTTTATCTAAACTGATGAGCGCCGTGGATATGGGAAGTTTATTAAAAGGAGCGCTGGCTATGGTTTTAGTTGGAGCATCCTTAATACCATTTGCGTTTGCAATGCAAATGATGACTGATATAGACTGGGGCAGCGTTCTAATGGGTATTGGGATTATGGCTTTATCAGTGCTTGCATTAATGGGTCTTGGAGCTTTACTTATGGGTCCACAATTAGTATTCTTGTTATTAGGAGCTGGTACGTTGATTCTTGTCGGAGCATCATTAGCTGCTGCGGCGGGCGGGTTATTGCTTGCTGCTGATGCGTTTAAATCTCTTGCTAATATAAACTGGGGAGGCTTTTCTCAAATGGGAGATGCTTTGTTATCAGCAGTCCCAGGTTTACTTGGGTTTTCTGTAGCCGCAATGGGGTTCTTAAACCCAGTTGCTATACTTGGTTTAATTACTATGGTTGGCATGTTGTCTGGATTAGCCGCTGTAATGGAGCCATTGGCTGATTTCATGGTAATAGCTGCCGATGGCATGGATCGTTTCTCTGAAGGTATAGAAAGGCTTAATACTGCGGTTGCAGCTCTTGATATGGATAGATTAGAAGAGTTTGCTGATGTTTCTGAGGGGTTAGCGAATGCTGCCGCAATGGGGACTATTGCGACAGCGATGCAAGAGTTATCTGGAAGTTTGGGCTCAGGAGGTAAATCTGGAGGAGGTGGAGGTAATAGAACAATTACAGTCGATCTTAAGTTGAACGGTAGAGATATACAACAATTTATTGTTGATGATAACGATCTTGTTACTTAAAACAAGTCTTTTAAAATTTTTGTCCAGTTATTTATAATAAAAACATAATACATGTCTGACCTTGGACCATTTTTCGATGAACACGATGAGCAAGAGCGAATAGAACGTAGAATTAAAAGATTCTATGGGGAATTTGCTGATGAAACTAGAGCAAAGCTTCTAGCTAAGAATGTTGTACGTCCTGAAAATGTGTATGATGTTGCTTATCCAAGAACTAGAGAGCATCTACTTTCAAAAAATAAACCAAACCTATTTTCAAAAGATTTAGATGCAGGGTCAAAGGCTATAAGAGATTTATTGCTTTCTAAAAACGTTTCTAAGGAAACTGATTTATTAAGAAGCTCTGAAGACATAAGAAAAGGACTTGAAGCTAGACTAAAGATAAACAAAGAATTGAGTGACTTATTAGATAAGTCTCGTCAAGTCCGTGAAACTCTTTTATCTAAAAATGTAGAGAACTCTTCCGATTTACTTACTTCATCTGAAACTTTAAGAAGAAACGCTGTTTCTAAGAATACTGTAGATGTTCCTGGGAGGGATTTAGCTGACGACTCTGAAGGTATAAGAATCGCTAATGTTGCCAAAAATTCTGTAAAAGAAACAAATCTTGAAACTGACTCTGAAGCATACAGGATAAATAATCTTTCAAAAGGGGTATCTGAAACTAGCAATCTTGAATTAGACTCTGAAGCATACAGGAAAAACAACCTTTCAAAAGGGATGTCTGATCAAACAGATCTGTTAAAAGACTCTGAGGTTTTTAGAAAAGATTCAACTTCAAAAAATATTGTTAGCTCCACTGATCTTGAGACATTTTTCTCTAAAACTAGAGACGCTCTCTTGAGCAAGAATAAAACAAGCACCATTTCCCTAGAGGATGTATCAGCGGCTTTTAGAGCTGCTTTAATATCGGCTAACGTTTCTCCGACAACTGATCTACTTACTTCCTCTGATGTTATTAGAAAGGATTCTGTAGCTCGCAACACGGGGAGTGTAACAGATTTATTAACTGACTCTGATTCAATACGTCAAAACAACGTAGGGAAAAAAGTTGAAATAAGAACCGAAACTCTAGACAGTTTATTTGCTGGAGTAAGAAAAGATCTCATAGGAAGAAGTAAGGTTGAAACAACTGATCTATTAACTTTCTTTGCTGAAGCAAGAAAGAATTTATTAAGTAAGAATATTGTAGTTGAATCTGATCTTGAAAAAGATTCTGAAATATTTAGAAAAGATCTCTTAGGGATGAATAATCCCAAAGTTACTAGCTTAGAGAGAGATAGTGATGCGACTAGGAAAGATCTAGTTGGGAAGAATAATCCTAAGATCACTAATTTAGAGACGGATAGCGCTCAGACTAGGAAAGATCTATTAGGGATGACCGTGGTTAAAGCTTCCAATTTAGAGGTGGATAGCAATCAATTTAGAACTGATTTACTTGGAGCAAATAGCTCTAAGGTAACAAATCTAGAGACGGATAGTAATCAATTTAGAACTGACTTGCTTGGGGCAAATAATCCTAAGATAACAAATTTAGAAACAGATAGCGCTTCTACTAGAAAAGATCTATTGGGGATGACTGTTACTAAGGTGACAAACTTAGAAACGGATAGTGCAACTACTAGAAAAGATCTTTTAGGGAAGACTGTGGCTAAGGTTACTAATTTGGAAACGGATAGTGATCTAACTAGAAATGATCTGTTAGGAAAGAATGTAGGGAAAGTTACTGATTTACTTTCTGATAGCCAGGCTCCTAGAAAAGATCTTTTAAGCAAGAATGTAGGAAAGGTAACTGACTTACTAATTGATAGTCAAGATCCTAGAGAAGATCTTATAGGCAAGAACGTGGGAAAGGTTACTAATTTATTAGTAGACAGTGAGGCGCCTAGAGAGGATCTTATAGGAAAAAATGTAGGCAAAGAAACTTCTCTACTAGTTGCTGGTCAACAATTAAGAGAAGATCTTATAAGTAAGAATGTTCCTGTAGAGACTGACTTGTTAGGCGATTCAGAAATCTCAAGAGGTGTAAACGTCTCTAAGAATATTTCTAAAACCACTGATCTTTTAGAAAACTCTGATCCTTTAAGGGAAGATTTAATAGGAAAAAATAAACCACACACCACTGATCTTGAGCAGGACTCAGCAACATTTAGAGATACTATGATATCTAGAAATGGTGGTGGTCTTTTGGGTGTGAACATATTAGGATTTGGAACAAGTGCTTTTGTAGGTATATCAAGAGTATTGGTTCAGGGTATTATATTTAGAAAGTTATTGGTGTCAAAAAACGATGCTATTTTAAATCAAGCTCAACCAAGTTATGAAATAGGTAAAGACAGTAGATCTGAATTATGGAATCAAGCTAGGATTGGTGATAACGGGCCTTTAGCAGCTACCGCAAACTACATTAAAAATCAAAGCAATAATTTGCAAGGATATCTTGGTATATCTCTTAAAGGAATAGATAAACCCACTGAAACTATAAGGTTTCCAGAGTCTAATATTACTGCCGACAGAAAATTCCTAAGAGGATCCTTGACTGAGGCAATGTTAAAGTACAACTCAAGCAGAAGTACGTTTAATCTTCAAAAATTACTTCCTGGAGACCAATCTGGTAGAGACGTTCTAATGAACACTACTTTTGGAGGAGTTCAGGAATTGATAACAGCATCAATTGGAGGCTTGGGTAATATTGGGTTAGAAACTCAAGCGGAAACCAACACCACCCCTAGAGCGATTATTGCAGCTAATCAAGGTAAATACTTCAAAGCTGAGCCAGAAGATATATTAAGGCCAAGTCCAGGTAAGTTAGGGTCAGCTTTATCAATGCAGTCTCAAGTTCTTCCAGGGAACGCTTTTGATGACGCTGATTTTAAATTAGGAAGAAGAGGGGTAAGGAGAATAGTTAATACAATAAAAAACTCAAGCGCTGGCTCTGGACTGGATATGCAAGGTAACTTTGATACTCAGATTGCAAAAGAATTTGTAATAGGAGTTAAAGCTGATGGGGCTCCAAAAGTCTCTAAACAGAGATATAGTATTGCAAATCCTTACGCTCCATCTGGAGCGGAGAATTTAACATTATTCTTCCAGAACTATTCAATACAGAATGGGGATGGTAAAATGTCATCTATGTTTTTCCCTCCTTATGTATCTTCGTTTAATCACGCAAGTAACGCAAACTGGAATTCTATAAACTTCGTTGGTAGACCAGAACCTCTGTATACATATAATTATAGCACTAGAAATGGTAGCGTGTCATTCTTTGTATTGACAGATTTTGCTCAGAAGGTGGATATTGGAGTTGATTACGAAACTGGAAAAAGTATAGAATACAATTTTGAAGGCAAGAGGTTTACTCAACCAACAAGGCCTCAAAAGAAAGCTCAGCTAGATGCTTTGATCGCTGAAAGAAAAGCTATTAGAAATGAGATAGGTGAGTTAAATGCAGCCATTTCTGTAGGTGGTCCAGAAACAGCTTCTAGACAAGCTGATGTTACAGAGAAGAGAATTCAAGTTAAGAATATAAATTCTAAAATTTGGGAACTTGACAGAACTGTGTCAGTAAGGTATTCTGAGGAAAGCCCAAATGGTTCTAATGTATACTCAAATGTTGGATACAGAGATAGGGAAGATGGGAAAATAGATAGTAAGCCAGAGAACACTGTAACTAGGTTAGATGAGATGAAGAAAAATCTACTTTTCCAACCTGCGTATTTTTCTGGAGATAAAGTAGATTTTATTACAAGAATTGAGTTCCTGGAAAAAATGACTAGACCCTCTAAAAATACAGGGTCAGGATTTTCTTTCCTTAAACCACCAGTTTGCCACATGCATTTAGGAGAGTATTTTAACCACGATATTATTGTAAATAGTATATCGTATGATTACACTGATACTGTATGGACTTTAGATGGTGGTAAAACTCAACCTATGTGGGCTAATGTTACGATGAATTTCGAAATTATTGGAGAATATAGAACTGGAGGAGGCGCTCCTCTTCTTTCTGATGATGTAGGAGGTTATTTTAGCGATAGAAAAAAGACAGTTAGCAAGAAGACGCCAGTAAAGCCTGATTCATCAGCAGGGAAACAAGCTCAAAGGCCTGATACTCAGCCCACCCCTGGAGCAGCTACTTAATATTAAATAATTAATGATATGATTGATTTTGCAGCTTTATTAAGAGATGGGATGAAATTAAAAGCTTTCCCTCCTTTTAAAATTAAACAAAGATCTACAGATAAGTTTGTAGAGTACAATAGCGATAAAACTAGATTAGATAGGATTGCTGAAAATATTTATGATGATGCAACTTGCAGTAAGATAATAATGTGGGCTAATCCTGAATATTTTATTGAGTTCGACATTCCAGACAATACTATTATTAGAGTGCCTTTTCCATTAAAAGATGTTCAGGAAGAAGTAGTAAAAAAAATAAGTATAGGTAGAAATAGGGAAGATCTACAGTAGTATTTACAATAATATCTTGTTTGTATATATTTTCATTAAAACATTCTAATGCCAAAGCCAATAAAACCTGACTTATTTGACGTTCAGGATTTGAATTTTCAAGTCCGATTAGAAACGTGCGTCAACAATACCGCAATCGACTTCACTGGAAAGAAATCATTCAGATTCGAATTGATGAGAGAAGGTGTAGGATTTGGGATAACTGATATTTCTGTAGAGGTAAATCCATCTTTGCAACCAATAGTAGAAATAACATTCAAAGATCTGTATGGAAATACAATATTTGATCAAGAGAGGGAGGGTAGCGAGCTTAACTATGGAGTACTGTTTAACTGGCCTCCTCCAAAGTTCTTTTTTACATTTAAAGGGTATCTTGGGCAACCAGTTACTTGGATATTAAATCTTAAAAAGTATAATGTTAACTATGATCCATCGGATAATAGTTATGAGATAAAAACTAGTTTTGTACCAAACCAATGGGGATTCTTTGCTGATATGCCACTTTTATATCTTTTAGCTGTAAAAAGGTTAAAGAAAGAAGCTGGGCTACTAGATAGCGGTGTAGATAAAACTAACAGCTTTAGTAGTGATTTCATTGAGAAATCTACTAAAGCTCAAACCTTGTATGATCTAATTAAGATAGGTAAGCAGGTTGACGTTAAATCTAAACAAGTAACCAAAGAGTATGATGAGATTCAGAACACGTTAGCTGGATTAAAAACTAATGCGTTAGGAGCTATAATTATTAGTAAATTAGTTAATTTCGGCGACACAATAGACGGGAAAGTAAATAATAATATTATTACAGCGGGGCAAATAGATGGCACGACAGGGACAACTAAGTTTACTAAAATACAATTACCAACAGCTGGGACTGGGGATAATGACTTAGGGCTGACTGAAAAAGAATTGAAAAACTTTGCATCAAGATCTAGTGATATATCCACTCTAAATAGGTTTATTATACTTAAGAGTAAATTTAACGGTGAGGTTTCAAGAGTGCTAGCTGACAATGGAGCTACTTCTTATGAAGCATTTAAACAAAAGATGGGTTTAAAAAACCCAGGGGCCACAAGCAATAGTTCTCCACAAGAGATGAAAGATGCAGCTAAAAAAGCTGCCGCGTCTAAAGATGGTGAAACTGTAGACGGTTACCAAACCGACTTCAATGACGCCTACAAAATAAGACTTAAGGCTATAGGTGATAATCTTTCTTTAGTTGAGAAAGCTATACAGCAAAGCATATTTGAGGCTAATGAAAGTAAACTAGAGCAATTAACTATAGGTGAAGTGTTTAGCAGGACAGCTGGAGATGCTGGCTATATTTTAGGGAGAATTCTAGAAGAAGGAATTAAAGGTTATGAAAATAATCAGGATACTAGAACTGGGCAAAATAGATTGATAGGATTGAATTTTCCTATGGAGCTTGATCCTAAAGATTCTGGTAAAGAAATACCAGCAACAGGAGTTGGGATAGAAGATAATGAGCTTAGGTTTGTTGATGATTTTATTAAAGCCGTATCAGAAGGTATTGCAGAGAATCAATCCATTGTTAACGAAAGTAACGCGCAAGATCAAAACGATTTAAAAAACAGAATTAGTAATCTTGAAATTTTACAAAGCAATCCATATAAGCCTTATTATACTAGTGTGGCATCAAATATTTTAGAAAGATCTGGTATAGCTGCTTATGTAACTAGAAGCTCTGATCCGAATTTGCCTGGCGATTTTCAAAATGGAGCATTTGGTTTCGACAGGGATGGGGTTGATGATATTTCTGATTTGGCTAATGCAGATTTTGAAAATATAAGCGATGCTTTGATATTAGGAATGCCTGCTGAAGAAAGATTGCAATTAAAAGATTTTTGTCTTTTTTGGGATAGAGCGTTATTAAATAGTGGAGAAGGGTTTAGAAATCAGAACCCAGAAACGGAGGATGAACAGCCAGAGGCGTTAAATAGCTCTGGTAACCCTATATTAATGCATGATAAGCCAGGAAGCGCTCTTAGTGATGATATTTTAAATTTCAGAGTGTTTCTAAATCCTGATGATGCAATAGACCCATTTGCTCTTGGAGCAGATTTGAGCAGATCTAAAACCGTTAAGGAATTTTTAGATTCAGTATGTAGAAGTTTATTAAAGCTTAATAATGGAGACCTTATAGATAAGGCTGGATGGGCGGGTGACGCTTATGTTTTAAATAGGATGAGGAATAATAGCGTCCCTTATATTAATGGAACTGTGAATAACACGTATTATTTAATGGTTTTCGAAGGAGCTGACGCTATCTCTGCTAGGGATAAGAAAAACTCTCCTACAGATTTACAGTTTTCAAATAAAGATCCTGATGAGAGAAAGTTTTTTGATGCTGGATTAGCTGAAACTATTTATGGAGTTACTAGTGTTGAACAGTATTTTTCTAGCGGTTCTGACAATGAGGAAGCTGGTAGAATAACAACATTCAATGAGTACGTAGATAAGAATCAAGTTTTTTCATACACTTCTTTAAAGGACAATGAAGATGACTTAGGGATTTCAAGCAATGCTCAATTACAAAACGATATTTTAACAACTGGTATATATTTTGACAAAGATACTAGATTTCCAATTACCATAACAACTGCAGGTGGAGGACAGAACATAGTAACATCAAGGGAGTTAACTGAGTCGGAGAAAGATAACTATAGAACTGATGACAATACAGGATTTATTCTATTTGGAAACCTATCAGAAGACGATCAATCAAGGGTGACAAACCTGTCAAATTTTGATATACTAAACAATGGGGCGGCAGGAGCTAGTGGTTCATTTGATATTTTTCAAATAAATGAAGAAGATCTCCTTTGGAAAAAGAAAATAGTTCAAAATCCTACAGATAATGAAACTGAGATTTCTGCTGAAGGGTTAGCTTATACTGTTTATCAACACACCAATGATGTGAACTCAGATAGCGCAAGAACCCTTGTTTTTGGACCTTTTATAAGAGATTCCATAAGTGAATCAGGCGCTCTACCGAGCTCTTCTACCGATAGTTTTAATTCAGGTAGAAATCAGAGAGTGTTTTTGAAAATATTTTGTAGAAATCTTTTGCAAAAACTTAATAGGATAGAAGAGGAGCAAAAGCAGATCATTGGAAATATACTAGGTAAGGCTGAAGAGCAAAAAGACGTCATTTATAAACAGTTTCATCTTTTGTTTAGCCAATGGAACGCTTTAGCATTTGAGGATCAAGAGGAAATGGATGGGTCATCCCCTCTTTGCACTCCAGTTATAGATGGCAATGGATTAGCTGATAGGTTAGAAAAAATGTTAAGTAATAGAGAAGATGTTCTTAGTCCTCAAGATGTGTTGAGTAGTGACCCTTCTGAAGCTGAACTTGAAGAAGCACAGCCTATAATTGATGCTAGTGAGAATCAGGGAGCGCAATCTTCTCCTCCAAATGGTACGTTTAGGTATGATTTCCCTTTAAATGCATTAAACAACGCTCAAGTTGAAGTAAGTAAGTCTATTATAAGTATTGACCCGCTTTATAAAATTAAAGCCAACACAACGGTTTTAAATGTTATTCAGCAGATATGTACTAAGAACAATTTTATATTTATACCTATTCCTGGAAACGCTAATTATAGAGATATAAAAGATATATATAAACCGAATCCTGAGCAAGCCAAAATAACGGTTAGAAACTATTTTCACGTATTATTTGCTCCAACACCAGAAAGAAGGGTATTTTCAAATGGAAAAAACGCGCTTCAAAACAGTGTGCCTGATCCAGAAAATATAAACGTACCTGCTTTGCTTGTAGAGTTTGGAAGCCCAGATAATCAGATTATAAAATCAGTAAGCGTAGGGACTGATGAAAATAAAGCTACAGCGGAGAGTATTGTTAATCTTCAGAGATTGGTAGATAATGAAAATCAGAATAAAACTGTAACAACTAATTGCTCCATGCTTTCCGTGCTAGAAGGAAGGTCTTATAAAGCTAGGGTAGAGACTCTTGGGAATGCTCAAATATATCCTATGCAATACTTTTTCATTAACAAAACTCCTTTGTTTGGAGGGTTGTATCAGATAATGAAGGTGAAGCACACTATTAGGTCAAATGATTTTAGCACTAGCTACGAAGGGATAAAAATAGTTCAAACTTCAGAGAATTATGGTGGAGTTAAACCTATTACAATTAACACATTAAGAGGCATTAAGGTGTTTGAACCTCAAGCTGGAACCACTCCAGGGGAACAGACTAACATTAACAGTTATTATAATGATGATGCTGAAAGAATATTAACTCTTGATAACAATGCTCCTAGTGAAGCAAAGACGACTATGAAGACGGTGAGGAATGGCAACATACCTGAAGATCAACTTACAAGATCAGAAATACTTGCAAAGAATCTTAGTGGAGATAAGCCTTATTTGGTTAATGCGGCTGCTAAGTCTTTTGACAGCATGATATCAGCATTTAACAAGGCCACATTTATAGGGAAGCAGAATATAATATTTACTGACGGGTACAGAAGTCTCGTAAGACAAACTGCGCTTAAAAAGAAATATGGTAAATACGCAGCCTCTCCAGGTACATCAGTGCATGGATTGGGGCTAGCGGTAGATATGTTTTGGGGAGTAAAGACCAAGACAGGGAAATCATACGCAGACAGACCAGTTGGATATAAACACCCCAATTATCAGTGGTTCCATAAAAACGCTTGGAAGTTTGGGTGGCATAACCCGCCCAAGCTTCATGATGATGCTGGGTCTATAGATGAGTTTTGGCATTGGGAATATAATGGTAAAAAAATAAAACCTAACAGATTACCTACTAGGTACAGTTCTCCTTGGAATAAGCAAAAGGATGTCTCTATTATTAAAAGGTATGGTGGTTATTTCAAATAAAACTATTATATTTGCCATTCAATGGCGACAACTAGTTTTAGAGTTTGTGAGATTTATTCTCCAGAAAAAGAGAGTTTCGAGGTATTAAAGGAGTATTTAAAGAAATTCCCTGTACATATCTCAGCAACACTTCCCACGAGTATTCCGTGTGAAGTGGACGATACTCCTATACAAATAGTTGGATGGCCAAATCTTAAAGAATATTTTCCGAAACATAACATACTTGATAAAGAAGTAAACAATAAAGTTTGCTGGACACACACTCATACGGAAAACAAAAACGAATTCTTTGATGATATTAAAGACTTTGTTACTAAGTCCGTTATGGAATGGCTCCCATCTGATCATATCGAATATGACGCGTTCATAGAGGGAGATTTAGAAGGGTTTCTAGAGAAGAATATAGCCCCATTACATCCTATTTACATTTATTATCATGGTGGAGCATTATATCTCCGAAACATGGATAAAGACTTCATTGTTAATATTGAAAGTTTAAAGTACTACATGGAGGACTTTAAGGGCGAGTTGACACGTATTCTGGGAAAGTATGATTTATTACCTTTTTCTTATCTCAATATAGACCCAGTTATTGATATTGAAGCATTGGATTTAGTTACCGTTGAAAATGTGTTCTGGATAAAGAATGGGGCAGAGCTTGACGAGAAGACTTACTTTAATGTAGTCCCTGGAATGGATTACCATAAGTACGTACCGTTCTTTTTGAGCCTAATAGCTGATCTAGACTTAAACGAAGAGCAGAAGGTGTTTCTCAAAAGAATGCAGGAGAAGGATCGTATAACAACTTGGATATCAAATCAGGATGTTTGTTTCCATAATACTTTCGAGCATGATTCTATTGACTTCCAAACTAGAGATAATAGAAAGTTTGCCAAGTTCAATTATTCAAATAAGAGAACTATCACTGGCCGTATTGTATCTAAGGATAAATTCAATATACAAAATCTTCCAAAAGACAGTCCTATAAGAGCTAGTATTATTAGTAGGTTTAGAGGTGGTCGTATATTTGTGTGTGATTACACTTCTTTTGAAACTAGAATCTCTATGCACCTTAGTAGAGATAAGAAGTTTATAGAAGACTTTAACAATAAAGATATTCATTACGAATTAGGTAAAGAGATATTTCAGAAAGAAATTATAACTAATGGCGAGCGTAGCACAGCTAAAGGCTTAAGTCATACTATGTTATATGGAGCTTCTCATAAAAGGTTGGTAGACATGCTATCTAGCCATATGGCTGATCCAGAGCTAGGGTTGTATTATGCGAAGCAGATGTTAAAGCCTATTATTGAATTTTCTGAAAAGCTAATAAAGGAAGTAAAGCTTTCTCAAAAGATAAAAACACATAAAGGCTCTATTATATATCCAGAAAAAGACTACGCAGCATTTAATAATCTGATTCAATCTACAGCCGCTGAAATAATGACGGATAAATTGTTTGAAATTAGAGAATTGCTTAAAACAAAAAAGAGTAAATTTTTATTTCAAATACATGACTCTTTAATTTTTGATGTTCATCCTACTGAACAAAAACTTATAGAGGAAATTCTAAAAACCCTTTCAAAGCTAAGGAATGCATCCTTTGCTCTTGGCTATAGGATTGGGGTTAATTATGCTGATTTAGGTGAGAAGAAATTCTTCATTTATTCAGATAAATAATTCCATATAAGCTTGATTTTTGAGTTCGCTATGACTATATTTTTTATGCGACGATAATCAAACTTATAATTATTACAAAAAATGAAATATTATTTTAAGAGAAAGATCGGAAAAGAAACTCATACGTTTGTTTCCGAAGGAGATAACCTTTTCGAAATGGTTCAGGACTCCAAAAAAATATCATTCGATTCAATCTATAAATGTGGATGTTGTGGGAGCGACAACCTAAAACTTGATTCTCACATTGCGGGAGAAGAGCAGTTTGAATACGTTTATGTTAGATGCGGTGGTTGTAAGGCTACATTAAATTTTGGCCAACAAAAGAAAGCTAAGGATATCTTCTATCCTCGATTAAGAGATTCTGCAACAGAACCTGGAAAGAAAGAGCTCGATTGGAAAGTGTACGAGTCTAAAAATTAATTAAACGTTTAAAAAGAAGGAAATGGCGAAAAAGAAAAACGAAACAGTCAAAGAAGTGGGTGACTACAAAGTAGACACTGCTACTGGAGAAGTTATTGGAAAAAAGGACGAAGTTAAAGTGTCTAAAAGAGTTAGCAAACTTGATGATTACAAAAAGAAGATTAACTATGTTAAGAATGATACCAAGCCTCAAACTTGGTTAAGTTTAGGTGATGCTTTCCAAGAGATTACGGGTTTACCTGGGATTCCTGAAAGTCATGTTACAATGGTGTATGGTAAGTCGGATGTTGGTAAGACAAGTATTTTAATTAAAGCTGCAGCTGCGGCTCAAGCTCAAGGTAAATTACCTGTATTGATCATCACTGAAAAGAAATGGTCTTGGGAAAGAGCTGAGACAATGGGGTTTTCTGAAGACTTTGTAATCATGCATGATGAGGTTGAATGCCTTGAGGATTGTATTGATATTATGAAAGCTCATATTAAGGAGCAGGAAGAGGGTGAATTAGATTTTGATCTTGTATTCTTATGGGATTCTGTTGGTGGGACGCCAGCAAGAGCTGAGTGGGAAAAAGCAGAAAAAGGTGAATCTGGTGGTGGAATGATGCTAGCGTCTAGAGTCCTAAAGGAACAGGTTGGTAGATATCTTTCTCACAAGATTACAAACACTAGAAAAGCCGATTATCCTTACAAAAACACTTTATTGATGTTAAATCAGGGGTATACATCTCCTCCAGATAGCCCAATGGGTCAACCTAAGCTGGTTCCAAACGGTGGAGAAGGAATTTATTACTGTTCTTCATTAGTTTTAAGAATGGGAGGTATTAAGTCTGGAGCTAGAAAACATAAAGCTACACATCAAAAGAAAACGGTTGTATTTGCTATCGAGAGTGATCTTGCAGTAGAGAAGAATCACATTTCAGAATTAGCTCTTAAGGGTAAAATTATTTGCGCTGCTCATGGTTTCATATTACCTACTGAAATCAACAAGTACAAGGATCAATACAAGAAAGAATGGCAAGTTGAAGTAGGAGACCTGGAAGCTGTAATAGAATTTAATACGGAAGACAGTTAATAAGATGTAATACATTTTATTGTTGTGTGAATATAAAAAACCTCCTTATGGGAGGTTTTTTTTTCCCCCTTTTAAGTGCTTTTTTAAACTCAATACTATATATTTGTTGTTAAGAAGAAAAATAGTTATGCCAAGAAAAACTTTCCTAATAGATGGTAATTGGAACCTTAAGCGTAATCACCACAGGTCAACAGCGCTAGACGCGTATGGAGAGAGGTGTAGTGGGACGTATGGATTTTTAATAAGCCTTTCTACTGCTGTTCGCAAAGTACTGCCTAACAGGGTCGTATGTTGCTGGGATGGAATAAAGTCTGGAAAGCTGAGATACGAACTATATAAACCTTATAAAGCAAATCGTAAGAAGGATTGGGACATTGAAGAGTGCGCAATTATAGAAGAGGGGATGAATGACCCTGAAAGCAAAGAGCGGTACGAGGTTTTAATGCAAAAAATTAGAGCTAAGAACATAATAGAAGACTTGTACATAAGACAGATTGAAGCTGATTATATTGAGGGAGATGATTTAATAGCTCAGTACTGTATAATGAGTGAAGAGTTGGGTCTAGAGGAAGAGATCATAATTTTTAGCAGAGACAAAGACTATTATCAACTTATTTCTGAATTAGTATCCGTTATGAATCCTGACAGTATTGGATTGATTACTAAAGATAACTTTAAGCAAAAAATGGGTCATACTCTAGAAAATGAGTTAATGTTTAAGTGTTTCGAGGGTGATACATCAGATAATATTGCTGGAGTGAAAGGGGTTACTAGAAATACTCTAATAAAATTCTTTCCAGATATAATTGACAGAAAATACACTTATAAAGAAATAAAGCATGAGTGCCTTGAGCTAAAAAAGGAGAAGAAATACAAAAAGTCTAAAACTTTAGACAAGATAATTGAGGCTGAAGAGGTTTTGTATAGAAATGCTAAACTTATGAATTTGAAAAAGCCATTTATTTCTAAAATAGCAATAAATGATGTTACTCAAATGTTAAATGAGCCAATAGATGATGATAGAAGTATTAGTCGCGCTGTTTTGGGCATGAAAAAACAAGGATTCCTAAATATGATGGAAGCTGAGAGGATTAACGTGGATAATTTTCTTTCCCCTTTCTACAGGCTAAAGTCTCAAGAAGCGGAGTATACAAAAGAATCAAATAAGTAACGTTTAATTAAAAAACGATACATTTGTAAAGAATAAATAAAATGGGAGAAGAAAAAAATGAAGAATTAGATCTTAATTCGGTGCTGACGGAAGATGAAACGAGAATAAAAGCCGTTTTTGACCCAGAGTACCAGACAAAGTTCATAAAATGTTTCTTGGAGGACAATAAGTTCTATGAGCAACTTATGGATATTATAGTCCCTGAATATTTTGATGAATACCAAAGGATATATGTAAACCATATCATTAAGTTTATAAATCAATACGGAGTTAGGCCAGGTTATAGCGATATTCAAAGTATAATAAATAAAACCGAGAAATTTAGTGTTGCTGAATATCTTCACGGGGTAACTGAGAAGGTGCAGAAAATAGAGGTAAAATCAGTAGAAGCGATACATGATACAGCTTATGAATTTTTTAAGAAGAGATCATTAGCTTTAGCGATTAAGAAATCTGTCGCTTCATGGGCTAAAAATGATTTTGACAGCATTCAAGAACCTATAGTGGAGGCATTAAGAGCTGGTGAACCAAAAGACACAGGGCATGATTATGTTGATGATATTGAGGAAACGTTAAAAGAGGATTTCCGTAAGCCAGTTGCGTGCATGCCTGGCCTTGATGAAAAGATAGGTGGCGGAGTTTCCTCTGGAGAGATGGCTGTTGTCATGGCTCCCACTGGCGGAGGTAAGTCAATGATGCTTGTCGCTATGGCTGCAAACGCTTTCGCTGCAGGTAGAAAAGTTTTATATTATACTCTAGAATTAAGTCACAAGGATGTAAGTAAGAGATTTCATGCCGCATTAAATAACGTATTGCTTAATGAGGTATTATATCAGAAACCTAAGATTATACAGACTGCTAAAGAAATAAAAGAGAGAGGCGGAGTTCTTAAGATTAAAAAATATAAATCTGGAGTAGCAACAGTAAACACTCTTAAAGCTCACTTGGCAACCATTAAAAGAAATGAGAACTTTGTTCCAGATGTTATTTTCATTGATTATGTAGATATAATGGAACCAACAGAGCATGGTTTAGAACATAGACATATGCTGCAGAAGTTGTATCGACAAGTAAGGGGTTTAGCTGAAGAGTTTGAAGTACCTGTTTGGACAGCTACTCAAACAAATAGAGGCGGGGCTAAAGAAGAGAAAATAGGCATCGACTCTATTGCTGATTCATATGCTAAAGCTGCGGAGTTAGACCTTCTTATTTCCGTTGCTAGAACGGAAGAACAGAAGAGCAAAAATGAGGCTATAGTAGGTGTTATAAAAAGTAGACTTGGAGCAGATGGTTTCTTTTTGGAGGATGTTGAATTCGACACAAGTCGAGTTTACATTAGTTTCCCGAAAAAAAATACACAAAATTTTCCACCAATCCCAGGAGTTACACCAACGATTTCAGATCAAAATCCAGGCAATGTTGACGTGATGAAAGAAATGGAAGCTTATGCTAATAAAAACAGGATTAGTTAAGTCCGAATATTGTAAATTTATTGTTATTTATTATTATACAAAGCAGCGATTAAAAGGCAAAAAAAATAGAAATATATTTGTCAAAAACAGAAGAAAAATATAACTTCGCTGTAAACACTCCCTGATTAAATTTTAAACGAATTTAAGGGCGATCAAAAATTGCTCTAGGGAATCTTTGTCTCAAAAAAGTGGTAAATAGGTAAATTTAAAGGTTTTCTAGCATGTTTGTGGTAAAAAAGAGTGGTAAAAAAGAGAGTATAAATTTAGGGAAAATCTCTAAAAGAATTGAGAAAATGACACCAGGACTTGATATAGAGGATGAGATCATTCAGATGATATCAGGAAAAGTTTTAGGCAAATGTTATGAAAATATTACCACAAGAAAAATCGATGATATATTGCTTCAGGTTTTAGAAGAAAATATTGACGAGAATAAGCAAATAGAAGCGCTTGCAGCGAGAGTTGCAGTGTCAAATTTACACAAAGATACTAGGAGTAAATTTTCCTCTAGTATGAAATTGTTGCATGACAACAATAAAATTAGTGATGAAGTGTATGAATTCATCAAAGAGAACAAGACGTCTCTAGACAACTGTATAGTTGGAGATAGAGATTTCAATTATGATTTAAAAACCTTCAAGAAGATCTCGAAAGAGCTTGGGATGGTAGGTGATAAAACAGTAGAGAGAGTTCAGTATTATATATTGAGACAATCTCTACATACTTGGAAATATGACGTTGATCATGTTGTAAGAGATTACCACATGAAATCTTGCAATAAGGACTTATTACTTTCATGCATTTTATAAAATATTTAATTAACAAAAAAAACAACAAATGAACGAAGTTTATGTAACTAAAAGGACTGGAAAGAAAGAGCCTGTGAAATTGGAAAAGGTTCTTTCTAGAATAGAAAAGCAATCTTATAAGTTGGATCCAAGTTGGATAAAGCCTTTTGATATTGCCAAGAAAGTTATTGAAGGTATTTACGATGGAGTAACTACTGAAGCATTAGATAATTTAGCTGTAGAGACTGCGGCTGCTCTTACTGCACAACACCCTGATTACGCGGTGTTAGCTGGAAGGTTAGCGATATCATCTTTACACAAGACAACTGAAAGAAGTTTCTCAAAAGCAACTGACAAACTTTACAACAACATTGATCCAGAAACTGGAGAAAGAGCTCCACTAGTATCTGAAGAATATTATAAAACAGTAGTAGAAAACTCGGACGAATTAAATTCTGCAATCATAAAGTCAAGAGATTTTACTTTTGATATATTCGGGTACAAGACTCTTGAGAAGAGCTATTTACTTAAAACATATAATGAGAAGAAGAAAGCTCTAGAAATTACTGAGACCCCTCAATATGTATTCATGAGAGTTGCTATAGGCATTCATGGAAACGACATAGAGAGCGCTCTGGAGACTTACGACATGATGACTGAAAAGTATTTCACACATGCTACCCCAACATTATTCAACGCTGGAACCAATAAGCCTCAGATGTCTAGCTGTTTTTTACTTCAAGCAAAGGATGATTCAATAAAAGGTATTTACGATACCTTATCTGAATGCGCAGACATTTCTCAATCGGCTGGAGGTATAGGCTTAAGTATACACAATATAAGAACTAAAGGGTCTTACATAAAAGGGACTAACGGGACTTCGAATGGAATTGTACCTATGCTTAAGGTGTTCAATGAGACTGCTAGATATGTAGATCAAGGTGGAGGCAAGAGAAAAGGGTCAATTGCTATTTATATAGAGCCATGGCATGGAGATATTTTCGATTTATTGGAAATGAAGAAAAATCATGGTAAAGAAGAAATGAGAGCAAGAGATTTGTTCTATGCAATGTGGTTACCTGACTTGTTCATGCAAAGAGTGGAGAACGATCAAGACTGGGCTTTAATGGACCCTAAAGAATGCCCTGGTTTAGATGAGGTTTATTCTGAAAAGTTTGTTGAGTTGTATGAAAAATATGAAGCTGAAGGTAAGTACATTAGAAAGATTAAAGCTAGAGAGCTTTGGACTAAAATGTTAGAGTCTCAAATGGAGACTGGCGGCCCTTATATGCTTTATAAAGATGCGTGTAACGTTAAGTCAAACCAAAAGAATCTAGGTACAATCAAGTGTTCAAATTTATGTGCTGAGATAATTGAATTTACATCTCCAGAAGAAACTGCCGTTTGTAATCTTGCTAGTATTTGTCTTCCTAATTTTGTTAAAGGTAGAAAAAATAAGAAGTTTGACTTCGAAAAATTAGAGCAAGTATCTTATAGAGCGACAATAAACTTGAATAAAGTTATTGATATTAATTTCTACCCTGTAGAGACTGCAAGTAATTCAAACTTTAAGCATAGACCAATCGGTTTAGGAACTCAAGGTTTAGCTGATGTATTCTTTTTAATGGATATGTCATATGGTGACGCTAAGTCTGCAGATTTGAATAAGAAAATATACGAAACAATATATTACGCTTCTTTAAAAGCGTCTAATGATCTTGCTAAGAAAGAAGGGTCATACAGCACATTCAAAGGATCTCCAGCATCTGAAGGCATATTACAATTTGACATGTGGGGAGTAACTCCATCTGATAGGTATGATTGGGAAGGGTTAAGAGCGGACATAATAAAATACGGTCTAAGAAACTCTTTAACAACATGTTCAATGCCTACCGCTTCTACAGCTAGTATATTTGGAAATGAAGCTGCAGCTGAAGCTCAGCAAAGCAATATGTATTTAAGACGAGTTTTAAGCGGTGAGTTCATCATTGTTAACAAACACTTGGTTAGAGAGTTGTGTGATCTTGGCATATGGAGTAATGGGATTAAAAGTCAGATAATGTCTAATAATGGTAGCGTTCAAGCTATCGATGAAATCCCTGAAAATCTAAAACACAAGTATAGAACTACTTGGGAGATTTCTCAAAAGGACATCATCAACATGTACGCTGGAAGAGGAGCTTATATAGATCAAACTCAGTCAATGAATATTCACATGGCTCAACCAAATTTTGGTAGTTTAACTGCCATGCATTTCTTTGGATGGGGAGGGGGAGTAACAGTATCAGAAGGAGCTCAGGAAGAATTAGATCTGTTCTTAGAAGAAATTTCTAAAATAGAAGGTGAGTTATCTGGAGATATTGTAAAACAAAAAAGTCTTTTGGAAAACAAAGCCAAGTATGGCAAGACTCCAGAGAGTGCTTTGAAGACTGGAATGTATTACTTAAGGACGAAAGCTGCAGCTGATGCGGTTAAATTCACAGTTGACACTAAGAAGGTTGAAGCTAAGGTTTATACTGAAGAGGAGGCAATAAGTTGTTCCATCGAGGCAATGCAAAATGGGGAAGATTGCGAAGCATGCGGCTCGTAGCTAATTAGCTTATAGTTGTCGTTTTAGGAATTCCATACTATTATTAATAGTATGGTTTTTTTTTATGCAACAAATTTTATAAATTTACGTTTAAGTTATCAGAGGTATAATTTATAACTTAATAATCATGATATGGAAAGTGTATTTAACAAAAAAGTAATTTTAGAAACATCATCACATGCGCTTGAGTCGTTTGTGAACAAAACTTATGGTGGAGATTTATCTGTGTCCCTAATTGAAGAGGGGGATGGAGATGGTACCGTAAGTGAGGATATTGTAAAAGAAGATGTTCACTCATATAAACATAAAGAAGAGTTATCAAAAGAGATTGCTTCTGGAAACTATAGCAATGTCAGCGGCATATATGAAGTATTGCTAACTTTGTTGCATGATGGGCACATCGAGGAAGGTTCATATATTATACATGAAGTTTAAATTTATTTATTATGAAAGATTTTAATGGAGTAGAAATAAATGTTGGAACAAAAGTGTTTTTTATGCACTCTCCATCTCAACCAGTAATTGGTAGAGTTAGTGAGATTGGCGGTAAGAAGACGTTTACAGTCTTATATAAAGATGTGATAAAAACCAATAAAAAAGGCCATAAAGAGATTGAGGATTATAGGGAAGATAATCCAGAACTTGATACTTGTGGATTCGTTGTCAATTCGGATAAATGCTCAGTAATTGTACCTAAAATCACCTCATAGACCAAGAACACAAGAATATGAAGGATCAAAAAGCTATTGATAGAGGGCATAAAGTAAAGGTGGTTAATGGAATAACCCACCCACTAGGAGAAGGTACTATTACAAATTTAGGCACGATAAATTCAGGAGCTTATGTGGATAGGTTATTTGGTAGGTGTATCTACAATTACCTTATAGTGGGGAAACGAGGATACGTCTCGGAAAAAGATATTACAGAAATACTTTAATTATTACTAGAACGAAAATAAAGTTTAGAAAAACCTTGCTTAATTGAGCAGGGTTTTTTATTTTTACGACCATTAGAAGAAATTAAAAAGTATATAATATGAGTGAAGATATAAAGAAAGAGGGGCAAGAAATAGAGCCTATATTGGTTGATAACCCTAATCGATATGTTATTTTTCCCATAAAACATCCTGATATTTGGAATCAATATAAAGTTACTCAGGAAATGATATGGACGGCTGAAGAGTTAGATTTATCTCCAGACTTAGCTGATTGGGATAATAAGTTAAATGATGATGAAAAGCATTTCATTAAAAACATCCTCGCATTCTTTGCTGCATCAGACGGTATTGTTAACGAAAATCTAGCAAACAACATGCTAGCGGATGTTCAATACGCTGAAGCTCAATTCTATTACGGATTCCAAATTATGATGGAGAATGTTCATAGTGAGACATATTCATTATTAATAGACACTTACATTAAAGATGAAGCTGAAAAAGATAGGCTATTTAACGCTATTGACACAATAGCTTGTGTTAAGAAAAAAGCTGATTGGGCATTAAGATGGATTGATAACGGAACATTTCAAGAAAGATTGATTGCATTTTGCGCTGTAGAAGGAATCTTCTTTTCTGGTAGCTTCTGCGCATTGTTCTGGTTGAAAAAGAGAGGTTTAATGCCTGGGCTTACTTTCTCTAATGAGCTAATCTCAAGAGATGAAGGGAAGCATTGTGAGTTTGCATGTTTACTGCATAATGATCACGTGGTTAACAAAGTGGATAAAAAGACTATCACTGAAATAATTGTATCTGCCGTAGACATTGAGAAGGAGTTCATAACTGAATCAATCCCTGTGTCCTTAATAGGAATGAATTCAAAGTTGATGTCTGAGTACATTGAGTTTGTTGCTGATTTCTGGCTAAATGAATTGCGTTGCGAAAAAGTGTATAACACGCCTAACCCTTTTGATTTTATGGATATGATTTCTTTAGAGGGTAAAACTAACTTTTTTGAAAAGAGGGTTGCTGAATATAAGAGAGCTGGAAAGAGAGATAGTGAGAACGACTTTAATTTTGACGCTGAATTTTAATAAATATAAATCATGCAATAAAAAAGCCTATAACTTAATTGTTATAGGCTTTTTTATTTTGTTTTATGTAAATTTTTGATTAAGTTTTTTAAAAATATAATTTATGAAGAATCAGTTAATTATTTGTTTTTATGTTGGCGTTGGTGATATGGACCAGAATGATATCCCAGCTCATGTAGAGAGTATTAAAAAGGCTAATGCGCAACTTTTTACAGATAATGGCGCCGTAGCATTCTTTGTCCCAATAAGTGGAAATAACTCGAAAATAGAGTGCATTAATCCAGTTTTAGTTACAGATGAAGAATCTAAGGAGATTTTCAACACTTCAATGGAAAGGTTAAATAAAGTTTTACAAGCAGCAGAAAAACAAAGCGAAAATGAAAAAATCAAATAAGAACAAAAAGGCTCAAGCTAAAAATAGAGCTAAGAAATCAGCAAAAAGAGCTAGCACTAGCGCTAAGAGAAGCATTGAAAGAACCGCTAAATTAAAAGCTAAAAAAGCAAAATTAGAAGCAGAGTTCAAAAGTAAATTCGAAGCTATCATAGCGAAAAAGAAGCAAGAAATGCAATAAAGTAGGCCATTAAAAGGGTCTGCTTTTTAAAAAAAACACCTATTTATATGAAATAGTCTATTTATGGGAGCAGGTAAAACACAACCAAATCAGTTACAGGAAATTATAAAGACAGAGCTTTATTCCTTGCTAGAAGAGCAAGGTATAGACCCTTCTTCTGTTCCAGGTATAGAACAAAAGGCTATGAGAGCTGTAGCTCAATCTCCAGCACCATCTCAAGAGCCAGTCTCTGAGAAACCTAAGAAGAAAGCTAGGGTTATATTCGACAAAGATACTGACAATCCTTATTCTGTTACATTTTCAGAAAGAGGGTTTGACGTTGATGGTACTAGGTTGAATTTTGACCTTCTTAAGTATGCAATTTCCAAGGATTTCCACATTAAATTAAGTGGCGGAGAAGGATTGGAGCTTACACCAGTTAAAATGCAGAAAATTCTTAAGTACGAGGATAGATTCTAGCATATACGACAAATTGTCTTATTTATTTTATTGTTATTGAAGAAAAAAGGAAATTCTGTCAGGGATTTTAGCATTTTCTATATTGGTACGAATTTGGACTATACTAGAGCTATAGTTTAAAGCATAAATCAAAAAACATGAAAAGCACATTTAACAAAGAATTGAATGAAATTTTTGGAGACATCTTTAACACGGTTTTAGAGCATGAATCATATTCTCAATATGACATACTAGAAAGTGATAATGAGTATAGATTAGATTTATATTTATCTGGAGCTAAAAAGAGTGACTTCGATATTAAAATCGATGGAGATCTATTTATTGTTTCATATGAAGGGGATGCAGTTAAATCTGAAGAAGGATATAAGTATCACAAGAAAAAGCAACCAATCCAACCGTTTAAAAAGACGTTTAAACTGTCTAGGAGATTTGATATAGAAAGCATTGACGCATCTTATAAAGACGGTGTTTTAAAGGTTGTTATCCCCAAGACTGAAGAAGGCAAGAAGAAGAGCTTTAGTATCAAAGTTAAATAACTGACTTTTAGCTCATTAAACAGTATTAAAGGGGGTATTTCGCCCCCTATTTTCTTTTCACTTTTTACTTGATTTTCTTGATATTTTTTAGTAGATTTGTTATGAAAGAAATAAGTTAAAGTATTATCACAATGGGAGAAGTGAAAGAACAACCAGTAGCCAGTAATAAAAAAGCTGATGTTACGCAGTCTATAATGACTGCTAACAATAAGGCTTCTATGAGTACATTTGTAAGTGTGGGGAATGATGAAGATCAAAACGACTCACTTATTGAAATGGATTTAGTATATGTTAGGCAAAAGGGAAAAGAAGAAAGGTTTCTAAAAATTGAACTTAGTGGACACAATATAACTGATCCGTCACGACCGAATCAGTATGCTATTAAAGTGGTGAACACAAAAGAGGAATTTGAGAAGTTGAAGAGTTTTTTCACTCAACTTGAATGGGACAAGTAAGCCTCCCAGAGGGCTAAAAAAAAGTGAATTAAGCGAAAATGGAAAGAAACGATCAAGAAGATTCTTTTTCTAGAAAAAATTATTTTAGAGAAATTAGAAAATTTGACCAATTGAGTGCAAATAAGCAAATAGAACTTGCAGTTCTAGCTCAAAATGGTGACGAAATTGCAAGAGAAAAACTTATTGAGTGCAATCAAAGGTTTATTGTATCTGTAGCTAAAGAGTACAGAAATGATAGATTGGAACTTAACGACCTGATAAATGAAGGTAATATAGGGATGATTAGGGCTATAAATAAGTTTGACGCATCTAAGAATATAAGATTTTTATCTTATGCAGTATGGTGGATAAGACAAGCTATAATGGCGTCAATATACGACAACACTGAAACTGTTAGACTGCCCGTTAATAAGATAAACGCGCAAAACAAATTAAACAAAGCCAGAGAAAAACTGGTTCAGGAACTAAGTCGAGAGCCTACATTGGAAGAGATGATTGACAAAGCCTGCATAGAAGAGAGTGAGGTAATATCCTCAAGTCCAGATGTAAACAAAAGCGTTTCTTTGGAAAATAAAGTTTCTGAAGATTCAGAATATTCTTTAGTAGATTTTTTGCAAAATGATTCTTATGATCAGATGGAGAACGCTATCAACAGAGAATCTTTAGCTACAGAGATAAATAGTATATTTAAACAACTTTCAGAAAGAGAAGCCGATATTCTTAGTATGTACTATGGGTTAAATGGTAATGAGCCAAAAACTTTAAGAGAGATTGGTGACGTATTAAGCTTAACTAATGAGCGAGTTAGGCAAATTAAAGAATTGGCCAAAAGGAAGCTTAGAAGTCATGGGAAAAGCTCTAGATTAAAAGAATATCTAAATGATTCAATTAATTAAATTTGATTTTAATGCTGTCATAGAAAGCGAGCAAGAGCTACAAGTGTCTCTCTGCTCGCTTTCCATTTCTAAGGAAATGAAGGATGGTTATGTTATTGATTCAGGCGCTAGATTAATGGTGCTTTCAGTTGATGGATCGGATCATCAGGTTGAAACTTTGAACTCAGACGGTGAAATGTCTGGAGTTGTTTTTTGGGTTAATCCTAATGAATTTGATTTTATAGAGAATGTAACTAAAACATTCTCCACGCAAGATTTAAGCAAAATAAAAGGAAAAGTTCTTGGAGATTGGATATAAAGCTTATAACTTTACTGTTGAAGTAAATAAGTATAAATCTAATTATAATGAAATTATCAACAGAACTTGAAAGACCTGTATGCTTTGTAAAAATACAAACGACTGGCCTTAATCCTAAAGAAGATAGGATTATAGAAATTGCGGTTGTAAAGAGGTTTCCTGGGGAGGAAAAAGAAATTGTAGCCATAACAAAGATTAACCCTGGTATTGACATATCAGAGGCTTCAACTGCCATAAATGGCATAACAAACGAACATGTTAAAAATGCTCCAACCTTTGAAGCAAAAGCTAAAGGGTTACTAGCCTTCTTTGAGGGCTGTGATTTTATTGGATTCTCAATTAAAGATTTCGATTTGAAATTCTTAACTCATGAATTCAGTAGGTCAGGATTATCATTTTTAACTTACGATCGAAACATTGTTGACTTGATGCAGTTGCATCAAAAGATAGAACCAAGAAGTTTAAAGGCGGTTTCTAGAAAATATTTGGGTAAATTTCATCCAGAGCAGCCTACCTCTCAAGATACAATAACTACAAATATCGCTCTGTTAAACGCGTTAATTGACACACATAAGGGAGAAGTGTTGGACAATGGCGGAAAAGTAACAGCAGACATCCATTCGCTTGGAAAGCTTTGTAACAATAGAAAAACTAACATGGACCTTGAGGGTAAGATTTATCTTAACGCACAAGGTGTTCCTACTTTTAATTTTGGTAAATATAAAGGTAAGTCTATTGTTGAATCGCTTGAAGGAGATAAGAGTTATCAAAGCTGGTTATTACATTCAGCAGATAAGCTTGAGGAAGATGTTAGGCAGATAATTGAGAAATTGGTATCAGAAGCAAACTCAAACACTCAAATCGCTTAAATTAGATGGCAAAAAAAGTAAAAGAAGTAGCAAGTGAAAATCAGATTAGCCTATTCGGAGCCGTGGAACAAAAGAAGTCTCATGGTCTTACTGATGAACAAGGGGAATATGTCTTCTATGATGGGGAAGACTCTATACTACTTAAAGCAACAGCTGGCTCAGGAAAGACACATTCATGTGTTCATAGATTGAAGGAGTTGCTTAAGAGAGGTGTAGATCCCAAAAAGATTATCTTCTTTTCTTTTACTAAGACTGCTGTAGAAGAATTACAAAAGCGTGTTGGTAATGATGATATTAAAATCACCACCATACATGCTTATTGTATGAGCGTGTTAGGGAGGCTGAATAAATACAAGAATGTAGCAACATTCTATGAATTTATCGATTGGTACAGAGGTAAGTATAGACCAAGTAGGTACGCAACCCCTTCGGAGAGTCATGAGTTTGAAGCGTTGATTAACGATCTTTATTCAGAAGGTGAATATTACTCATCTCAAATTGGGGCCTATAAATTGCAAAACGCTGTAGGAGTCAAAACTCATGCTCCTAAATACTGGAGTGAATATAAGTCATTCCTTTATGAAAAGAAGGCGAGAGATTTCTCTGATATGCTTATTGAAGTACGTGACCTATTTAGAGAAGACAGATACTTGAAAGTATTCAAAGGTAGTTATGATTACATTTTTGTAGATGAGTACCAAGATACAAGCGCTATTCAAATGGAAACATTACTTTCTCTAAACGCTAAATATTACTATTTAGTTGGAGATGCGGCTCAAAGTATATATGGCTACTCTGGAGCTAATTGTGAGAAGATAGAAGCTATGCTTGAAAAGCGTAGGACTGTGGAGAGAATGAACCTCACAATAAACTTTAGGAGCGATCAATCTATTGTAGAAAATTCAAATAAATATACTGATTTAGAAGCTACAGCAAATAGCGATAAACATGGAGATGTGAATCATGGGATAATATTCACTCTTGATGATTTGGTCGATATGTTTAAAGGGCAAGGTGAGGTTGTTGGCTTGGTTAGAACAAATGCTACAATCAGAAGATTGGAGAGAGAATTCCTACAGAGACAAATACCAATCAAGTATTTTAATTACATTACCCCATCTGAGCTGAAAGCTTATCAAAAGGATAAAAACCCAAGAACTAAGGCAAAGCTCGATCGAGTTAAAAAGTATTTCGGTGGAGCTGAAGCTAATGTAATTTCATTTATAAAGGCAAACGAGGGAAGTAGAAAGTATTTTACTTCTATACATAAAAGTAAAGGTAGAGAATATGATACATGCATTGTGGTAAATTCAATTTCAGAAGAAACTCTTCAGGATAATGATGTTTATGACAACATGACTAATAAGCAGTTGGAGAGAGCTTCATTCCTTATGAATGATCCAGATGATCAAGAGGCTCAAAGAATACATTACGTTGCTGTAACGAGAAGTAAGCACTCGCTATACTTTATGATGTATGATATTTAATATAAAAAAATGATACAGAATACAATACAAGAATTTCTCAAGAAAGGGAAAGTGAAGGAAGCTGATTTAATACAGTTGCTGGAAAAGAATGGGGCCAAAGTAGATGAAGCAACGCCTTCACAGGACATGAGAGAGCACTGGGACATAAAGATAGTGTCTGAGTTGAAGATAGATGTCAAAGGTCTTAAGAAGAGCCAGAGAAGCGATCAGGAACCAAATGAGAACATTCATTGGATTGAGATAAAGAATGTACAAGGAAAGGTTGGATGGGCTTATGCTACAGAGGTTGATTACTTTGCTTTTGAGACTATCGATTACTGGGTAATTGTGAAGAAAGAAAGCTTGCAGCAACTTGTTTCAGACAAGTGCGCAAGTAAGGAGACTGCTGACTCAGCAAGAGATGCTATGTATAAGTTGTACTCAAGAAAAGGTAGAAGTGATCTAATGACTCAGGTTAAGACTCTGGACCTATGTTGTTATGCTGATACTATAATTAAGAAAAAATGACTCTAGATACAAAAATACATTTCGGAGTAGGAGTTGTTACTTGGACGTTTTTACAAGTGAGTAGTTTTATGTATGTAAAAAAAGGTGGAGAGCTTAGTCGCAAGCATTGGTCACAAACAATTCAAGATTTTTTAGTGTTAACAATTGTAGGGTGGGCATCTTTATTTTTTGTTTTAGCGTCTCTTTTAAAAAAAGATCTAAGAGACTTTTTCTATAAAGCTTGGTTTTGATTGCTATAATTATTCCATATTTATATACATGATGAATATGGTGGATAATCAACACGTTGGCGCAGGCATACTGCCTATAGCCAAATCAACGGGAAGAATTCTTTTGGGAAGAAGGAGTTTTGGACCACAACATACTTTCCCTAATTGTTGGGGGCTTTTTGGAGGAACTTATGAAGATGAGGATAATCAACCTAAAGTGACGGCTAAGAGAGAGTTTTATGAAGAAACTAAGTGCGGCAAGCCTTACACAATATCAGATAAACCACTCTATATTCAATCAACAAATCACAATACGTATTATACTTTTGTAGGAATATTTCAAGAAGAATTTGTTCCTTATGTTTCTGGAGATGATAAGCATAGTCAGGAGCATTTAGATTATGGATGGTTTACTCTTGAAGAGATCTGTTCACAACCAGAAGCTAATATGATCCCAGGTCTAAAAGAGGCTATTGTGGATAAATCCATTGTCATTAAAAGAATAATTGATTACTACTGTTCTAATGCTTAAGTTTTAGTATGCGTAAAAGATTCTATTTTGCATATAATAAATACGTTCCCCCTTATGAACATGAGTTAGTATCAGAGTTAGTTGACAGCTTGACTCAGGAGATTAATAGGGAAATAATCTCAGAATTAATTGCGCTAGGTAATTACGAAAATTCAGAAGACGATGAAGAAGCACAGAACACTAAACCCTTATAGTTACAAAAGGATTGGTAATATATATTTTTGCTGGAATGGTGAAGATATAATGGTTATACATTATAAGAAATTAAAGGAGGGTATCTATAGTCAGAGGCATGGTATTCTTTCATGGAAATTTTTATGGGAGTGGAAATTAGATTTTAAAAAAAGATATAGACAACAGAAGTCTGAGAGAACTTTTGAGACTATTATGGTTACAGCGGTAGATCTAATGAAGTATAGGAAAGTTATAGGGTTTACTGCGTGGGTTATGAATAAGGACATATTTAAAAAAACAACAGCTTATTATAAATTTACTCCAAATTTTTTTAGGGAGCATGGTGAAGATTTTTTATATAGCGATTCTTATGAATACAAGAACATTCATTCACTAATTAGAACTAATAGCGAAAAGTTGGCTAAAGATAGGTTGGATGAGTTTTATAAATAATAAAAAACATGAAAACAAGAAAGAGGTTTTGGATAGGGTATAAAGTTAAAAGAGATTTCAGCACTTTATTTCTTGAATTTTCAGAAAAATATCCAGAAGTTTTAAGCGAGTCAGGTACGCAGATATATATCTCAACTATGGAAACTTATTTTAAGATGGTAGAAAAATCTTTGGAAGACAATGAGGCTGACACAGATTTTTACAAACGTTACAAAAACATAAAAAAAGATTATGAAGATTTAATGGAGGCTGAATTTTAGAGTCCTCTAAAATCTTTAGTGAACCGTCTCTTTATGATGGGCATAAGAGTTTCTTCTAAGGGAGCATCTGTATTTATGTCCACGTAGTATACGGCTGGATTTAATATATCCTGATATCTACTTTTTAATCTTTCTTTTATTTTACCTGGAGTATTAGTTAAGGTGGATGTGAAAGTTCTAACTGGAAATACCGATAGATGGTTTCTAGACTCTACCATAGAGAATCTATATCTATAAGCGTGTACTTTCTTTTGACACCTAACCAATATGTACCCTTCTTCTCTATTATTAGGAATTGTTCCTACAGATTGAAAAACTATTCCATCTTCTAATTTTCTATACAGATCTTTACCTCTATTAATTACTTTCTGCATTTCTGAAATAGAAAAATCAACAATTTCCTGTATGACATCAAGAGATGGCATTTCTCTTTTTGTTCGTCTTTTATAAATGAATGATTTGCTTTTTAGATTTATTCCAATGATCTTTTTTGGAAATGACTCTTCTATTGAATTAAGATTATTTTTATAATCCACAAGTTCATTATATCTATCCAGTAGATCTGATAAAAAGGGGTATATTTTATTTTCTTGATAAAACTTTTCTGATTGCTTTAGATAATCAAGCAATATATATTGTTTGTACTCAAAGTCTATCCACCCCTCCGAAAACCAATTTTTATCTAGTGTTTTCATATAAATAAATAGATGAATGTTTTCATATAATTGAGTGTAAAACAAAAAAGACGGTGATTAAACCGTCTTTTTTACTTTTATTATTTATCGAAAACCATATCCGCTCTCCAATCAGTTTTATGACTGACGGGCTTTGTTGCTTGCCCTTTGTAAGGATTGCTTAATAGCACTTTTCCTATACCTGGATATTTAGCATCTACTTTAGCGATAATTGGCTCCCACTTCTCTTTGAATTTCTTTGAGAGAATGGCTTCTATGTTTCCAATGAATCCCTGACTTTTTTCAGAAGGATTAGGAGAATTAGCTCCTTTATTCCATATGTAACTCAAAGGCACTGTATTTGGATCCCTAAAGTTTAAGTCTTGATCGTTAACTATGAAGTCGTAGATTCTTTTAAGAACTCTATCGTCAGCTATTGCTGCTTCATATGCAATTTTTCTATCATTAGGAATTGCAGCTAGAGCTCCAGTGTCTTTGTTTACGCTGAAATCTTTTTTAACTTCAGAAGCGTTCATTCCTTTTTTTACTAATCCAGGCATAAGCACTTTATTAGCAAGTTGGTTTTTACCTCTACCTCTAATACCATATCTTTCCCAATCTTCAGAATCTTCTACTAAATCAGTCCATTGAGGTGCGCCTTTAATAAAGTAATCATAATAAGCATTTGCCACAGCTTCTCCAGCAGTTGATTTAAGATTGTTATAAACACCTTTTTTTAAATCATCAGCTTGATCAGAAAAAGTGGTGCTAGAATCAGATTGATGTTGAGCGACTGCTTGCTTGTTTAAGCTAGATCTTTCATCATCATCACTGCTAGACGCTCCACCAGTTAAGTCTTCATCATACTTCTTTTCTATCTGAGTCTGTACATCTCTTAGAATATTAGAAACTCTTGGAGCGAATGTATAAGAAAAGAAGTCTCCAGCGCCACTGTCTGCAGGATTGTAATTCTGAATCATTAATTCCATCTTGTTCATAATAGCATTATCAACAATTTCACCCAATGAGTCATCATCTACGGTTTCTAAGCCATACCTTTTTCTTAAACCACCAACATAGCCATCTTTTATAGTAGGGTCTATTGAATAAAAAGTAATTAAGTAAGTATAAAAATTAGAGTTACCAGTTTTTTGATATTCCTCTACCGCTCTATTAAGAGCGTATGTAATTTTTTTAGAACCTTTACCATTATTATATTCTCTCATCCATTTAGAAAGGTCTCCAAATGATGATTTGCCTTGAGCGGCAAGTGATATTTCATTTTCTACTTGCTGAACTTCCTCTTGACTTAGTGGCCATTTTGCCCCCTCCCCAGTCCATCTATCCTTATAGTGTGAAGACCATTCTTCAGAAGTAGCCTCAGATATAACGTGAGCAGACCCTAAATTGTGAACTATTAAATCATAAACTTTTTTAAGACCAACATTTTCAAAAATAACATCTTCATATTCTTTCTTTATGTTTCCAGCAAAAGAGCCATCACTTTTAACTTTGAAGTCTTCCTTTATTGAAGATGCAGTAAAGCCTTCTTTTACTAACTTTGGAGCTAATATATGCCTTAACATGTTAACTTTAGACATAGCCTTTAGCTCAACTGTTTTTGGCTTCATTTCAGACAGCACTTCTTGTATTGCTTCTTTAATAACGCTATTTAAGTTCTTATTCATATTTTCATCTAAATTTCCCCTTTCATAATTGAAGAGTTTTTCAATCGTCTTTCCTAGTTTAGTGTTTCTACCAACTCCATCTTTAAGCGCTTTACCAGCAGCTCCAGCTAAAACGTCAAGTTGATCTTTTTTAAGAGCATCAACTCCTCTTTCTTTTTGATCAGCTTCGAAGTCTTCTCTTGATATTTTTGTACCAGCTCCAGATCCGCCACCTTCTTGACCTCTTTTTACCATCTTAGATAAAACATAAGGCTCTAACTCTGGATAGATATCCCCTTCGTCATTTGTATATTTTTTACCTAAAGATTGTCCAAACTTTTCTTTTGGAAAATTTTTCCAATCTTTATCATATTTATCTCTACCAGCAGAAACAATTTTTTCAAAATCAGATCTACTAATTTTCGTATCTCTATTTTTAAAGAATTTGTAATCGAAGTCTTGAATGAAGTGAAAAATAGCTCTCCCGATTTCTTCTGTTCCATTTTTACTTAAATAAGCGCTAAGCTTATTTTTAATTTGCGCTCCAAGATTTTCATCTGCAGATAATAGCTCTTCAAACACATCTTCATAAGATTCATTTGCGTCTACATCGCTCATGCTTTCTTTGTCATCCTGATTAGAATCATCAGCTATATCTGGCTGTTTAGATGATCCAGGGTCTTCAAAGCCAACATCTTTTTTAACAGATAAGAAAGCTCCAACGTCTTTTAGTTTTTGAATGTCAGATTTTACAAGATTTCCTTTATTGAATATATTGTTTGCCTCACCCTCTGCAGCTTCAGAAAATTCTATATATGCTTCTGATGGAGACTTAAATTTATAGTTCCAAACACCTTCAGCCACCTCTTTAACAGAAGCAATTCCATCTTGATCTATACCACCATTTTCTCCCATAGAAGTCTCTGGATCTAAAGTAGATCTCCAGTCTATCCAATTGTTGTTTTCAAACGCGTCAGAAATACTGATGCCCGATTTAGTATCTATTCCAGCCCTAAGCTTTTGAGTGGTAAATTTCTTAAGGGTATCTTTCAACTGATTTTTCATTACAGTTAAAGCCCATGCTCCAATGTTGTTTTTATTAGCATCGTACTGACCAATGTTATCGATCATTTTATCAACAGCATCTTCAATAGAAATTTTGAAATCAATATCTCTATCAGCTATTTCAATGTCTTTAGCATCTCTACCCATAAGAGGTATAGCTATAGGAAGAATAGCTTTTTTATAGAAGCTTCTTAACGTGTCTTCAGCTCTCCTTTTATATAGGTCAGATCTTCTACTTGATAATATTGCATTTTCTTCTGGAGAAGATGGTTTACCTGAAGCTAATCTAGCTAGGTATTGTAATTGCCAGTATCCTCTAGGTGAAAGCTTTCCATTAGACCAGTTGTATGATATCATACTTTTTTCATCACCGAAAGCATGTTCAAAATATCTTTTCTTAGCAGCGTCTCCATATTGTTTCATTTCCTCAGGGATTTGAAAAATAAGTTCTGCGGCTTGATTTGGGCTTTTGATGCCAGATTGTTCTTGCGCTTGTTCTAAGGATTGAATAAACCCTTTAAAGTTTTGGTCTCCTTTTAATTGTGGAGCTAATATAGAAATAGCCTCTTCAGTGCTTTTACCTGCTTCTTTTAAAGAAAGAAAAGCGTAAGCCATATCTTCTTTAAAGCTCTCTCCTCCCCTGCTAACCATAGCGTACTTCATAGGGAAAGGAAGAATGTCCTTTTCGCTACTTGACTTATAATCTGAAAAAGGGCCTTGAACTGGCTTCTCTGAAACAGACTTTTCTTGAGCACCTTTTCTGGTAGTCTCAGCTAAAAAAAGCATTTTTTGTACCTCTTGTAGTACTCTCTTGTCTTTCGAATTCATATAAAAAAGATTTTTATATAAATACCTTGAAAAAACCAAAAATTCGCTTTATATTTGCCTCTATAATTATTATATTATATATGATAACTATAAGTTTAGTAAAGTAAGTAAAACAAAAAAAAGAAAAATGAGAGGTATCAATTTAGTAACTCTAGGAGGTTCTGTAGGACAGGACCCAGTAATCAGAGAAGCTGGAAACAGCAAAGTAGCAACGTTTTCTATTGCTGTAAATGAAGAGTACAAAAACAAACAAGGTGAGAAAGTTCAAAACACTCACTGGTTTAATTGTGAAGCTTGGGCTGGTCTTGCTGGTCTAATCGAACAATACGTTAAGAAGGGTAGCAATGTTTATGTTCAAGGAACATTAGCAATGGACAAATACGATGACAAAGACGGTAACAGCCGTACTGCTGTCAAAGTAAAAATCCGTGACCTTCAATTCCTACCTGGTGGAAAGAAAGATGATTCTGAAGCATCTCCAGTTGCGCAAGCAAGTCAGAGTACTCAGGATTACACAAAACAACCTGCAGCAGCGGCAGGTTGTTTTGTGAAATCC